TGAGAGAAGCGACTTTGCCAGATTTGTCCAGCGGGGCGTAAATTTGTTTGGTGCCCTAGGCGAGATTCGAACTCGCACTTGATGGCTTCTTAGACCATTGCCTCTACCAATTGCGCTACCAGGGCATGATTGGGGTAACCAATGGGGAACGATCCCATTCTATCGCTTTCACAGAGCGAGGTGCTAAACCTTTACACTATGGTCACCGTAAATAATTGGTCTGTGCGGTAGGATTTGAACCTACGATTTCTCACTTCCAAGGCGAGTAGATTAGACCGGACTTTCTCACACACAGATAAAACTTGGTGGATTGTAAGGGACTTGAACCCTTGTCAGACCAAGAGTGCGGTGGCGCACACTCGATAATGCTCCTACGGCTATTCACCGTGCATGAGACCAACCTTGACAACCCATAAAAACTTGGTGGACCGCTGGGGAATCGAACCCCAATAACTGACTTGCAAGGCCAGTGTAATCCCATTATACTAGCAGCCCAAATTTTGGTGCCTCCACTTGGACTTGAACCAAGGACTTCCGCGTTATCAACACGATACTCTACCAACTGAGTTATAGAGGCAAAATTGTTTGGTGGTAATAGTTGGACTCGAACCAACGATAGACTGCGTATGAAGCAGTTGCATTAGCCACTATGCTATATTACCATATAGAAACACACTACCAGTCCCGGGGATTTGAACCCCTTTCTCTTGTAGTTTACCACGACTTTTGCAGTCAGGCAAGCAGTGTGTTCTTATATGGTGCTCCTTGCTGGTAACGATCCAGCGTCTATACATTACCAATGTATTATAATACCTTTATACTAAAAGAGCAAATTGGTGCGACCGGAGAGATTCGAACTCCCGACTCCTAAGTTCGTAGCCTAGTACTCTATCCAGCTGAGTTACGGTCGCATTGATTGGTATTCCGTATGGGTTTTGATCCCATCTCAATAGTTTGAAGGACTATCGGCCACGCCAGCTGCCTCACGGAATATAAAATAACAGGATAGTTTTTAACATAGTGCTACCGTTACACCAAACCTTGCGGCTACGGAGTCGAACCGTTCCTTTACTTTTACAGAGTAGTAGTTAAATTATTTGCTGAACCTATCCTTAAACTGGTACCTAGTGTAGGAGTCGAACCTACGACATTCCGCTAATCGGGCAGACGTTCTTCCGCTGAACTAACCAGGCATAAAATTGGTGCGGGGTAAGGGAGTCGAACCCTTGACTAGTAGTTGGCAACCACTGATTTTTCCGTTAAACTAACCACGCATAATAAAACAGGATAGCATTTTTTTTCATAAACGTTGAAAGTTTTTTTGATTTGCTGTTGCTATCCTAAAACTGGTGCCCCATGACAGAATTGAACTGCCGTATCCTGATTACAAAACAGGCGTAATACCGTTATACGAAAAGGGCTAAAATTGGCTCCGTATCTGGGTAATGATCCCAGCTAGTCATTGATTAACAGTCAAGTCCGTGCACCATGCTCGGATTCTACGGAATAAATTTGGCAGGGGAGATGGGATTCGAACCCATGATGACGATTTCAAAGACCGTTGCCTTAGGCCACTAGGCGACACCCCAACATGTTTGTTAACACACTCTTGCGAATGTGTGTATTGAAACACACTCAACATTACACCCTTGATTCGCTACTGCTACTAGGGGCGTGTTTTAATATGTTTCAATACGCTAGAATTTTTCATCTCACAAAAGAGACTTCATCCTCTAGGCCGCCCGTTCGTCCATGTTTTAAGTGCAGACTAGGTCCTCGTTACCTATACACACTATCTAACTCTCCACTACGCAACTTTGTAGTTGCTTCTTAATTAACCCTTAGTATATCAGAGTATCCATTTACTGTAAACTCTGTTTGTTGTTTTTATACAACGAAAAACCCCTGAGACTTTTTAGTTTCCCAGGGGTTGAATAAATTTTGTTATGATGTAACTAGTTATTCCTCTCCCCGGGCTCCTCTTTGGTTATCATTCCCGCGAATACTTGTAGGATATGATACCGCAAAGGCCGCTAAGGTCTCTATAGACCATAGCCCCGTATGTTTCGGCATGTAACAAGTTTTATTCATCATAGTATTCTATTTAGTCCTGGTTAAAAATAACTGCAAATTACATAGTGTTTTTTGCGTTTATGTGTGTATTATATAGTAGTTCTGAATAGAAGTCAACCTTCAATTTACCCAAAACACAAATTACGCATCATCCTTTATTTATATTAAATATTCGTATGAGTAAAGAATTTAAAATCTACGAATACGATGTTGTCTATCTTAGCTATGATGAGCCAAATGCACAAGCAAATTGGGAAGATTTGTTAACAAAAATTCCTTATGCCAAAAGGGTTCATGGAGTTAAAGGTAGTGACGCTGCACACAAAGCGGTTGCAAAATTAGCAACTACCCCACGAGTATCAGTCATTGACGGCGATGCGGTTATTGACCACAAATATCTACATCAGACACTAGTGTTAGATGATTCAATCGATGACAGTAAAACAGTCTTTAGTTGGCCCAGTAAGAATATCATCAACGGTTTATTGTACGGCAACGGGGGAATCAAATGTTGGCCTGTACAAGCAATGCTTGATATGAAAACACATGAGGCAGCGGATCTAAATGATCCCATGACTCAAGTAGATTTTTGTTGGGCATTAAATTATATGGCAATAGATAAGTCATATTCTATAATACACAATAATACTAGCCAGTTGCAAGCATGGCGTGCTGGATTCCGTGAAGGGGTAAAGATGTGCTTGCATAACGGAATTAAAGTCGATGAATTAGCAGACTTAAACATAGGTAATTTAAATAGACTAAAAATTTGGATGACTACTGGAATAGAGGTTAATAATGGCATATGGGCTATATTAGGTGCTAGACAAGGATGTTATAAAACACAATATACAAATTGGGATTTTACTCAAGTAAGAGATTTTGATTATTTAAATGATTTGTATAAATCTACGGTAGAAAAAATGTCAGTGTTAGATGCAGTAAACGAATGCAAAACTTTAGGTAGCATTATCCCAATATGTGAACCATTTACTAGTGAACAAAGCAAATTCATTAAAACTTTAGAATTCAACCCCGATAGACAACCCAAAACGATACACTCAGTTGATACTATTAATGAGTATGAATATGATATTATTATGGTAACATACAATGAACCTAATGCTGAGGAGAATTGGACTAATCTTAAGCGTAGATTCCCAAGAGCAAAAAGAGTTGACGGTGTTAAAGGTATACATAATGCACATATTACTGCTGCTAAGTTAGCCAACACTAAGATGGTTTGGATAGTAGATGGTGATGCCGTAATAAACAAGAATTTTAATTTTGACTATATCGTTCATCCAGACAAGATGGACTGGGTTTATGTTTGGCGCAGTAAGAATCCAGTCAATGACTTAGAGTATGGATTTGGTGGCATCAAGTTATTCCCTAGAGAGTTAACAATCAACATGGACTTGAGTAAGCCTGACATGACCACCAGTATCAGCACTAAGTACAAGCCCGTATTTGAAGTTAGCAACATAACAAATTTCAATACTGACGCATTTAGTGCTTGGCGTAGTGCATTTAGAGAATGTTGCAAACTAGCAAGTAAAGTCATTGACAGACAGAACGATGAGGAAACATTTAATAGATTGGAAACATGGTGTACAGTGGGTGCTGATAGACCATATGGTAAATATGCGATTGCTGGTGCAATTCAAGGCAGATCATACGGAACATTAAATAAAGGCCATTTACTAGCACTATCAAAGATTAATAACTTTGATTGGTTAAAGGAGAAATTTGATGACAATTAATTGGACAGATGATAAAGATACGTTTGGAAGAATGTTTGTTTTAACTCAAAACAAATTGTTTAGTCAATTATGCAATGCAGTTGATAATGAGGGTGCTGACTTGTCTGATGCGTTAAGCTGGGGACAACTAAAAAGTAAACGATGGTTAGTATCTGAATTAGAAAAATTAAACTTAGATTTAGGTATCATATTTTTATGTGCTGGTTGGTATGCTACATTAGCACCAATGTTATTTGAGAGTAGTTGCATAATAGATAAAATTCGTAGCTTTGACATTGATCCGTTGTGTGAACGAGTAGCAGAAACTATAAACAGAGAAAAAGTAAAAAATAATTGGCAATTTAAAGCAGCTACAGTAGATATACATAATCTAATTTATGAAAATTTTAAATATGAAACTCATAGATATGATAGAAGTAAATTAGAATTAACTGATTCTGCAAACACCATCATCAATACTAGCTGTGAACATATACATAATTTTGATGTTTGGTACAATAACATACCTAATAATAAGATAGTTATACTTCAAACCAATAACTACGTTGAGATTGAAGATCATATAAATTGTTCTAATAGCTTAGAAGAATTTAGAATACAATCTCCAATGTCTACTATGCTATATGAAGGTGAATTGGCGCTTGATAAGTACACACGATATATGCGTATCGGCATAAAATAATGTATAAATCAAAAGATATAAAGAAAGTTCATTTAGAGATAACACAGTTATGTCAAGCAGCATGTCCAATGTGTGACCGCAACGAGAACGGTGGCAAAGATAATAAACACATCACCAATGCTGAACTATCTTTAGATGATTGCAAAAAGATATTCTCCACAAAATTTATTAGTCAGCTAGACACAATGTACATGTGCGGTAATTTAGGTGATCCAATAGTTGCTAGAGATACACTAGAAGTATTTCGATATTTTAGAGAACATAATGCAAACATGTGGCTCAGTATGAATACTAACGCAGGGGCTAGAGATACTGATTGGTGGACAGAATTAGCCAAGATATACAACAACAAAGGTGCTGTAATATTCTCTGTGGATGGGTTAGTAGATACTAATCATCTATATCGCCAAAATGTTAAATGGAGTATAGTAGAAAACAGTATGCGTAGTTTTATCAATGCAGGTGGCAGAGCAAGATGGGATTATATCATATTTGAACACAATCAACATCAAGTGGAAGAAGCCGAAAAGTTAGCAAATGAGTGGGGATGTGAAAAATTTACTAAAAAGAAAACTGCTAGATTTTTTAGCACTGCAAGAAATCAAGGAAAAGAAGAACATCAAGCACAAAATCGGAAAGGCACGGAAACTATATTGCTTAAAAAACCTAAAGAAGAATTTCAAAATCGTGTTTTATCCAAAGAACAAGAATTAATTGCTCAACACGGGAGCATGACTAAATACTATGACAGTTGTAAAATAGATTGTAAGGTTGTTAAAGAAGGTAATATTTTTATCACTGCCGAAGGACTGCTTATGCCTTGCTGCTGGACAGCAGGTAGAATGTATAAATGGTGGCATGAAGATTACAGAATAGAACAAATTTGGCACATAATTGATAATACAGGCGGTAAAAAAGGCATCGATGTTATCAACAACGATTTGAGTGATGTTATTGACAATAGTAAATTATTTTCAAAAATAGAATCAAGTTGGAAATTATCTAGTGTAGCAGCAGGGAAATTAGAAGTGTGTTCACAAAAATGCGGCACAGAGTTTGATGTATTCACAGAACAATTTAAGTAATCATGTTTATCAAAAATTCTCAACAGGATATAGATTTTACTATAGATCCACAATTCAATAAAGTGGGAATTAAAATCTCAGGCGGCGCAGATAGCGCCATGATCTGCTATATACTATCGAAGTATAAAGTAACTGAAAGACCAGAAATCAGTATACATCCTATAACTGCGGTCAATATTTTAAAACCTTATCAATTTATTTTTAGTAAAAGAGTAATAGAATTTTGTGAGAAAGAATTTGATATCAAATTTAGTGAACATTTACATTGTGATCCTGTAATGGAAGGACCCGAATTACAAGATGCACAAGATATACTGACTGAAGGAGCGTATAAAAATGAAATTATTGATTGCCATGTCACTGGTATTAATTGCAATCCACCACCTGAAGTGTGCAATTCATTTAATGAAGCTGTGATAGACGAGAGAGATTTTAGGAGAGACCGCACAGAAGAAATAAAATCAGTTATGCCGGGACCTAGATGTTATAGACCTTTTGCTAATTTAGATAAAAAAGGAATAGCAGAATTATATAATCATTTTAACTTGATGGATACATTATTTCCAATCACTAAAAGTTGCGAAGCTAAGACTTATGATTGGTCAACACCACATTGTGAAACTTGCTGGTGGTGCCATGAAAGAAAATGGGGATTTGGAAGACTCATATGAAAAATAATTTTAAAGATATATATGGAATGCCGGAACCGGCTTGTGTGTGGAAATTTTCATGGAGTTCAATAAATATATATGCTAAAAAAACAAACAGTTGTCATAGAGTAAACCCCGATGAAATAACAGTTGAAAACATTGAAGATTTTCACAATACTCCTTTAAAATTAAGTACCAGGAAAGATATGTTAGATGGCCGTTGGCCCGGCAAAGGATGTGAATATTGCGAAAAAATTGAAAAGAGTGGTGGCATTAGTGATAGGATGAGTGTAAATTTAAACGTGCATCCTACTAGCAAACACTATGTAAAACCTGCTGTTGAATTGTTAAATAATAATAAAGCTATTAAAGTATCGCCAACTATTGTTGAAGTATATTTCAATAATTTATGTAACATGGCTTGCCTTTATTGCAATTCAGAATATAGCACGGTATGGGAAAATGAAGATATTAAATTTAATTTAAAATCACAAAAAGAGTTAGATAAACATATTGACAGAAAAAAAGACTATCCCATATTAGTAAAAAAATATTGGGCTTGGTTGGAAAAAAATGCATTGTCTATAAGAGAATATAATTTGTTAGGTGGTGAGCCATTTTTTCAACCTGAGTTTGAACAAAATATAGAATTTTTTGAAACAAATCCATGCCCTGAATTAATTTTTAGTATTTTTTCAAATTTAAAAGTATCAAATACTAAATTTAGAAAAATATTAGATAAAGTAGAAAATTTAGTTACTAAAAATCATATAAAATCTTTTAGAATATTTTGTAGCATTGATGCATGGGGACCACAAGAAGAATATGTTAGACATGGTTTAGATTTAATTCAATGGGAAGAAAATTTTAAAACGTTAATAGCAGAATACCCTAAAATAAAATTAGTAGTACATTCTACTATGTGCAACTTAACTATAAAAACATATCCAGAATTAATTGAAAAAATTAATTATTATAACAATATCAGAACAACAAATGATCTTTCGCTAATTGAAATTTCTTTTAGTTTTGCTGACTATATGACTTATTTGCGAGCCGATATATTTCCTAATGGGTTTTTTGATGAAGATTTTGACAGGATGATTGCAGTTGCACCATCTGAATATCTCAAAGAAAAACTTAGTGGATATCGTGATACTATTAATAATCAACCTTATTGCCCTGAATTAGTAAAAGAACTAAAAATTCAACTAGATGATATAGATAGAAGAAGAAATTTAAATTGGAAACCTTTATTTCCATGGTTAGATGAATTTGTTATTTAAATAGCATGAATAATGAAGATATTTGGATAGATGACAGAGTACTACACATAGAACCTACTAGTAGGTGTACGTTAGCATGTCCGCATTGCCCGCGAACATTGTCAATTGATAATATTAAATTAGAAGATTGTGATATTGACACTACCGTAAAATTAGCTGAGGGAAAAAAGAAGTTTGTCATGTGTGGCAATCACGGTGATCCTATATATCACCCTAAATTTCACGAATTAATATCTAGTATACGAACAGCACATCCCCACATGAGTATAGGTATGCATACTAATGGTGCATTTAGAAGTATCGATTGGTGGAAAGAAACAGCAAGCATACTTGACCATCGTGACAACATTGTATTTTCAATAGATGGATTACCAAACAACAATCATTTATATAGAGTTAATAGCAAGTGGGAAACTATTGAAAACGGTATTAAGACTTTAGTAGAATATAATCCTAATATTAAAATAATTTGGAAATGGATTTTATTTAAGTATAATCAATACAATATTGACGAAGGTATATACTTAGCAAGAAAATTAGGATTCCATGAATTTAGCATTGTAAAAAGTGTAAGATATGAAAGTGAAGATCCATTAACACCAACGATAGATTGGCAAGAAGTACAGAGGCGCTATGTTAATTTATCCTAGATGTAAAAAAGGATTAACATCAGACTATATTTCTGCTCATGGCTTCTATTTTCCATGTTGCTGGATAGCAAATGAACCATATATTAATAAAGTGACAGAATTTTTAGGACCTTTATATGAACAGCTAGATGGTAAAAAATATTCTTTAGCTGAAATGAAAAATAGTCAAGCTATGAAAAAAATAGAAGAAAGTTGGAAAAATGAAAAATCAGTTTGTTCTAAATTTTGTAGTGACAAAATAAATGACAACATAGATAAGTCTGATGTAAGAGATGATAGTATAAACATTTCATTTAAAGAAATAAAAAATGACTTCTAAAACATTGTGTGTTGTTCCGTGGGTGCATTTAAACTTTCAACCAAATGGTAAAGTAGTTCCGTGTTGTTTGATTAAACCGCATTACCATGCCGGTGATCTTAATACACAACCTATCAATGAAATATGGAACAGTGATAATATGAAGAAATTACGAAGTGAGATGATGAATAACATTCGTCCAACTGTATGTAGTTCATGTTTTGATAAAGAAGATGTTACCGGAAAAAGTAATCGTTATTCTCGCAATGAATCTTATTTAGATGTTTTAAAAAATATACCTAATATAACAAATTCTGACGGAACTTGTTCTACGATGCATTTGAAGTATTGGGATTTTAGATTTAGCAATCTATGTAATTTTAAATGTCGTAGTTGCGGACCTGCATTTAGTAGCGCATGGACACAAGATGCAATTAATTTAAAATGGTTATCTGAACAAAACAAAGTATTAAACACTCCTATTGATTTTAATTTTTTAGAAAGTCAAATTGATAATGTTGAAGAAATATATTTTGCAGGCGGAGAACCTTTATTGATGCCTGAACATTGGCAAATATTAGATATGTTAGTAGAACATAAAAAATTTGATGTACGTATACGATACAATACAAACTGTTCTACGTTAACATATGGAAAAAAAGACATACTAGATTATTGGCGCAAGTGGAATTCTGAAAAGATAAGTGTATGGGCAAGTATTGATGAGATTGGAGATCGTGCTGAATTAGTTCGTTACGGAACAGTATGGAAAAGTGTTGAATCTAATTTAAAACAATTATCTAATTTTGATTTTATTAAATTTGGCATTGGAATAACAGTAGGAGTATTAAATGTTAGTAGATTGCCTAATATTATTACATATCTAACTGATTCAAAGATAATTAAAAAGAATAATTTTTATATTAATTTAATCGAAGCTCCTGCATATTACAACGTAAGCGTACTTCCAGATGAATTTAAAAAAACAATTACCGATAACCTTATATCTTTTGCAAATATATATGACAATAAATACTCAACAAATATAATTTCAGAATTTAAACAAACTTTAGCAGAATTATCAAAACCTTCTAATTTCAAAGACTTAAATTTATTCATCAAAACAACTAAACAAATAGATAAACTTAGAAATGAAAACACTTGGGAAACTATCCCTGAACTGATAAAATTAAATGACTTCTAAAACATTCTGTATTTTACCTTGGGTACATCTCAGCACTCGTCCAGATGGGCAGATGCGTGTATGCTGTACTGCCAACGCTAGTAGTGTAGGCATCACTAATGACAAAATTGGTGGTGGTAATGTAGGCATATTAAAAGATGAAGAAGGTCGTCCTAATAATCTGAACGTGAGTGATTTTGTCTCTAGTTGGAATAGTACTTACATGAGGAACGTGCGTAAGCAGATGTTGAACGGTGAAGAACCACCAAGCTGTCGCAAGTGTTATGAAGAGGAACGAGCAGGACATAACAGCAAACGCATGTGGGAAACTAAGTATTGGAAAGAAAGAGTTGACTTAGATAAGTTATTAGCTGAGACAACAAGTGACGGCGAAGTACCACCTCAATTAGCATATATTGATTTAAGATTTGGAACTAAATGTCAGTTGGCTTGCATCATGTGCAGCCCGCATGACAGTTCAGGTTGGATTAAAGAATGGCAAAATATCTATCCTACCATTGAAAATAAGAATGTAAAAGAGATATGGCAATGGGATAATAAAGGAAGTACAAACGGAAGCAGCTATAATTGGCACAAGAATAATCCAGTATTTTGGAAACAGTTCTATGAACAGATTCCAAACATGAAGCAATTGTATTTTGCAGGTGGCGAGAGTCTCATCATTGAAGAACACTATGATATCTTAGAAGAATGCATCCGTCAAGGATATGCTAAAGATATGGAGATACGCTATAACAGTAACGGAGTAGAATGGCGTGAAGATTTATTTGAATTATGGAAACATTTCAAGATTGTTCGTTTTCACTATAGTGTAGACAGTATACATGAGATGAACGATTACATACGTTATCCAAGCAAATGGAGTCGTACAGAAGAAGTATTTCATATACTAGATACACAGACTAGCGACAATGTAGAGATAACTGTTGCATGTGCAGTCAACGCATTGAACATTTATTACATTCCAGACTTTGTAAAATGGAAGTTAGAGCAGAACTTCAAGAAAATAAATATGTGGCCATTCGGTGCGGGTGGCATCAACTATCACTTTGTCTATTGGCCTGCATTTTTGAACGTGAAGATATTGCCTAAATGGTTCAAAGATGAGTGCGAACGCAAGTATGAAGAATTCATACCGTGGTGGGAAGAAAATTGGGAGTTAGGTATTCCATCATGGCACAAAGGTAAAGTAACCAAAGAAGATTGGAAAGTTGCGTCTTATGGTATTGATAGACTGCGCGGTATGATTAGCTTTATGAAAAGCGATGATTGGAGCGTGAGATTACCAGAAACTAAAGACTACCTCGAGAAGGTTGATAGATATCGCGGTACTAATTTTTATGACACTTTTCCAGAAATGAAAGATATATTTAAATGATACCTATTCACTTAACTAATTCTGGTCCAAAAAACATAGCAATGATATCGTTTAAACCACATAATGTGTGTAATTATACATGTGATTATTGTCACCCAAATAGTAATGATGGTTCTGAAAGATGGAATATAAATTATATAGCTGTAGCTAACTTTATTAACAAAGTACGACAAAAAAACTCACATGTGTGTTTAGAGATAATAGGTGGGGAACCCACACAATGGCCGCAATTACAAGCATTTATGGATAGCGTTTCACATGAAAATCTTGTGATTGAAATAAACACCAATGGATCTAGGACTCTCAGATATTGGGAACAGTTTAAGTCTAGCAATTCAATGTTTTTGTTTTCATGGCACTCAAAAGAAGTGGACACTGAGCATTTGGTACAGGTTGTTAAAATAATGAAAGATAAATGTTTCCCAATGGTTTCATTATTGATAACGCCTGATTATTGGGAAAAAGGGTTAACTGCTATTAAGGAATTTGAAAAATTAGATATATTAATTGATATTAAACCCGTAAGAAAAAGTTTAATATGCGATGAGTTATATCCATATACTGAAAGTCAATTAGAGTACATTCGATCATATCCTAAAAAAACTTCTATTATTAGTTTTCCAACATGGTTAGATTTATATCCAAAGAATATTTTTTTAAACGGAGTTCAAGCAAATTGGAACAGTTTAGTAGTGAATCAAAAAAACATTTTTACAGATTGGAAATGCAATGCAGGAATAGACCGTTTTGTAATTGATCCAAATGGTGATATATCTAGATGCTGGCCAAGAGTAGGTGGAAAAATAGGCAATGTTTATTCTGGATATACTTTACCAACAGAACCCATAACTTGCACATATAAACATGAATGTCATTGTAAGCAAGATGCTTTAGTTGAGAAATGGTCTCCTAATTATGTCTAATACATATTGTCCGTTGCCGTGGATAGGAGTAAGCACTAGGAGTACCGGTGATTTACGAGTTTGTTGTCAAGCAGATTCCTCTATTACTAAAGGTTCAATAACAAAAGACAACGGTGAAAACTTTAATATAGCCAAAGATGGATTAGAAACGTTTAGAAATTCCAAAATTCTAAAAGAAGTAAGAAAAACTATACTAGCTAACGAGTCTCCAAAAATGTGTAGTAGGTGCGTGAAAGAAGAATCTACTGGATATAGAAGTAATAGAATACAGATGATTGAGAATTGGAATAAAGAATTTTCATTAAATGATGCAGTAACTAGAACGAATGAAGATGGTTCTATAGATGAAACTAGTGTACCCATTAAATATGCAGATTTAAGATTTGGTAATCTATGCAATCTTAAATGTAGAATGTGCGGCCCAACTGATTCCAGTGCTTGGTATGATGACCATGTTACTTTATTTAATAATAATTATTTTACTGATCAATCGGGTAATCAATTAAAAATTATAACAAACTTAACTGAAAAAGCAAAACTAGAGACAGATATTTATAATTGGCATGAACAAGAACTATTTTGGAAAAATTTAGAAAAGCATATACCTAATCTTAAGCATATTTTTATTATAGGCGGAGAGCCATTGTTAATAGACAATCATTATAGCTTTTTAGAAAAATGCATTTCATTGGGTTATGCTAATCAAATTTATATTGAAGTAATGACTAATCTCACTAACATACCTAAAAAAGCATGGGGGCTATGGGAACATTTTAAACTGATTCAAATTGCTCCTAGTATTGATGGAGTCGGAGAATTAAATGATTATATACGATATCCAAGTAAATGGAAACAGATTGAAAATAACTTGTCTAAATTAACTACTGCAAAAGGAAATTTTAGAACAGTTATATCTCCTACCATTATGGTTTTTAACCTGTTACAGCTACCAGAGTTAATGTTATGGAAATTTGAAAATTTCCCTGATACAAAATTTGATTCACATTTATTACACGGACCTGCACGTTATAATATTAAAATTTTTCCATTAACTAGTAAACTTTTTATAAGTAACTATTTTGAAGAATGCAAGGTAACATATAAAGAAAGAATTATGAATACAAAAACACAAGAAATTAATTACAAGTTTTTTTGTAAGGAGCTAGATAGGGCAGTAAAATTTATGAACTCTGAAGATTTGTCACATGAACTTACTAATTTTTTTGAGATAACTAATAAATTAGATCAAATGAGAGATCAATCATTAGAGATTGTTAGTCCAATTACATATAAATTATTAAAAGAAATGAGCACTTAAATTATGTCTGATACGTTTTGTCCTTTGCCTTGGGTTTACCAAGCATTCCGTAACAACGGAGATGTTCGCGTTTGCTGTCAAGCAAATCAAAGTCCTAATAGGGGAATCCTTATCAGAGATGATGGCACTACATTTAATGCTGCAACAGCCAATTTAGATGAATCACGTAATTCAGAGTTAATGAAGCGTCTTAGAAAGAACATGATTGTAGGTGAATGGAGTCCTGAATGTAAAAGATGCACAGTAGAAGAAAACAATGGATTGACCAGCAACAGACATTATGCTATTGCTGATTGGGAAATGTCATTAGATGATGTAATAAATGATACTAGTGATGATGGAACTATTGATATTGAGAAATTTCCGGTTATATCTTATGACATGAGGTTTGGAAATCTATGTAATCTAGTTTGCAGAATGTGCGGTCCCACTGATAGTCATAGTTGGTATGAGCAATGGGCTTCTTACACTGGAAAAGATAGCTTTAATGATACACACGGAAAAGTTCAGCTTATTAGAAACAGCGTAGGCAGACTTGCTACTAATGATTATGATTGGCATGACTCAGAGAATTTTTGGACACAAATTGAGAGTAACTTGGCTAACATACGGCATGTTTATATGGCAGGAGGCGAACCATTAATGATAGAGAGGCACTACGAGTTCTTACAAAAATGCATAGACAAGGATGTTGCCAAAAATATAAAATTAGAATATAATACTAACGGAACCACATTACCCAAAAGAGCATTAGAATTATGGAAAAAATTCAAGCAAGTAGAGTTAGGAGTAAGTATAGATGGATTTGGTAAGGTAGTCGAATATCAAAGATGGCCTGTTAAATGGAGTCAACTATACCCCAATCTACAAAAATTAAATAAGTTAGTAGAGACTCAAACAAATATAAAATGCTGGTTGACCGTTACAGTTACCGCATATAATGCTTTACATATAGCTGATTTTGTTGAATGGAAAATATTTGAAAGTGGTCTAGATAGTATAAGGTCAAATCGTCCTATAATATCACATCATGTAGCACATCGTCCATTGTCATTAAATGTTAGGGTACTGCCACCTGAGATAAAAACTCAGATAGAAACTAGATACAAAGAATCTATGATTAAATTAAATGAATCTGAAATTGACAGTGCGTTAATTGAACGTGCAAATGATATATACACTGGAATTCTTACATACATGAATCAAGAAGACCTGCACGAAACTCAATTTTCAGAGTTTGTAAATTATACTAAGTTTTTAGATAAAGAACGTAATCAAGATATAGTTGATATAATTCCATCATTAGAGAAATACTTCTTATAAACATCTCAACAAAGGTCTGATACCTACGATTTTTCCTTGCATTGTTTTAGCTACATGTATAGATTTAGTGGGTATTAGATTGAAATCTTCACATACTTTATAGTATCTAGTCTCATATTTTTTCCAGAAATATTCAGAACCTAACTCTTGCATAAACTTCAATCCAGTATGTAACAGGCTTTTGCAATTCATATTAAAGTCATTCATTATGGTTATCGCTCCACATGGTCTAGTGCGTGAAAATCGTACACCTATTCTATCATTGCCCATTCCACCTTTGCTTAGACTTACAGCAAAAGTTTTGATAGCAGGGTGATCAAAGTTGAATGTTATATCTCTACTACAAGTTATCCATGCACCGTCTAAATGCACGGGTATATCTAGTTGTTCGCAACGGTCTAATATAGTATGCATTAATGGATGCACATCTCCGTGTGCAGGGAAAGGCATAGAGATTATCAATTCTTTATTTGGAACAAGCGTATCTAATGTAACATATTCAATGTCATTGTTCAATCTCCAGTGATATTTGTAATCATTTTCAAATATCATAACATCATTGGTACCTACACGCTGATAGATATCATCAATAAATTGGGTACACCCCACACATATATCAGTATGAGGGAACATATCAATACCTGATAATTTACTGAGTGAATGATTGTTAAGAAAATGTATGAATTCTATTTTGAATTCATTAGCTATATCATCATTGTATGCCGGATTGGTGTAGAAAACTGATTCATATAGTTTGTTGATAGATGAATCGTACATGGGTTGAGGGCGTTCATGTTGTAGCCATTCACTTGTATATTGTCTATTCTCCGAATCACGCATAAGTATTGTTCCCAGCGTATTTATACTGTATAAATATCAATAACAAATAAGAATATATGTGGTGCCCTTTACCTTGGACTCATGTCGCAATTAAAAATAACGGAACACTCCGTATGTGTTCCCATAGTCAAAGTGGTAGTAATGAAAATACCGTGCTGTCCAAAGATAAAGTGACATTGAAAGCAGATAGTTTAGCTAACATAGACAATGTATTAAATTGTGACACACTTAAGCAAGTACGCAAAGATATATTAAATGGGGTGTGGCCAGAACAATGCAAGCGGTGTGAGGTTGATACTAGTACGGGAAGTAACAGCAGAAACGATTGGGAAACTAAAAGACATTTAGATACATTTACTATTGATGATGCTATCAACAGCACGACCGTCGACGGTACGATAACTAATTCAAAGTTAGTTTCACTAGACCTTAGGATAGGAAATCAATGTAATCTACGATGTGTAATGTGTTTTCCCGGTGAATCTACCTTATGGTATAAAGATTATCAAGAGATAACTGGACATGATCATTTTATTGTAGATGACAAGATTTACAATCTGAAATTAGCTGATAGCGACTTTGATTGGGCCAATGACAAAGATAAGATAGATGCATTAATCGAAAATTCAAAATATTTAAACAAGATTAAGTTCGGTGGCGGTGAACCATTAATAATTAAGTACCATCATTATCTATTGAATAGGTTGATAGAAGAAGGTTACGCAAAAAACATTGAGTTAGAATATAGCGTGAACTTAACTGTATTCCCTCCGTTGTTGTTTGACATGTGGAAAAAATTCAAAGTGATTAGAATTTGCGCTAGTGTAGATGCGTATGGAATTGCTAACGATGCTGTTCGTTACCCTTCAAAATGGGAAACTATTGAACAAAATTTAAAAATGTTGGATGAATCTGCGGAAAACATTACTGTGTTCACTTCTACTACAGTAAGTATATTAACACTGGAACATTACTCTGACTTAATGATATGGATAAAGAAGCAAAACTATAAGAAGATAAACAGAGACATAGAAAATCCTGGTACTAGTCATTTAGTATATAACCCAGCATTTTTCAATATCAATTTACTTGATGAACGGCAACAGAATACTATATTTGATATTGTAAAAAACAAAGCTAACGGGGACAAAAAAATATTAAAAAAACTTGATTCTTATGAGAAGTATTGTACCTCATCTCGTATGATAATGTCTGAATCGTTGCTCAATGAAACACGAAAACAATTAGTAGGAGTATTTAATCGGTTAGCTATAAATCAAAAACAAGATTGGATTAATATTTTTCCATTTGTTTCTACTTTAATAAAAACATGGAGCTATATATGAATGATGATGAACTAATTTTAGAAGCATTATGCAATTATCCAATATACTATCTCATGTATGGTGGAGGGGCAGGTGGTGAATTTTTAACTAATTTAATCTCGACACATACTAAAAAATTTAGGAATAATGTTTCTACTCAAGTTATTGTAACTTCAGAAAATAGAACTTTAGTCAGATTGCCATATTTTTTTCATTTAGTATATCATTGCAACCTTACTTACAATTCATCAATTACTGATTTAATCAATGTCATAAAAACTAAAAATGATTTTTTAGGGTATAACATAAAAGACAAAGTAAATGAGGCTATTGTTTATTTAAAACAAGATCACAAGCCACCTTTGTTTAGATGCAATATTTTATCAAATTCATACTTTACTAAAGAAAATACTTATTTGATATGTGCTGATAATGAAAAATGGTATACTTATGCAGGAAGTTTATTATTTATAAAAGATTTAGCAGTTAAACATATCTGCCTTAAAGAGAATGATAAAATTAAATTTTTTGAGCATGACCGTAGTAGGTATATAAATGACGCTGAATTGTCTAGCTTGTTAAACAATGGACTAGATTGGGTTATAAAAAATAACATAACGATTATGTACGGAATGCAGTTAGACGTAATTGCATATATGAAATATGATAAAAACATTACCTTTAATGAAATTTTTAATTCAACTCCGTTTGATTTATATAATAAGTATTTTTATAAAATAATGGGAAATTTTGAAGCCTATTCAAATTTTCAAATCCCAGCATTAAAAGAAAGAGGAGTTACTATTATTGATTATTCTAAAATCTTTATTAAAGGATATTTAGAAGAAATATTTGATATTGACTATGATTCATCATTTAATGATGAATTGATTGTTTGGCACAAAAAGAATTTGTCGTTATTGTCCAAACATGGATTTAATGTGGCCCCATATATATTATGACTGATTTAAAATACAGTGATTATGATTTCACTAAAATCCCATTTAAAGATATAGTGCAAGTAGGCCAACGAACTTTATTGTATCGTGACCTATTCACCGTCAGTTGGTTGCTAGGTAGATTTTGTAACTACAAATGTAGCTATTGCTGGCCTTATGCCCGTAGTGATACGAAAGACCATAGACCTACAGAGTTATGCTTAAGTACTATAGATGAGATAAAATCTCAAGCTAGACTTAATGGATTTAATAGTTTTCATTTTAGTCTAAGTGGTGGTGAACCTACGTTTCATCCTGGATATCTAGACATACTAAAGTATCTAGCGAATGATGTAGACAATACTAATTACACTAGCATACATATGACCAGTAACTGTTCTAGGAATATGAAATGGTTTGAGACATATGTAGAACATGCTAAGAAATTTCATCGTGCTAGCATCACGGCGAGTCTACACACAGAGCATCTTGACACGATTGAGAAGATGCAAGACTTTGCAGATAAACTGATATTCTGTCAAGAACATGATGTACAGATAACCATCAACATGGTAATGGTTCCCGCATGGTTTGATAAAGACTACGAGAATGCATTGTTCTTCCACAATCAAGGAATCAATGTCACGTTGAAACCGCAGAGCGATCCTACTGCTAATTTTGTAGTCAGTGGGTATACTGAAGAACAGATGAAACAGTTACATAATGGTATGCCGCAACGTGCTTATACTGAAAAGAAGCGTGTATGGAATGATAGACCAAAAGCTAAATTTGAAGTTCCTCCTCACATGGCAGGAGAAAATGATAGTAGTGTGCCTGCACACATGCAAGTAGAATTCACTGATAAATACGGTAAGAAATGGTACATGGATCAAGCAGAACGATTCAATGCGTTCGGGTTCAACAATTTTAAAGGTTGGGAATGTAATAGTGGATTTCAAGGCATAATCATCAGAGAACCAGATGGTAGTATCAAGCGTAGTTATAGTTGCACTGATACTCCACTGGGAAACATAGAGACTGGATTCAAATTATTCGATAAGCCTATGATTTGTATAAGTAATTCATGTGTAAGTAGTGCCGATAGTAAATTGCCAAAGAGGACGATATGAAAAATATAATAATAGAAAATGTAGAAATTCCATTATTTGATGGGAACGTAGGAATAAATTTCTCCGGTGGAACCGATAGTAGCCTTTTATTGTATATTTTACTATTAAATAAAAAAGAAACACTTGAAGTATTTACATTAGCACCAGACCTTAAGGGAAGATTACCGGCAAAAGTTGCAGCTAATGTAATTGACAAGTGCGTAGAGTTAACCAAAAACAATAATATAAATCATCATGTAGTATATCTTGATGTACAAAATAATGAAAAATTACTTAGATTGCCCAATGAAATGTTAGAAAATAAAAAAATAACTAAATTATATGCAGGATTAACAGCTAATCCTCCTAAAGACATAGCAGATAATTTTTTGACACCAATTGACAATACTGAACATGTGGAGAGAGACCCGTTAATAGTAAAATCTATAATTTATGATAATTTTTGTTTTCCATTTTTTAATATTGATAAAATAAAAATAGCTGAAATGTACCACTCTTTAAACTTAACAGAAACGTTATTTCCATTAACTAGAAGCTGCGAAATAGAAAATCCTCCGGCTGATTTTTTAGGACACTGTAATAACTGCTGGTGGTGCAAAGAAAGACTTTGGGGATTCAAAAGGTTTGTATGAAGTACGCAATTACAGGTCATACTCAAGGGATAGGATTAGCATTGACTAATTTATTAGAATCAAATTATATAGGGTTCTCTAAGAGTAATGGATATGATATTACAGTTAAAGAAAACAGAGAATCTATAATATTACAGTCTATTGAGTGTGATGTATTCATCAATAATGCATACGCTGATTTTAATCAGGTAACTTTGTTATACGAGTTATTTAAAGTTTGGCAAGGTTCCAACAAAATAATAGTTAATATAGGTTCATCCACTACTTGCGGAATCAAAAATTTTCCCCACATGTATACAGCACACAAAATTGCATTAGACAAAGCCTCTGAGCAATTAAGTCATTTAGACGATCCATGCAAAGTAATTAATATTAAATTTGGCTGGGTAGGTACTCAACGGGTATTAAGAGATTGTAACCCTGAATCATATATAGAAGTTAGCGATGCTGCAAAATATATAATAGAACAGATTAATTGGGGAATTAAATATAGAGTTACTGAATGCTTAATTAGACCATAACATTATTAATATAATATCAAATGAAATATTTTACTGAAGTAAATTTACCAACATTCGAAACACTATCCATAGAACTTGATCAATTAATAAGTTCAAAGGTGTTAAGCTGGGGAGAACAAAATCAAATTTGTTTAAATTCTATACCAAATTTTGAACATGATTTTCACAAAGGTGCAGGAAGTTTAATGTTTGATTGGAATAATTCTAAAATAGATTCAGTTAACGGTATTGATAATATTAGTAATCTTTTTATAAAAACAGAACAGTTAAATGAATCTGACTTTACGGTCATGTGCAGTCAATTTAAAGGAACAACTTTTGAAACAGTTTTTAATATGTTAAATGAAAGATATATATTAGGTAGGATCAGATTGATGAATTTGAAACCAAAAACATGTTTGAGTTGGCATGTTGATGATACTCCTAGGTTACATTATCCAATTGTATCACAAGAAGGATGTTTTTTAGTAATAGAAGATGAAGTTATGACTTTACCATTAAACAAATGGCATATAGCAGATACTACAAAAAGACATACCGCATTTAATGGGAGTAAAGGTTCAAGAGTTCATTTAGTAGCAGTAATATTAAGTAATCGTTGATTAGATTAAATGTTTAAATTATTTCAAAAAGATAATGGGTCCCGCGGGTCGGCCGCTGAAGTTTGGGTAGACAAGGATGCAGGTCTTTGTAAAAAATTTTATAAACCAGATAGTATTACTATAACCGGCAAAAAACCGTTTGAGACATCTATGGAAAGAATAACCTCACTTTTTAATACTGAAATACATTGGTCAACTAAATTAAAATCTGATATGGTAATTGAATTATACGAGCATGGTGAATTAAAAGACGAGCCGGGTTTTTATTTAATACAAGAGTGGACAAATCCAGATTTGTTGACTTGGTACGAGCATGAAAGTACTAGATTAAATCACATTATACCTGACGCATCAGAACAAATAGTTGAAATTTTTAAGTTCTTCAAAGAAAATAATATTTACAAAATTAATAATGCAATGGCCAATATGACACATAAGAATGGTAAAATAAAAGTGTTTGATTTTAAATATTCTATTGAAAGAGGTGAAGATAAAAGAGAACTAGAAATTTATTCAATAAACACTTGGGTGTCAAAAATAGATCCTAATCTAAATAATATTCTACTTGATTTAGTGTGACATGAAATTTTCAATACTAGAAAACAATGAATTAATTTTAATAGATTATATGCCTGGTTCATCTGGCCAGCTGTTATTAAGATTATGGGCTGAACTAGATAGTAAATTACACTATGAGAATTCAAGAATATTATCCGCTACAACAATAAATCAGAATGCAGCTTCAAGAGAAATTGATTACGATATATTAATTCCAAAAAGAATAGTGAATTGGTTTTTAGACAAGTGTGACCCTTCATCTACTATTGATTATGTTTATTTTTTTGAAAATTTAGCAACTCATTTGATTGCTCAACAGCAAAAATGGAAACATCAAACAAATGATATTAAGTTTTATAGTAATAATGATGTTGATATAAAAGATATGAGATTGATATATGGTATGCATACCTGGAGCAATATTATACCGTACGATGAAATGATTAGTTTAGGATATAATATAAAACAACTATCTATTATTCCAACGACTGAAAGAGGGTTGAAATATCAATTTGATAGAAATGTCGCATGTTACCCCGGGACAGAAGAAAACAGTAATAAATTGGTGTTAAATAAATTTAATACCAAACCTACACAAAATTCAATAGATTTATGTACTATGCTAGTTGATAGAAGATTTGTAGATATTATCGATTTTCTACAAAGTATGATAGGTGACTCATTCAGAATAGAAAAAATTGAGTACTGTAATACTATTTTAAATACCTACTACAATGAGATAGTTAGACATTTAGACCAATCCATAGAAACTCTATAGATCATTCTATTACCTAATTCACAAGCCCATCGTTTGTGAACAGTTAACCACTGATCTCCAAATATAACATCGCCATCTTCATACTCATGGTGATAGCAATATTTGTCTTGATAAGAATGATTGAATAGAAGTTCTTTATAATATTGATTAGTTTTCTCATCAACATCTTTAAATCCAAAAAATTGATAATAAGGAAAAAACATTCCTTTTATCCCTACTGGATTCGTTCTGATAAAATTCTGTCCATCTTTATTGCGATGTGGTTTCCATATGTTGAATGACTTAGTATATGTGTCCGGCTCAAATCCATATATACCTTTCTTATCTTCTAAGAAATCTTTAGTCGATTGGTCTAGATCATCGTAGGCTAATGCCATATTGGCCCAGCTTATCTTTGATCCTTTAGTATCATGTGCTGCTACTAGGAATATGATAGGTTTGCGTTCGTTCTCTGCTGATGGTCGATTAGCATGCCAATTCAATTCTTCATCATGCCCAAACAATCCTTTAGGAGTACCATCGTCATTGAATCCTTTGCAAACTCTTTGTACTCCATTGACATTCTCAGCGGCTCTTTGTCGTTGTGTTTCTGGATCAAAATATTCAGGAACGCCAAACTGATTTGCTACCTTGATCATATCTTCTGGAGATAAGTGTTGATCCCTGGCTATCACAACAAGATGTTTGAAATACAACTCTGCTATCTGATTAACTTCATCCGTAGATAAATTCTTATAGTCAACATCATAGACCTCTACTGCATTAGCATCTAGTATTTTATACTTCACGAACAGTTTCCTTTCCGCAAATAACATACTTGATTACATAGTACAATGGATCAAAGTCTTTCCATCCTCTACCTGAATTCATTGTTATACTACTTGGCATCCCGTGATGATTGTTGTGCAATTCTTCTCCAAGCAATAACGGCTTTAACCACCATATATTAACTGAACGGTCAGTAGTTTCAAAGTTACGATATCCTCCGACAAATTTGCTCTTTGGGGAATGTACTAGTGCTATCAAAATCGCATTAGTTTGAAATTGCATTACAGCGGGAATAGCAAAAGCAAAAATAATCAGCATGGGATTTATCAATGCTAATAATAATACATATGATATGATTATAAGGAAATAGTTCCTATGGAAAAAATTCATTATTGGATTAGACATCAATCTAGCATACACTTTGGGACCAAATACTAACTTAGTCTCATCATAAATTCCCCACCATGTTTTCCAAAAGTTAGGTTCTGGATTATGCGGATCTTTATCTTGATCGCTAAATCCATGATGTTTGAGATGCATCAAAGTATATCCAACAGTCGAACCTGTGCAACTGACAGTAAAACAAAATGACATTATTATTTCCCACACTTTACTAGTAGTAAAAGTCTTGTGTGTATAGAATCTATGTGCGCCTATACCTGAACCTAATCCATGCATCAACCAAAATACTATTAAGGTAGTTAACCAATAATACATGTCTCCAAAATAGATAGCAGGAATGATGAATAGGTGCAATGCCCATTGTAAATTTTTAACTTTAGTGTGAGTAGGGGTGAATAGTTGTTTCATGTTGTATTTATTAGCGTTGATAACTTTTCTAAGAATATATCAGGATCAATGTCATTTGTTGTTTCTTTTCTATACAAAATATACTGAGGAACATTATTAAACATGATTAGATCGTTATCCATCGTATAACTTTTAAGTAAATCAATATGCTCTGTCCCGTTTCCTATCTGACCGTACCGTTTCCCGCGAATTAAAGCGCGGCACCATGCTTCTAATCGTGTATTATGTGCATATATAGAAACAAAACTGTAATCTATTTGTTTAGCAAAATCATTAACAGCCGTTGTTAACATTCCATCATTAGCCCATAATGTACTCCTAACGGATTTTCTAAACCTTTTAAGAACATAATACATCATTCCGACCCTAAGAAATCTTCCGTATAACTTTGCGCCACTAATGGCAGCAATCTCGTCATTTACATATACTGCATATAATGCATCAAACCCAAGAGATTCCCATTTAAGTTTGCTAAATTTCCAAACTTCTTCAGGTATATTTTTATTGTATTTGATATCGTCTGTTAGATAATCTTCAATTGATTTTTCATCTACGCAGATAATTTCTTTTCTAAAGTTATAAACATCTATACTATTTGCATCAACTATTTTTACGTTCATGCCAATCATCCCAGCTATATATTTTTTCTTTGTTAGGGTCTTTTATTCCGATAGCATGATCAACTTTACCTAAAGATGATACACGAATAGCATCACTGCTATATTTGGTATATTGTGATGTTATATACTCAAAAAATTTATCATTATTTAATTCATCACCGGTCCATGGATCACCCCAACATAATGTATATTTTTCTTCAGTTTCATTGTCCATGCCATGTAGTGCAGCACCGGACATTAAGTATCCTCTCCAAGAATTAGGAATGTGTATCTGTTCTTTTTTATCGTTGACATAATACAAGGTGTTGTTTCTACCTTTAAGTACTAGTCTAAGTTTTGGTTCTAATTTTTCCATTTGATCTGCATAACAATCTGTGTGCAACCTCATCTTCATCCCAGGCATTGTTCTAATAATAATTATTCTAGGTCTAATATCTGTCATTGGAAAAATAAAATTATTACATAACTCTTTTATCTTTGTGCAATTGTTAGCAAATGACAACCAATACATATCTTTTTTATTATTTACATCTTCGTTGCCATATAGACATAGTAGATAAGACTCCCTGAATGTACACCAATACCAGTATTTGTCAGGGATATTATCTATTTCCTTAGCCATAATCAAGATATCTTCATCCGTCACAGGAAAATCAAGTTGCATTGCTGCTAAATCTATAATTTTTTTCTTCCAAAGATTTTTCATATTATTCGGCTGATATAAGAAAAGAACGGGTGTCACCGGAATCCCATTTGATAGGATTGTTCTTATTTAGTTTTTTTAATTCTTCTTTCGTTGCAGTTTGAATAGGTGTTATATGCAATTCATCTATATTAGCAGTTGAAGGAGATTCAATTATCCATTTAGTATAATTTGCAATCTCGACCGTATCAAAGTGTGAAAAATGTCCCCATTGATTGAGTGTTTTTTCTGTTGATACTCCACCAAAGCTAAAATATGTACATTTTATTTTTGAATTGTACCAAGTAACATGTTTGGACAAAGACCTATTTAAATCTCTAAGCGCACGTTTTTCAATAGGATATAATCTATTGTCTGGTCTATAAAAATAATCAACTGCTGAACCAAAACTAATTATATGCCCTTGATGTTTTTCTACTTTCCATTCGGTCCATACTGCTTGCAATATGCGTGTTTGCCCAAAATTTGGTATCAAAGCAGAATTGATTACTATATCATAGTCTTTGCTTATTTTAGCTAATTCAAAAACATTAGTATCAATAGTTAAATCCATTTGATATGTTGAATTATCTGATCTTGAAACAGTATGTGCTTCTGGATAAATATTGACAATTTCTTTTGATATATCTTTGTCAGGGTTACCTGTTATAAGAATTTTAAGTTTTGTCATCACTTATTCCCCATTTTATTTTTAACCATATACGTTCATGTATGTAATAGTCGATGCTTAATAAAATGTGTAAAGCAGTAGCAAATCCAGCTGCACTACTTAAATTCCCAGTAAACAAATATGTCCATACTATGGTAAACACCCATGCAGTTAAGCGATAGGTGATCATTCTAAGTATAGTTCTTTTATGGGTTTCTATCACTTATAGCAATTCATAATCTTCTTTGCCGCATCCGCACTCAGGGCAAACATGGTCGTCAGGAAGTTGTTCCCATTTACCTTCAATTGTTTCATCGTGGACATGGCCGCATACTACGCATATATGTTCCATTATACTGCCTCCTTATATGTTGTTAGATGTTTTTGATATGCCTCAGCATGACGCTTTTCAATCTTAGCTAATGCACCAAAGCGTTTTTCAGCTTTGGTTAGCAATGCTTTGAATTGCTCCGCATGTTCTTTTGATTCTTGAATTTGCATATTCGCTTCATTAGCAAAAACCATATTACCTTCAAATTCAGCCGTTTCTTTGAATTCAGGATACATATGTTCAAATTCATAAGTCTCCCCGTCAATTGCCATTTGTAAGCATTCTTCAGTAGTTGGCTTCTTGATCATTAACTCTAGATGTCCCCATGCATGTAGAATCTCTTGATCTGCGGTGTGTTCAAAATGTTTTGCTATTTCTTCATTACCTTCTTCTCGGGCAATTTTAGCAAAGTAACGATACTTAGTGTGTGCTTGTGATTCGCCAGCAAAAGCGTCGGCTAAGTTTTGCATTGTTTGTGACATAAATCCTCCTAGTGTGTCTAACAGTATTTATCTGGTCACAAACAGTCAATCTTCTTTTATTGTCAAACCATTACTATGTTTTCCTCTAGGATGTTCTACATCTTGGTCAAAGCGTTGTTCTTGAATAGTCTTGTGACCAAATACTTTCTCACTATGACATAACAGACATTTTGGATTACCACAATCCAATGCATGATGTTTTGCTAGACGATGTGGTTCTTTGATGAATTTGTCATGACCTGCATGACCCATCTCCTTAGCGATTTGCAATTGTTTGGTGATGGCATTGTCGTCCTTAAGCAAGCGTTTACTGTGCTTAATTTTATCTTCTTCTGTACTCATGTTAGTGCCTGTTACGGTAATCTGCTACTGCGGCTTTGATGGCGTCCTCGGCGAGGATACTACAATGGATTTTGACTGGTGGGAGGGCGAGGTGTTCGGCGATGAGTGAGTTTTTGAGGGCTCCAGCTTCATCCAGTGTTTTACCCTTGACCCACTCTGTGACAAGACTTGAAGAAGCAATTGCCGACCCACACCCATATGTCTTAAATTTGGCATCTGTTATTAACCCCGTTTCTTTATCTACTTTAATTTGCAGTTTCATTACGTCACCGCAAGCTGGGGCACCGACCATTCCTGTACCCACATCTTCATCTTCTTTACTAAAACTACCCACGTTACGTGGGTTCTCATAGTGATCTACAACTTGTTGAGAATATGCCATTATTTAGCCTCTTTATTAAACATTGATAAAACTTTTGCTTGAATGTTTTTAGCAAATTGTGGTTGAGGGAAGTTCCATCCGACGAATGCACCTAACAATAAATATAACAAAGTTTCTAACATAATATATCTCCTGTGTTGTATTTAGTCGGACGATTTATCTTCTACTACAATCCAATTTAATTTAAACAAATCTTTGCGTATTTCATCGGTAACAACACTTTCAGCTACATGCGCTTTAGTCTCAAGTAGTCTTTTCTTTGAATCTTCACTTAAAATACCCCACTGATCTTCGTCCGCATCAACTATACCACTACAGTACCAATCCAAATAATCACCTTCACCGCGTATTTCAGAAATGACTCCACCTGCATGTCTCCAACTGCAACTCCATTTTTTCTCAGTTAGTATAGGCCATACATCATTACGCATAAAGTCATTGTTGCACATTGCCGCATATAGATGTTGGGCATAGACTTTATCACTTTTAACTTTTTCTATGATCCACTCAGTAGTAAGTAAATCATATTCTAAGTTATCTTGTTTAGGAATCAGTATGCCATCTTCTTTTGATGATAGATACTTTTCCCAATTCCAATCTAGCTTACTATCATCAATCATCAGTTTTTTTGACTCTTTGCTTGCTATAGAAAATGTGATTACCTATCTTTGCTACTTGCTTGTATGGCCACGATGGATCAACATGTATCGAATGAAAGAACAATGTTGTCTTTGGAACAACATCTTTATACATGCCTGTCATTACTTGGTACGCAATCATTTCTGCTTGCTTGTATCTTGCGCTTGCAGGGTTAGGATCACCTTTGCCCTCGCAAACCCAGCTAAACTGACATACAACATTTTCATTGATTGTAGTCTTTTGATAGATTACTTTGCATGGAGTCTCGGCGAACCCATGATTAACACGATTCATTACTACTCTGGCGACAGCGGCTTGACCAGGCATTATCTCAGCGCCCGCTTCATAATATATATTTTTTGCCATACACGCAAGTTGTTTCATGTCAATTTTCTTCAGAGTAGGTATACTAATCTCTGGTAAATTGTACAATGATTGTGTTGGCAAAGGAATAACCATGAATGATAAAAACATCATGGACAGTAATACTATTTTATTTTTTAATGATAAAAACATAATTTTCCTTTTCTGTAGTATACTACAGTTTTGATTAATAACCAAATGTTTTGGTTATTGAACCCAGCAATCACAATTACATGTGATTACATCATTGATAGCTTGCGCTATTGAAGGTACTGAAGGTAACAGTACCGAAGAATTGTCTATAGTATTTAGCGGAATTGGAATGATATTCACAGGTTCTGCTAAACTTCCGGGTATTACTATTGGGTCAGGTGCTGTTATAATACTTGTATCAGCAGGATATGCTGGTGCAGCATCTGGTGCATTTAATGGAACATTATCTGGTATATTGTTATCTAATGGAATTCCAACTAAATTCAATCTAGTTTGATTTCTATTCTCACGCATCATACCCACTATACTTTGTCCAGTTACATTAGTTAAATTACTAATAGCTTCTAATGTTTGTGCAGCCATATTAGGTTGAGTATCTAATGCATAATTAGGTATACTATCTACAAAACTATATACAGTTGGTGTCTTGTATACTACAGTACTAATTCCGTTATACCTAGCACGTTGTTCTATGTTTAATTGTGTTGCAGTTTTACTATATAAACTATTAAGTTGTGTTGCTTGAATTGAAGATAAATTCATTATTGTTGATATCTCAGCATTTGCCAAATCAATTTGTGCTTGTACTGCTGCATCTAATCCAAGAGTAGCACCTTGCGTAGCAGTATATAAAGTTGCGTATATAGTTGCTAATGTTGGTGTTTGAATAGATAGTATTAGTGTTTGCATCAATTCCCATGGATAAGGTAATCCAGACATTGAACCAAAGAAATCACTATATGTATATGTATTACTTGCTCCACTACCCAATGCTATTGAAGTCAATGCTATCTGTGCATTGATTGTGTCAGTTGGAACAGTTGTTCCATTGACTAAATTTAATCCTTGAGTAGTTTCTAAGTTTGCTGCTACTTGAGCAAACTTTTCTATAGGAACATTAGTGATGTTTTTTATCTGCTGCATTGACATACTGAATGCGCCCGCTGCAACTGCTATATCTGCTGGTATTAAATCTTGTAAATAAGACCCAAATCCTTGTGGTATAACTTGTACATTGTTAATACTACTATATCCAGTATATGATACTTGTGCAGTACCAGACGGTGATGTTGACCCTATTTGTGCTTTTATAGCTGGTGCAGTTAAACCTGAATTCAAACTTCCACTACTAGTATATATAGGATAGTAAGTCTTGCTGTTTGTAGATTGTGTTTGTCCTACATTGTATACCGGAACCGTTAGTGTCAGATAGCTATTAGGAAACATTTTACTTGGGTTCAATAAATCTGCTAAAGTGTCCAATCCTGTTGTCTTGCAATTTAACGAAATCAATATTTCATCTAAGTCAACACCTGCTATTATCAAGAATGCACCATAAATCATTTGTTGTTGATTTGCTGTTACATTATTATTGCTAGTTGCTCTATCTACATCAGATACTGACAATCCACTTGCGAGTAATGCTATACGCAATGATGTTGTTAACCCATTAACATTCTTTATAGTAGCTAATAGATTAGAAGGTAGTCCAAATGTAGCGATAGTTTTTAAGTCTAGTGCTTTACCTAAATTAATTAAATCTTGACCAAAATTAGTAGTTGATAAACTTACACCAGTTATATCTGCTGTAGTCAAGTCATTCATATTACTATAAGTGCCTGTCAAAAATTCTAGAGAATTTTGTAAAGTCATTATAGATTGATTTGATTGGCTTATATATGATCCAGCTTGTTGGAAAGAACCCAAAAAATCTATATAGCTTGGTAAACTAGAATTATAATTGTATTCGTTATATGCTTGCCAAGCGAATAATCTGTAATATCCATAGCTAGCATTTTGTCCAGTGTAAGCAAAGTTGTAACTTTGACTACCCGAGTATGTACTTGGTGGGCTATTGCCTAGTGCAGGGATAGTTGTACTACCTATTGCTAATAAATTAGTATAGGTTGACAATGATATATCACCGGCATTATATCTTACCCATCCTTGTCTTATTGCATTTGTTAAGTTATTAAGTACAGTATTAGAGATTATTGTACCGTAGGTATAAGTGCTAATACTAGTACTGGAACCCATATAAGAAGCAGAGGTAGAATTAATTCCTATGCCAGTATTTTGCAATAACCCGCTTAGTACGTTAACGCCCAAAGGACTTTGTTTTCCTGAATCACTCATGGTACAAACACATCCTCGCTGCCTTTAACAATACGATGTCCGCAGCTATTACCCGACCCAACTCTTAGTACAGCAACACCTTCAGCGAATACTGTTGGACTAGCTTCTGTAGTATACGCAACATTCTCACTGTGTTCATCTTCGCCATGCCCCGATAATCTACTAACATGTAAACCGATTGGGATTCCATTAACATAAACCGTCTTGGCGCCGCGTAATATTCTACCGCCTTCTTGATTTGTGTCACCCAATCTGCTTACTTTTGCCATATTATCCTAATACGATTTTCTTATCCGGTACTTTAATTCCAGTGGTTGCTTCTAAATATTTCATTCTAATATTGTCATCTGTCTCTGCATAAAGACTAATACTAGTATTATTTAGTGTAAATTTACCCTTAGGATTTGCAGTAAACATACTAGGTATCATTTGCATACCTTGTTGCCCTGGTGCAATGCTCACTGGTTCTTCAATAATGATGTTATCTCTAGTAATGTCAACTACCTTAGTAATCAATTCTTCACCTGAATTCAATTTAATTGTAAATACTTTTCCAATTTCCATTATACGCTTTCTGTTAATTTTTTTCTGAGTTCTGTGAACCCACCCACAAGTTCTCCGTCTAGGAAAATCTGCGGAACTGATCTGGCAGTTGGTACTGCTTCTAATAAATCTTCTTTGGTGTATCCATCACCAATTTTCTTTTCTTCAAACTGTATCCCTTTACTTTTTAGTAAGGCTTTTGCTTGGTCGCAATAAGGGCAGTCGTACTTACTCCATACTATGGCTTTCATCTTATTTCCTTTTATAAATTTGGCAATTGGTCGTAATCAAGTGATTCACTCATAATACCGATTACATAATTTGTTGATTCGTTTTCTTGTAGTGCGGTCTGCTTCTTGCTTGTATCACTATGTTTGTTGAACCAAGGTATAGGCGTACTCTTTGGCGCATTACCTTGATATTTAATACCGATCTCTTTCAATGCACCTACTGCTGTATAATCAACAAAGTCTTTCAATACATTAGCATTCAATCCAATTACAGGTCCTTTGTTGAACAAATAGTCTGCCCATTGTTTTTCTTCACGGATTACATCTAAGTACAATTGATATACTTCACCTTCACACTCTTGTTTTGCTTTAGCAAATCTTTCATCTTCTTTGACTACTTGATTGATGATGTATGCAGTCCATGCTTTGTGTAGTAATTCATCTTGTAAAATCAATCCAATAATATTACCATTACCAATAAAGATTTTGTTCTCTACCATTGCTAAACTAGTAGCAAATGATACCATAAATCTAAATGCTTCTAATGCATAGCTTGCGTTCAATGCTAACCATATTGCTTTAATATGAGTTTCTTCACTTACTGTCTTTGGACTGATTTCTTTGAAACAGTTTAACTCGTGTAGTTTGTCATAGTACTTGCCAATACTTGCAGCCATATCCACAATCTCTTGTGTATCGTGTATAGTATTGAATATATCTTTTGGCACATTATAGATATTGCGAATGATATGGCTATAACTCTTGCTGTGAATATTTGTCTCAAAGAAGCCCCAGTTGTACATCAATGCTTCTAGTTCAGGGATGCTACATACAGGGGTAAACACTTGTGTTGGTCCACGTCCTTGCAAACTATCCAATGCTGTCTGTCGTAGTAAGTTACTAGTGAAGATATGTTTAACTGCATCACTGGCTTCTTTGAAGTCATTGGCATCTTTAGTTAAACTGATTTCTTCTGGTTGCCAAAAGAATCCCCTAGCAGTACTATCAAAGTCTGCGATCTTCTTATATTTAACTTCTTCAAAACGTTGGATAGTAACTGGACCCAACGGATCTAGAAACATCTTACGATTTAAGTAATCTGTCTTTGTGTGTAAATCGTATTGTGCTTGACTCATTTTATTACGCTATCAGCAGTTACTTGTATGTTGCTGATACTCCAGTATCCACTTGTATTATTGCACAATGCGCCCCATGAACAACTGTTGTTCCACCACGGAGCACTACCGGGGCCAGTCGGGCTAAAGCCTTGCCAGAATGATAGATTCAACCAGTAACCATTCTTCATGCTAGTTATCAATGAAGTCATATCTACACTACCACTACCTTCTGCACCTGTACCAATACTACTATCATATACTATCACAAAATTACCATTCTGTGAATATGTTACTTTCATTGTAGGAGTTGTTCCGTATGTGAAATCAGTCACCATATCAAATGGTTTGCTCATGTCAATGACATTGACCATACTGTGTAATCCGTTAGTAGCAGTAGGTGAACTAGTCATTGATGAATAGTTGAAACAACTGTTATTCGCTGTAGATGCGAATGAATACTCATATCGTTGTGGAGCACTAGAACCACCTGTACCTAGATGTAATGTAGATTGTGTGATTTTGTTACCATTTGTTTCTATGATATCAATCTCTTGGCAGTTCCATTGGTTCTGGCTACCACCTGCATCACAGTAGTTAGTGCCTTTTGGTTGAACACTAGGTTGTACTGGGTTTGATACCATGTAGAAACTAGCGTTAACATAGTTCTGTGATAGTTTTGACAGATCAATCGTTGCTTTGACTTGTGTGATATTCACATATCCTTGTTGTGATACAAGTCTACCTGCTTGACAATTTGTTCCTGAACCGAATGTAACAGAGTTACCTGATATTACTGGATCAGTTCCACATCCATTGTAGTCTACTACAAAAGAAGGGGTGAATGTTGTTACGGTTGCTGTAGGAGCAGTTGTTGTTTTACTACAAGCTGCTAATACTAATACAGTTAATATAACTAATAATTTTTTCATGTTTTTCCTTTATAATTTACATGCAATACAATCTTCTTCATTATCAAAGTCGATTGGTTCCAACATTGTTGGGGCTATCTCATCGGGTGCTTTACTACCCTGTTTGTTAATCAAGCTATAATAGAAAGTCTTAAGTCCCCACATATGTGCTTGCATCAGATTCTTTGCAATCAATGTAGTTGGAACTTTACGACCCTCAAAATGAGCAGGATTATAAAATGTGTTAGTACTTATGCTCTGGTCGATGTATGCTGCTAGTACTGCTGCGGTCTTTAAGTAACCATCACAGTCTTTCTGCTCCCACATCAACTGATACTTGTTCTTTAATTTGTGATATTCTGGAACTACTTGAGTGAAGCTACCTGCTTTACTTTCTTTTACAGATATCAAACTCATTGGCATTTCAATACCATTTGTACTGTTAATAACTACACTACTTGATTCTACAGGAGCGATAGCCATTTGCGTAGCATTACGTACACCGTGTTCTTTCATATTTGTGCGTAGTGTTTCCCAATCTAATTCTGGGTTAAAGTCAGTTAGTTGATTAACACCTTTGGCTCTTAGTTCCCACGGAAATGTTCCTTGACCATATCTTGTCTTGTCGCTACCTTCACACTTACCTCTTTCTTTAGCAAGTTCTACACTTGCTTCTGTTAGATAGAATGCTAGATGTTCTGCCCAAATTTTGACTTCAGCCAATGCATCTTTCTCGCCGTACTTAAGACTGCGTTTAGCATGCCAGTATGCTAAATTAGTTACACCAATGCCTAATGGGCGTATCTCATCGTTACTAAGTTTAGATTGAATACTTAAGAAGTCCTGGTAATCCAATATATTGTTAAGACTCCTATGTAGAATACGGCAAGCCCGACGCATGTCTTCCGGATTTCTGAAGGCTCCCCAGTTGATTGAGCCCAAAGTGCAAAGGGCAATGCGACCATCAGGATCATCAAGACGCTTAAAGGATCTAGTGGGTAAAAGTATTTCACAGCATAAGTTACTCTGGTAAATTGTATGATACTCGGGATCAAATGGACCCTGCTTCATCACATTGTCAATGAACACTAGATATATACGTCCAGTGTCTGTTCGTTCCTTGAGAATACCACTCTTGAAAACTTCCTCCGCAGCCATCGTTTTCTTACGCAGGGTTTTCTGCTTTTCATATTTGCAGTAAAGTTCTTCAAACAGATTAGTATCTTTATAAAATGCTTCATACAAGTCAGGTACTTCGTTAGGGTCAAAGAATGTTATGTTCTCTTTGTTCTTGAATCTCTTCCAGAAAAATGCGGATAGAACCACACCATAGTCCATGTGTCGCACACGGGTTTCTTCTGTGCCTTGATTGTTCTTGAGAACAATAAGATCATCAAACTGATGATGCCAAATAGGATAAAAAACAGTAGCACTAGCATTACGGATACCTCCTTGACTACATGAACGTAGATCACCGAACCACTTCTTTAGAAAAGGTATCATGCCGGTGTGCATGATCTCTCCACCACGGATGGGACTGCCTAACGGACGCAATCTTCCAATTTCTAGACCAATGCCAGCACGTTTGCTAGCATACTTGGCCATCATCTCTCCCGAAGCAAAGATACTGTCCAGATCATCGTCACTGCGAATAAGCACACAACTACTGAATTGCTTAGTTGGAGTTCCCAGGCCAGCAAGCACAGGGGTAGCCAATGTAAAAAGACCATCACTAGCAGCATTGTAGTATTCTTTGATGTATCTGAGTCTTGCTGTGTTTGGTTCTTCACTATGGAAGACGGTAGCTGCTGCAACCATGTAGCGAATTTGCGGAGTTTCATATATTTCCTTAGTGCTGCGATTTTTTACTAGATACTTTTCGATAAGTTGCTCAATAGCGGCATAACTATAAGTCTCATCTTTAGAATGATCTATAATATCATTCATTTTGTTCCAATCTTCCTCAGTATACCATTCTAGTAATTCACTTGTATACAATCCTGTAGCTACATTCTTTTTCACAATATCGTAGAGGTGCGGAACCTCATATTGACCATATACATCCTTACGCAGCATACTCATACGCTGCTTTCCTGCTACATACTGATAATTCGTATGTCCAACTTCAGGGTTACTTTCTACGTCAATCAAATCAACGATTGCTCGTAATGTTATACTATCTATCTGACTTGTAGTGATTCCATCGTAAAAGTGTAGTTGACTTTTGATCTCAACCATACTCGGGCTTACATCAGCGATTCCTGTACATACTTTTGCTACTTGTGCTTGCCATTTCTCTAACATTAATGGCTCTTTTTTGCCATTGCGTTTTAAAACATTAATCATTCATCACCTATATTTTTTTATTTATTATATCCATATTCACTGGATTGCCCAACTTAAAATCTTGTAGACTATTACTTATTACCGTGTTAGGGTAGTAATTCAGTATATATTTTGCGTTATCGACCATGACTAAGGCACATTCTTCACTATTATCGTCTATTGCTAGGCAAAAGTCAATGTCTTTGATGCCCACTAATTGCAGTGTGTATACCATTCCTAATCCTCTACTGAGTTGACAGTAGTTATTTTCTACTAGTAATTCCCATGGTCCGGGCCAGTTATCTACATCATCTGGGTGTAGATGATGGTTTAATAGAGGTGCATATTGCCACCATTTGTCTATTGCTAGACAAACGGTTTCTATATCACTGTTTTCTAGGGATTTTCTTAAGTCGTACCAACTCTTAAGTCTTGTTTCATAGTTTAATTGAAATACATTCACATTCTACTTATCATTTTGTTAGACTGTGATTTCTTTCCATGAAACAGTTTCTTCATCCCAACTGTACTGTTTATCATCAGTTGGCATTGGGGTAGGTGGTTCCCATTGGCATGTATCATCATTCAATGTCCAGCTTGGGTAAGGTTGAGGTGCATAGAATGCATCTCGTTCACTATCATATGTGTATCCAAGTCCTGCGTAATTTTTACGCATTGGGGTCCCACCTAGACGATGCTCTCCACCGTATGTGTTATAGCTTGTTTGTACCCAAGATGCTGGGTCTCCCCACAAACCAGTATTTAATACATCTTGTTCTATAACAATCACTGAAGTGACTATTCCGTTTTCTACTTTTGCAAAATGACTCATTTATGTCTCCTTTATAATATATATTTATTAATTAAACTATGTTAATTAAAAAGTTATCGATCCTGAACTAGTCCAAGTATATATTCTATATCCACCGGTAGTTGTAATAGTTGGGCTACCTGTAGTGCTTGTTGCTGCTAGATAACTATCTGGATAACGAATAACAACGATTCCAGAACCACCTGTATTAGTAAACCCAGCAGGCCCGGCGGAAAATGGGTAATTCCCACCACCGCCACCACCTGTATTTTGTCCTGCACCATATATGGTAGCAGAATTAAGTCCGCTCCCCATAGCCCCAGACGATCCTGGCCCAGCGCCGCCTTGTCCGCCACCGTTACCGCCTGCACCAGCTGGCGACCAACCGCCACCGCCACCGCCTGCCCAATAATAACTAGTACCAGTGATAGCATTTAAGACACCGATACCGCCGGCACCACCTGTACTACCTGAGCCGGCACCACCAACCGCACCTGCTCCGCCGCCGCCGCCTGCACCACCCCCAGCAGTAGCTGAAACTGTTCCTCCGTTATTACCTTGCCCAACAACACCTGTACCCGGATTTCCATTTGCATGACTATCACCGCCATATGTAACGCCAGCGCCGCCACCTGAGCCACCATTAGCCCCGTCCATCTCCCCATAGTTATAGTAGTAAGCGCCGCCGCCTCCCCCACCAACGGAAACAACGGATACTGCTGTTCCAGTTATAGAAGAATTAGCACCGTTGCCACCGATACGGTAACTTCCCACTGGTACCGCGCCGCCAGCACCTACAGTTACTGTAATTGCTGAACCTGTAGGAACTGCAAAGCCACTTGCGGCTAAGTAGCCGCCACCGCCGCCACCACCAATGGTACCGCCACCACCTCCACCGGCAACTACTAGATATTCTACTGTTGATGGTGTAGGGATAGGGGGTATAATCGTTACACCTAATCCAATAGTCACTCCTGAAGTTATTAACATTTATATATCCTTAAAAAGTTATTGTTCCGCTACCGGTAAAAATGAATAATTTATACCCATCTATCACCGTATTCGATACAGTGCCGGTAACAATGATGTTTGATGAGTTGTTGTAAACTGAATCTGTGACTCGTATGATTACAATACCCGAACCACCAGTTCCCCCGGTCATGTTATTTGCACCAAATCCTAATCCACCTCCACCTCCACCTGTGTTAGGTAGACTTGATACTACATTAGCATTATATCTTGCGTTACCACCTCCACCAAGACCACCAAGTCCTTGATTAATTGTGGATCCTGTAGATCCGCCTCCACCGCCTGCAAAATACACAGAACCCCCGCTTACTTGCCCTACACTTAAACTAGTAGCTAATGTAGTACTAATAAATGTAGTGATTGCCCCAATACCACCATTTCCTCCCCTTGCTGCGGTTCCGTTTGCCCCGGCAGCCCCAGCGCCTCCGCCTCCACCGGCAGCCCCTTGTACATCACTTGTGTAATTTCTTCCACCAGCATAACCTTGAGGTGGAGTTGCTGCCGGTACATTACCAGCTCCTCCAAATTGATCTTGACCACCACCACCTGAACCTGCCCCGCCCCCAGACCCGCCGACGTCGCCATCAGTACGGCCATTTGTTGGAGTATAATATCCGCCACTTCCACCTCCACGTGCATTAACTAAAGTTGTTATAGATGATGTGTTCCCGTTGGTAGCTGCTGCTACTGTAGCGCCAATACCGCTGCCATTAGTTACTAATCCACCGGCGCCCCCTGCGCCTACGGTAATAGTATAAAGTGTAGCAGGGGTGATTGAAATATTTGTTCTTTCAATGAATCCTCCACCACCGCCACCACCGCCTCCCGAGTCAGTATCCCAAGCAGTACCCACACCACCGCCACCGCCGCCACCTACTGCTAAGTAGTCGATAGATGAAATGGTCGGGAATGAAAAATCAACACCCCCAGCTGCAACAGATAAATTACCTATGATCATATTTGCTTTAGAAAGTTATTGAACCTGAACTAGTCCAGATGTATATTCTGTATCCGCCGGTAACAGTGATAGTTGGGCTACCTGTAGTACTTGATGCTGCTGCAAAACTATCTGGATAACGGACAATAACAACACCAGAGCCGCCTGCTTGACCTGATGTTGGTCCATTACCACCACCACCTCCACCGCCACCGGTGTTAGCACTGCCTGCGGTTCCATTGGTATCTTGATTTGCACCATTACCTCCGCCGCCTGTTGCAGGATTTGTTCCGCCACCATAACCACCGCGTGTCGTGCCAGTATAGTGTCCACCGCCACCGCCTCCACCGGCATATGAAACATTTGCACCAGAGATAGTACTATACACGGCTGTACCGCCGTCACCTGCCGGACCGGATCCAGACGTAGATGAATTTCCACCAATGCTTGTTCCACCACCACCGCCGCCACCTTGTTGATGTGCTCCACTGACCTGTGTACCGTAGCCGCCGGCATATCCTTGAATAGGTGGACCTGATACCCCGGTACCGCCTGCGCTTCCTAACACACCACTGTTTGGGCCAGAACCGCCACCGCCCCCAGAACCACCGTTGCCACCTACGTTTGTGCCTATACCACCAACTGCCCCTCGTCCCCCCGCTGTGGCAGTGACAGAACTAAACACACTGGCGTTTCCGTAGTTACCATATGCGCCATAACTAACACCTGCGCCACCACCACCAACTGTAACCGTATATGGAGTGCCTAATGATATAGAAAAACTACTACTAGATAATACGCCTCCTGCACCTCCACCGCCGCCACCTGGTCCACCACCACCAGAGCCGCCGCCGGCGACTACTAGATATTCAACAGAACTCAAGTCCGGTTTAGATATAGTAAATCCGCCGGTAAGGGTCATTCCAAATAAAATCATTTTTAATTAGTCCAAGGTAAAGGTAACATTACGATAGGGGGATTTATCTGTAATTCTATTTGATTATCAATCTGTGCTTGAACACTAGCTTGATCTACTCCAGAACTATATACCCAAGTTAATACTTCTTCTTCTGTTAAATCACTATATGGGGTAAAATCTGGTCCACCGCCAAATGTGATTCTAGTTAATCCTGGTATAGTTGCTGAATAAGCACCGTCAATTCCAGTGCAACTCCAGGCTACTTGTACGACTACATCTGTATAACCATCTAATTGCACTTGAGAAGCCATATTTTCTATTGTCCATGTATATGATATTGACATATTGTTTCCTTTTATAAAAATATTTATGCTGTCTTGATTACTGCAAAGTTAATGATTGGTGCTTCGGCAACAGCAGGCGATACTACATTATAAATTTGTACAGCAAACGATCCTGCTGCTACATTAGCAACATTGAGTATATAGCTACCAACAGTACCAGATCGTTGGCTCAATATAATTACATCAGTTGCTGCTACTGTAGTATTAGTAACAGTAAACACATTGGTTGTATTTGCTGTAGTAATTGTACTGAACAATGTAATAGCACCAGTAATGTTACTGATAGTAACCGAATTATTACGATTAGCTGTTTGAGTATTAGCACCAATAGTGCTGTTATATCCTAATCCACCTGCACCGTTTACACGTAACCCTGTTCCAGTAATAACTACTACATTGGCATTACCTGCTGAACTGAAGTTTATATTTCCATTAGCTGCAGGAATATTTATATTACTATTTCCGTTTGCTAATGTACCAATGATGTTACCACCAAAGAAGCTGTTACCTGCTGCAACATATAGTGCATATGGGTTAGTTATTGTCATATTCGTACCAGCAGTTGGCTGTGCTTGAATATAGAAAGTAGCCGCATTGGTTGCTGTTACTGTAGTATTTGCTGCTGCATAAGTTGGGGTAGCAATCGCATGTGCTGCTGCAACTGACAATGTACCGGATGCCGCTGCTGAATTGTCCGTATAAGTTGAAGATATACTTCTAATACCCATAACACCGGTGACTGTACTCACGTTAGCATTACCAGTAACTGCACCGTTTGCTGTATAACTATTAGAAGTTATAGCATTTGCACCAGATATGTTGCCACCGGTACCAGAACCAATAGTTACGTTTGTGCCTTGAACTGTAAGATTACCAGTGATGTTTGCAGTACCAGATATATTAGCACCGGTATTAGAAAATACTGCTACATTACTAGTACCACCGACGGATAGAGTAATATTGCCGGCAGCTGATGGGATACTTACGTTACTATTGCCATTTGCATATATACCAGTTAAGTTAGCTGCATTTAAGTTACCAGTAATGTTGGCAGTACCAGATATATTAGCACCCGTGTTAGATATTACTAATACGTTAGCTGTACCAGTTACTGATATATTAACATTTCCGTTTGCTGATGGGATATTTATGTTACTATTACCATTCGCAATACCACCAATTAAGTTACCAACTGTCAAGTTAGCAGAAATAGTAACGTTACCGTTAAAGTATGAGTTAGCCGGTGTTGATGCACCACCAACCCACAATGCATATCTATTAGTTATTGTTACATTACTGCCAGCAGTTGGTGCACCTAATATTGCCATCGTTGCTGCGTTACCATACGTAACAAGAAGATTTGACGCTGCCATAGTTGGTATATCAAATCCATGTGCGCCTGCTAGTGTGATAGAAGTTGAAGCCAAACTAATAGTATCTGTATATGTAGCTTGAGTTGCTCTTATACCAACGTTATTAGCGACTGGTATAGTGGTACTAAAATTCATATTACCGTACGCAACGCCGTTAGCAGTAATTGTATTAGCAATAAATGAAGTGTTTGCAGCTTGTACTAGAACACCAGTATTAGCTATTATCATAACATTTGCTACACCACCAACATCAGTAAGTATATTACCATTTGCTACTGGAATACTAAAATCAGTATTTCCATTTGCAAAAATTCCAATTAAATTACCAGCTGTTAAATTACCCGGTACATTAACACCAATGTCAGTAACTATTAATACGTTTGCATTACCTGCTGATGATATATTAACATTTCCGTTAGCAACTGGTATATTTACATTACTGCTACCATTACTAATCAATGCACCACTGGTAGCTATACCAGTTAATAGTGAACCATTACCTGCAAAGAAGGGTGCAGTAACTGTATTAGAATAAAATCCGTTTCCAGTGACGTTTGCACCGGTATTAGAAACAACTAATACATTAGCAGTACCAGTGGCACTCATAGTAATGTTACCATTTGCTATGACTGTCACATTGCTATTACCATTTATTAAAGAAGTGCCAGCACTGATAGTAAGACCAGTCAATTGACTACCATTACCTATGAAGAATGCTCCACTGACATTACCGGTTGTATTAATATTACCACTGCCTGTATTCAATGTGCCGGCTACGTTAACGCCAGTTGATGTTACAACTACAACGTTTGGTACACTTGTTACCGAGATAGTGACATTTGAATTTGCTACTACGTTTACATTACTATTTCCATTAGCTATACTTGATGTTGTTGGAAAAATGCCAGTCAATAGACTACCATTGCCTATGAAGAATGCTCCACTTACGTTACCCGTAGTATTAATATTCCCACTACCAGTGTTCAATGTGCCATTGATATTAGCGCCAGTTCCAGTTACTACTAATATGTTAGCATTACCTGCTGATGATATATTAACGTTTCCGTTTGCTGCTGGTATGTTTACATTACTGTTACCATTTGCGTGAGACCCCAATAGGTTAGCTGCACTTAAATTACCAGTGACACTTACATTACCACTGAAGTTTCCAGTACCTGCTACGTTCACGCCAGTACCAGTGATTGTCAATGTTGTGTTACCAACCGCAGCTACAGTTACGTTTCCGTTTGCTGCTGGTATATTTATATTACTGTTACCATTACTGAATGTAGTAAAAGTAAGACCAGTTAAGAATGCACCGTTACCTGTGAAGAAGTTAGCACTCAAGTTACCGTTAGCATCTCTCTGAGCAATTGTATTTGCTGTGTTTGCAGATGTAGGTGTATTACCTTGCAATGCGTTAGCATTTAAGTTTGCTACAACTGTGGTCGAAGTAACTATTAATGGAGCAGTACCTGTTGCGACAGTAGATATAATCTGTCCTGCTGTACCTAAATTACCTACGTTTGCATTACCGGCAATGTTAGCTGTACCTGTGATATTAGCGCCAGTTCCAGTCACTACCAATATATTAGCATTACCTACTGCTGATATATTAACGTTCCCGTTTGCTGCTGGAATATTTACATTACTATTGCCATTTGACACAAATGTGCCAGCACTTACACTGATACCGGTCAACTGACTACCATTGCCTATGAAGAATGCTGCTGTTACATTTGCACCAAAGGTACCTGTATTAGCTGAAATCACATTAGCACCTGTAACATTACCGCCGACACCGCCGCCCACTGTTAAGGCAGATGTAACTACGCCGGTGTTACTTACTACCATTACATTTGAAACACCAGTAGCACTCATAGTGATATTGCCGTTTGCAGTAGCTATATTTACATTACTGTTTCCATTACTGATACTTGCACCACCGCCGCCTCCCCCTGATTGTGCTACCCAACTTAAGTTACCGGCACCGTCTGTACTTAGTACATATGTGCTAGAACCACCTGTAATTTTTACATTACTCACAGAACCTAAATTTGAGGTATTTGTTACTTGAAGATTTCCGGTTACTGTAAGTTGATTGGTTGTTTTATCAAATGTTAGATTAGCACTACCATTTGCAGTGCTAGCGTCATTGAATATAATTTGTGTGTTACTACCAGCGACTGGTCCTGTTGCACCAGTCGCTCCGTTATAACCAGTAGCGCCAGTAGCACCTGTACTACCTATACCAGTAGCACCAGTTGCTCCGTCATTGCCTGTTGCACCTGTTGCGCCTGTACTACCTAAACCAGTAGCACCTGTACTACCTACTGCTCCCGTCGCGCCAGTACTACCTAATCCAGTAGCGCCTGTAGCGCCTGAAAAACTAGTTAGTCCAGTCAATTGACTACCATTGCCTAAGAAGTACGCTGCTGTTACGTTAGCAGTAAAATTACCTGTGTTTGCACTTATAACATTAGCCCCACTGATGTTTCCACCTGTGCCTGCACCCGTTACTATATTTCCAGTAACTGTTAATAAACTGGAAGTTTTATCGAATGTTAAGTTAGCACTACCATTAGCAACACCTGCATCATTGAATATGATTTGTGTATTAGATCCTGCAATCGGACCTGTAGCGCCAGTAGCACCATCATATCCAGTAGCACCAGTTGCACCTGTACTACCTAAACCAGTAGCACCCGTTGCACCTGTACTACCTAATCCTGTTGCACCAGTAGCACCATCATATCCAGTAGCACCAGTTGCACCTGTACTACCTAAACCAGTAGCACCCGTTGCACCTGCACCTGTAGCACCTGTAGCACCCCCGCTGCTAGTAATACCGGTCAATTGACTACCATTACCTAAGAAATATGATGCGGTTACATTAGCAGTAAAATTACCTGTGTTTGCACTTATAACATTAGCCCCACTGATGTTTCCACCTGTGCCTGCACCCGTTATGATGTTACCAGTGATATTCGCTGTACCTGCAACATTCATACCAGTACCAGTAACTATTACAACATTAGCGTTGCCTACAGCACTTAAGTTGATGTTACCATTTGCTGACGGGATGCTTACATTGCTATTGCCATTAAATATAGTATTACTACTTGTAGATATACCGGTCAATTGACTACCATTTCCCAAGAAGTATCCGGCAGTTACATTACCTGTACCAGTGATTATACCACTACCAAATCCTAAATTACCTACATTAGCATTACCTACAACATTCAAAGTAGTAGCAAAGTTACCAGAATTAGCACTTAAAACATTAGCTCCGGTGATATTGCCGCCAGTGCCTGCACCAGTTATTATGTTACCAGTGATTGTTAATACGCTAGATGTCTTATCAAATGTTAAGTTAGCACTACCATTTGCTGTACCTGCATCATTGAATATGATTTGTGTATTAGATCCTGCAATCGGACCTGTAGCGCCAGTTGCTCCGTTATTACCCGCTGCACCTGTTGCACCAGTGCTACCTAAACCAGTAGCACCCTGAGCACCTGTTGCACCTGTACTACCTAAACCAGTAGCACCAGTTGCACCGTCATTACCTGCTGTACCTGTTGCACCTTGGGCACCAGTTGCACCTGTACTACCTAAACCAGTTGCACCTGTTGCACCTTGATCACCTGTTGCACCTTGGGCACCAGTTGCACCTGTACTACCTAAACCAGTTGCACCTGTTGCACCTTGGGCGCCAGTTGCACCTGTGCTACCTAAATTGCCTGTTGCACCAGTTGCACCAGTTGCACCAGTACTACCTAAGCCAGTTGCACCAGTTGCACCGTCATTGCCTGCTGCACCTGTAGCACCCGTGCTACCTAATCCAGTAGCGCCCGTCGCTCCAATTGCACCAGTACTACCTACACCAGTTGCACCAGTACTACCTACACCAGTTGCACCAGTACTACCTACACCAGTTGCACCTGTCGCACCAGTACTACCTAAACCAGTAGCTCCAGTTGCACCAGTCGCACCTGCACCTGTAGCACCAGTGGCGCCGCTGCTACTTGAAAGACCGGTCAATTGACTACCATTACCTAAGAAATATGATGCTGTTACATTAGCACTGAAATTACCTGTATTTGCACTTAATACATTTGCACCAGTTAAATTACCACCTGTAGCTGAACCTATTGTTAAATTACCAGAGATATTTGTTGTACCTGCAACATTCATACCAGTACCAGTTACTATCACTACATTAGCGTTACCAACAGCACTAATAGTTATATTACCATTGGCCACTGGAATATTTACATTACTATTACCATTTGACAATGAACCGGCACTACCTACACCTGTCAATTGACTACCATTACCGATAAAATAATTAGCACTTAAATTGCCACTTGCATCTCTTACTGCAACTGTATTTGCCGTATTTGCTGTTGCTGTAGTATATCCATCAAGTAAATCAGCATTCAAGTTTGCTACTACTGTATTTGAACTAACAATAAACGGAGCAGTACCTGTTGTTACATTCGAGGTAAACACATTTGCAAATATTACATTAGCACCAGTTAAATTACCACCTGTAGCTGAACCTATTGTTAAATTACCAGAGATATTTGCAGTTCCTGCAACATTCATGCCGGTACCAGTGATAATTACTACGTTACTATTACCCACAGCACTCATAGTAATGTTACCGTTCGCAGCAGGAATGTTTACATTACTATTTCCATTGCTGATGCTAGCAGGAGTACCAGTTGCAATACCAGTTAATTGACTACCATTGCCAATATAGTAAGTAGCACTAACATTACCAGTTACTGCTAACACGTTGGTTGTTTTGTTAAAAGTTAGATTAGCACTACCATTCGCAACACCTGCGTCATTGAATACAACTTGAGTATTACTTCCGGCAATCGGACCAGTTGCACCAGTTGCACCGTCATTGCCTGCTGCACCTGTTGCACCTGTACTACCTAAACCAGTTGCACCTGTAGCACCTGTACTACCTAAACCAGTTGCACCAGTAGCACCTGTACTACCTAAACCAGTTGCGCCAGTGGCACCATTATATCCAGTAGCACCAGTAGCACCAGTTGAACCTGTAAAACTAGTAAGTCCAGTCAATTGACTACCATTGCCAATAAAGTATGCTGCTGTTACATTAGCAGTAAAATTACCTGTGTTAGCACTAATAACATTAGCACCAGTTAAGTTACCACCAGTGGCTGATCCTATAGTTAAATTACCAGAGATGTTTGCTGTACCAGTGATATTAGCGCCAGTACCAGTAACAGTCAATGTTGTGTTGCCTACTGCTGCTATAGTTACGTTTCCATTAGCTGTTGCTATGTATACGTTGCTATTCCCATTCGCTAATGCACCTACAAAATTACTTGCGGTTACATTACCAACTACTGCTAATACATTAGTTGTTTTATTGAATGTTAAATTAGCACTACCATTCGCAGTGCCGGCGTCATTGAATACAATTTGAGTATTACTGCCTGCAACTGGTCCTGTTGCTCCGGTTGCGCCATTAAAGCCAGTTGCACCAGTGGCGCCCGTAGCACCTAAACCAGTGGCTCCTGTAGCACCCGTACTGCCTAAACCAGTTGCACCTGTGGCACCTGTACTACCTAATCCAGTTGCTCCTGTGCTACCTTGATTACCTGTTGCACCAGTTGCACCAGTTGCACCAGTACTACCTAAGCCAGTTGCTCCTGTGGCTCCATCATTACCAGTAGCGCCAGTACTACCTAAGCCAGTTGCTCCTGTGCTACCTTGATTACCAGTTGCACCAGTTGCACCTGTACTACCTAAACCAGTTGCACCTGTGCTACCTGAATTGCCTGTTGCTCCTGTAGCACCCGTTGCTCCAGTACTACCTGTATATCCAGTAGCGCCTGTTGCACCGCTACTACTTGGAAGTCCTGTCAATTGACTACCATTACCTATGAAATATGCAGCAGCAACGTTAGCACTAAAATTTCCTGTACCAGCTACATTCACCCCAGTACCAGTGATTGTTAGTGTTGTGTTACCAGCAGCAGCTACAGTCACATTGCCGTTTGCGGTAGCGATATAGATATTACTATTGCCATTCGCTAGTGTACCTATGATATTACCAGTGAAACGTGCGTTTCCCCCTGCTAATAATGAATATGAGTTAGTTATCGTAGCATTTGTATTAGCTACTGGTCCACCTGCGATATAGAAAGTAGCTGCGTTTGTGAACGTGACACCTGTGTTCGCCGCTGCTAAGTTTGGTGCAGCAAATGCGTGTATAGCTGCATTAGCTACTGTCGCTGATGATGCAGCAGAATTATCTGTATATGTAGCAAAAACACCACGGAAACCTAAGTTTGCAGTTACAGTGGCGATATTAACATTACCTGTAGCGTTTCCCGAGACGGTTACTGAGTTGCTGGTTGTACTAGCGAATGTGAAGTTATTCGCTGAGTCAATTGCTACCGGTTGTATCGTTAAAACTGCCATCTATGTTCCTTGTTCTTATATTTATGCGTCTTTTGAAAGTGAATATCTAGTTGGTATGATTTATTCGTACAGAATATTTACAGTACCTGCGTCAAAACTATCTACACCGGTAGTAGTTGTTAACCTAACGGCAGTTAAGGCACTACCCAACTCAATGTAACCTGCGGTAAAAATTGTAGTTGCTTCATCGCTTCTTCCCATTATTGCAGAACAAACCCATTTATTTGTTGCCGCATCTACAAGAGTAAAAACAAATGTTCCAGATGTAAATGCCGTAGTAGCCAATGCCCTTAACAAATCAAAACCAGTACTAATAGCGCCTGCGCTTGCAGTTGATGTTGAGCCTCTAATAATTGAAGATGTACCAGCATACCCAGATGCAACGTATGTCGGCGTGCCACCTGTTCCAAGCTGGGCAGTTAAATTTCCAGATGTGCCGTTTGTTGATACTGCAAACAATTGCAATGTGATTCTTTTTGCCCAACTTGGGATATTGGGAAATCCTACGCTTGTGCCACTAGCAGTTACAGAAGTACCTGAACTAATTGCTCCGCCTAAAATCGTTTTGTTCGTTAATGTTTGTGTGTCAGTCGTACCAACGACAGCACTTGTAGGATTTCCAACACCACCAGCTGGAAATGTGATTCCCGTATCACCGTTTATTATCGCTGCCATATTAACTCCATGTTCCTATACTTGTATTCGATCCACTAGCACCTAGTGGAGAGATTTTGAAATAGCTGCCAATAGCTGTAGTGTATGCGCCACCTGGCGCTGCGCTTAGTGTATATTGCGGAATAAATGTACCGCCGGCGTTAACAGAAACTGTACCTTTTATTAGACAAAAAAACTGAAGACCAGCAAGGGCCAAAGGGCCAGTTACAGCAGTATTTGTAGCTGTTTGTATATACAACGCCATATCAGGGGCGCCTCCAGCAAAAGCTCCTGTTTTAAACAACCCTTGTACATCATATCCAATATTGTTTATAGTAGCTGTTCCTCCAAATCCAAGCCCGTACGCATGAGATGTTGTCCCGGCTGTTTTGCTTAATGCGTAAACAGCTTCAAACTGATATACCGTACTACCGATCAATGTAACCCCAACCCCTAATATGCTTTGTGCTGTATTCACATTCGCACCAACCAAATCACTATTCAATCTATAGAACTGTTCTGCTGGAATACGACCAGTACCTAATCCATTCACCGTTGCGGATGGATATTGACTAGTGTCTACCAATAATGCGTTAGTACCATTAGTCTGTAGTTGAAGATTACCAGTAGAGTCTGAGACATACTTCAGTCCCGGAACACCGCTGACTACACCGTTATCTGCATTTATTATAGTTGCCATATGTTATAACTCCGCATTGGCTATCCAACTGAATCCAGTTACGTTACTAAATTTCGCATAAAAATTATCTGTGCTTATGAGTGGACCAACTGTGACTGATCCAGTTACCCCTGCTGTGGTTACTGCACCAGTTACTCGTTTAGTGACTTTATAATATTGCATTGCATAATCAGCATTACTTACGCCACCACCAATTTCATAATATCTCTGACAAAATTGTAATTCTGTAATTATTGAACGATAATCAAACGATGTAGCTTGAGTTCCTTCTTCAAGTTGAATAGTATCAATTACCCATGTACCGCTCGTCTGTGCGCCCACTGTGAATACTATTTGAATTCCAGTAGTAGCCGCTGATGGTATAGCTATCTGCGCTGAATATTGCGCCCTAGATGATGTGACTGTGAATGTTCCCGTAGCTATCTGTGTCACTGTCGGACTTGCTAATGAACCAAATGTGTTTGCTGTATTAGCGTAATAAGCTGTCCATGTAACAGTTGTTAGTAATGAATTAGAGATATAACAACTAAGGGTAGCAGTTGAGTTTGCTAAATCATAACAATTAAGTTGCTCAATGCGTTGACCAAACCCAATCGCAGTAACACTCGCTGCACCTGTGAATTGATAGCGATATTGTGATGATAGATATGTTCCAGCTATCTGTTGACCAGTGACATTTGCACCAGTACAATATGCATACCATCTGTCTACAGTATAAGCAATAGCCGCAGCCGCTGTTATAGTTTGTGCTGCGCCACTATTTCTTTGATCAATTGATAGTCCACCATTGATGATACGATTTTTGAACCCAAAAGTATTTACCGATGACACGCTACCCGTGACAGATAGTGCGTTCGCTGAGGGTGTTATTGAATCTATCGCTAATGTTCCGTATGGCATTCTTTAATTATCTTTCAGTAAGTATTTATCCGTTACCATTATCTAGTTTCATTTTATATGATTACCCAACGCTGTCCAGATGGTACTGTGACAGTAACACCTGAATTAACTGTAATTGGTCCTACACTCAATCCATTCACGCCACTTGCTAAGGTAGTGTTAGCACTTAATGTATTTGGCAATGAGAATATCGCACTAGTACTTGTATTGCCACTACCACCTCCACCTGCACCACTGCCACCAGTGATACTAGTAAATTCTACTGCTACAGTATTAGCAGGAGCAGAACTGATTGTGACTATATTACCTGTTAAGCTATATGTAGTATGAGGTTGTGATACACCGCCAATAGCTAAAGATACATAGTTTGCATTTGTTGGGGTAACTGATAATGTAAAATTTGTTTGTACGCCGTTACCAGTAAATGTGTCTACTGTAACAATTGTTGAACCAGGGGTAGTCCAACTCAATGTTCCACTACCATCTGTACTTAATACTTGATTTGCAGTTCCTCCGGTTATATGTAGATTACTAACATTACCCAAAGTAACATTTGCACCGGACAACGCTACATTACCGGTGATGTTAGCACTTGAACTTATTGCTACGTTAGCAACAGTCAATAAATTTGTTGTTTTATCAAAAGTTAGATTAGCACTTGCACCTGCTACGCCTGCATCATTGAATATAACTTGAGTATTAGATCCAGCTACCGGGCCTGTAGCACCCGTAGAGCCAATTGCTCCAGTTGCACCAGTACTACCATTTGATCCTGCTGTTCCAGTTGCACCTGTTGCTCCTGTACTACCTAAACCAGTTGCACCTGTAGCACCAGTAGTACCTATGTATCCAGTAGCACCTGTTGCTCCAGTACTACCTAAACCAGTTGCACCTGTAGCACCAGTAGTACCTATGTATCCAGTAGCACCTGTTGCTCCTGTTGTACCAATGTAACCTGTTGCTCCAGTAGTACCTTGATTACCTGCTATACCAGTTGCACCAGTACTACCTATCTCACCTGTTGCACCTTGATTACCTGCTGTACCAGTTGCCCCTGTTGAACCAATTGCGCCGGTTGCCCCTGTTGTTCCTATATAACCCGTCGCACCTGTAGCACCAGTGGTACCTACAACACCAGTGGCACCTGTTGCGCCTGTTGTTCCTATATATCCAGTTGCACCTGTACTACCGTCATAGCCTGTTGCACCTGTAGCACCAGTAGCTCCATTTGTTCCTGCTGTACCAGTAGCACCTGTACTACCTTGTAGTCCTGACGCACCTTGAATGCCTTGCACTAATGCTAAGAACAATGATTGAGCGTTACTAAAATTACTAGTACCGGTGCCACCTGAACTAGTTAATGATACTGGTAATGACCAATAACTATTTGCTGCACCGGGGTTTACATTTGTGGGTGTTCCAGTTATGACAAAATTTTGATAATTGCTACTATTGGTTTGATCTTGTATCAAAATAGTTTCTGTCGCATCGAGCAATGATAAAAATACATCAATATCAATACCGTCATCAGTTAAATGACTTACGTTAATTTGAGTTGCTGTAATTTGAGATGATTGATTCCAAATAATGTCACCATCACCTGGATATCCTGACGTTGCGCCCGTGTTTGCTTTGTACAAGAATAGACTTGTGCTTGTACCTCTAGCCCCTGTAGCACCTATTTCACCAGTAGCACCCGTACTACCATTGTATCCAGTTGCACCTGTAGCACCAGTTGTTCCTATATAACCAGTTGCACCAGTAGCACCTGTTGCTCCGTCATATCCAGTTGCACCGGTTGCTCCTGTGGTTCCAACTACACCGGTAGCACCTGTTGCACCAGTTGTTCCTATATATCCAGTTGCACCTGTACTACCATCAGATCCGGGTAGTCCAGTTGCACCAGTGGCACCAGTTGTTCCTATGTATCCAGTTGCACCTGTACTACCATCAAATCCAGTAGCACCTGTTGCTCCTACAACACCTGTGGCACCAGTTGTTCCAATGTATCCAGTTGCTCCGGTTGCACCAGTAGAACCATCATTACCTATTGTTCCTGTAGCGCCAGTAGCACCGGTTGATCCAGTGTAACCTGTTGCGCCTGTACTTCCATCATTACCTGTTGCTCCAGTTGCACCTGTTGTTCCTATATATCCAGTAGCACCTGTTGCTCCTTGTGCGCCAGTTGCACCAGTAGAACCATATTCACCAGTTGCACCTGTACTACCTACTTCACCAGTTGCACCTGTACTACCAGTTGCTCCGTCTATACCGGATGCACCTGTTGCTCCTTGTGCGCCAGTAGAACCATATTCACCAGTTGCACCTGTACTACCTATTTCACCTGTTGCGCCAGTGGCACCAGTTGTTCCTATGTATCCGGTTGCACCTGTACTACCATCAGATCCGATTAATCCAGTTGCGCCAGTAGCACCGGTTGTTCCTATCTCACCTGTAGCACCAGTTGCTCCGTCTACACCACTTGAACCTGTTGCACCAGTTGTTCCTATGTATCCAGTAGCACCTGTTGCTCCGTCGTAGCCAGTAGCACCTGTACTACCATCAGATCCAGTTGCACCTGTTGCTCCTGTTGCTCCTGTATAGCCAGTTGCACCCCCACTGCCAGCAGCCCAACTTAAATTACCAGTTCCATCAGTACTGAGTACATATCCACTAGCACCACCACTGATATGTAAGTTACTTACATTTCCTAATGTAACAGCTACTGTATTTGCGAAATTTACATTACCTGAATTTATGTTGTTTACAACTAAACCACTATCAGTTATCCATACACTACCATTAAAAAGAAATCCTGATCTAATAGAACCTGCAAAAGGTGTTGATTGTAATGATGTAGTAAGAGTACCATAATTTGTAATAGCAAGACCATATGATGAATTATCTATTATTGTACTATTTTGTAATGTCAGTAGTTGTGTTTGTGTACCTGGTATTGCATTACTTGGATTACCATTAACATTAGCTAATTGTGTAGATGTTAATCCTGTAGTTGGCGGAGTAAATGCTGATGGATAAACAGCAATACCACTAACATATCTAAAGTTACTGATGTAACCGTCGAATGTTGTTCCACCTCCACCATCATAACCTATTTGTAATGTACCACTATTCCAATTGTTTGTAAGAGTAGTTTGATTTACAATTACACCATTAATGAATATAGTTACTAAGTTTGAACTATTACGCTGAACAGCAATATGTGTCCATTGATTTATAGGATTAGTGATAGATTGTTGTATTAATGGACTTGCACCTTGCCAAACTTGTACATCAGGACTACCATTAGTGCTTACAAACAATCTAAAATCTGCACTGAAAGATGCGATAGTTTGAATACTTAATGCTGCACTAGTGTAGAACCATGCTTCTATAGTGAATATACTAGTACCAATAACTGGGGCGGGTGCAGTTAAATATTGTGTACTACCATTGAATCCACCTGCCCATGATTGTCCTAAAACACCACCTATTATTCCAGTATTTGTAGTAGGAAGATATACATTGCCATTTGATACAGTTAGTGCGTTAGTTGTTTTATCAAACGTTAGATTAGCACTTGCACCTGCTACGCTTGCATCATTGAATATAACTTGTGTGTTACTACCTGCAACTGGACCAGTGGCACCCGTAGAGCCAATTGCACCAGTCGCACCTGTTGCGCCGGTTGCTCCGTCATATCCAGTAGCACCTGTAGCGCCATATTCACCTGTTGCACCAGTTGCACCAGTTGTTCCTATGTAACCTGTAGCACCTGTACTACCTATTTCACCTGTTGCGCCGGTTGTTCCGTCATATCCAGTAGCACCTGTAGCGCCATATTCACCTGTTGCACCAGTTGCACCAGTTGTTCCTATTACACCTGTAGCACCTGTTGCTCCTGTTGATCCGTCGTATCCAGTTGCACCTGTTGCACCAGTTGTTCCTATTACACCTGTAGCACCTGTTGCTCCTGTTGATCCGTCGTATCCAGTTGCACCTGTTGCACCAGTTGCACCATCATTACCAATTAAACCAGTAGCACCTGTTGCACCAGTTGTTCCTATTACACCTGTAGCACCTGTTGCTCCTGTTGATCCGTCGTATCCAGTTGCACCTGTTGCACCAGTTGCACCATCATTACCAATTAAACCAGTAGCACCTGTTGCACCATCATTACCAATTAAACCAGTAGCACCTGTTGCACCTGTAGCACCTACTTCACCTGTAGCACCAGTAGCACCAGTAGCACCTGTACTACCTACTTCACCTGTTGCGCCTGTGGCACCTGTACTACCTACTTCACCAGTTGCACCTGTTGCACCTGTTGTTCCTATATATCCAGTTGCTCCCGTAGCGCCAGTGGTACCAACATAACCAGTTGCTCCCGTAGCACCAGTTGTTCCTATTTCGCCAGTAGCACCAGTTGCTCCTGTTGCACCATCATATCCAGTAGCACCTGTTGCACCTGTAGCACCTACTTCACCAGTAGCACCTGTAGCACCAGTTGTTCCTATATACCCTGTTGCCCCGGTGGCACCTGTTGATCCAATCTCTCCGGTGGCACCTGTTGCACCAGTACTACCTTCATATCCAGTTGCACCAGTTGAACCTTGATTTCCTTGAATGCCAATTGCACCCGATAAGTTTACTGTCCATGATGCATATGTGCCTGAACCAATAAAAGTCTCTTTAACAAATAATAATGCACCGGTGCCTGGATTGTAAGTAGTTACAGTTCCATATTGAATATTACCTACATTAAAAGCAACAATTAGTTCTTGCCCGGTTGAATAATTAACATATAAATCATTAACAAAGATAGTCTGATTACCAGTATTTCCTAACGTAAATGATGTGTTTGATGTTGTGGAATATCTATCTCCTGCAATACCGGATGCACCAGTTGCACCTGTTGCTCCATCATATCCTGTGGCACCAGTAGCACCCGTACTACCAATTTCTCCCGTAGCACCTGTTGCACCAGTTGTTCCTATGTAACCGGTAGCGCCTGTAGCGCCTGTTGCTCCATCTGATCCAGTAGCGCCGGTTGCTCCAGTAGTACCAGTATATCCTGTAGCGCCGGTAGCACCCGTTGTTCCTTGTATACCTGTTGCACCTGTAGCACCAGTTGTACCTATGTATCCTGTAGCGCCTGTTGCGCCAGTTGTTCCTTGTATGCCTGTAGCGCCTGTTGCTCCGTCATTACCAGTAGCACCGGTTGCACCTGTTGCTCCGTCATTACCAGTAGCACCAGTAGCACCTATATAACCTGTAGCGCCTGTTGCTCCAGACGCACCATCATTACCTGTTGCACCTGTAGCGCCTGTTGTCCCGTCGTTTCCAGTAAAACCTGTAGCACCCGTACCGCCAACATAACCAGTAGCTCCTGTCGCACCGGTTGCTCCAGTAGAGCCATCGTAACCAGTAGCGCCAGTTGCGCCTGTAGCACCAGTGGTACCAACATAACCAGTTGCGCCTGTAGCACCAGTGGTACCAACATAACCAGTTGCGCCTGTTGCACCTGTTGTTCCTATATATCCAGTTGCTCCCGTAGCGCCAGTGGTACCATCATATCCAGTTGCTCCCGTGGCGCCAGTTGTTCCTATGTAACCTGTAGCGCCTGTAGCACCTGTTGATCCATCATAACCTGTCGCTCCTGATGATCCGGTGGCACCAGTTGAACCAATCTCACCGGTAGCGCCCGTTGCACCTGTCGCTCCGTCATTTCCAGTGACACCGGTTGCACCTGTTGCTCCAGTAGCACCATCATTGCCGGTGGCACCTGTTGCTCCAATTTCGCCAGTAGCACCTGTTGCTCCTGTACTGCCTATATAACCGGTTGCTCCAGTAGCACCAGTTGTTCCTATGTATCCGGTTGCTCCAGTAGCACCAGTTGTTCCTATTACACCTGTAGCACCTGTTGCTCCTGTTGATCCGTCGTATCCAGTTGCACCCGTTGCTCCATCTACTCCAGTAGCACCAGTAGCACCTGTTGCACCTGTAGTTCCAATGTATCCAGTAGCACCTGTTGCCCCAGTACTACCTATTTCTCCTGTTGCGCCAGTAGCGCCAGTGGTACCAACATAACCAGTTGCACCCGTTGCTCCATCTACTCCAGTAGCACCAGTAGAGCCATCTACTCCAGTAGCACCAGTAGCACCGTCTACTCCAGTAGCACCTGTTGCACCTGTTGCTCCTACAACACCAGTAGCACCTGTTGCACCTGTTGTTCCAATGTATCCAGTAGCACCTGTTGCACCTGTACTTCCTATTTCACCTGTTGCACCTGTTGCTCCTGTTGCACCATCATATCCAGTGGCACCAGTTGCACCTGTTGCTCCATCTGATCCAGTAGCACCAGTAGCACCAGTAGTTCCAATATATCCAGTAGCACCTGTTGCACCATTTAATCCTGTAGCGCCAGTTGCACCAGTTGCACCGTCAATACCTGTTGCACCAGTTGCACCATCGTTACCTATTAATCCAGTAGCACCTGTTGCTCCGTCTAATCCAGTAGCACCTGTTGCTCCGTCTAATCCAGTGGCGCCAGTTGCACCAGTACTACCAATTTCTCCTGTTGCTCCGGTAGCACCAGTGGTTCCTATGTAGCCTGTAGCACCTGTTGCACCCGTTGCTCCATTATATCCAGTAGCACCTGTAGCACCTGTACTACCATCATATCCAGTAGCGCCTGTCGCACCCGTAGTTCCTTGTACACCTGTTGCTCCAGTAGTACCAGTTGCCCCGGTAGCACCTGTTGCTCCGTCATATCCAGTTGCACCCGTAGCACCTGTTGTTCCAATATAACCTGTTGCTCCAGTGGCACCTTGATATCCAGTAGCACCTTGAATGCCCACTGCTCCCGATAAGTTTACAGACCATGTAGCGTATGTACCCGATCCAATAAAAGCTACTTTCTTAAATGCTAAATCACCATTAATAGGATTATAACTGATTACAGTTCCATATTGAATGTTATTAACATCATATGCTACAGTGACATCTTGTCCGGTAGAATAATCAACAACTAAATCATTTAATGTAATCGTTTGATTACCAGTGTTGCCTAACGTAAATGATGTGTTTGATGTAGTTGAATATTTGTCTCCGTCTGCTCCGGCTTGTCCAGTTGCACCGGTAGAACCATCATATCCAGTTGCACCTGTCGCGCCAGTACTACCAATTTCACCAGTAGCACCAGTTGCTCCATCATATCCGGTGGCGCCTGTGGCACCAGTTGTGCCTTGTACACCTGTGGCCCCAGTAGCGCCTGTAGTTCCTATGTACCCTGTAGCCCCAGTAGCGCCTGTACTACCAATTTCACCTGTTGCGCCAGTAGCGCCAGTGGTACCAACATAACCAGTTGCACCTGTAGCGCCTGTGGTACCAACATAACCAGTTGCGCCAGTAGCACCCGTTGCTCCATCATTACCCGTTAACCCAGTTGCACCAGTTGCCCCATCACTGCCTGTTAATCCTGTTGCACCTGTGCTACCATCATTACCAGTTAATCCAGTTGCACCTGTACTACCATCATATCCAGTTGCGCCTGTGGCCCCGGTTGTTCCTATGTAACCTGTAGCGCCCGTTGCACCTGTACTCCCTATTTCACCTGTTGCGCCAGTAGCACCAGTTGTTCCTGTATATCCAGTGGCGCCAGTTGCACCGGTTGCACCAATCTCACCAGTAGCACCAGTCGCGCCAGTGGTTCCTATGTAACCTGTAGCGCCCGTTGCACCTGTACTCCCTATTTCACCTGTTGCACCAGTTGCACCTGTACTTCCTATTTCACCTGTTGCACCAGTTGCACCGTCATTACCAGTTAATCCGGTGGCGCCAGTAGCACCAGTTGTTCCGGTGTATCCAGTAGCACCTGTAGCACCAGTTGTTCCTTGCACACCCGTTGCACCCGTTGCACCTGTTGTTCCTATATATCCAGTAGCACCAGTTGCTCCTTCATTACCAGATAATCCTGTTGCGCCTGTTGCGCCTGTTGCCCCGTCATATCCAGTAGCACCTGTTGCACCTGTACTTCCTATTTCACCTGTTGCGCCAGTAGCACCAGTTGTTCCTATGTAACCTGTTGCGCCAGTAGCACCGGTTGTACCTACAAAACCGGTTGCTCCCGTTGCACCTGTTGCACCATCATTGCCCGTTAATCCAGTTGCACCGGTGGCGCCAGTTGCTCCAGTACTACCAATTTCTCCCGTAGCACCTGTTGCACCTGTGTCACCATTTAATCCTGTAGCGCCAGTACTACCATTAAATCCGGTTGCTCCAGTAGCACCAGTTGTCCCAATATATCCAGTAGCACCAGTGGCACCAGTCGTACCTATTTCACCAGTAGCACCGGTAGCACCAGTTGTTCCTATGTAACCTGTTGCACCTGTTGCACCTGTAGTTCCTACAACACCCGTAGCACCGGTTGTTCCTGTTGCACCACTAAATCCAGTGGCACCTGTTGCGCCTGTTGTTCCTTGTATACCTGTTAATCCAGTTGCACCCGTAGCGCCAGTTGCGCCAGCCCCTCCCGAAGGAGAATTAGTTATACCAATTACACCTATATATCTATATCCTACAATGTATAATACTTTACCGGCTACTAACGGTGCAGGGATTGTTTCCCCTATGAAGTTAAGTACACCCGATTGATAGTTATAGTAATATTGTCCTGTGCCACCTGAACCGTCAGCAAATATCTGAGTACCTGTACTTGTTGGATTTGCTACTCCCGAACTATCTACCCATACTTGAACTGTATAAGTAGCGCCAAACTCTTGTGGTATCCAAGTTGTTAAATTAGTTTTCCACGTTGGATATATACCACCAATTGGAACTGTTGTGGTATCTGCTACTGTTTGTACTGCATTTGCACCCAAATATGCTTGTACGATATCTACTGTAGCAGCAGCTGGATTTGGTATTTGATCTGATTCTACCCAAATTGTGTCACCGCGAATTAATGCGGGACTAGGTATTGATTCATTACTAGGGCTTTTGTTTGCAGCCGTGTCGGTTTTTGTAACGCCAAACGCTTGTTTAAATAGTAAATCAACAATTTGACTTTGTGATGTTGCCATGATTTAGTTAGTTGCTTGCCGCTCTCAATGATAATGCTGTAACAGTTTGTCCGCTTGTTAATCCTACCCTTAAATAAATTTCATTTTGTGCTGTACTAGAACTACTTACAGTTCCAAAGGTCGCAGTAATGAATTTATTTGTCTGTACTATATTTATCGGAGCTGTTCCTCCCAATGCAGAACCGTCACTTCCATTACCACCAGCAGCTACATTCGCACCCGGAACTCCTGCTCCAGCATACGAAACTGTCATATCTAACCAACCATTTGCAGTTGAAGTGTTATCAATGGTACTTCCAGGCAAAGCTACCCATAATCCAGCTATGTTCCCTGACCATCCTACATCAAATTTAGATACAGATGTTCTAACAACTTTAAAAGTAAAATACTGTGTACCACTTCTACCAGTGCTTAAATCAGGGCCAACTGGTAAATAACCCGTTGAGTAATTTGTTTGATCATGTTTTAATACATTTGCTACTACGGTTGCATCGTATACTCTTAATAAACTTGACTGACTATCAAATGCAGTTTCATATCCTGTAAAGTATGGAGTATTACTTGCACCTGGGTTTAATATTCTAAATGCTAATCCAGATCCAACCCCTATCGTTGAACCAATATAAATATTAGCTTCTTGTATAACACTCAATGAACTTACTGTTCCTGTTTTATATAATACATTGGCACCTAATGTAGTAGTGAATGACTGTGTTCCAGTAGCATAACTGTTTAGTACATTAACACTTGGTCCAGTTGTACTTGCACCAAATCCTGATATTATACTACTAGTAGTTGATACTGCTTGCGAACCAGAACTTACATATAAATTTTGTGCTAGTGGTGTAGTAACGCCTGCCGTAGCGTATGTTACTGATGTTGGTGCAGCAAATGCGCCACCTGCTGTTCCTGTTACAAACGCATCACTCACTGGATACATGTTTCCACTTAATTTTGTACAGTTAAATCCAATGGTAAAATTATTAGTATTAGCATAATGTGGAACAGTACTTGAGTATGTATAAGTAGGTGACCCGGGCGCAGTTATTGATAGTGAACTGAATGTGGGAGTGCCGGGTGAACTTGAATCATAGAACCAATTTGCAGTATTAGTGTTACTAGTAGCTGAATCTCTTATGTATACTTCATTCCAACCTTGAGTTACTGTACCTGAGGCTCTTGAAGAAAACACACTCCAAAACCCGGCAGTAATATTTGCATTGACTGTATTATAGTCAGCATTATTGAATATAACTAAATTACTATAAACACCGTTTCCATTTAAACTAGTAGTAAGTATTCTACTTCCTGCATTGGCGCCATTCAGAAATGCAGTAATTGTTCCACTATCACCCGGGCCAGCGTTAGCTATATTGCTTGTAGTGTATGTTGCTACTCTGGTTACGGTTGATACCGTTGTTCCACCTGCTACTGATTTGTTTGCGCCAGGAGTATTATCAGTTTGAACATAGTTTGCCATACGATATGATGACAAGCTATTAATAGTTATTGATTGACTGGCAGGGAAATTAGGGGGAGACGGGGGAACTAATTTCCCTAATACTGTATTTAATTGGGCGATGGCGTTTGACACTGTTGAGTCCGTGGTAAAAGATATTGCATTGCTTACTAGATTTCCTTGACTAGGACTACCTAATGCAATGTTCGTTGCTCCACCTGCTGTATTTGAGATAGTTACTGTATTGCTTACAGTTAATGTTCCATTGATATTGGCACCAGTGCTAGTAACCACTGCTACATTTGCGTTACCATTGACTGATATGAAAACATTACCATTTGCTGTTGGGATAGAAACATTACTAGTTCCATTGCTAATCTCATTGTCTGAGATGTTTCCTAAATTAGCAGAGAATGTGATTTGTTGTGGGTATGCTAAGGCATTAGTTGTGATATCTATACCAGAGCCGGCTATGAACTGTACAGTATCTTCACCTACCGCAACAAGACTGGTTTGACCTGCAACTTCCCAAGTTTTGAATGAACTACCTAATTGAATTAATGCATTGCCATTACCTAAATTAGTTACACTAAAACCTGTTGTGGTGTCAAATAATAAATTAGCTACACTTGTTACTGTATTACTAATTGTTCCAGTCGTGTATTGACTTACATTTAAGCTAGAGCCGCCGGAACTTATATTGGTTAAATAACCACCGTCTCCTACAAAGAAGCTATTGGTAGAAACATTGCCAGAAAAATTTCCAAGGTTGGCGCTAACATTCGCAAAATTTGCGTTTCTGTTAGCATCAATTACAAGACTAGCACTGCTTCCAACGCTAACCCCGGTATCCGCGTTGAATGCTTGAGTTGCCATTTATTAAATCAATCTATACTGTGTAGTCCATACTGTAGTGTTGCTGCTAGCTGGGGTAACTTGCAAGTTAATATTTGCTGTTGGTCCAACAATACTCATATTAACTGCTAGCATACCAGTAGTATTACCTAATCTAACTGTTCCAAATACAGCATAATCTGCAGCCGTTCCATTAGTAACTGCTTGCACTGTTGCTACACTGTATTTAGTGTCGCCGGGAGTGGAATCATAACTTTTTACTAAGAACTCTACACCAACGATATCAGTACTTGATATAGTGTAATATGCAATAGTTTGATTAGCACCAGTACTAGTTGTTGTAGTGTTTGCCCATTTAATCAATGTGTTGCCAATATTGGCTTGTTGCATTGCTATAATGTTATTAGAAGTAATATTATTAGCAGTGATATTACCTGTTATAGAAACATTAGCAATATTAGCAGTACCAACAACATTCAAGTCATTAGCTACATTTACATAGTTAGCAGTAGCTAAGTTACCTAAGTTAGCATTAAGTGCAGTTAAGTTACCGCTGAAGTTAGCAACATTACCATTAATCTGTGTTGCTACATTTACATAATTAGCTGTTGCTAAGTTACCTAAGTTAGCATTAGCAGCGGTTAAGTTACCAGTAAAGTTAGCAACATTACCATTTAATGTTAAAGCAACATTGGCATTTCCACTAACTGTTAATAAGTTAGTAACAGTAGCATTATTAGCACTTAAGTTACCAACAATGTTAGCACTAGCATTAGCAGTAATATTATTAGTTAAGATATTAGCACTAACTTCAAGATTAGCAGTCGTAATCATTGCGTTAGAATTAATATTAGCCGCTAATACATTACCAGATAAGTCAATACTTGTACCAGTTGCAGCACCAATATTTGGTGTCGTGAACGCTGCTCCAGCTGGAACATAAATATTACCGTTACCGTCAAACGCAGTTGTTGGGTTAGTGTTACCATCAACCTTAGCACTGAATACTGTGCCGTTTAATGCTAAACCAGCACTAGTATTTGCAGTATATTGACCAGCACCAGAGAACTGTGTCCAAACTACAGGAGTTGTACCAACTGTAACAATTTCCCCTGTTTGTACCCAACCAGTATCTGCATTTTCAGTACCAACAGAAACGAAAGTGAATGCACCATCAAATTCTATTGCTACATTCATATCCAATGAACGAGTCAATACGAAATAATCAGCAACGCCGCCTGCTGTTGTTAGTGTGTATATACCGTTATAAGGAGCATTGCCAGCAGTTTCATTCTTGACTAAGACACGAGTGCCTATTGTTGAAATTGTTTGACCATCAACAACTAATGCACCAAATGCATTAGCAGTAATAGTTGCGCCTACACCAGCTGTACCATTGTTATAAGTATACGCTGGAAGTGCAGCATATGTAGCAACACGAACTGATGCCTTAATATTCAACCCTTGTGCTACGCTATCAACATATGCTTTATTAGCAGCATCAGAGTCACTTGTTGGAGCTGCTACACTTGTGATTCTCTTACTAGAGACATCAACAGTACCATTACCTGATGGTACAAGAACAACATTTATGTTAGCTGCACCAGTTGCTGTACCTGCATTAAGAGTTAGAGCAGTATTAGCAAATGCTGTTACAGTATTAGAAACAAATCCAGTATTTGATGTGATATTACCATTAGCAGTTACATAACCAATTGTATCAACACCACCTGAACTAAAAATTACAGCATTTGCATATCCAGTACCTGGGCTGAATCTGATATTACCACCATTATCAATTTGTACATTACTTGCACCATTAGCAAGGTTACCGATGAAGTTTACAGCATTTACATTACCTGTAAAGTTAGCATTTGCACCTTGTAAGAAACCAGTGAAGTTTGCACTATTAGAAGTAATATTAGTTGTTACACTGATGTTATTAACATTAGCAATATTACCAACTACATTCAAGTTGCCACCTATGTTAGCATTTGTACCAACATATAAAGCATTAGCTATATTAGCTTCAGCACCATTAAATTTAACGTTACCACTGAAGTTAGCAGTATTACCAGCTAATTCTAAATTAATTGTTGCGTTATTTGCTGTGATATTGCCAGTAGTACTGATATTCGCTACATTAAGATTAGTGATGTTAGCAGTATTAGCAGTTAATGTGTCAACGATATTGGCATTAGCACCAACAAATAAATCAGTAGAAATATTTGCAAAGTTAGCATAAACATAACCATCACCGCCGCCTGAATTTGCATAAACATTACCATTTGCAGTTATATTACCGTTAGCTGTTATAGCATTAGCGCCAATAACACCAACAAAACTACCGTCGCCCGGTGCATTGAATGAACCATTTGTATTAGCAAATGTCCAGGTGTAAGCAGAACCTGCATTTGCAGTAATAGTTACATTACCATTTGGATCAGCAATAGTTACATTACTATTGCCATTAAAAATTTGATTTGATTGAGCAGTTTCTTCCCACGCTACATTGCCAGTGCCGTCAGTAGTCAATACATAACCATTACTTCCGCCTGTGATATGTAAATTACTTACACTACCTAATGCAACATTACTTGTATTACTGAAGTTTGCTGTACCACCGATAGCTAAGAAACTATTAGCACTTACAACATTAGCACCGCTGATGTTACCACCTGAACCACTTGTAATAAAGTTAGCAGCAGTAACATTACCACTGAAATTACCAACATTACCATTAAGTTGTGTTGCTATGTTTACATAGTTAGCAGTTGCTAAGTTACCTAAGTTAGCATTTAATGATGTTAAGTTCCCAATGAAGTTAGCAATGTTGCCATTTAAAGTGCCTGTTAGATTTGCATTATCAACGGACAATGTATTTGATGTAGCATCGAATACAAAGTTTGCGCTGCCACTTAAAGTATTAGCAGCATTAGCAAAAACAATTTGTGTATTTGCTAAGTTTGTGTCTTTGATATTAGCAGCAGTTAGTGTGTTAACAATATTGGCATTAGCACCAACATACAAGTTACTTTGAACATTTGCAAAGTTAGCATAGATATAACCGGCAGCACCACCTGCATTTGCATAAACATTACCATTTGCAGTTACATTATTTGTAGCAAAGAAACTATTTGCAGCAAAATCATTACTTACTGCAATACTAGTGCCATTTGCTGTTATGTTTTGTGTACCGATGTAAATACTTGTACCCGACAAGTACAAGTCTTTCCACATGTTTGTAAGATTACCCAATGTATATGTGTTAGATACATTAGGAATTAAATTACTTGTTACATTATTTGTAACATTTAGATTACCAACATTAGCAGTATTAGTTACATTTAAATTACTAGATACATTTACAAAATTAGCAGTAGCTAAGTTGCCTAAATTAGCATTTAAAGAAGTGATATTACCACTGAAGTTAGCAGTATTACCGGCTAGTTCATATGTTATACTTACATTATTAGCATTAGCGATGTTGCCTTGAACAACTATATCATTGGTAAAGTTTGCAAAGTTAGCAGTAACTAGATTACCTAAATTAGCATTAGCTGATTTTAAATTACCACTAAAGTTAGCAACATTGCCATTTAATGTTTGTGCTATATTTACATAGTTAGCAGTAGCAAGATTACCAAGATTAGCATTTAGAGCAGTTAAATTACCACTAAAGTTGGCAATGTTGCCAGCAAGAGTGTCTGATACATTTAAGTTACCTGTAACATTTGCTGTACCGGTAACTTGTAAGGTATTCGTAGAAGCAGTAAATTGAAAATTAGCACTAGCACCAAAATTACCATCATCATAGTACTGAATATATCCATTTGCACCCGCTGGGTTTGACATGTCCCACGGTGCACCATTACTATAATATAGATTATCAGTTAAAACACCCCAATTTGCGTTACTATTTGATATGTTTAAGTTACCACTAAAATTAGCAAAGTTAGCGGTTAAATTACCGTTAATGTTGGCAAACCCATTAGCAGAAAAGTTGTTGGAAGTAATATCACCATTAGCTAAAATGATGTTTTGTTGCGGATTGTCTCCAACTGAGAAACCGCCTATCGAATTGAGTGCTCTAAGTGCCATAAAATATCCCCTTTGTATTATTTATCATTTACCCATTAAATCTCGGCGTACTGTGTGATTACCATGTTATAATTACAAGATGAAGCTGATAATGGAGTAACCCTAAGTACTAAACTTGGGGGTATAGTTAAATTACCTGCATTAAATGCAACATTAAAATTACCCACGCCGCCGTTAATTTCTAGTCCTGCATATTTGTTGTAGTCAACTGCACTACCTAAAATAGTAGATGCAATTTTGACTGTTGTTCTTGTGTTAGCTGTTATATTTGTTGATACTATTGTAAATTCTACTGCTGATACCAATGACGATGGAACAGACCAAATAGTTTGATTAGCACTAGTGCTTGCAGTTGTTGCTGTGTATACTGAAGTTGTAGCAAATTGATAAATCCCTGATCCAACTGTTAAGCTATTAGCTATTAAATTTCCTGCTACGCTCATGGTACTACTTGAATTATTCCAAGTAAAACGACTAGTACCGCCAAATATTCCGCCGTTGTTATATTGAATTGCTGTGTTAGGGCCTACTGGAGTGCCGCCACCTCCGCCGCCTCCGCCATTGACCCATGATAGATTTCCTTGACCATCTGTGCCTAGTACTTGTCCATTGAAACCACCTAATATATGAATATAACTAGCATCCCCTAAGTTAACATTTGAACTATTAAATTCAATGATATTAGCATTTGCTACAAATGAGTTAGCTGAAGCAAAAGAGATATTTCCACCAACACTAACATTGCCCGTAATGAATAGATTACCACCGCTTATTCTATTGCTTGAATTTAAATTACCTGCGGTCGCAGTTCCTGCAACTTCTAATACAAGTAGATTTCCTACACTTGTTATATTTGGCTGAGCATTACTAGTTACATGTGCAGCTAAAGGAACACTGCCCACTAAATTAGCTGCTGTGATATTTGATAAATTGCCGCCGTCTCCTGCAAAACTTTGTCCTGTTACTGCACCAGTTACACTTAAATTTACAAGTGTTCCTACGCTTACAATATTAGGTTGAGAACTATTAATAACTGTATTTGCTGTTAATGCTGTTGATGCTACTCCAGTAAGATTACCAGTAAAGTTAGGTGAATTTACGTTAGGTACAACTAAAGTATTTGTGTTTTGATCATAAGTAAATCCAGCATCTCCACCAAAACTTCCAGCATTATTAAACTGAACTTGAGTATTAGAGCCGCCTGGATTTCCGTTTCCACCTCCACCATTACCACCTGCTGCCCAAGTCAATTGACCTAATCCATCAGTCTGTAAGAAGTATCCATTCAATCCACCCAATATAGAAACATTTGCTACATTACCCAATGATGCAGCTCCTGTAACATTAAGATTAGTAGTTGTTAAAAAATTAGTTGTGCTATTAAAAGTTAAATTAGCACTTGCTCCAAAACTATTACTATTATTAAATACTAGTTGTGTATTGCTTCCTGGTACATATCTTGCCCCATTTGCATAGCGTAAATTATCTGTAAGAACAGTGTTAGCTAGTACGTAATCAGTGTTAACATCTCCGACTACCACTCCACTATTATTAACTACCGGCGTAGGTGGTATACCAACTGTGTATCCGCCTACGCTGTTAAAAGGTTCTGATGCCATAATTATTCCATTGTTATATAGTATTTATGCAAAAACAAAAAAGGCTCCGAAGAGCCCTTTAAGTAAACTTCCCATCCCGAGGGTAAAAGTTTGATTCCGTTTTTATTGGAATGTTAGATTTTGAACTGCGATTTCACCAACGTAGTCAGCAGCGTTACCGAAAGATGACGCTGTGTTAGTTAATTCGATGTAACCATAACGAGTCATAAATGACACGACTGGTTCGAATGTTGATGGATCTAGAACAACACCACTGCTCATCAATGGAATGTATGGGCAATAGAATGCTGCTGCATCAGTTTCGCTTGAACCTTTATAACCAACCAATACTGGTTGTGTATCAGGTGCATAAGAGTTTACGAATACACGCATAGCGCCATTCAATGTACCAACAAACTTAGTGTTTGTAGGTGCTTCGAATGTACCTTCTGTTGTACGAGCAAAAGCTGAAGTAGTTGCAGATTGCAATACTGTCAAGCTAGCTGGAGATACAACAGCCCAGTTACCAGCACCACGACGGGTACGTTGAGCGATCAAGTTAGCAACACGATTGATAAGAACAGCTAGTGCAGCATGTTCATCACCAACGTATGTAGCTGTACCAGATACAGTAGCTTGGTTGTATGTGTACTCAGTTGTAGCTAGAGTAGCAAGTGACAATAGAATCTCTTGGTCGATTTCAGCAGTAATTTCTTGTGCTAGTGCTGCCATGATTTCTGCTTCAACGTCAATCCCATGTTGTGATTGTGCGTCTTGAGCAGCTTCAAATGTCCAACGTGCTTGTAACTTACGTGACTTAGCTTCAACAGCTTGACGCAAGATTTGCACAGAGATTTGCTTACCACCGTTACCTTCAAGCGCAGCAGTATCGTTACCAGTGTAGTAACTTGTGCTTGTATCAGCTTGAGGTGTACGTGAATACGCTTGAGCAATCAAGAATGGACTTAATGCTTCTTGACCAGCTGTAACGCTAGTTTGAGCAGCACTATTGTCTGTTAATGACTGAGCATAACGAACACGTAGAGTATGGATCTGACCAACTGGTCCTGTCATTGGCTGAACGCCTACCAATTCGTTAGCGATAACGGTTGGCATAACACGACGGATAACTGGAAGAATCACACGGTTTAATGTAGCGATGTTACCAGCAGTTGTTGTACCTGCTGAAGATTCAGCAAGTAGTTGCTTTTTAGTGTTTTCTAAGATAACACTCATTGTTGACTTGCGAGTTCCTTTTAGACCTTCTAACAGGGCTTCCTTGGTCTCGTTCCAACGTCCTTCTAATAATACTTTTGACATTTTATATCTCCTAAATTATGTCTATTTTAAAGCCCTGCCAGGCGTTTGATATCGATAACGTTATCACGTTGATCCATATCTACTTCTTGTTTAATGGCAGATTTATCACCAGTTACCTCTTGAACACTTTCACGCAGAATAGGCTTGTTAGCTTTCTTCTCTGTTCCACTGTTTAGAACTGCTGGTAGATACTTGTCGAAAGTGTTTTGTAACTTTGGTGTTTGTACACTTTCTAGTAAGTCCTTCATTACTTTTGCCTTCTCATCGTTTAATGGAGCAAGTAAATCACTCATCATTTTTTCACGTTGATTAGACTCTTTGATCATACGGACTTCACGTTCTTTTGTCTCAATCAATTTTTTAGATTGATTAAGTACTGTCATGGATTCGGCTAATTGTTGGTCTTTCAATTGTAGAGCATTCATAAGTTTACGTGTTTCAGCTTTATCATTCAAATGAGTGACTGAGAACTCGCTTGCAAAACTTTCAAATATTCTACGTCCAAAATTGTTCTCACGAGCAATTTTGATATCTTCCCTCAACTGACCTAATTCACCCTTAAGATGTTTAGTAACAGCTTCGTTCATTCTCTTAGCAGATTCTGTCACAAAGCGTGACTTCAATACTTCAAGTTGTTTACGACCTTCAGCAACTAACTTAACCTTTGCTTCTACAACTGCTTGCTTGTCTTGTGTGAATTCTTTAATTTCACGGGCTAGTGCATGAACAATAAATTGCTCAAGTTTTTGCTGACTTTCTAATTGTAGTTTGCGTTCAGAGCGCAATTCTTTAATTTCTTCGGCTAGTTTAGTAACCATAAAATTATTGAATTTAACTGCACTTTCACGCAGTTGTTGTTTAGCTTGTACGCGGTCTTCGTTCATTGCTTGTTTCTCAGCTTGAAATTCGGAAATTTCTTCTGATAAACTTTCTGTAACCATTTTATCTAGGGCTTCAACCATCACGATTCTGTCATGTTCATAACGTTGTGCGAATTCTTCACGTAATTCAACACGTACTTGCTCACGTGCCTCTTGTAACTTAGATTCCCATGCTTCGTTAAGAGCCTGGCCTACATCTTCGTTAATAAGTCCACTTTCAAGTAATGGCTTGATAGCATCAAACATGCTGTTTCCCCTTTATTTAATTTTGAGATCATTGATGAGGCGCATTACTTCCTCCTTCAAGTATTTCTCTACTTTCTTGTTGCCATTTGCATCTTTTGCAATATCCATCAATTTATGACCATGACGCATATTCATCATACCTTCATAGATTGCTTTAGGATACGCATTAGGTGCGCTTGGTTGTGCAACAATATCCACTGTGACTATTTCAAAGTCACTTACTTTGCCGTTCATGTCGTCCACGTTACCGCTACCACGACTTGAAACGCCGAGTTTCACCCCACTCTCCAACATAGTAGCAACTAATTGCCCCATTGGAGTTGGTAAAATCTTTAACTTGCCGAACCCGTTAGCACCGTCCATCCACATGGTAGTAATCATATGTGATACACGGTCTAAGTTGATCTTTAAATCATCTGGGTGATCTACTTCACCTAATACAGAATGACCTTCTGTAATCTGTTCGTTCAATGTTTGTACAGCAGATTCGATTTCAGAAACGGGGTAAACACGCTCATTGGCGTTTTTTACCCCACCCTGAATGAAGATACCTTTCATGTAAAGGTTCTTCTTATCGCCTTCACTTACACTTTCAACCACCATGCTGGCACGGTCAAAAGTTAAGTGTTCCTTGAGATACAAAGCCATTGCTCCAAGATTCCTTTTATAGTTTACGCTTTACTGGCTTGCGTGATTCAATAACGCTCTTGCTATTAGAGCCATTATCACCTGCTTTTGGTTTTGGTGCAGCTTCTAAATCAGCATTGTTTTGTGCTGGAGCATTTTTCCACTTGTTAGCGTCTTTTACTTGTGTCTCGCCTTTTGAGTAAAAGTTGCTAGGTCCTTTAGGACTTGTAGGAACTGTCTCACTTGCGCCACTGAACTTTACCGGACGACTGTCCATTCCAGCTTGTCCACTGTTTTGTAAACTTGTGCTTTTTGTGTTTTGACCATTGTCACCATGAGTTACAGAAACTTTCTTTAGTGTGATAGCTTCCATCATAGCGCCTTCTTCGTCATGGTCTTGTTCCATGTCGTGAGTTAAATCTGCACCAGCTTCTTCTGCACCATCGTCAAATTCAGCATCAGACTCATCATCGCCCATTTCGTCATCACCATTGCCCATGATTTGCTCAAATTCAGCCATCAATTGGTCTAACTTATCTTCGATGCTTACTAAACGATCTTCGGTGCCTTCACCTTCCATATCGTCATCGGCTTCAATATCAATGATATCTTCATCACCTTCATCATCAAAGTCAATTTCTTCATCTTCTTCTTCGGTCATGCCTTCTTCTTCAGCCGAGATTTCATCCATCATCTGACCTACTTGACCACCCATGCCTTCGTCCATTTCATCGTTCATTATATCTTCATAGATTTCGCGGCTTTTTTCAACTACGATATCATGGAATAATGCACGGGCTTGTTCTTCATTTTCATTGATAATTAAATCAATTAGTTGTTCAAATTTTTTGTTATCCATTGTATGTTTCTCCTAAGTAATGGCTTTGTAGAATTATTTAGTGACTATTCACCAAACATGCTCAATAAGCACGTATTTTTTACGTTTTTAGGGAAACTATAGAGATTTAGACTGTAGGAGTCTCAGCATCTGGCTTTGCGCCATACTGCTCATGCACTTTTTTGATATATTTTGCTTTTTCAAAATTTCTAACATCTAACATTTTTCTAAGTTTACGTATCTGTCTTAGTGTTAGTTTTGTTTTACGACTTTCTTTCCACTTTGGTTTACTGTTGTCCGCGCTGGTATCTTGATAACCTTCTACAGCTGGATTAAACATTTCAAAAAGTTTCATAGAATAGTATTTATCTTACATTGCATTACCGGACGGAGCAGGCATTCCACCAGGAGTATTACCGGCGTCTGTTACTGCACCTGCTACTTCTGGACCAGCTTCTTGGCCTTCTTCTGGTTGATTCTCTAGTGAATCAGCAGTCTCTAAGTCAGCATCGATATCACCTGCACTAATACCAATATTACGAAGGTCGCTACTTTCTGGCTCAACATCATCGTCTTTACCATTTTCTTCACGCCACATCTTCTCATTCTTATTGATTTCTTCTTCACTCAATCCTAAGAATCTCTCTAATGCAAAACGTTTACTCATATAAGGAAACGCTTCCATAGCTTGGAATGTAGCAACTCTAGCTGTATCTAACTCGCTTTGACGATAAGCAGCAAAGTTTTGCGGTGGATTGAATTCTAATGTGAACAATCCACTATCGATATTGAAGCCTCTCCAACGCAAGAATAACTTGAATTCTTCGTCTAATTTATGACTCATATACTTCTGTAGTCGTTCGCAATATTGATTGAAACGGAATTCTTGAATCATGGCAGTACCAACACGGCCATCACTTAATGGCGTAGTATTGTCATCAGGCCCAGTGGGTAAGTAACTACTTGGGACACGCAGTCCACGTGCTAAACGATTATTGAAATATTTTAAGTCATCAATTTCACCCAAATTTTGTCCGCCGGGCAATACTTCAACACTACTACCACGGCCATCTGCTGTGACTGGGAAGAAGTAATCTTCGTTCATTGATAAAGGATTATAACTAGCATCTACAATTGCTGAACCACCATGAACTGATGGGATACGTCTTTGATGAATCTCATTCTTAATACGCTCAACAAAAGCCATAGCTAAGTGACTTGGCATATTGCCAACATCAATCTTAAACATTCTACGTTCCGGAGCACGTTGTACACGATAGATAAGAACCGCATCTTCTAATAATTCTTTTTGCTTATAGACTTTGAAAATGTTCTCTAAGATACTTTGTCCAAATGGCCAAAATTTATCTAGTCCTTCAGTCAAACTCAAGTGAACAATATGTTTAGAATCAATTGCCGACTCACTTTGTCCTAATGTAAAACGACTACCAGTTGTATTATACGGCATACTTGGTACTGTATATCCACCACCTGCTCCACCACCACCTGTACCACCCATACCAGTTGCTGGGTTAGCAGCAAAGTCTGTATTTGTTTTAGTTGCAACTGTAAGATTTTGTAAGTTTATGTTTATATCTTTGATAACATACTGCTCAGGCTTCTTACCTTCGCTTTCATTTACAATAACTTTAATAACTTTTGTATTATCAATCCAGTATAGCTTGAAGTTTTCTGGATCACGAACAAAAACTTGATCCCCATATTTTATAGTATTACGGAATATTTTGAATGTTCTTGTTCCAAATTCGTTTAGTTTACACCATTGTTGTAATTGTGTCTTAAGCAATTCTACTTCGTGAGGAGTTGGATCCTCAGTAAATGCTAGATTAAATGGGGTATCATTATGTTCGTTTTTCTGTGTACTGAATTCTGAAATGATATCTAAACATGCGTTAATTTCAGCATCAACGTCCATCATTTCATATTGATTATATCGTTCAATACGATTTGGGTGACCAGTATAGACTTCAGGAAGTCTACTCATGTAGTTTTTATAACCCATTTCAGCGTTATTCCAACCACCTGTTTCAGAACCATTTTGTCCTGGGCTACCATTCCATGCACCGGAATTACTATTCCCTCCACCTATTGGACTGGAAATACCACTTTTATTCGTAAAACGTTTTTTATAGGTCATAATATTATCTAGTATTTAGCGTTAGACCTGAGAATACTTTAATAATTTGTTAGTGTAAGTATTGGTTGTGCTTACTTTGTCAATGAGGTCATCAAATTTTGATTCCATCATTGAGTATAAATCCATTAATATAGCAGAACTGTTGTCTTTTGAAGATGTAGTATTGTTGTCTGCTACTACAGAAGATAATGCACTTTTTGTTGCTCCACCATCTTGTTGCCCTTTGTCAATTGATATTTTGTCTCCTGGGTTTGGAAGTGGAACTACCGCTTCTCTACCATGTAGTTCTACTGGATATCCTCCCGGAGGACCATTAAACACTCCACCGGTTTTAGCCATAAGAGTACCACCTTCACTTCTAGTAGCACTAAAATGCATTGCATCTTTTTTACTTTGCCAATTACCACCCCATCCTAATCCAAGATTACCTGCTATTGTTCCAATATTTTCAGGCATATCGGTTATTAATTTACTTCCCATTGGATTAGTTTTTTCATTAATATCAAGCGCAGCACCTTGGGCGTGTGCGCTCATAACATCGGTGCCAGCTATCTTTCGATTATTGTACCCGCCCATATCATTAATTTTATAACCTGCCATGTCAAGATGATTAATCAAATTTTGAAAATTGTCTGCAACATTTTTATTGACTTGTGCTGATGGACCACTTTTACTAGTGACGCTTTTTAATTCTGGTTTTGGTCCGCTGCCACCTCCTGAAGGATCACCTGCACCCATAGCTCCTGCACTACCACCTCCGCCTTTACCGCCAGCCATTGCCATACTATAAGCTGGGCTTGAACCATACGTTTTAGCAAACCCTGCAGCAGTTGTTGATGCCGGATTTGATTTAACTTGTTGTTCTAATTTTGTTGTTTCATTAGCTAACCCTAATTTTCTTTTTTCTAAGTCTGCTAATTCTTTCTTCTTTGTTTCTATACTTTTACTAAAAAATCCTGTTTCGTTATCTTCGACTGATTTTTTTGCAAGTCTGTATTTTTCTTTTGCTTCTTTTTCTTCTAAATATTTTGCAGATCCTTGAATAGCTAGTAACTCTCTTTTCTTTGGATCTTTTTCTTTATTCATTTGAATATTCAAATCCGTCACAGCTTGTTCTTTTAATTTAAGTTCTTGTTCAGCTAACTTAAATTTCTCATCTGCTTGCTTTTTAGCTTTTTCTGGATTTTCAGTTGACTCTTTGAGACTCTTTATTCTTTCTTCAACTGACTTTAATTCTTTTTGTTTATCAATCAAATTCTCGGCATCTCTTTGAGATTTGTCTTTTCCAGTTAATGTTTCTTTAAGAGTGTCTGATGGATCACCAATAAACTTCAAAACATATCTGCCAAACTGTTCAACATATTCAAAGAATTTCATTATTGGACCTGATAAAGATTCTGGTAATTTTTTAATCATTTCTTTCATAATGTTTGGAAATTCCGTTGATAATCCCATTACATTTTTTTCAAATGCTATTTGTGTTTCTTTAGCTTTTTGAGCAGCGTCTGCTTGAGCCTTTGTAAATGGATCCGTAACTTCTCTTTGTTTGTCTAAGAACGCAGCAGCATCGAATGGTTTTCCAGCTTTTTTCGCATCAGCTTCTGCTTTTCTTAAACCTGCTATTTGCTGTTCAAATTTTTGTCTGTCAGCAAAGTTGTCTTGCGTATATCCAGCAACTTCTCCTACTGTTCTAACTAAAAATGCATTTCCTTTATCTTGTTTTTCTAACCCTTGAGCAACCAGCATTTGCATTTTTACTTGGTCTTTTCCTCCACTATCTATATACCTTAACAATTCCCCTTGGTTTTTCATCATTGCTACTTGACCTGAATCAAGAGCAGCACCTGATACTCTTTTTGCCAAAGCTGCTGCAAATTCCGGCATAGTTGCTTTCAAACCGCCAGCAAGTTCTTCAACAACTCCTAATTTTCCAGCTTGTTTAGTATCCCCGCGTTGCATTGCAATATTTTTAGCCGCACTAACTTGTGCCATTGCTCTTATCGCATCTCTACCTTTTTCTTGATCTTTTCTAGATTGCCCGGTCAATGCTGCAACTCTATCTAGTTCTCGGATATAGTTAGCAGTACCTATTTTTAAATCAGTAGCAGATTTATTTTGTAGCGTTCCAAGTGAACGCTGTTGTTCCATGTACTTTAATGTATGTGCTGCCATTTCCTCATTGGTCAGACCCATCTGACGGAATACATCTCCTAGTCCAGATTTAATAACTGATCCAGCTACATCTGTGAATTTTTGTACACCTTCTACCGCAGAACTAGCAAATGTAGCTAAACTTGCGCTGCCTTCTACTAAAATTTTGTTAAATTTACCAAAGTCTTTTACAGACATTGATACTTGTCCAAGTTGTTTCCACAGTGTAGTCATTCCACCTGCACTAGTTAGTGATGCTGATGAAAGTTGAGTAAAGTCTTTATATAATTGATCATATATTGCTGCTTGCTTTGCTTGAAGTTCAGCATCACGTTTCATTTTTTTAGCTTGTGCTTCTTTCTCATAGCCTTCATATGCTACTACAGCACCTACTAGTAACATTATTACGCCAACTAATGCTCCTATTGGTCCACCTAATATAATCATCTGTACCGCAGTCTTTGCAGCTTCTGCACCTAAACTAACCATACTAGAACCAGTAGATTCTAATGCACCCGCTAGTGCATTCATTTCGGCTGATACTTGTGCAGCGGCTGCGGCATTAGCCCCTGCACCATCAAGTATAGCATTTTGATATGCTATTGTTCCTTCATATGCACCTTTGATGCCTGCAACAAACAAATCAAAGGTGCCTTTGATTGCTAATTTACCTAAGTCTGCTCCTAATTTTAAAACATTTCCAGCCATTTGTCTTTGTACTTCGTCCATCTGCTTAAGTATATCAAGATATGCACGTTGAGCTAAAGTTAAATGATCAGTTTCTTTTGTTACTTTTCCATACTGGTCAATAGTTCTACCAATTGCAGCATATGCTTTGGTCATTGCTGCTTCGTTTCTTAACTCAGCTTTATATCTTTCTTTACCAGACTCGCTTAATTTTTTATAAGTACTATCGTTTTCTTCTAGTGCTTTGTTTAGTTGTTCTTCTGCTTTTTTACGCAGGTTATCTTCAGTTACTCTTTGTCTTTCAATTTTTCCTAATATTGCATTGCCTTCTTGGACATATTTTATACTAGCGCCTAACTCATCAAAATTCCTTCTGACTCTAGCATCAATCTCTTGTTTTTCTTTTCTCTGTTGATTCCAATATGATTCTTCCAGCTTTCTTCTCTTGTTTAATTCGTCTTGAGCATCTTTTTCTTCTTGAGTTAATTCTCGTCTAGCAGTAGTTTCAGAATCAATGGTTTCAGTGGAATGATCAACACCAGTAGCCATTCTTTCCAAGGCTTCAGCGATTCTGTCAAATCTCTCAAATAATTCTTGTTCGTTCATCATACTTTATTTTTCCGTTATTCCGTAACCAATAAATAGTTTACTTGTATTTAGTGTTTTAAAAATACAATATTTTGGAGAATTATCAATGAACAACCCCTTAAAACAGTATTTCCGCAGACCTGCATTGTATCTTACACTACCTAGTAAAGGGCAATATTACCCTGAGGGATCCATCGACATGCCTGAAAGTGGTGAACTTCCTGTTTACCCCATGACTGCTATTGATGAAATTACTAGTAAAACTCCAGACGCATTATTTAACGGTAGCGCGGTCGTTGAGATTATAAAAAGCTGTATTCCTGCAATCAAAGATCCATGGAAAATGCCAAATATAGACATAGACGCTATATTGATTGCTATTCGTTCAGCAACTAATGGAAATGAATTAGAAATAAAATCAAATTGTCCAGAATGTGAAAATGAAGGATCCTACGCTATTAATCTAGGTGGTTTACTACAAAGCATTAAAAATGTTGATTATGGTAATACTTTTCCAATTGGTGATTTAATAATCAAATTTAAACCAATTACATATAATGATAGTAACAAACTTAACTTAGCACAGTTTGAAGCACAAAGAGAAATTTCAGTTTTGCAAGAAATGCAAGATGATAATTTACGAAATACTAAATCCGGCGAGATAATGAAAAAACTATCTACACTTAATATGAACTTGATATCTATGACTATAGAATCTATAAGTGTTCCTGGAGAAACAGTAACTGATCCTAAATTTATTATTGAATTCTTATCTTCATGTGATAGAAGTACATTTGAAAAGATTCGTACTACTATGGTAAATCTAAGATCCGATTCAAATATTAAACCACAAAAAATACAATGTGTAAATTGCTCACATGAATACACACAAACATTAACATTAAATGTAACTGATTTTTTCGATTAAGGCTTCTTTCTCTGAACAACGAGCAGATACAAAAATTATTAGATGATCTGGAAAAAGAAGCCTTTAGTATAAAAGAATCTTCGTTAAAGTTTTCTTGGTACATGCGGGGAGGGGTAACATATGAAGATATACTTAACATGTCCCCGAATGAAAGAGAAGCCATTGGCAGGATAGTAGAAGATAATTTAGAAACTACTAAGAAAACACAGATGCCATTCTTCTAATCCGTAATTATTCATTTATCAAAATCGGGATATCCATTTAAAGACAAACTTCGTTTGTCTAAGACCTCACTTCGTTCGGTCTTATTTTTCTACAATTTTGTATTCTCAAAAACTTTATTGTATCGGATATATATTGCCGCTTAGAGAGCCATGGTAGTGCAAATTTGCACTACCAATGGAAACTTGCCATGCCCGTCATCCTTTGCCATCTGTTCCCCGTATAATTGCCTATTTCTGACATTATACGCAACCGGTTGTCCTGTAGTGTTTTTGGGACTGTAGTGAAGCTACCAATGTCTTTCAATTGATTCTTCGACAACGCATGTTCTATATCCGCAAGATAGAGTTGGATATAGACTCATTGAAGGTTCGCTTTGACGAGAGCCTTCTCGGTTTTCCTTATCATTACTGATAAGCATACTCCAGATCCGTCAGCACAGCACAATCTGTACAAACTCAAGGAGGACTCACAACTGAGCCAACAAATTTTTAAACATTAATAGTTAATATGGAACTTTGATTTGACTTGGTGTCTGTTGAACAATATGATTTTAATATTGGTATATTATGTAAGAAGAAACTATCAAATTCGAAAATCATCCAGTCTCCGTGTTTTTGAGAGGTGTAATAAGTGAAATTGTCCGCAACCCATGTTAGTTTGCTTTGTACACAAACATAGCGACCTTTACGATTAAACTTCAGAAAAAGAATATTCACATCGTCTGGATCAGCAACATCCATTAGTTGCGTTAGCCAACCATCTAATACTTTACACTCTCCAGTAAGTATCAAATGAAACGGAAAATCTGCATAAAACTTACACTCAACATTCATTCTACTGAATGATTGTCCAGGTACAATATCGCCCTTAAATGAACGAACTTGCCCCTCATGTAATATTTGTGTTCTATGTTGATTCTTCCCGCCCACATATGCTCCAGACCCTGGGGCACGAATAAAACTTTCGCCGTAAGTATCGGATAGATATTTAGCGATTTCTCTTTCGAAACCTGAACCTTTGTTTTTCTGTGGACTTGACATAATCATACTTATGATGTTTTAACGTTACCTAAAAATTTACAATTCTCAAAGTGCCATCGTTTCATTATACCAAACCCACCGTCAACACCACAATGTGGACATGTAGATTTTAGTTGTGGGCCCTTTAGTTTACCTAAACTTTCACTTCTTCTGCGATCTCTCATCTCGTCGGCTTTATCTTTTCCAAATATTTCTTCATAAGTTTTGCCCTTCTTACTAACAGACATTGCTTCTTTAGTAGAATCAGTGTGTGTTTTTTTATAAAATGGATTTAGTTCACCTTTCATTCTGATGCTATGATTTTTTGCATTTTGTTCTCTCGCTGTTGCATACTCTTTGGCATCAATAATATAATCTCGTCCTTGATTTTTACTTTGTTTATTCATCATACGCCATAATGCACTCCACATTTTACCGTTAGCATTATCTACTGTCATTTCAGTTAGGAGTTTATGACACATAAAATGTTCTTCGGCAGTCAACCATACTTTATTAGAAATAATATCTTGTCCTCCCAAACATTTAGGAATGATATGGTGGTCTTCAATGTATCCTCTGATTTCCATAGCTTCAGACTTTTTTATAGTGCGCGGGCATATATTATTTGCTTGAGTTATAATTTCATAATATCTAATATAAGATTCGTTTTTGATAAACATAAGTTCTCCTGTTTGGATTCACTTCTTATTTATCATTTTTTGAAAAATTAATTAATATCAGTTGCCGAAGAATATGATGTAAACCCTGCTTCCTTTATAACTTTCAACACATTTGGAACACGACCAGCTAATTCTTCTCTATGACTGACAAGCCAAATAGACTTCTTTCTACGACGGCTCATGTCTTTAAGAATAGCAATAGCGTTTTCAACCCCCATTGTGTCTAGTCCACTATCAATCAATTCATCAATAAACAATGTATTGATTGGGCTATACAAGTTCTCCCAAACATCTCTAAACGCAAAACTCAATCCTAGAATCAATCTATTGCGTTCGCCACGACTCAAGTTATCAAAATCAAGTTCACGACCCAATTCTGTAATCTCAACTTGTAAATCGTTTTTGAATATTACATTATGCGGCAATCCAATCTTGTCTAAGTAATGCGTCAGTCTACCATTCAAGTATGATAGATTCTGGTCAATAATCTTTTTACGAACAAAGCTATCTTTGCTAGTCAATAAGTCAAGCAAGAACTTCTGATGTTCCATAGTACGTGTCAACTTGTTAATCTTATCAAAGTTAATCTCTTGTAATGCTTTGTTTTCCATCTCAATTATCTGCTCACCGTATGGATCAACCTCAACCGTCTTGTTCTCAATTTGAGTAATCAAATTTTCAAGTTGGCTGTTGTGTTTAATAGCCTGTGCTTCTGTATCATAATGTGTTACAGGCATAGTACCCAATACACCCAATTCTTTTAATGATTGAGAATATTCTAGTTGTTGATTATTAGTAGCTAAAACCTGTGCCCCGGCTTCTTGTAATGCGTTTTGCTTCTCTGCCAATACATTTTCATGTTTTGTATCGTGAAACTCTTGTCCACAAGCATAACAAGTGTGATTTTTTAAATCATCAATTTCTTTCGTTAGTTTGTTGACTATTTTTGATTCTTTAGCTTCATCAGCTACACAACGAGCAATCAGCTTGTTAAGGTCATCAATAGACTTGCGCTTTTCATTATATGTAGTTAAATCTTTGTGAGCCTGTAACTCCGCAGCAATATCAATAGTAATCAACCGTTGATAATCAATAGCAAGACGCTCTAAATCCTCATCATGTTTCATTTTCCACAACTTCTGTCTACGCTTTGTAGCATCAATCTGTTCTTTAACACGCTTATTGGCTTCTTCAATTGCTTTTACATTGAATTCTTCTTGTTGTATATTATCTTTGGTATCTTTCAGCATACCTTTGATGACTTCAGCCTTCTCAGACAATAGCGTAATGCCTAACAATTGTTCAATGATATCACGCTGTTCGTTATTTTTAAGTGCTAGAAATGGTTCGGAATAAGTGTTCAATGCTACGATATGCTTGAACATATCGGCGCTCATGTGTATAACCTTTTCAATCGCAGCTTGTGTTTCTTTGTTCTCACCTTGTGCGTCATCCATTCCTTTTTGCAATGAATTATTAACATAGAATCGTAACACATTTGGCTTACGACCACGCTCAATCTTATACTCAATACCCTCAACACTAAACTCTAATGTTACCATCATGTTTTTAGCATTAGTACGATTGACTAGATTATCTTTACGAATGCTATTGATAGGTACACCAAACAATGCATAGGATAACCCTTGGATCAATGTAGTCTTACCAGTACCATTACGAGCCCCATCACCACCTAAGTCTAAGTTCTCACCTAGGATAAGTGTTAGTTCTTGTCTGTCAAAGTTTACTGCTTGTGTTACTTGACCAATGCTTAAAAAGTTCCGTAATGTTATATTTTTTAATACTATCATTTTAATTTTCTAAAAAACTTATCTTTAGCTATTTTTTCAGCTTTTAATGTTTGTTCTATTATGGTTTCCAGTCTAAGTTTGACTTTGATCAACCGTCTTTGCTCAGTCAAAACACCAACATAAGAATGTGTATTAGTCAATTCAGATAATGCTATACCCAAATGTTTGTTAACCTTCATCAATGATTCTAAATCTCTGTATTCTTTTGGTTCTATCATAGATTGTTATAGATGTCCAACAATATCTTTTTATCAAAGCTATTGCTCTCAATGCTATTGATCTGGTCGATGATGATCTGGTCTACTGATTCAAACTTCAAGTCACCACGACCCTCTTGTTCAACTTGGTCTACTTTCATTGGTATCAACGCCATCTCCCTTAGTTTATGTTCTGGAATTAATGTTTCACGGATGAAATTAGCTTCTTCGTATGAAATATCAATATCAAGATGTACTCTAACATGACTATCAATCAATAGCAAACCCTCTGGGTTTTCAAGCACATCACTTAACTTATAGACACGGAACAATGGTTGACGAGGCCAGCTATGAAAGACTGGGTCTTGTCCCCATTCTAATATCATCATGCCTCTAGCATCGTCCCCTGCATCAGCATAGTTATGTGGGAAGGCATTGCCAATGTACCACACATTAGCACGGCTTTGTCGTTTATGAAAATGCCCACTGAATACTTTATCAAAACTTTTCATGTGGTCAGTATTGATCTCACCATGATCGGGCATCTCTACCATAGCATTCATATAGAATCGTGGTAATTCAAAATGACCAAACAAGTATTTCCCACTTAGTTTTTGTACCTTCTTGTAATCATCCTGTACAAGCCAGGGTGCAATGACTACATCTCCTTGGCTGAAGAAGTCATTGACGATTTGTACGTTTGGTAAATGTTTAGCCCACTCAACACTATGAATGTCCCTGCGGTCACGATAATAAAGATCGTGATTGCCCGGTATAAAATATACCCTATCAAAGTTATCATTTAGTTTCTCCAGTGCTTGTAATCCAAACTGTAGTGTATGAATGTTGATACTTGCTCTGTGATGATTGTAATCACCCAAGAAGAAACACGTTTCACATCCCTCACTCTTTGCTTTCTTTATGAACCAATCTACAAAATTATTGCAGTCTTGATTATGTTGCAGGCTATTTGACTTAAGGCCAAAGTGAATGTCAGTAAACACCGCGGCTTTTTTAAAAAGGTTACTCATCTAGTTATTGTATAGTAAAGCCAATGTGAAATCAATCACATTGGTAAAATTATTCTTCGTACACCACTGAACTCATACCAGCACCCAGCCCTTGACGAGTCCAGCTTGGGTTAAGTCCATTAATCTCTAAGATATCGTCACGTATATTTTGATTACGCTTTTCCGTATTCAGTACACGACAGAAACTATTTGTAATTGCTGCGGTATAGTATGCGAATGGGTTAGCACTTTTGGCTTCGTTGAATCGTAATCCAACATATGTAAGTTGAAGAATAGCTGAATTACGCATCTCATCATTGTATGTGTACCCACGCCAATTATACTTCATAGCATATTTTTCGCACATCATAATATACATACGGGCTAGTTTGTTTGTGACCTGTCCATGATCTTTGCTGAATTCCCCAGACTCTAGATCACCTTTCCAATGACTTTTGCCTACGCAATAGAATGTATTGTTCTTGTCGATCATATAATGTTGGAATGGTGGAAAGTTAACTTTGACATGTACCATGTCATCTACTTCTGCTTTGGTCGTCACATCTTCTAAATCTGCAAAAATCTCATCTGGATCAACTTCTTCAAATTCAAAGATATCCTTTGCGGTTTTCTTTTTAACTGTTTTACGGGGAACTTTTGGGGCTACTGGGACATGATCCCAATTCATTACTCTAAATACTAAATCTGTCACTAGAATAGATTCTGGGTCAACTGAATCTTTTGCTCCTGCTTCTATCCCTAACCTAGTAGCCCTAGTTTCTTTTGCTTGTTGAATAGATTCTGGTTTAAATGCATATTCTAAACTATCCTCAATTGAAGATTGGGGCATATCTACTATAAAATCGTATCTATGATATTCTGGTTTGGCAAAATGACAATATGCGTTTTTACTTTCGTGTATCTCTTTTAGTATATCTTTGTTGTTTAAATAGTTGACAGGTTTTCTTGAGGGTAATGACATAGTTCTCCTTGATTTGATTATGCTTGACTGATTATAGCATAATAGTTGCAGAAATGCAACATATTTTTAGCAGAAACGGTAAAAATAGCGTATTATATTTATGCTAAATAGTATATAAGGATAAGAACAACATGCCATTTTATACCCCGAATAATTTAGCTAGTAGCAGTTATGTTGCTACTATGCCGCCTTCGTCTAAAGATTCGGCTTTAGCTTGGTCTCAACAATTATCAACAATACAAGAAAGTAAGCTAGCTGAAAAAAATGCCGCAGTAGAATCAGCAACTCAAGCGTTAGCACAAGCGCCAACTCGACAACAAGTAAATGCTGCTAAAGAGAAAGCAGCAGACCCCACACTTAGTCAAGCAGAAAGAGATGCAGCAAAAGCCCAAGCAGTGGCACTTGATAATCAACGAGCCGATGCATTAATTGCTAAAGGTGAAGCTGAAGCAGCAGCAGCAAAACAAGCCGCGGTTGTTGCTGAAACCAATGATGGAATAAACAATTTAAAGCAAGCAGGTGCTATTGAAAATCCAGCAAAACAACCTTCAACTAATTCAGCAGGCGAACCAGTACAAGCTGCAACCCCTGCTCAAGTTCTTCCTACTAGCAATCCAGCAGAACCTGCAGTCGCAGTTACGCCGGTTGTAGAAAATGCAGTACCGGCAGCAGTTACTGCTGTGGCAGAGACGCCGGTTGCTGCCCCTGTAGTAGAAAACGCAGCACCTGCGCCAATAACTACGATTGAAGCAGCACCAGCACCGAACGCAGTGATACAACCACAAAAACAAGCCGAAGAAACTGATGACCAAGCAAGATTAAGAATCACCCGTGAAAATGAAGCCCGTGAAGATGCTAGAATTGAAGCTGCTGCTGCTGAAAATAATAATACTTATAGAGGGACATCTGCCGCAGAACAAAATACACGAGAAGAAGCGACAAATCAAGATATATCAAACTTTAACAGCAAAGAAGATTGGCGTGTACGATTAAGTTTAGCAAGTGGTGCGGATTATTTATATAAGTCATCTGAGCCCGGTATATTAAGTCCATTGGCAACAACTAACGGGGTTATATTTCCCTATACTCCTGCTATTTCAGTTGCATATGCAGCACAGTATGATCCTACTACATTAACACATACAAATTATAAATTTTATACTTATAATAGTAGTTCGGTTGATCAAATTACACTAAGTTGTGACTTTACAGCACAAGATGTTTTTGAAGCTAATTACTTATTAGCAGTCATTCACTTTTTTAGATCCGTGACAAAAATGTTTTACGGTCAAGATCCGGGTCCAGTTCCAGGTACACCTCCACCATTATGTTATCTTACAGGATTAGGTGCATTTCAATTTGATAATCACCCACTTGCAATAACTAATTTTACATACTCATTGCCAACAGAAGTGGATTATATTAGAGCAGGTTCTACACAAGAACAACCTAAATCAGGTGCAACATCATCAAGGAGCAATAGTAGAATTCAAAATGCTGGATTACAATCAGGAGCAACTGTTGCGCCACCTCAATTTTCGGGAGCATATAGAGTACAAGAACCTACTTATGTCCCTACAAAAATACAAATATCGATAACAGCAGTTCCTATTGTTACGAGAAATGATGTAAGTAATAATTTTAGTCTTAGAGATTATTCAACAGGAAGACTACTAAGAGGTAGTCAACTACCATCCGATGGAGGTTTTTGGTAATGATAAACACTTTATATCCGGCATCTAGTCCGTATTACAATACAAGTATTGTTAACGGTCAATATTTAGATACTATGTCTAATAGACCTATACCAATGGATCCGTCGGATATATATTGGGAAATAACACCAGTATACGAATATCGACCTGATTTATTAGCATATGATTTATATTCAAATAGTACATTGTGGTGGGTATTTGCAATGAGAAATCCAAATATGTTGAAAGATCCTTATTTTGATTTTGTAGCAGGTACTAACATATATTTGCCTAAGGGAACTACTATAAATCAAGTGTTAGGGATATAATAGATGGTAACTAGAACTGTATATCCAGGTGGACTTGTTAAACGTGGTGCTCCCTCTACTCAAAACAGAGCCAATGATGATAAGACAAATAAAAAGAGAATAAATCCAGGAAACAGTGGCCCACATCCAAGAAATATGGCAACTAGCCAACCAATTGCTGTACCAGCAGATGAAGGATTAGCAGGAACAACACAAGCAGGAAAAGCAGATACCCCAGAAGCAAAACCAGCACAAAATGAATCTCCTAATAAAAGATGGAAAAATCCTTTAGCAAATTTTTCAAGTTATACATATCAACTTTCGTTGTATATGATAACGCCGGACGCTTATGAAGCATTTATTTTAGATGGAAGAAAAAACTTAAACGCAATTAAAAATATTACTGCTGCTGGTCAAGCAACAATAGATCAAGCTAATCAAACTACGGTTGAAGTACAACCAAGATCAGCAGACGGTACCACTAATATTGGCACTACTTCTCCTAATAGTTCTCCACCTGCCCCGTCTAGTGTTCAAACAGTAAAAAGAGGAGCAGCATATCTAATTGCACAAAGTGGCGGAGTTAATAATAGCGGACCAAATGAACGTGCTCCGGGATTCGATGTAGATTTTTACATAGATGATTTGGTGATAACACAGGCTATCACTGGAAAAGAAACACAAAGTGCCACAAATGTAACAGACATAACTTTTAAAATAACTGAACCATATGGGTTTTCTTTTATATCAAGATTAAAACGAGCGCAAGATCAATTAAAACAAATGTGTCCAACCCCGGGTTACGGTGATACTTCAAACCCAGTTAGACAGTTTTATATTTTAGGGATAAGATTTTTGGGGTACGATAATCAAGGAAATGTAATTGATCCTAGTAAACTTCAAGATATGGGAGGCACTGGTATTGGATTATATGAAAGATATTATGATATTATAATATCAAAAATGGATTTTAGGCTTGGTGGACAATCAGTTGTGTACAATTGTGAAGCTAAATCAATTCCTGGCTCTGAAGCATTTGATACTAAAAAAGGTATAGTTTGGTCAGGTGCTAGTATAACTGGTAGTACTGTATATGATGCATTGATTGGAGGAAATCAAAACGGTGTTTCTAAAGCAGGTGGTGCCAATGGTGCTCATGCAGGAACTGATGCTACACAAGGAGCATGGGGATTATTATCTACTTTAAATAAAGAACAACAAACACGTTTAGATAATAAAGAAATAGAATATGCTAACGAATGGGATATTGAATTTTTAGGTGAAGCAAAAGATTTAATAGCAAAAGCATCACTTTTAAGTCAAGCAGATAGAGACAAAAGAAGAACTCCCACAAGTACTACAGCTACCTCAACTGAACAATCTAATGCAGTAACTGCACAAACAGGAGCAAAACCAAACAATAATTTAAAAACAATTAGTGTTGGCACAGGCATACCTATCATTCAAGCAGTAGACGAAATAATTAAACAAAGTGCATACCTAGAAGATGCATTGAATATCATAAAAAAATCACGACTTGATAATACTGGATCTAAGCAAGAGTCATCTGATGTAATTGACAATTCAAATAAAACTGTGAGCATTAAATGGTATACAATTAGTGCTGAAGTAGTAGTCAAAGCGTGGGATAAAAAACAGAATGATTTTGTTTTTAAAACTAAATTTATCATTCAACCATATAGCACACCTGTTTCAGTTGGCGCATATTCTGATGTAACTACTCCATACTATGGACCACATAAAAGGTATGAGTATTGGTTCACTGGATTGAATACTGAAGTAATTAAATTTGAGCAAACATTTAATAATGCATTTTATAATGTAGTACTTGATGGTGCTGGAATTTCTCCGTCTGCATCCGGTAACGGATTTTCTTTCCCGGTGGCAGTTGGACAACCAACTGGACAAGCAAGACAAGGTAGACCTAATTATAATATGGAAACACAAAATTCATATATATCTAGTTTATATGATCCGGCAGCTTGGGCTGAAACTAACATAACTATATTAGGTGATCCTGACTTTTTAATGCAACCAGCAGCTAGTAGTATAAATGATTTGTATGATGAATATTATGGAACTGATGGGTATACGGTAAGTGCAAACGGCGGGCAAGTATTTATTGAAATCAATTTCAAAGAACCCAAAGATTATAATAATGATACCGGGACAATGGACATTAATCAGTCTATAAATATATATCCTCATCCAAAATATATACAAACAAAAATTAATGAGCGAGGCGGCGGTGTCTCAATAATGTTAATAAAAGTGGTAAGTAAATTTAATAAAGGAACTTTCTTGCAAGATTTAACTGGAGTTCCAGGTATATTTGCAGATGATCCAATTGAACAGAGTAAAGAAGCTGAATCTCCTTTTGCTGCATTCAATCAAGTAAAAACTGTGCCAGTCTTTCAACCTACTAATTCAGGTACTGGAACAGCAGCGACAACTAGTGCAGCTAAAGCTAATCAGACAAAAACTAGAACAGGTAATACGACACCTTCTGTACCAAAGTACACTCCGGGTGGCAATGTTAAACGCGGAGGAGTTTCTACTGGCACTGCACCTACGTCCACAGGACAAGGAACAACCGTTAAAAATGTTGCTACCGCAGAAAAAACAACTGAAGCAGGTAAAGTAAGAAAACTTAAATGGGACGAAGATAATTTAATATTTGTAGAAAGAAAACCAGTGCAAGATCAAACAAAACTTAACAAACAAGGTGTACAAAATGATGATGCTGGGAATATAAATCCTAGACAAAGACGTTAATATTAAATAATTACTATGGCAGAGAATAATTTTAGTCCCAAAGGACAAAACAAAAGAAGCAAACCAGACGCAGGCGGCGGCGTACTGCGTAATTTGCCTGTGCTTGGAATAGTTAAAAATAATATTGATAATACTCATGCTGGCAGGATAGATGTTTATATAGAAGATTTTGGTGGTTCAGATCCCAATGATGATTCAAATTGGACTACTGTAAATTACATGAGTCCTTTCTTTGGCAGTACTCCCGCAGTAGCAGGAAGTGATTCGACAGATTACGGTACTTATGAAACAAATCCAAGTTCATATGGCATGTGGTTTAGTCCACCTGACCTTGGTAGCACAGTAGTTTGTATTTTTATAAATGGCGATTCAAATTACGGATACTATATAGGTGGAATACTAGAACCAGAACTATTACAAATGATTCCTGCCATTGGATCGTCTGACCATATTGTACCAAACGCAGGTGAAGCAGCACAAACAGGCGGCGCACCTAAGTTGCCTGTTTCTAATCTAAACACAAATAATAAAAGCATAACTGATAGTGAAAATTTCTTAAATGAAGCAAGACCTATTCATAGCTATGCAGCCGGAATTTATCAACAACAAGGCTTACTTAGAGATCCAATCAGAGGTCCAATAAGCAGTAGCGCATTGCGTGAAAGTCCGTCACGAGTTGGCTGGGGAATTAGCACACCAGGAAGACCAATCTACCAAGGTGGTTATAGAGATGAAGATGTACTAGAAAAAGGTAGTGAAGGCTCATTAGAAGCATTACAAGTTATATCACGCCGTGGCGGACATAGCATTGTCATGGACGATGGTGACATATATGGCAAAGACCAATTAGTACGAATTAGAACAATTCAAGGTCATCAGATATTGATGAGTGACGATGGGCAAACATTACAGATTATTCATAGCAATGGGCAAAGTTATATTGAGTTAGGCACAGAAGGTACAGTTGATGTATATGCAATGAATAGCGTCAATGTTAGAACACAAGGTGATTTGAATTTACATGCAGACAATAATATAAACATTAATGCTAAAAAAGATTTAAACATAGCAGCCGACAACATAAACATAAACGCTGCTACCAATATTGGATGGAGAGCAGGTAGTAATTTTAGTGGATATGTATTAGGAACGTATACTATTAAAGTTAACGGTTCAATGAGTATGTTTGGATCCGGCGAAGGGTCATATGCTAGTGGTGGAACTATGTTTGTTAATGGTAGTAAGATTAATCTTAACACTGGTTCTACTTCAGTAACACCAAATGAAGTACCACTAATAACACAAATAGCACATACTGATACATTAAATGATCCTAAAGTAGGATTTGCAGCAGCGCCTGCATTGTTAAAAACAATTGTTACTAGAGCGCCTGCACACATGCCATGGGCTAATGCAGGGCAAGGTGTAGATGTAAGCGTATCATCTTCACCAGCAGATAGTCTTCCTGCACAAGAAAGTCCTGCACTTGAAAATGCTAATCAGACAACCGCAGCTACGCCAGAAGTCACAACTAATGCAGCGTTAACTTCTACGGTTCCTCCTATACCAGCCGTAAGTGAAAGTTTAGATACAAATGTCTCTAGTGCAATGGTTAGTGCAGCAGCAGTAAACGCATCAGAAGTAGCACCAGAAGTGGTTGCATCTGGTACAGGAGTTATAGCGGATGCAGCAGGTGAAACTAATGCAGCAGTAGGAAAACTAGCAATGACTCCACAACAAATGGAAGCAGCTATGGTTATTAAACCGGGGTCTGCTGCATTAGCTACAAGTTTGGTGCAAGGTGGAGTAGATGTGTCAACTGCAATGCCAGATAGTATGTTTACTGGTAAACCCGGTGCAGAAAATCTTAATGCGTTTGTACAAAATACAGGGGCGCAAGTAGTTGCTAAAGCTGCAACACTGCAACAAGCACAAACGGCATTAACTACTGCAGGAGTCATTACGGGCAAAGAAGCACCTGGCGCAATTGCAGGTGTAGTAAACGCTGCTGCGACAGTTGGCGTAGCACCAACTGTTGATTTTATTAAAACTGCATCAGGCGTTACTACTTCAGGTGCCGCATCAGCATTAGGTTCATCTGGTTTAGGTGCGTTAGCTGATGCAGCAAGAGGAGTAACTTCTGATATCACCTTACCTTCAGCACCCGGTGGACTAGCTGATTCATTGAAAGGGGCAGGCGGTAATGTAGCATCTGCAATTGCGTCAGGTAATTTTGCATCAAATCTTTCAACAAATGCGGGCGGATTAAGTTCAATCTCTACTTCACTCGCTGGATTAGGACCAGCTGCTAAAAATGGAGGTGCTGGTGCAGTTGCATCAGTAAAAAGTCTTGCAGCATCAGCATTTGGTGCAATAACAAAATCGTTTAAACCTTTACAAGCAAACGTTCCACAAAACTTAACAGCTATAGCAGCAAAAAATTCAGAAGAACAAGCGGTAGCAGAAGAAATTGCAGCATTGCCCGCGTCACAAGTAGCAGCATTACAAACAATGCCCGGCACAAATGCAGCAACATCTAGCTTAAACGCTGCAAAAAAAGTTGCTAGTGGAATGAGTCCGCAGACTAGTGCATTGTTAATGTCAACTGTTACTGCATTAGCAAGTGGCGGAAAGAATAGCACAATTAGTGGTGCTACTGCCGGATTATTAAAACAAGGAATTGGAATATCACAAACATTGACTAGTGGAAAAAATCTAAGTCAAGGTCAAATTGGTTCATTAGTTAGTTCAATAGGAGCAGCGACGGGCGGAACAAGCACTGCTGCAAAACAATCAGCATCATTGATAGGAGCAAGTATTGGCATAGGTCAAACATTATCTAGTGGTAAAAATCTTAGTGCTGGTCAGATTGGTGCAATTGTTGGAGCAGTAAACAGCACTCAAGGCAAAAACGGTCTTCCTAATTCATTAATAACTCAAAGTATAGGATTATCACAAACACTAGCTAGTGGGAAAAGCATTACTCAAGGTCAAATTAATGGATTAGTTGGCTCAGTAGCACAAATTGGTGCAGCTAATGGTGGAAAGAAAATAAATTCAGCAACAGCATCATTGATAGCACAGAGCATAGGATTAACTACTTCTGTTGCAACTGGAAAGAAAGTAACTCAAGGCCAAGTAAGTGCATTGGTTACATCAAGTCTCAATGCAGCACTTAGTGCCGGAAGTCCAACTAATAGAAGAAATGGCGGGGGTAGTGGAGTAGGAGCATTGCCTGGTGGATTGTCTGCTATTGCAGCAGTAACGATTGGTGCTGTTGCAACCGGAACACCAGTGAATGTTAAAACTATTGGAAACATAGCAGTAAATTCAGTAAGTTCAATTCCCGGGCTTGCCCCATGGGGAGCAGTAATTAGAAATGCTTCTGCCGTTGCAATGAATAACATACCAAAACCAGCAGCCGCTGCTAGTACGGTCGCCTCATTATCTGCGGGACGATTGAGCAACACAGTTAATACTGATGTGTCTACTATAAGTTCAGAGAGTACAGCAATAACACAAAACATAGAAAAAACAAAAAAAGTGCCATTATCTGCGTTAGCTACTAGCGGATTACCACCGTCTGCGGCCGCATCCTTAACTGCTAGTGTTAATGCCATGAATTCAGGCGGTTCTTCCCCAGTTAAATTACCAACTGTTGCAACAGGAACAGTTGATAGAAGTCAATTAACTTCTCAGATTAATTCAATGTTGGGTAGCAATAAAATTCCAAGGCCAAACTTCTCTGGTATGCCACCAATGTCAAATAAAATTAATTCAGACAGTGCATCTATAGCAGAACAAGAAGCCGTAATAAAAGAAATAGCAGATTTAAAAGAAAAACGTTGGGATGTATTTAAAGTTTCTACAAAAGCAAAATATAAAGCATCAGAAGCTAAACAAAAATTACCACAAGGTGATCTAGAAATTGCGGTACTTGAAGGGGCATCTGTTGCAGCACAACAAGATTTAGATGAGTTAGATAAGAAAATAGTAGAATTGCAAAGAAAACAATATACTTTAATTACCGGCGAACCAGCGCCAACATAACATAAATACATCATGCCCTCATACGTCGGATTCAGTACCATAACAGCAAACGAACCTAGGTCAACTAATTTACCTACTGGTCCAGCGGGAGGTACCGGTTCACTAATCGATCCAGTAAATATTGGAAATAAATTTATGTTAGTGGATGTTCCATTAGTACTACAAGATTTTGTAAATGCGTTGAATATATCGCAAGGTCAAAAAGTAGGACAACCAGGGTATGGAACCACGCTTTGGTCCTTTGTTTTTGAGCCAAATACAGCAGATGTACAGTTTCAATTAGAAACTGAAATACGCAGGGTAGCTGGATTAGATCCAAGATTAATATTGAATTCAGTCAGAGCCTTCCCGCAAGAAAACGGAATATTGTTAGAATTAGAATTAGCAGTATCTCCCTTCAATCAAGCGCAGTTATTAAACGTATTTTTTAATAATGCTACCAATACTGCTTCTATTCAGTAACCTAAAAAACCCATGTTTTCAAGTATGATAAATACTTAAAAGAGAATACTTATGGCTACAAGTTCAAGACAATCAGCAATATTTGGGGTAAATGACTGGAAAACCATTTATCAGACTTTCCAACAGGCAGATTTCCGTAGTTATGACTATGAAACATTACGTAAAAGTTTCATAGATTATCTACGTATATACTATCCTGAAACGTTCAATGATTATATTGAGAGTTCAGAATTTATTGCATTGCTTGACGTTATGGCGTTTATGGGCCAAGGTCTTGCTTTCCGCAACGACTTAAATACCCGTGAAAACTTTATTGATACTGCTGAACGCAGAGACAGTGTTATCAAATTAGCTAATCTTGTAAGCTATACGCCTAAACGAAATTTAACAGCAGAAGGTTACTTGAAAGTAACTAGTGTTCGTACTACTCAAAATCTTACTGATTTGAATGGATTTAACCTAGCTAATATTCCTATATTGTGGAACGACCCGGCTAACCCAAATTGGTTAGAACAATATAATACAATTATTAATGCAGCATTGGTAAACACACAACGTGTGGGCCTTCCTGCAAACTCTGCACAAATTCTCGGAGTAAAAACAGACGAATATACATTACAAATTCCAGCTGGAACTAGTCCTGTTGTACCATTTTCTACCACAGTTAACGGGATGAACATGAATTTTGAATTGTGTAGTGTCAGTACAGTAGGTGAAGATTATGTATATGAAATTCCTCCTGCACCTACCAGTCAATTTAATATGTTGTATCGTAACGATAAATTAGGTTACGGTAGTCCAAACACAGGATTTTTCTTTTACTTCAAGCAAGGGTCATTACAAAATTTTGATTTTGCATATCAAAATCAAATAGCTAATCAAGTGCTTGATATTGGGTCTATACAAGGTGTTAATAATACTGACACATGGCTATATCAAATAAGTCAAACAAATGGTACGTTTGGTCTTTGGATTAAAGTAGATAACATCTATGCAAATGCATATCTACAAACACAAAATAGTGTTAGACAAATTTATTCTGTAAACAGTAGATTCAATGACCAAGTGAGTTATGTTTTTGGTGATGGGGTGTTTAGTGAAATTCCAGTTGGTAACTTTAGAGCATATGTTCGTGCAGGCAATGCATTGACCTATACTATTCAACCTACACAAATTCAAAATCTTACTGTTACAATGAATTATGTTAGTAGAGTTGGTCGTGTAGAGACATTGACAATTGGTTTATCTTTGCAAACCCCTGTCACAAACGCACAGGCTAGAGAAACATTAGCTGATATCAAACAAAGAGCGCCAAGTCGTTACTATACACAAAATCGTATGGTTAATGGAGAAGATTACAATAACTTTCCGTATACTCTGTACAGTTCAATTATTAAAAGTAAAGCGATTAATCGTAGTAGTGTGGGTGTAAGTAAAAATTTAGATTTACTTGACCCAACTGGAAAATATAGTAGTACTAACAGTTATGCAAATGACGGTGGCATTTGGTTAGATGATACTGATGGGTATGCATTACTAAACATTACTAATCTTAGTGATATACAAACCTTCTTAAACGATACGTTGTCTAATATATTGGGTGATAATAAGTCACTGCAATATTATGTTCAGAACTATCCTAGGTACAGTACTACTATAAGTTCTGATGATGATTTAATATATTGGCATACTAGCACAGTAGATGCTAATAGTTCGACTGGTTATTTTTATGATTTGATAAACGGAAATGATACTCCAATTCCAGCCGGCACATATTCAACATACAACTTAAAGTATTTAACCAAAGGTGCATTGATAAAATTTATAGCACCCGATAGTTACTATTTCGATAGTAATAATAGATTAGTATACGGTGTTGCTGGTCCATCTAATATAACATCTATTTGGACAACTGTATTAAATGTTATAGGTGATGGATATAATAATGGATTAGGACAATTTGCCAATGGTACCGGTCCAATTACATTAAACAACTATATTCCTACAGGTGCAATTATCACCACTGTAATTCCAGCGTTTCAAAATACGTTACCTAATACAGTAACCAATGAATGTATCATTAGATTAGAACTACAACAAAATTTTACTTTAGTATTTGATAATTCGTTAACTATTGCACAAGATAGATGGAGTGTAGACCCTACGTCACAAACTGGATATTTTGTTAAATTTACTAGCACTGGATACAATAGATATACGGTTACTTATAAATCATTGAATTATTACTTTGGTAGTGTAGCTGATACTAGATTTACATATGAAGCTGGTAAATTAGTATATGATCCTTTTTCTGGACTAATATTGCAAGACTTTATAAACATTCTCGCTACTAATACACAACCAAATTCAAATTATCCTTTGGCTAAAGCAGTTAGTAGTAGTATCATTGGTCAAACAGTTGAAAGTGATGGTTATATAAATGATTTTGAAGTTCAAGTTGCTAGTATTGATGTTAATAATAGAACGGTAGTAGACAATCCAGATTTCTTTTATGATGTTACCGGATATGTAACTGGAAATACTAATATTGGAATATACACTTTTTTTGAAGAAATACAGGATGCTATCAATCTAACTAGAACAGAATTAATTTCAAGCACTACTGTTTCATATCAATATGCAACTGCAACAGATATAGATGTTGTAAAATATGATTATTCAGAAGGACAATTGTTCTATGCTTATACAGATAATGTATTTTACATAACTGTACAAGATCCAACAATAACTACTCCGTACTATACTTTAGTTGAGCAACCACAATATAGTATGAAACCAGGGCGTCAAGGATTGCAATTCCAATATCGTCATAACAGTAATAACACTACACGCATTGACCCTGCAACCACTAATATTATTGATTTATACGTGGTAACACAAGCATATTATACTGAATATCAAAATTGGATACAAGATACTACTGGTACTGTGCCTATGCCAACTAAACCAACTATTAATGATTTAACTACTGAGTATAGTAAAGTACAAGATTATAAAATGTTGACTGATAATACTATTATAAACAGTGTAGTGTTTAAACCATTATTTGGTGCTAAAGCAGCAGCCGCATTAAGAGGAACAATTAAAGTAATTAAAAATTCTGCAACGAATGCGAGTGATAGTGAAATTCGTAGTGCAACTTTGACCGCCATGAATAATTACTTTAATATTAACAATTGGGACTTTGGAGATACTTTTTACTTTAGTGAATTAAGTGCGTACATACATAATCAAATTGGAGAGTATGTTAGTTCATGTGTATTAGTACCCAATGATCCAACAATGAAATTTGGAGATTTGTATGAGATTAAATGTTTGCCTTACGAAATTTTTGTAAATGCAGCGACTTCAAATGATGTACTTGTCATTGCGGCTTTGACACCCGCCGAATTACAGATAGCATAAGTAATATATAACTAAAAGATTTTTAAAATGGCAACAAGAATTAGAACACTAGATTTTCTACCAGAAATATTCAAAACTACCACCAATGCTCAATTTTTAGCAGCAACATTGGACCAGCTAGTTGCACAGCCCAATATTGAAAGAATTGAGGGTTACATTGGTAGTAAATTTGGATATGGTGTTAATGCCAATGACTATTATGTTACTGAACCAACTAAAACTAGAACTGATTATCAATTAGATCCAGGTGTTGTTTTCTTAAAAGAAAATGATACTACTGCAAAAGATTTTATTAGTTATCCGGGTATAATAGATGCACTAACATTACGTGGCGGAATAACATATGACAATAGTAGATTGTTTAGTAGTCAGTTTTATTCATGGGATTCTTTTACTGATTTAGATAAAATAATAAACTATAATCAATATTACTGGCTGCCAACCGGACCCGAACGTGTCACAGTACAACCTAGCGCAGTATATACTCAAGCTACTTATGTAGTTGCATCAGAACCCGCTGATTATGTAATAACATCTGAATCATTAGCTGATGCAGAAGCTAACCCAACACTAACCTTAATCCGTGGCGGAACTTATACATTTGTTGTTAATCAAAATACTAATTTTTGGATACAAGGCGCACCGGGTGTCACTGGCTATAGTCCAACACAAACTAATCTTCAAACCCGTGATGTATACGGAGTTACTAATAACGGGATATCAGATGGAACGATTACATTTAATGTTCCGCAAAAAAATGCACTAGCTGATTATATTTTTTCTGGAGACAATACAGTAGGTGTTGTTTCTACACTTCCGTATAGTCAAGTTAACGGAGCATATGTAAATGATATAGGTGGCATTGACGGAATAACATCATTAGATGGATTGACGCTAATGTTTTATAATACCGGCGAAAATGATTTAGGCACAGAAACTAATTTCTATCAAATCACACTAACTGGCGCAACCAATAATCCAGTCATATCATTGACACTAGGTGATGCTATTCCAAACGAACAGCAAATAATAGCATTATATGGCACTCAATGGATTAATAGACTTTTCTATAGAAATAATTTAGGTTACATACAATTAGAACCATACAATAGTCCAATATTAGATACGTTGTATTATCAAGATGATACTATTTCTACTAGAGTAGGTATTATTAAACTAGTTGAGAATAATAGCACAAGTCAAATTAATGTTATAACAGACATATTAGGTAAAAAACAATATACTTCTCCAAATGGAGTAGTGTTCACTAACGGGTTAAAAGTTATATTCCAAGGAAATATTTTCCCTAACACGTATAACAATACAGAATACTATGTAGAAGGTGTTGGAACTAACATAGAGTTACTAACAGTAACTAATTTAGTATCACCTGGGTTATTTGCCTCTGGTGAATACACACCGTGGGACACAACCGCATGGGATGTTGGAAACTATGATTCTAGTTTATATGTTCCTATAAATCCAGATTACATAACCATTGCTAGAAATTCAGTTAATAGAAATGCATGGTCAAGAAGTAATCGTTGGTTTCACATAGATGTTATTAATGCTACTGCTGCATACAACAACACTCCTGCACTAATAACAGAATATACTACTGATTCTAATAAAGCAAAAAGACCAATAATTGAATTTTATCCTAACTTAAAATTATTTGATTCTGGTTCAGTAGGAAAAAGTCCGGTAGATTTTTTTGATACTAGAACAACTGACGCATTTACCTATGTAGCAGGACAGAGTGGATACTATCCAGATGTAGCAGGTTGGACAACATACGATGCAATAATAGCACCTGTCTCTGGTCCGATTACTAGTATAACAGCAACTACAACGTATGCAGTAACCAATCAAATTTTATTGAGTAGTACCGCTACGTTGCATGTGAATGATACTATAAGTTTTGGCGGCACTGTTTTTGGTGGAATAATATCCGGAACTACTTATTATATTACTGATATTGCTAGTAATTTAATAACTGTATCTACTTTAAAAGGCGGAGAATCTGTTATTCTTACCACCGCTAGTGGTACAATGACTACTTCTATATACCCGTATTCTACCACTATAACTGTTCCTACAACCGGGGTGTCTGGGTTATTTGAAGTCAATCAATATATAACAGATACGATTGGTGTATTGCCTTCTATTACTTTAGTTAGTGATGTTTCAGTCGTGGGCTCAAACACAATTATAACGGTTACCTGGTATAGTCAATCTATAATAGATGGGACCTCAATTGCGTCTGTAGTTACAGCAGATACTCCATTAGATAACTATGCACTTTTTGACGGTGCTAGAGTAGTATTTTCAGTTGACACAACAGCAAACATAAGAAATAAAATCTATATAGCAAGATTTTCAACTACTACACCATATGGTGTTCCAGTAATTACTTTATTTGAAGCTGAAGATGGATTAGTATTACCCGATGAGCAAACTGCTGTATATCGCGGATACAATAACATAGGTAAAGATTTTTATTTTGACGGGAACAATTGGTATGCAGGACAACAAAAGACAACTGTAAATCAACCACCAAAGTTTGATATATTTGATGAAAACGGTATAAGTTTTAGTGACCCTCTAGTATATACTAGTACGTCATTCACTGGTTCAACATTGTTTAGATATGGAATAGGTTCAGGAACTGATGATATATATTTAGGTTTCCCAATACGTTATAGTTCAATAGACAATATTGGGGATGTTAGTTTTGATGTTTCTTTAAATTTAGATACTTTTAATTACGTCAATGGCACTACGGCAATAACACAAAAAGTTAACACCGGATATGTATATAATTACACTGACCGTATTAACTATGTGAGATCATTAGGTTGGCAAACCGCAGTCTCTCCTAGTGTTCAATATCAAATATTTGAATTTGATTGGACGATAGTTGCTCCGGTGTACACATTTACATGTGATGTTTCTCCGATGAGTTCTACAAAAACTAATTGGCCTACTGTACAAGTGTACATTAATAATCGTTATATACCTAATACTGATTACACGGTAACAACTACCAATACTACTACCACAGTTAATATTCCTCTTAATTTTGATGCAGTAGAAACAGTAATACAAATTTTAGTATTAAGTGATCAAGTAAGTAATACAGCATATTATCAAATCCCTGATAATTTGAATAACAATCCATTCAATGAAGATATAACTACTGCTAACATTGGCGACATTCGTGGACAATATCAAAGCATCTTCTTTAACAATCCAAATACAACCGGTGAAGTATTTGGGGCAAATAATTATCGTGATTTAGGTAATTTAGTACCATGGGGTAATAGAATAATACAGAATAGTGCTTCGCTTGTATTGCCTGGGGTATTTTTACGAAACCAAACACATGATGTAATTGATGCACTATTATACAATAGCAGACAGTATATTACTTTTAAAAATCTATTAATTGATACAATTAATAATTCTAGCTATAGCACAATGTTAACCCCTGCTCAAATGCTAGATAACGCAATCATTCAAATGAATGCGGCACGTAATAATGAACAACCGTTTTTCTGGAGTGACATGATTCCAGCAAAAGCACCATATGTTACTAATACATATTCTTTTGCTAATTCATTAGATACTAGTATATACCCATTGAGTCAAATATATAATTTTACTACAGCAAATTATAATGGAGTTTTGGTATATCTTACTCGTAACGAAAAACAAACTCAATTAATTAAAGGAATTGATTATACTATTAGTATAGATAGTCCTACACTAACTGTCACTACTGATTTACAACCTAATGACAAAATTACAGTAAACGAATATAATCAAACATATGGTAGCTATGCACCAAATACTCCTACTAAATTAGGATTATATCCTGCAACGGTACCTGCGGTAGTATTAGATACAGCATATAATCCAGAAACATATTTCATTGTAGGACATGACGGTTCTTTTACTAAATTATATGGAAATTATAATCCTGGTACAGGTAAATTAGTTGACTTCAGAGACCAAGTGTTACTTGAATATGAAACCCGTGTTTATAATAATTTAAAATTAAGTGAAACAGTCCCGGCTGGTTCATATGAAGGTGTAATAATACCTGGATTCTTTAGAGAAACAGGTTATACTTACGATGAATTTTTACAAATATATAGTGAATCTTTCTTAAATTGGGTAGGGCAAAATAGAATAGATTACAAGACACAGTTTTACAATAAGAATAATCAATTTAGTTATAACTATGTTGACAGTGGCAACAAGATAAATCGCCAGCCAATTGAGCAAGGATATTTTAGAGGTTTATATCTGTACTATTACGATACTTCAACCCCAGATCAAACACCATGGGAAATGTTAGGCATTGCTAATAAACCAACATGGTGGGAAACTAGATATGGTGCAGCACCATACACTAGTGATAACTTAGTTCTTTGGGAAGATTTAGCTGAAGGATTAGTTTGGAATAACGGTAATTCTTATATAAAACCTAATTATGCTCGTCCTGATTTATTAAAAATTATCCCAGTTGATAGCAATGGAAATTTAGTATCACCACTAATTTCTATTGTAGGGGCATATGATGAAAATGCATTTCAACGTGATTGGGTCGTAGGTGATGTAGGGCCCGCAGAGTTTAGCTACCGTAGAAGTAGTACTTGGCCATTTGATTTGATGCGTATACTAGCAGTAACTAAGCCAGCAGACTTCTTTAATTTAGGAGTAGATGTTGACAATTACAAATACAATGCTGAATTCAATCAATTCTTAGTAAACAACATAAATCATTTGATTATAAGTGATATACCAATATATGGTTCAGGTACTCCTGCAACCAGTTATATCAACTGGATTGTTGATTATGAAAAACAAGTTGGAGTTGATGCAACTACAAACATAACTACCTTGTTAAATAATTTAGATGTTCGTTTAGTATATCGTTTAGCTGGTTTTAGCGATAAGAATTTGTTAAAGTTCTATGTTGAAAAGAGTTCTGCCAACAGTAATAATAGTTCATTATTAATTCCTGATGAAAGCTATCAAGTATTATTATACGAAAATCAACCGTTTGATAGAATAGTTTATAGTGGTGTAATAGTACAAGTTACTGATCGTGGATATAAAGTATTTGGAAATAGTCAGACTAATGCATACTTCAAAGTATTAGCACCTAAACCAAATCCAGCAGTTGAAACTATCACTGTTGACAACCTTACTGTAAGAGTAGCAACTGACTTCTATGATAGAACAGTAACAGTTCCATATGGAACTGAATTTTACACGGTTCAACAAGTATCACAATTTTTAGTTAGCTACGGCGAATATCTAATACAAAAAGGTGTTGTATTTGATGAGATAGAAAATGGTATTCCAATCAATTGGAATCAGATGATTGCTGAATTCTTATATTGGGCACAGACTGGATGGGCAGTTGGTAGTATAACTTCTATAAATCCTGCAGCAAAAATACTTTCAATAAACAAAGAAAGTTCTATTGTTCAACCATTAACATTGCAACAATTTAATTTTATATTAAATCAGAATCTATATCCTATATCAGGCACAGACATGTCTGTTGTTCGTGACGGTACTGCATTTACAGTAACAGCATTAAACGACGGTGATACTATATCATATGGTCAATTTAACATCAGCAATATTGAACATGGCATCGTATTCAATAACTTAACATTATTCAATGATGTGATCTACAATTTAGTTACAGGTTTGCGTCAAAATCGTATCACTGTGCGTGGTACAAAAACTGCTGAATGGAACGGAACAGTAGATGCATATGGATTCATCCTTAATCAAGATAACATTCAAGAGTGGACCAGAGAAGTAAAATACACTCAGGGTTCAATTGTAAAATATAAAAATAGATATTGGACTGCTATAACTATTGTTCAAGCAAAAGAAACGTTTGATGAGCAAGAATGGTTGCAAACAGATTACGATCAAATACAAAAAGGATTATTACCTAATAGTCAAACTCGTTCATACGAAAGTACATTGTACTATGATGTGAATAGGGCTAATTTAGAAAATGATGCTGACCTATTAAGTTTTAGTTTAATTGGATATCGCCCAAGAGATTATATGGCATTGGCTGATTTGACTGATATCACTCAAGTCAATGTTTATAAAAATATGATAAAAGATAAAGGTACATTAAATGCAGCAAGTGCATTTAAAGGTGCAACACTAGCGCAAGGTGGCATTGATTATGAGTTATATGAAAATTGGGCTATCAAGTCAGGTGAGTTTGGAGGAGTATTAAATAATAACTTCATTCAATTCAAATTGAACCAAACGGAATTAACTGGTAACCCTAGTATTGTAGGATTAACTAATGGTATTGCTATAAATGGCGTACAACAGCAAGTGCCTATATATAGCGTATTCAATTATGGTCGTCCAATAACTGACGTTGATATATTACCTACTATAGCTAATACATACCCATCTGAGTTGTATCCTACGGCAGGATATGTTAATTACGATGATGTTAAAATGGCTAGTTACTATTACTCTGGATTGTCAACAGCACAAAACTCAGTTGGAACAACAATACCAATAACTGAGTTCTATGTACGTGATTATGCTTGGTTAGCTAACTATCTATCAGATTGGAAAGTATATACTCCAGCTAGTCTAGGTTCGGTGATTGCAGCACAAAATAATTTGAATGGCACAGTAACAATAAGATTTAATCAAGCACATAACTTAACAGTATATCAAGTTTTTGCAATTGTTAATTTTGATGTTGCAATTGATAATTATTATATCGTTGCAGCAGTGGTAGATACAAATAGAGTAATCATTAATCTCTCACTTGACCCTAACATAACTAGTTTAACTGGACAAGGCGTTGGTTTCAGAATGCAGAATCAGCGCGTAGCTACTGCACCAGAAATCATAAACTTACCTTTATTAGACAATGAATTTAATAAATTAAAAGTATGGGTAGACACTAACAATGATGGTAGCTGGGCAGTTTATCGCAAGAGTTTAAACTATCAATATACCAATGAGATTACTGAATTAAGTAGCAATAATTTTGGTAGTGCAGTTGCATATACAGACACATTAGGATATTTAATTGGTGACAGTGGTGCTGGAACAGTTAATAGATATAGATATTATTCTGATTCAAACTCTTACAGTTCAATTCAAACTTTGACCCATGGTGCTTCATTTGGGTCTAACATAACATATATTGACGATTTGTTTGTGATTTCAGAACCAACTGGTTCGCCTAATGTTTACATTTATCAGTTAATAAACACCACTTTATCTAACACATTAGATTTATATCAAACTATTGCAGCACCAGTTGGTGTTACTACATGGGGAACTTCAACTGCATTGTCAGGTGATCAAATTTGGTTATATATTTCTGACATAGACAATAATTATGTTTATGTTTATCGCAAATCTGCATTAACAGATTTATACGAATATTCTACTAGAATTACTGTAGCTGGATTAGTCAGTGGGGATACGTTTGGGTACTCTATTGCAACTGATTACTACGGTGATACCGTTGTAGTAGGTACTCCGTATAAAGATTATGATGTAAACACTGCTAACTATGGTTATACTTATGTGTTCTCTAGAACTGTTCAGAATACAATTTCAAGAACTAGCAATCAACCGTTTATACCAATAGTAATTCCTTTAGCCTGGACTCCAACTACGGTATCACAAACTGCAACTGCTACAGATAGCACAACTGATAGAATTACTGTCAGTAGTAGCGCAGGGTTTAGTGTAAACGATCCTGTAGTATTTTCTGGTACATTGATATCAGCAGGTGCAATAGCTGCGGATACGGTTTATTATGTTTATGATAAACCAACAAGTACTACATTTAGAATTGCGTTGACTCGTGATGCAACTGCACCTATTGACTTAATAACCGCGTCTGGTAGTATGACAGTTACTGTACAAACTACTCCTTTGTTTGTGTCAGTTAATGGAACATCACTAGATGATAATACATATGCAGTAACTGGTTCTTCATTGTATGTTTATAGTTCACAATCACCTACAATAAATGCAGGTGACTTAATTAATATCAGTGGTAGCAATTTTGTGTTAACACAAACACTAACTAACGAAGAAACACCAAGAGTTGGTGTAGAATTTGGTACTAGTGTAGATGTTAATAGATATGCAAATGAAATATTGATTGGTGCCCCGTACGAACTGAGTGATAAAAATTACGAAGGTGCAGTACATAGATATACTAATGCTGGTGAAAAATATGGAATGATTGTTGGTGATACTACTTGCACTATCACAGCACCTAGAAATATTTTAATTAATGGATTCAATGTAATATTGCCAATTGGTGATGCTACTTCTGCTGCTACAAGTATAAACATTGTTTCAATACCAAATGTGTATGCAACTACACTTAATGGTAAATTAGTAATATCATTAGTTGATACTACAATTGGAACAGCTGGAAACAAATTATCATTGTCAGTGGTTGATAACGCTACGTTAAGTGAAATTGGTATTACAATATATACACAAACACAAAAGATAATGTGTCCACATTTAGACGGTAGAACTCAATTTGGAACCGTAGTAAAATTTGATAAATCCTACAGTGGTTCGTTTATCGCAAGCGCTCCGGTTGGTGCACGTTATACTTCAACTACATTTGATTTTACTGACGATGAATTAGACAATGATACAGTCTTTGACAATAATGCTACTCAGTGGATAGATGTATTCACTAATGCAGGCGCTGTTTATATGTTTGATTATTTGTCAGCATACAATGAAAACATAGATAATCCAGGCAACTTTGTTTATGCACAAAGTACTAATTCTAAGGACTTAGACTATGGCACTCAACCATATTATGGAACAGCATTAGATTTTAATAGTAATCATGTAACAATTGGTACTCCTAATTTTGTTCCTAACACAGGATACAATGGGCAAGTTATTACTTATGTAAGTCAAAGTAGTACGCCAGATTGGGCTGTATACAGAAGTTCTGCCCCGGTCGTTGACGTTAATGGAATATTCAATATTCAATTGTTTAGTGCATTAACTAATAACACATTAGAAAATCTAGATTATATTGACCCATTGCAAGGAAAATTACTAGGAGCAGTAGCAGAGAATATCGATATCACATCAAATAATGATCCTGCGGGATATAACAGCCCAGCAGATACACAAGGTGGTATCGTATGGTCAAGTGATAAAGTGGGGCAGTTGTGGTTCGATACTTCAAATACTAGATTTATGAACTATCATCAAAATGATGTTTCATACAATAGCCAATGGTGGGGTCGTGTATTCCCAGGTAGTGATGTAGCTGTATATTCATGGATTAGCAGCAATGTACCTCCGTCACAGTATACAGGCCCAGGAGTCCCGTACAACATAGATAATTATTCAGTAGGCGGCGTAATAAATGCTGAAGGGTTGATTGCCCCTATCTATTATTTCTGGGCAAGAAATACAAATATAATATTTGAAAAATTAGGTAAAACATTATCTGATACCGTATTAGAATATTATATAATACAACCACAAGCAACTGGTATAACTTATTTTGCACCATTGTTACCAAGTGTTTATGCATTATACAATGCATTTGCATATATTAACGCAAATGACACGGTTCTAAATATTGGTTATGCAACAGGATCCAACAACGATGTTCCACATAATCAATATAGTTTAATTCGTGCTAATTACGCTGATGACTTTTTATCAGGAACACCGGGATCTGGTGCTGGATATCAGTATCGTGGTGCAGTTGGTATTGATCAACCAATTGGACTGTACAATAGAATGCTAGATAGTATGTGTGGTGTTGATAATGCAGGTGGTGTAGTACCGGACCCATTGTTGCCAAAAGCAGTACAAACCGGCGTACTATCTAGACCAAGACAAGGTTTCTTTTATGATAGATTTGGTGCGTTAAAGAATTACCTACAGTATGCTAATACGGTACTTGCTCAATTCCCAATCGCAGAAATTAGGAACCCAGTTTTCTTAACAGAAACCGGGGAAGCATTTGACACTACACAATATTGGTATTATATAAATTGGTGGGCAACTGGGTACAATGATGCTACTAAAGCATCAATACAAGTTCCTCTATATGCAGATTTGTCCACATTAGAAGTAGCAGCAGGAACAATTGTAAAAGTAATATCTAATGGTTCTGGCAACGGAGAAACATACATATATGGCGCAGACGGATTGTGGACAAGAATAGGGTTAGATAACGGCACAATAGAATTTTCATCTGTACTATGGGATTATCCTAGTGCTAGATTAGGGTTTGGAGATAACTTCTTTGATACTACTCCTTTCGATTCATACCCGTCAACTGAAACACGTTACATAGTTCGTGCGTTAAATGAAGAAATCTATACAAATGAATTATTAATTTTTAGAAACAAAAGTTTAATATTATTATTTGAATATATTCAAAGTGAAACAATTGAAAGTCAAAATTACTTAACTTGGTTAAATAAAACATCATTTTTAGATGTTTCTCATACTATTCGTGAATTAGTTCCAATTGAAGTATTTCGCTCTGACAATCAATTATTTTTAGAAGGATACTTGAACGAAGTTAAGCCTTATCATGTAGTTATAAAAGAATTCTTATTCAAGTATACCCGCACAGATGTATTTGAAGGCGACATTACAGACTTTGACTTACCGGCACAATGGAATGCAAACATTGGTGAGTTTGTCTCCCCTCAATTAGTTTATAACGGAGGTGATAGTGTATATCAATATCCACCTACAAGTTCAATATGGGATAGTAATGCATATACAGAATGGTATAACAATTATGGATTAAGTATTGGCGTTTTCGTAGATGAAACTCAATCATACATTGGACAAAAAGATTTTCAAATTAGTGTATTAGATTCATATCTTTCATTGAATACATCATATTGTTATGTTGGCAATGTTAATGGATTCCCTATTAATGGAACTATAACAATTGGTGAAGAACAAATAGGCTATAGTGGAAAAGATTTGTTAAACAACCAATTGACTGGGTTGACAAGGGGAATGAATGGTACGACTATAACTCAACACTTGCCGGGTGAATATATTTTTATGGATCTTCCTCCTGTGATTATTCTTAACACAGGTAGAAACTATATAAATCCTCCTCAGATTACTGCATACGTTGATACTACAATATACCCTGAACCAAGAGTCCCTGCTCAACTACAAGCTATAATGAGTTTAGGCACTGTTATTGGGGTTGAAGTAATTAATCCAGGTTCTGGATATGCTGTCTTGCCTAACATTGTAATTGATCCTGCTTATATTTTATCAATTGATAGTAGTCAAGTTAATGTATTAGACAATACCATTAATATAAACACAGCATATGATTTACAAACCGGTGATGTAATAGTATACTCAGTAGGTTCTAATTCAACAACAATAGAAGGATTAATTGAAGGGCAACAATACTATGTAAATCTGTTAGAAATTACTCCATCACCTGTATTTGCTCTCTACACTATGTACCAAGAAGCAATACAAGATCATAATAGAGTAGTGTTTGGTAATAGTGGTACAGGAACTCAAAATTTTAGTATAGGTGCAATTGGGTATTGCATATTAAATTCAATGCCAATAAGAGAAAATGTGATAACATTGAGATTTGATAGAACAACTTATACTAGTCAAGTAATTGATTGGGCGCCTGGGGGATTATATGGTTCTTTTTATGCAGGTGATTTACACAATAGTAATCAAATATCATCATCGTCTATAAAATTATATGAAGAATATCCTTCTATAGATTCTATATTAGCAAGTGCGGCCGGCGCAACTTTTGAAATACTAGATGCAGAAAATCAACAGACATTGACCTGGTCATCTAGAACTAGAAATACAGTACAAACATACGGATCAAGTTATTCTACGGTTGCGTATCAAAATGCAATAAGAATCAACCCTAGTTCCGGTGGAGCAGCAGTAGCTGGTGACATTGGTTCTACAATTGGTTTCTATATTGGAATGCCAGTTAAGTTTGTAGGTTCTACAATTGGTACATCTCTAGTTGATAGTACAACTTACTACGTAAAATCATTGGTACAATTACCAAATGCAAATAGTACCTCTTCTTCTAATCTTGATATAGGATATAACTATGTAATTACTGTATTAGGCGACACTGATTGGAATAGTGTAGCCGATACAGTTGGTGTTACTTATGCTGTTGGTGATGTTGTTATATCAAAATTTGTGGCTAGTGGTACAGGTACTGCTGCGTTATTGGAAGACACCGGCTTTACTATTTCTGATACAGTAGGTATTGATGGTGTACCAGGCGCAGTTTTTGTTCAGAATACAGCTACAATTGTTACAGCAGGGTTAATTTTATATGTTGGTCAATTAGTAAATCAAGCGATACTTACCATTAACTATACTGGATTAAGAAATGCAGTTGCTACTACTAGGACAACAAATAATGTAACAGTCTTACTAACACCAACTGGGCAAAATGGTACAATTGGTTTTTATACAACAATGCCTTTATTCTTTGTGACTAATAGCGCAGGAAATAATGAAACATTTGGTAATATTGTAGAAAACAAAATATATTACGTATTGACAGTAATTGATTTAGAAACATTTACAATGTCTGCTACCAATGAGTTACCGGTGATGTTTGAAGTTACTGCAACTTCAAGTAGCAACAATTCTATAACGTGCGAAACTACACAAGGATTAACCATAAATGAACCTATCATATTCACAGGTACTACATTTGGTAATATAGTTGCAGGTGCAACTTACTATGTAAGAGAGAAATTTACAAATGGAACCTCTTTCTCTGTATCAACTTCTGTAAACGGTGAAGCAGTAACACTAACTACCGCTACCGGTTCTTGTATGCTCAATAGTCAAGACCTTGCAGTACAGCTTACAGATGGATCTGGTTCAATGACATTGAATGTTAACTTGCCAGTAAGTCCTGGTCAAATTACAGGTCAACAATTTACCTTATATCAAACTTCACAACAATATAGTGGATTGTCAGGCACTATTTCTAATCTATTAACTAGAAGTATATCAGCTACTTTAGCAACCGTAAACAGAATTTGTATCTCTACTTTTAGCGGTGGACTAACTAACATATATAATGGGCTTAAATTTAATGTAGGGAACGACATAGGCGGATTAACTACGACCGGTGGACCATACACAGTAACAGGTACCGGCACTACCGCATTGACAGTAACAGATACTACAAGTAGTACAAATTGGTTAACTGCACCGTTGAGTTTAAATCCTAACTTAACTGATGTATTGTATGTTGGTATGCCAATATACTTTACTGGTACATCAATAGGCGGAGTGTCATTGAATTTGGTATACTATGTGTTCTCTATAGACAGTAGTCCTCCGGCGGATACAGGTAGATTTACTATATCAGAAGATCAATTATTTGGATCAGTATATAATGTAACTACTGATAGCGGACTAATGACATTAAGTGGTGAAGGGTATATAACTGTAGGAACTAGTTTATTAAATTCTACTCAAGCAGCAACAATTACTGATTCATCTACCCCAACGGCTGCTACTATTACAGTAGCAAATGGTTCAGCGTTCCCAAATGGAACAGCGGTTGTTCTTAGCAGTACAGGAACTCTTCCTGCGCCGTTCAATGTATATACTACTTACTATGTTGCTAATAAATCTGGAAACACATTTAATTTAGTATATGTAGTAGGTGGAACAACAATCAAAACTACTACCACTGGTTCCGGTACACACTATGTGTTAGAAACCCAAGTACAATTAGTACAAGAAGTCGTTACTGACCCTAACTTTGATGTAAGCTATATATTAGGTGGATATAGAATAGTAATTACTAGTGCAGGGCAAGGATATGCGGTTGACAATACAGTTACAATAGCAGGTTCTAGTATTGGTGGAATAAGTCCAGCAAACGATTTGACGTTGACCGCATTGACCATCGACTCAATTGGCGGAATCACATCAGCAGTATGTGTTGGTACCCCTGCAGGCGTGGTTGAACAATATTATCTTGAAGTAATATCATCAAATCAAGTTGCAGTATATTCTAATCCAGAATTGACTGCACCAGTTAGCGGACAAAATTTCTCATATTCAGGAATAACATCTACTACTGCAACAGAAACTGTAGCAGCATCTGACAGAATTACAGTAACGAGTTCTGCTAGTTTCAATGTTAATGAACCAGTTGTATTTACCGAAACAGTATTTGGTGGCATATCGTTAGGTCTTACATATTATATATATGATAAACCAACTTCAACTACAGTAAGAATATCTACATTACCTGCATTGTTAAGTTCATTGGTACAATTAACAGACGCAACCGGATCAATGACAATGGCTTCATCAGGTGACTATGCGTTGTTGCCGGAACCATTCTACTTTACTCCTAGTATAGTTAAATTTAACAATAGAGTATATCAATGTGTTGTTAGTAATAATGATAATGAATTTATTATTGGTAAATGGGAATTATTGTCACCTGATAATAGAAACTTAAATGCATTAGACAGAATTATAGGTTACTATCAACCTACTGTTAATATGCCAGGTAAAGACCTTGCTCAATTGGTAAATGGAATAACATATCCAAACAGTACTTATTTAGGCAATGCATTTGCACCGGCAGATGAATATACTTTAAATACAATATTAACAGATCAAACATTCTATCCAGTTGGACTTAATGGACAGTCTATTGCAGTCAAAGATTCAACATATTTCATAGCATCAAACTCTAGTGATTATTCTTCAATTAATACAAGTACATTGTCTAATTGGACTATCAATAAGTTATCAAATACTCCAATCAATGTAACTTCTATAATATATACCGGCGGAACTTCAGGAAAATTTATTCTTTCTTCAAATAATACTGCAACACCTATATTAGTAAGTGATGATGGTATCAATTGGGACGCAACCGCATTATATAACTCAACTGATCCAATATTATTAGCTTCTTCTGGAGTAACATTAAATTGTGTAACAAATTCTAGTATTGCTTCAGCTACTGTAGCAGTTGGAAGTAGTATTATTACTTCAGTAACACAACCTAATGACAATGTACCTTATACATGGGATGAAACATTTACATTTACTAATGGATTTACTAATGAATTTAATGGTGTTGCGTATGTAAGTACTGCAGGATTCACAGGCTTTATTGCAGTTGGGTTAGGACAAGCAGCATCTAGCGGAACAGTTGCTCCTACAAACTATGGAATAATATACTCTAGTGCTGATGGATTTACATGGACGCAAGTTCCATTTACTGCTACTAGTTTTTCATTAAACAGCATCGCGGGTAATAGTCAAACTATTGTGATAGTAGGTGACAATGGAGTTATATACACTAGTTTTAATGGTACAACATGGTTCCCACAAACTTCACCAGTAGCTACCAATTTAAATAATGTCACATGGAGTACATACTTAAGTACATTTATAGCAGTGGGTGATAACGGTGTTATACTTACTGCTCCAACAAATGGTATTACTTGGACACAACAAACATCTAATGTTACAGAAAATCTACAGAGTAGTGTTTCTGACAATGTTTCAGGATTATTAATTGTAATAGGATATAATAATACTATGTTACGTAGTACTAATAGTACTACTTGGACGCTTGATAATTATGTTAATACTCCTGCCCCAATCTATAATGTGCAGGGTGATTCATTTACTGAAGGGTACGGTCCTGAAGAATTAGTTGCAGGAGTAGTTTCTGATAACATTACTATGATTGTAAATACTAGACCGGGAACAAACTGGGATCAAACAATATATCAAAATATTGGTTATAATGTAGTATCATTAGAAATAGCACCAACGTCAGGCACACAGACTCAATATAGCTTTATTAATGCAGTAAATGTTCCAATTCAAATTAGTGTGTTTATGATAGATTATACCACTGAACTAAGTACCACAATGATATTAGGTTCTGATTATACAATAGATTGGATAAACAAGATTGTAATTCTATCTAATCCTATAACGTATGTATCATCTACTATACATGATAATTTGAGAATAGATGTTTATGAAGTAGGTAATGGAGATCAATTAGTAAAATCAAATACTGAAGCTGATCCTATTAAGTATAACGAAGTTACCGGGTTTAGTGAAATAGATGTAAATGCAAATTATAGTGCAGGTATCTATCAAGGTTCTGGTTTAATAAAACCAACAACTTCTCCCGTCACCGCGTATGCGTTATCAACAAACGGAATTAATAATACTATACAGTGTGATAGTGTAGATGATTTTGTTCTAAACGGTGCTATAACTTTTAGTGGGGCTGTGTTTGGAAATATAGTTGAAGATCAAACGTACTATGTAAAATCTATTGGCTATACAACTAATAGAATTACAATATCAGATACTTATAATTCATCTACTGGTACAGCCGGAACAATATTCTTCTTATCTACTGCATCTGGGCTTATGGATGCTATTATACAAACTGGATTAGGAGCAGCATGGAGTCCACCAGCAGTATATCATAATGGTAATTTATTAGTATTAGGTTATACTGCTACTGTATTAAGAACCAAATCTTCAACTAATACCATAACAACAATTACTACAAGCGGACTAATTGTAAATACTCCTATAGTTTTTAGTGAGACAATATTTGGTGGAATTGTTCATCATCAAACATATTATATTAAATCAATATATGATTCTAATGAATTTACTATTTCTGAAACTGTTAGTGGACCTGTATTCCAATTAACAAATGCAACAGGCAGCGCAGAGTTTATATCAAATGATTATTCAATTGGAATTTCTACCAATGGTATTACTGCTGCAATAATTTTTGCAGCTAATTATGATAATACAGTAGATTACTTAGTATACTCATTCTTGGGGCAGACAGTTCCTACACAATATGGGTATACTTTACCACAAACACAATTATTCATTGGTGACGGTTCTACTGATTCTTTCGCATTAGATTATTTTGTAGGGGAAGATAACCCAACTAACGCTATTGTAGAAATCAACGGACTAAGACAATCATTGTCAACATATACTATTAGTGCAGATAATGATTCGATATTGTTTGATACTCCACCCAATGTCAATGACAATATATCTGTTACGTCATATAATTTAACAGAACGTCAATATTTTAGTACTTCTGAACTTACATCAAGCTATACCGTAGCTCCTATAATAAATGTTAATAACGTCATAACCCCTACTACAGCTATTATTGGTATTACTAGTACACAAGCCGGGTCAGCTACGGTTGTCAATGCAGGTTCATTTACTACAACTAAACAATATATAATTGTCTCATTAGGTACTACTACAAATTGGAATACTGTAGCAGGAACAACCGGAGTAACATATGCAGTAGGTAGCTTGTTTACCGCTGCTACTGTGGGGTCTGGTAATGGTACAGCAAAATTAGCAAATTCATTAATAAGTACGGCAGATCCTTCACTTAATTTAACTGTTGGACAATCTATACAATTTAAAACTGCTAATATAAATGCTGGATCATTTATATCAAGTACCCAATATTGCATAACTAGTTTAGGTAATACAGATTGGCAATCAATTGCATCTAGCTACAATTGGTTATCAGGATATCCAGTAGTTGGAGGCATATTTACCGCTAACGCAATAGGTTCAGGTAGTGGAACTGCTGTGCTAACTACAATAAATGGCATCAGTACTATTGGAACTAACTATACCGTTAGTGCAATAACAACTAATCCTAATGCGGCATATGCTTTCACAATACAAGACGAATTAAGTGCGTCACCTACAGTTACGACCGGGGCAGTCGCTACTGTTTTAACAGGTTATGCAGGTGGCTTTAGTGCAGTAACAGTGACTACTAGCATAACACCAAACTTTATATTAAATTCGTTAGTTCGTATTGATGGAGTAATTGGGTCAGTGCAATTAAACAATAATCTATATTATGTTAGGCCAATGTCAACTACACAATATGAATTGTATACAGAACCATATAATCCGGCATTATATGCAGTTAATTATCCAGTAACTACAATCTCTACATATGTTAGTGGAGGTTACATTTGGATAGATGGAGTATTTACAATACACGATACAGTCGCAACTGCAACTGATGATAATGGAAATAGAATAACAGTAGCTAGTACTGACATTTTGATATCAAATACACCTGTATACTTTACTAAATACCCAGCACCATCGGAGACAAATATCTTAGGTAATATTTTAGCCAAACACAAATATTATATATTTGCAGTTAGACCTGAAATATCAGCTGGCAATTTCATTATAGGTAATGAATATGAAATTACAAGTTTAGGTACAACTAATTGGAATGCTATTGGATATGTTGGTACTCCTGTAACTCTTGGCACGTTTGTCGCTACAGGCACCGGCACAGGTACAGGAACTGCTAATGGATTGCAAGAATTTACTATTAGCGAAACTCCATTCCCGTACCAAGAAGAAGTTCAGTTAGTAGATGCTTCTGGTTCTATTTACGTAACTCAATATGAACAAGTTAATGTAGATAGATTGTGGGTAACTATCAATGGATATAGAGTACCATCAAGTTCATTAAGATTAAATTCATACAATAATTTAAGTATTCTATCAAATATACAAACTAGTGATGAAGTTATTATTACAAGTATGATGCCAACTGCATCACCCAATGAAGAAACATATTTATTAAATGTATCTCAGCAGGGAGATGCATCAGTTTACCGCGCTAATCATCAAACTAGAACTTGGTTAGTATCTCCGTTAGAAATCTTGCAAGACATAATTTACTTAAATGATGTTACTAGAGTGACAGATTCCATAATTCAAACTGTAACTGCTCCTGCGTTAGTTGATGGAACATTTAACATTGGTTTAATTTCTAATAAGAATGTTATATGTCATATTCAAGTATATAACAATACTACTGGGTTGTTCTTAGGTGGTGCTAACTTTGCAATAGTCATAGAAGATACTGCCCCGATATTACAAATTCAACCAATTGGAGTTTCAGTGGGAGATTCATTAACTATTACTACTGTTGAAGGTAGATTGTTGTATATCAACGGGGAACAAATTGGATTTAATGAGTGTGATTTAGTTGCAAATACAGTCTCTCAATTGACTAGGGGAGCAAACGGAACCGGAATGCAAGCATACATTCCGGTATATTCTGAAGCGTTTGGCTTGATTCCTAATAACAGAATGTCAGATGTATTGTATTCCGCTACATGGAATCCAATCCCGGGAATCTATAATACAGAAGATGGAGACCCATTGCAGATTGCGTACACCCAAGGTGCAAATTTCTTAAGAACGGATATAACTTAAAGATAAATAATATATGAACGAAAAAATAGAAGAAAATAAGGAAAACCAACCGTCGGAAAGACAGGAAAGTAAACCCAATGAACACGGTGGATTTTACTTTTCTTCCAGCGTAAAGATAACGGATCCTAATACTAAAGAAGTATTAGTACAAATAAGAGGCGATAATTAATGTCAGCAATAACACTAACATACAAAATAGAAGGATTTTTGAAAATCTATGACCCAAACAACGGGGAAATATTCGTAGATAAGAAAAATGCTATTAATTACGAAAACATGTCTATAGCAATTGCTGATACTTTAAGCAGTCGTGGATTTGGAGAAATATATGAAATGGCGTTTGGTAACGGCGGCGCTAGCGTTTCAGACACTGGAATTATCACCTATCTTCCGCCAAATGTCACTGGTCAAAATGCTGCATTATACAATCAAACTTACGCTAAAATCGTAGATGATACTAGCGTTTTTAACTTGGATCCTACACGTAATAAAATGACAGTAAATCACACAACGGGCAAAGTTTACACTGATATATTAGTACAATGTTTATTAGATTATGGCGAGCCTGCGGGGCAAGCTGCATTTGATAATAGTACCCAAACTGATAGTTCCTATGTTTTTGACGAATTGGGATTACTTGGAAATAATGGTACTGACGTTAATGGAAATATTCTTACTAGATTATTGACACACGTAATATTTCACCCAGTGCAAAAGAGTTTAAACAGACAGATTCAGATTGATTATACAGTACGAATTCAAAGTTTGACAAACTTGGTAACAATTTAAGATAAATAACAGATAACGGAGCAATTTCAGCATGGCATATACAATAGTAAAGAGTAATGGTCAAGTACTGACGACCATCGCCGATGGTACTATCAATACGAGCAGTACTTCATTGTCATTACCAGGCAGGAACTATGCAGGGTACGGTCAGTACGTGGATACAAACTTTGTTCACCAACTAGAAAATTATGCCAATGCTAGCCCGCCGGCTAACCCATTGGCTGGTCAACTATGGTGGAATACGAACAGTAACACAATGTACGTCTGCCCGGCAGACGGAACAACTACAGCTAGTAGCTGGTTAGCATTAACTTCAACTGCTAGTGGTGGAACAACTACTTTTGGTGCAGTAACGGTCACTGGAAACATAGTAGCAAATAATATTACAGCAACTAATGCATTAGTTGGAGACACAATAACAGTGAGGTTAGCTACTGTAACTGCAAACGCAACAATTGCTAATGCTAATGTAACTACTGGTAACATTGGTACACTAAACACGGCAAATATTACAACAGGTGCAGCAGGTACTGGTGGTAATATTACTGGAACGTGGACTTTAAACGGCACGGGTACTGCTAATACCATAGCAGGCACTGGACTTTATGTAAATGCCGGCAATATTGTAATTAATAACAACGGCAACACATATGGTATTAAGACAGATAGATACATGTATGCGAATGGGGTTGCAATTAGTTTCGCAGGTACATATAACAACGCTAATGTATCTGATTATCTAACTGGAGCTAACTCAGTTAGTCAATTCACTGGAGTTATTGCTCCTTCAAGCGTAACGACAGCAAACATAACAACTGGTGGAAATACAGTAGCAGGACAACTAACTGGTAACTGGACATTGACGACCGGTAGTAGATTACAAGCAACATACGCTGACTTGGCAGAACGATTTGAAGCTGATGCGTATTATGATGCAGGCACGGTAGTGGAGTTGGGCGGGGAAAAAGAAATTACTAGTGTTAAGTATGAACTTAGTGAAGATATCTTTGGAGTAATCTCAAATACTGCTGCTTACTTGATGAATTCAGGTGCAGGCGATGATACTACTCATCCGCCGGTCGCAATGACAGGTCGTGTGCAGGTTAAAGTTAAAGGCATAGTTAAAAAGAATGATCGTTTAGTTAGTGCAGGTGAAGGCATTGCACGAGCAGCTAAATTGGGTGAAGCAACTGCATTCAATGTTATTGGTCGTTCATTAGAAAACAAAACTGATTCAAGTATTGGAACAGTATTAGCAATTGTTACTGTATCAAGATAAGGAATAAAAATGGCTTACGCACAATACGGAAACATAGCAGCAGCGGATTATAATGCATTGGTAGGTGGCAATCCAGTTACTTCTAATGGAGCACTAAACACAGTTTGGGCCACTGGTGGAACAACTGCTGGGTACGGACAAACTGCTTTAGGAAATGTAACAGTCGGTACTCAAGTTTACGCAGCAGATTGGGCTAATTTAGTTAATAAAACAGCAAATTCTGCATCACATCAGGGTACTTCAATTACTACGGTTACTGCACCGGCAGCCGGTAACACAATAACTTACTTGTCTGCTATACCTACAAACTTGACAACTATTTACGCACCTAGATTAAATGCAGCTACACAAGGTTCTACTGTTGCTAATACAGCAACTCTTGGTACTACATGGACAGCAGCAGCTACTTTTACTCATACTGTAACTTTTGCAAATGGCAATGCCGCAAGATATTTCTTTAATTCCGGTGGGCAACTAAAAGTAACATGCGCTCATGCTAATAGCACAGCCGGCATTAATTTGTTGTTTAATAATTTAGCTAGCAATATAGGTACGGTCGTATTAAGCGCACCGTCAACTGGTACTATCACTATATCCAGTGTTTCATTTACCGGAATAACTAAAATAGGTGGCGGAGGAAATGCACCAACTACATTGCCAAACAACGGTTATTTTGCGTTAACTACAAGCAACGCTAATGTATTTACACAATTGGCATCAACTGGCCCAGCAGGATATTTAAGTACTTTTATACGTGTTATTGCTAAAAGCAATGGAACACAAGGTGTCAACGGAGATACAGGAAGTGTAATTACGATTTATACAGTTTGGGATGAAATTCCAGATGGATTGACAGTAGGAACTGGTTCTAGCACCACAGTAACCGCTGTAGCACCTGAAACTACATATTTGGCAAATAGTTGGGGAACTATTACTATAGCCGGTTCTGTAACTGGCGCATAATTTTTCACATCATAGTTGTATCTATCTAAATACTCTTAGGAGTACACATGGATACAACCACATTAATAAGTGAAGCTAAAGCCCGCTTCAATCATAATTCAGCCAAATCATATCTAAAAGACAAGTACGATAGTAAGTTTATCGTAGCTGATCAGTCTGGACTTTGGCGAGCCAATTTAGAAACCATCAACTTTTTAAACTCATCCACTGATAATTATATAATTTTAATTGATACTTTCAATAACCCAGTCAAAGTTAATAGAATTGACTTGCTACATAAACTTTCTGTCACGTATGCAAACGTTATGGAAATTTGGTATAATGAATGGATTGAACTTGAGAAGAAAAGATGACTAGAGGCGCATTATTATTTGCATTCAACAGTCCAAAATATAATTACTATGAGATGGCAGTGTCAACTGCTAAACGCATAAATCACTTTTTGGATATTCCTGTTACCTTAATAACAGATAGTGAATCACTGCCAGTTAAACAATCATATCAATTTGATAACATTGTTATGGCTCCTGCTGATAAATCCAACAAAAGAGATTGGGGACCATGGTACAATAAAGGCAGGTACCGTGCATATCAATTTAGTCCATATGATGAAACTATCTTGCTAGATACTGATTACATGGTAAATTCAGATAAGTTACTAAAGACCTTCGAATTACCAACTGACTTTTGCTGCCACGACACTACAAGTTTTTTGATGCATCCAAACGCGGTGCAAGAAATGTTAAGTGTATACAGTTTTAATACATTGTGGGCTACTGTAGTTACCTTTAAGAAAACAAAAAGAGCAGAACAAATATTCAATAGTTTAGAAATGATTCAAAATAACTTTGAACATTATGCAAGTATTCACGGGTTTATATCTGTTACTTTCCGCAATGACTATGCATTAACATTGGCTACTAGAATTGTCAATGGACATACTACTCCAATCGAAGATGTTATCCCATGGAATCTGATGCATGTTGGTAAAAATACTAGTGTATATAAAAACAATGACAATGAATTTAACACTGAGTATACTATAATGTTTGACAGTTGGAATAGAGGAAAGATTCGAAAAGAATACATTACCATAAAAGATATGGACTTTCATGTTATGAACAAAGAAAACTTTATGGAGTTGATAAGTGAATAAAGGTTTTGTAATAATGGCACAGGATACTGAGAAAATTAGCTATACTAATTGTGCCAAAACACTACAGAAAAGCATACTCAGAGTAATGCCCGATGCCAATGTAACTATTATTACAACTGATATGTTACCTCACGGTAATTTGGGTGGCTTTGCAAATGATTGGCAAGTGTATGAAGCAAGCCCGTATGTCTATACAATCAAATTAGAAGCTGATATGTACATCCCACGCAACATTGAACACTGGTGGGATGTACTAAAAGACAGAGATATTGTAGTGTCAAATACAATCAGAAACTTTAAACAAGAAATATCAGATATCCGATTCTATCGTAGATTCATCGATGATAATAAATTGCCAGACGTATATAATGCTATAACTTATTTCAAGAAATCAGATACAGCAAGTAAATTCTTTGATTTAGTAAAAGAAATATTCAATAACTGGGAAGAATATAAAAAAATATTGAAGTGTAATCCAGATGAATTAGCAAGTACTGATTGGGTTTATGCATTAGCATGTCATATCATGGGAGTAGAAAAAACTACATTGCCTACATTTACTGAAATGAGTATGGTTCACATGAAACAATATATCAATGGAACTCCAACTGAAAATTGGACAGATACTTTTATATATGAATGCTTACCTAATCAAATTAGAGTACAGACTGTGCCACAGCAGTATCCATTTCACTATCATGTGAAGAATTTTTGTGATAAGATAGTACTATGAATGAAGAAAAAGACTATGTAATAATTTGGGAAGCGCCTAAATTGGAACCACCTGAGTTTAGATTATATTATGATGAGCATGGTAAAGTAATATGCTATACTGGAGACAAGTCAGTAGAAGGTAACTATATTGTTATAGATGCAATGACCTTTGTTGAAGCCAGACCTGATGTTAGAGTAATTGATGGTAAAGTTTCAAGATTCAAAGCAGAAGCAGTGGTTCATAAACTGATGCCAAATGAATTAGAAGGCATTGCTTGTAGTATTGATGATGTAAGCATTATAGTTGAATCAACTGATCCTCATACTAAATGGAAATTAAAAACATATGAGTTATGATATTGTTGATGTAGCTGATTTAGATTGTATCTACTTAAGCTATGATGAACCACAGAAAGAAGAATTTTGGCTTAAGATTAAGAATATGGTCCCATGGGCTAAAAGAGTTGACGGAGTCAAAGGTAGTGATGCCGCACACAAAGCAGCAGGTGAGGCTAGTGATACTGAACGATTCATATTGATTGATGGTGACAACATGCCAGAAGAAAGTTTCTTCAACATTCAATTAGACTTCACTAGCAAAGATGAAAAGTTTCAGAAAGCACAGTTCCGTTGGAAAGCAGTTAATAGTATAAATGGATTACGTTACGGCAATGGCGGTATGAGTAGCTGGACAAAAACTTATGTGCGTGAAATGAAAACACATGAGCATCAAACTGACGGTGATGTATCACGTATTGCTGACTTTTGTTTAGACAGCAAAGATAACCTATACTGGGCAATGTATGATTGTTACTCTACTACTTACCCTAACTATACACCATTTCAAGCATGGCGTGCTGGATTCCGTGAAGGAGTCAAGATGTGTTTAGACAAAGGAGCAAAGCCTGATATTAATACTTTCAAAGAAACAGTTGCTAGTCGCAATCTAAACAACTTAACCATATGGCACAATGTAGGTGCTGATGTTGAGAATGGGATGTGGGCTATTTACGGGGCAAGACTTGGAACATACATGACCATGTTAACTGATTGGGACCACACCAGTGTTCAATGGTTTGACAACTATATAACAATGTGGGAAGAACAAGAATATAATAGAGATCCAGAGCGTGAAGCAACACTATTAGGTGCAGGATTACATGACAAACTTGGATTGCCAATGTGTACACTAGATAGAGGACAAAGCAAATTCTTTAAGAGACATTATAAAGCAGATTTTCGTAATCTGGGGCCATTAGTAACTGAAATGGATGTTATTCGCAAGATTGAAGGATGGTGATGAGTAGTGAACACCAAAGAATTCAAGACATTAAGATTAAGATTGCGAATGAAACCACCCCTTCTTTTTGTTTAGCTAAGTGGCACCATGTAACTATGTACTTGCAATCAGGTGAGACACATAGTTGCTATCATCCCAAACCACACAAAATTCCCTTAAGTGAATTAGCTGATAACCCATCAGCATTGCATAATACAATGCATAAGAAACTTGAGCGTAAAGAAATGCTTGAAGGTAGTAAGCCAACTGGATGTCAATATTGCTGGAACATTGAAGCAATGGGCCCTGACTATATTAGTGACAGGCACATTCGTAATGCTTCAATATTCAACGAAGAACGCTATAAACAAACAGTAGAAGGTCCATGGGATCAAAACATTAACCCGGAATACATAGAGATTAATTTTGGTAATGAGTGTAATTTCAAATGCGGATATTGTCATCCGAAGTACTCTACTAGTTTTTACAATGAAATAAAAAATAACGGTCCTGTTACTACAGTTAAGAATCATCGTTGCGATATTGATTGGATGAAACTATATCAGCGTGAAGAAGAAAATCCATACGTTGACGCATTTTGGAAATGGTGGCCTGAATTACGTAAGACATTGAATATCATGCGTGTAACAGGTGGCGAACCTACAATGCACACTAGTACATGGAAGTTATTGAAAGAGATTGACAATCAACCTATGCCATGGTTAGAGTTAAATATCAACAGTAACCTAGGTACTAAAACAAGTCTGGTTGAGAAACTAAGTGACAATGTTAAACAGTTGTGTGACGATGGAAAAATCCGTGCATTTAAGTTGTTCACTAGTCTAGACACCTGGGGACCTCGTGCCGAATATATTCGTACTGGACTAGACTTAGAATTGTGGGAAAAGAATTTTCACGCATACTTACAACGCACAGATAGCCCAATCACATTTATGATTACGTTTAATATCTTTAGTGTAACTACGTTTAAAGAGTATTTGGCTAAATTCTTAGAATGGCGTCAGCAATATAATTGGTATGAAGATACAAAAAGTCATCGTATTAGATTTGATACCCCATATCTGCGTGAACCAATTCAATACGATATGAACATATTGCCTAAAGATAAATTTATGCCTTATATGCACGATGCATTGAAGTTCATGGAAGAAAACGTAGATGATAATGCTAGCAATAAATTTACTACGGTTGAATATGAAAAGTTTAAACGTGTAGTAGATTATATGGCAGAGACAGTTTATCCAGAAAACAAATTAATAGAAGGACGTAGAGATTTCTATAATTGGTTCAACGAATTAGATGAACGCAGGGAGACTGATATGTTAGCTATATTTCCTGAAATGTTAGATTTTTATAGATTGTGCCAATCTACCAACCAACTTAATCCATTATGAAAAATATTGATCAAAATGTTATTTGTTTGATGCCATGGATACATACACACATATGGCCTAACGGCGATGCGTTTCCATGTTGCATGAGTGATACTAAAGAAGTATTTGGGAATGTTCATAAAGAATCTCTTAATGATTTGATGAACAATACCAACTATAAAACCATACGAAAACAAATGCTTAATGGAGAAAAACCTACAGCATGTTCACGGTGTTATGAGTTAGAAGATACCGCAGACAGTTGGACGTTGCGTAAAAACAGTTTACAAAGTTTTAAAAATCATTTACCTTACTTAACTGAAACTAAAGAAGATGGTAGCATTGATGACTTTAAAATGAGATACTTAGATATTAGATTCAGTAATTTATGCAACATGAAATGCAGGACATGCGGTCCTAGCTTGAGTAGCAGTTGGTATGATGATCAAGTAAAATTGCACCCAGAATCAGTAACAAAGAAATTCATTGATTTAAAATCTAATCCTAACTTTATGAATGATTTAATGCCGCATTTAGATACGATAGAAGAAGTGTATTTTGCCGGAGGCGAAGCATTGATAACTCCCCAACATTATGAGATACTAGATTACTGGTTGTCAAAAGGTCTTACACATATCAAGTTAAGATATACAACTAACTTTAGTAATTTCCGTTACAAGGACAAGTCTATACTTGATTATTGGAAAAAGTTCAAAGATGTTCGTGTCGCTGCTAGTTTAGATACGCACGGCAAGATAGCTGAATATGCTAGGAAAGGAACTAACTGGGATGACATAGTACTAAACAGACAACAAATGATAATGCTTTGTCCAGATGTTTATTTCGAAATCACCCCTACTGTAGGTATCTTTAGTGTGCATAGTTTGTTTGAGTTTCATAAATCATGGGTAGAAGAAGGATTATTGGACATCAATAACATACGAATAAATATTTTGACACATCCAAGATACTTTTCAATTACTATTTTACCAGAAGATGAGAAAGAAAAAATTAGACAACTGTATGAAGAATATTGTGATTGGTTAGTTAAGAATAATGCAAAAGACAACATCATACATGATGTAAAAGGAATAGTAAGTTATATGGATAGTGTAGATCATACTAATCTGTTATCTGAATTTAAAAAACAAATAACAGTCATTGATGAAGTTAGAAATGAAAAATTTATAGAAATTTATCCGGAATTAAAAATATTATGAATGAATTAAAAATATTATGAATGAATTAGAAACTGCACCAGTTACTAAAAAACTTGATTGGGCTATTAAAAGTGTAGATAAATTTTGTACTTTGCCATGGTTAAATTTAAACACTAACCCAAACGGTAATATAAAACTATGCTGTAGTATTCCTTTAGATACCTTTGTCTCAGATAAAAATGCTAAATCTTACAATTTAGGATACCATGACATTGATGAAATATGGGACAGCATTTATATGCAATATGTTAGAGAAAGAAAAATAAAAGGAGAAGGTGCTCCTGATTGTCAAGATTGCTACAAAATAGAAAAACTATCAGGACATAGTCCTAGAATGGGTCAAAATGCAATGTGGTTGTCATATATACAAAAAGATAAATTGTTATCTAATTATTTAGATGCAAATTTAGAAAAACAATCAGTACCACAATTACCTGTTAGCCTGGAACTTAGATTAGGCAATCAATGTAACTTACAATGTGTTAGTTGTTGGGGCATGAGTAGTTCTTTGATACATCAAGAAAGAACAGAATATTTAGATAAAAATTATTTAGATAATCCAAAATTAAGTTGGTTAAAGTCAAAGTGGAAAACAGAACAACAAATAGTTAATGAGACTGATGTTCGTGATTGGTTTGAAACTGAAATATTTTACAACAATTTTAAAAAGATGGCTCCTACTTTGCGTAGATTATATACTACCGGCGGTGAACCTACCTTAATTAAAGCTAATTACAAAATGTTTGAAATGTTATTGGAAGCAAATAACACAGACTGCCAAATAGAATTTACTAGTAATATGACAACTTGGAATCAATCATTCTATAGTAAGTTAGAAAAATTTAAAAACGTTGAAATACAGATGAGTATTGACGGGGTTGGTGAAGTAGGTGAATATATTAGGTATCCTAGTGACTTTGCCAAAGTTAGAGAAAACGTAGATAAAGCAGTTGAGTTAGCATCAACTCGACCAGGTTGGAAGATAAAATGCTATACTGTACTACAAGCTATGAATTTTAAGCATGTTATGTCAATTTGGAGTATGTTGTATTTGCTATCTTCTAAACATGATAAACACATAACGTGGTGGCCTATAACTTTATCTGCACCTGAATTTCTTTCATTGAACGCTATTCCTAAAAACATTAGAGAAGAATATATTGAAATAGTTACCAAACAATCAATGAATTATAGAAAATATTACAATGACGCCCCAAATAGATTTGTAGTTGATGACCATACTTTTAATGCGTATAAAGATTCAGTATTAAATTCTCCATACAATAGCGAGTTGAGTGACAGATTAAAACATTTTATTGAGTTTAATGACAAGCATCGTAATTTGAAAGGTACTGAATTGTTTAAGGATATCATATGAATGATAAATTGATAGCGATAAGACCGGTAGAAACTCCGTATATCAATATAACCTGGCAAGTAAGTGACTTCTGTAATTTTAAATGTAGTTATTGCAATCCTGGTAACTGGGCAGGCAAAAATCCTAAGAAGAATGAGCCAAAAGATTTTGATAAGATAGTAGACAATTTAAACATAATTTTAACTGCACAAGAAGCTAGGGGATATAAAGGATTTAAATTCTTCTTTAGTGGGGGAGAGCCTACTGTTTGGCCTCATTTATTACCATTGATTAAATGGTTAAAAGAACGACTAGATGACCCGCAAATTGCAATCAATACTAATTTGAGTACTAGCACTAACTGGTGGAAAGAGAATTATCACTTGTTCCATGACGTTGTAGCTAGCTATCATATTGATTTTGCAAATACTCCTAGGTACTTAGACAACTTGATTTTTTTACAAGATAAGGTAAATTATCTATGCTGTAGAATGATGATGCAAGAAAATAGATTTGATGAAGTTGTTGAGTTTGGGGAAAGAGTAAAATCTATTTTACAAAATTATAATTTAGAATGGGTGCCATTGTTTGATGACATTAGTGTCAATGTGGGTCCATGGAAATACAGTGAACCTAGAATGTATGAATTCTTTGAGACACATACATTTGAATCACAAACTAAAATTAGTAAGCCAAATGGAAGTAAATGGCGAACTGCAAGCAAAGAAGTATATGAGTCTGAAACAGAGCAACCGTTGAACGGTAATAGACTGGTGGCAGAACGTAAAAATTTCTTTTCAGGATGGAAATGCTATGTTGATGAAAGTTTGTTTATAAATAGTACTGGACATATAACTGCTGCAAGTTGTGGGCAAGGCCCTTCATTGGGTAATATATATGATACTGTTACTACAGTAGCAGAACCAGTGATATGTAAAAAGCAGCAATGTACATGCGGAACCGATATACTTATTACAAAGGAAATTTAAATGTCACTGTATTGTGCGCTAGCATCAAATTCTATAAGTTTTGGATACGACGGAACCATAAGACCTTGTTGTGCAGTAGATACTTATTTTTGGCCCGGGCAAACACGGCATCAACTAAAGAACTATGATAATAATGTAGTAAAATGGTTTAACAATGATGAGTTAGTATCGCTAAGAACAAAACTACTAGATGGTAAATGGGATCCTATATGTAACATGTGTCGTACTAGAGAACAGCATGGACAAGCTAGTACCAGACAAATATTCAATAATACGTTAGATAGTGTGGAATCTAGATTAAATAAAAATCTTCATACTGCTACTGCTACTATACCTGACTTATCTAATATATTTTTATTAGATATAACAGTGGGTAATAAATGTAATAGTGCATGTTTAATGTGTAATGAATCTGCTAGTTCACTTTGGAAAAAAGAACAAGAGATTATCACTGGTGAAAAAATGGATTGGATTACTCCAAACTGGTTTACTGAAGAAAATATACCTAACTTGATTGATAACTTACCTAACCTTAGTGCTATACAGTTTTTAGGCGGCGAACCTACAATCAATGAACCACATATATTTTTATTAAAACGATTGATTGACCAAGGTAGAGCAAAAAATATAACATTAGGATATGTAACTAATTTGACTGGAGTCTCAGATGAATTGTTAGAGTTGTGGAGTCACTTTAGTACTAAGCATATTACTATTAGTGTAGATGGAGTAGGTCCTATTAATGAATATATTAGATACCCCTTCAGTTGGAATAAGGTAACATCACAGTTAGATAATTTAAAAGAAATTGCTAAACAGCATGGCAATTACCATATTGGATTAAGTCATACTGTAATCTCATTGAACCTGCTCACATTGGATACTTTAATTGATTGGTGGGAAACTCAGATTGAAACTAATTCAAGCATATTAAAAAGTCTCCCGCACATACAATGTGTTAATAACCCTGACTATTTTGATCCTATATACATGCCAAATGAGATGAAAGAGAAAGCTAAAGATACTCTACAACGAGTAATTCAATTATCTGCTGAACGCAATTTAGGAGATAAGTACACTTCGGCAATTAATAACATACTTAATACTGTAATAAACAAACAAGTTGATAGCGAGTTGCGAATCAATAAGTGGTTAGAAATGCAAAAATTTGTTACGTCATTAGATAAGCATCGTAATAGAAATATATTTGATTATATACCGTATATGAAAGATTATTGGATATAATATGGGAATGATGTTAAACACCAATGCATTTTACTATCTTGATAGTATTAAAGAATTGCGTAGTGGGTCAGTATGGTGGCAGCACTTGAATTTTGTAGATAGTGATTACTACTACTATGAATTTAAACATATGTCAGTTTTTCAAATGTTTCCGATTGAAGATTTAATTCCTGCAAGAGACATACAACGAATAAGAAATAGAGAAATTAAATTAGTTGTAAATAATAGCCATGAATCATTTCACAATGTTGTTCAAGGTGTATATGAAGGATTGATTGTAACAGCTAAACTACCACCTAGTCAAATTATTTTAATGTCAGAGTCCGCAGATATATTATTTGAAATTAGAAAATTTAGCAAATTGTATAATGTAGAAGAAATGAAATGTGTATGGACACGCATAATGGAGTTTGACATAAAATCTAACAAACAATTGATAATGTCTGTAGATGGATATACTGAACTAAACACACTAAAAGATAAAGTATACAATAAAAAATTTATCAACTTTAATAGAAGATGGAGATTGCATCGCCCAGTGCTGGTTAGTTTATTGTATGCTAATAACTTGCTAGACAAAGGGTATGTTAGCATGGCATCAAGTGATGACAACAGATCATGGCAAACTGTTTGGAGTAGTATGTTAAGCTGTCACGCAAATACTCCTGAGATAGTTAATCTTTTGAAGAATAACGAACAACAGATATTAAACATGCCAAATTTGTATATCGATACAAACGATTTAGTTACAAATCGAGCAATACTAGATTCCTCTACTGATTACCTATATGAAAATACTTATTTTAGTGTAGTGTCTGAGACTAATTATTATACCAGTGATACGTTTGAAGATGGATCACCAAGTGTTAGTTACCATGGGTTTGGTAGGCATTTAACTGAAAAAGTTTTTAAAACTATAGCAAATAAACACCCGGCATTGTTAGTATCTCCTCCCCATTCTTTGATTAAATTAAGAGAGTTAGGATACAAAACATTCTCCCCATGGATAGACGAAAGTTATGATTTAGAATTAAATGACTCTAAAAGGATGTTAAAGGTAGTAGCAGAAATTAAAAGATTGTGCGAATTGAAACCCAATGAGTTATCAGAATTCTTAAATAACGTTAAACCAATCTGTGAATATAATCAAAAAGTGTTATTAAATCAAACTACATTCTTAACTCAACTAAACTGATGCACGAGAAATAATAGTTTTTCCAAAGTTTCTTTTTCTACCAAAATACATATTTTCTAAGAAACGGTCTTGGCTCATATCTTTATCTTCAGTAGTGTCAAATTTATAAATTGCACTATTTTTTATATTACTGTTGTCTTGAATATATCCTAAAAAATCATAATCAAAACTTTGATATCGTGGCAGAGCACCTAGGTCTCTGTAATCAATAACATAGTTTCTTTGGAATTGTAATAGTTGTTCTCTAACAGGAGATTCAATATTATAAGTTTCTCGCAAAAATTCATCTAATGATTCAAATACATAATTAATCATTTTGTCTTTGACCATGTACAGAGTAGTTCTGTGCATAAGGTTCCACCCAAATACTTCAATGTTACCAATCTTAGGGTGATCGATTCTACCATTGGTCATCCAGTTAGCAAAATAACTGCGTGTATCTGCGAATTGTAATCTAAACCATGAATCTTTTTTAATCCATTCATATAAATTTTCATAGAACACAGAATAGTCTATATCTTGTTTAGCTAAGTATCTAGCTATGTACGTTGTCAACCCATTGATATGAAATGTTTGTATAAAACTAGACCATACTAGAGTATCTAACATTAATTCATGCGGTATAGTTTTTGTTGATACTACTACATCAATGCTTTCATTTAAATCTTTGTCACCGTAACTACCACTCATATAATCATATACAGCAACTGATTCTAACTTGTATAGTTTTTTCTGCAATAAATTCATCTCAGCATTTTCTAGTAATTGACATTGTAGAATGTTAATTCCATTATGATTGCCCGCACGGAATATTTTCCAGAAAGCATTTTTCCATGATTCTACTGTCTCACCGGGTAAACCTAATATCAATTCTGTATATACTGGTATATTATTCTTATCACATAGTGCAAAGATTTCGTCAATCTTGTGTTGGTCAAGATTCCTGCGTTTTATGTTTTCTAGTACATCTTGATCCATGCTCTGTACGCTAACGGTAAGTCCTTGCCCAAAATTAGGAGATTCAGTTATTAGTTTTTTGACAATATCAACTACTTCATTCTTTTGATTTTTTGCCCATGTCATTGAGAAACTTTTTAAATTGTCCCACTTCTTTTGCACTTCAATTAATTTATCTACAATAGCATTGTCACGCTCTACAAACATTCCAAAGTTAGCATCGGTGATAGTGACGAATCCACAATGTTCTCCAATCCAATCTAATTCATCATATACCCTTTGCATATCAAACTTCTTTACTTTGTTATAGGTAAGACTTCCCCAGTCACAAAATGTACATGCATAGGGACAACCGCGATTTGTTTCTAGTGTAGCGTTCCATATTATGTTAGGATTTTCTGAAATTATTTTATCAAATATACCTGTCAAGTATGGACTAGGAATCTCATCTAACTCATTTATGCGGTTAGGATCTCCGGTATTAATCATTCCATTAGGAGAGTTAATTAACAATCCAGGTATGTGCGTATAGTCCGAATCAAAATCTTCTAATATACGCTTGAATGTCACTTCTCCTTCCATCTTGATTACTAAATCCATAAACGGTTCTTTCTCAAACAGTTTAGTATCTTCAATAGCAGGTTCTGGTCCACCAAAAACAATTAAACACTTTGAATTAAGCACCTTTATCATATGTGCTAATTTATAATTGTAACGATGGTTCCAGACATAAGTCGAGAATGCTACTAGGTCACTGGTGCTGAGTTTTAATGCTAATTCATCAATAGGTTCCCTGCGCCATACTAAGTGATGTAATTTCCAAGATTCTTTGATTTTTTCATCATTCAATGCGTAACTTAAAATCACCCCGGCTGAATATGGCAAATAATAAGCATTAAACTCTTTGGGTCCTTGCTGAAAATTGGGTTGTACGAAACTAATTTTCTTTTTCTTCATCTATTATTTACTAAATAATTTTAACCATTATATTAAATAAGGAAATTTTGTGACAACAGTATCAATGATTGGGGTAGGTAAATTAGGGCAAGAGTGTGCTGAAGTTATGGCACAACATTATGATGTAGTAGGTTATGATGTAGAGAACAGAAATCCTGCTTTTCCTATGAAAAAAACAATTGAAGAAGCAGTACAAGGTAGAGATATTATCTTTATTGCAGCACCCACCGCGCATGACCCCATATATGGCGGCGAGACTCCAACTAGTCATTTGCCTAATAAAGATTTTGACTATTCTATAGTTACTAACATCTTATTGGAAGTTAATAAGTATGTAAATAAAAACCAATTAGTTGTATTGATTAGTACAGTGTTACCGGGGACAGTTCGTAATATATTAGAACCTTGTATCACTAATGCTAGATTTATTTACAACCCATATCTTATAGCTATGGGTACTACTAAGTGGGATATGGTAAATCCTGAAATGGTTATTATTGGCACTGATGATGGTAGTATTACTGGAGACGCAAAAGAATTGATTGAGTTCTACAAAGTGTTTATAGAGAATGATCCTAGGTATGAAGTAGGAACATGGGATGAAGCCGAGTCTATTAAAATTTTCTATAATACGTTTATATCTACAAAAGTTGCATTAGTTAATATGATACAAGATGTTGCTGAAACAAATGGCAATATTAATGTAGATGTTGTAACTAACGCATTATCAAAAAGTACACATAGAATCACTGGGCCTGCATACATGAAAGCTGGCATGGGAGATGGTGGTGCATGTCATCCAAGGGATAATATTGCATTGCGTTATCTAGCCGATAGATTAGATTTAGGGTATGACTTATTTGATGCTATAATGAAAGCACGAGAAGTACAAGCAGATCGCATGGCTAAAAAATGTTTACAGTACGGCAAGAATGTTACTATTATAGGAAAAGCATATAAGCCTAGTGTGCCGTATACTAACGGAAGTGGTAGTATGTTAGTAGGACATTATATAGAACAGTACGGCGGAATAGTTAACTACTATGATGTTAATACCGGTGATCTAGATTTAAAAACAGATAGTACAGAGGTGTACTTAATTGGTTACTGGGAGCAATGGGTAAGAGATATTGATTGGGAAAAAGAAACAAAACGAATTTATACTTTTATTGATCCATGGCGCGAAATGCTTCCAACGTTAGGACATGTAGTTAAGCATTATGGTAATACTAGGAAATTTAAATGACCCCTACTACGCTATTACTAAAAATATGGCCAGAATTACAAAATCATATAGATAATATACATATTATTGATTCGCACTTACATACCGCATTTCCTACTACTAGCAATGAAATAATTGTAAAAGACATACTACAAGCAAAAAAAGAAGGAAAAACTAAGTTTTTATTTTATCTGATAGGTGAAGGAATAGTATTGCAGATGCTTCAAAAAATTCAAGATATTGCTAGTTTACTAAAAAATAATATAGATTCTAAAGATTTAATTTATGTATGTGGTGCATCAGATGGGCTAGAAGTGTATGAAAAAATATATAAACAATACAATTGGAAAAACAAAATTTCAGTAATATGTGTTAACGCACATTGGTTTAGTTTAAATTATTCAATATTAAGTTCTTTGCCAGTTGAATATAATATAAAAGAAAAAGAAAAAGTATTTCTATGTTTTAATAAAATGCCTAGAAAGCATAGACTAGATTTATTAGAATTGATGTATTCCTACATAGACAAAGGATATTATTCATTTGAAGGGCCAGGACTCAATTGGGATATATTATCTGATGAATATGTTAATATAAAAAAGAATCGTAATAAATTTCCTTTAAGGCTTAATATCACTACAGATAGAAGTAATCCAATTGATATTATACCTGATGACATAAAATATTTTGATGATAGTTATTTCAGTATAATAACTGAGACATTGTTTTATACTGAACCAAATTATGGAGTTGATTCAACTTTTATAACTGAAAAAACATTCAAATGTTTAGGTTGTATGCATCCCTTTGTTATGTTAGGTAGACCCCACACATTAAAAGTTCTGAGAAAAATAGGGTACAAAACATTTAGTCCATTCATTAATGAATCATATGATTCTATTGAAAATAATGAAGAAAGATTGATAGCAGTCTTTAAAGAAATACAAAGATTAATTTCTAAACCAGCTGAAGAATGGATAGAATGGCAAACTAATATAAAAGAAATTGTAGAACATAACAAACAGCATTTCCATTCGTCAACTGATTATAGCACAACTAAAAACATTGAAAAATATTTCACATAAACAGTAACTGTTTAAATATAAGATGCTACGAGATGTCTTTTATTACGGCTCTAAACCCAATATTCACCCAAGAGAAAGATTTGCAACTTCAATAGAAGATGCTAGAAATCAATGTACCACGGAACATTTTTGGATAATCAACGAACATTGTGATTATCGTAATTTTGATTGGGATTTTGACTTTGAATTCTTGCCCGATGAGGATGTTTGGGCAGAAGAACATAACAATGTATGGCCTAGCTTTCATCAAAAAGATAGTGGCACATGGTTATGCCCTAAACAATATAGTGAAATAATTATATATCGTGCTGATGTTGATCCACTAAAAAGAAAAAACGAAAAAAACGACAATTGGGTATTGCTAGATTTAGTTGATGAAACTAAATTTGATTTCAGTTGGCATCCAGATCCATCTAGCCCTCCATATGTATATGTATGGGGTAATAAATGGAATCCGGTAGAATTACAACCAGTACTAGAATATCATGCTCCTTATTCGCATGATATTGATCGTAAGTATATGGATCAAGTAGTTGAATTATTACCCAGCAAAAATTTTAAAGAAATAATACCTATTGATAAGTCTAAGTTTGATTTGTCATGGAGACCTGACCCGAGAGAACCTCCGTTTGTGTATGTATGGGGTAGCAAGTGGAATGAAGCAGCGGTTGAACCTGTATTAGCTTATTATTGTCCTAACGCAACTAACAGAAAATATCTTGATACTTTATTAGACTTGATGCCTAATAAAATTAATTGGGAAATACCTGATAACATTGACACTGCTGAATTTGATTTTAGTTGGAGACCTAATCCAACTAGTCCTCTATATATATACGAATTTGGTACTCAATGGCAAAAGACAGGTGGGCCAAGGTATATAGTTAAAGATGCCACAGACATAAAATATATAGATATTCAAAAAGCAAAAAGATTGCCTAATAGGGAAAACTGGAAAGAAATACTACCAGTAACTAATTTTGATTACTCATGGCACCCAGATGATACCGAACCTCCGTTTGTGTATGTATGGGGCAGCAAGTGGAATGAAGCAGCGGTTGAACCTGTATTAGCTTATTATTGTCCAGGGGCAACTAAACGAAAATATATGTTCGATGAAGTTGAATTATTGCCTGATCAAACTAATTGGGAAATACCTGATAATATTGATGCTACTAAGTTTGATTTCAGTTGGAGACCTAATCCAACTAGTCCACCATATATTTACGAATTTGCTACTATATGGAATAACCGCGGTGGTCCAAAATATGTAGTTAAAGATGCTACACAATTTAGTTACGTAGAAGATATCAAAGCATGTACCAAAGCAAATAAAAATAACTGGAGCATACCGTCTGACATAGACACAGAAAATTTTGATTTTACATGGGTTCCCCACCCAGATGCACCCCCATACATATATCAATTTGGTACACAACATCAAAAGACAGGTGGACCAAAATATATAGTTGAAAATGCCACTGAAATAAAATATGTAAGCGTTCAAAAAGCAAAAAGATTGCCTAATAAAAAAAACTGGAAAGAACTTCTTCCTATTGATAATTTTGATTACTCATGGCACCCTGATGATACTGACCCTCCATTAATATATGAATTTGGAACACAGCATCAAAGTACAGGTGGATTGAGATATGAAGTTGAAGGCGCATCTGAAATTAAATATATAGACACCTTAAGGGCAACAGTGGTTACCACAGAAATATCACCAAATTGGATCATTCCAAATACTATTGATATTAGTCAGTTTGATTTTAGCTGGCACCCCAACACTAATGAAAAACCATACATATACCAATTTGGAACACAACATCAAAAAACAAATGGCCCAAGATATGTAGTTGAAGATGCAACTGAAATAAAATATATAGATGATATAAAATCTGTGCGATTAGCTACAATGGTTAATTGGAAAGTATCTGATGGTATAGATGTTAGTAACTTTGATTTCAGCTGGCATCCCGATGATACCAGCCCACCGTTTGTTTATAGATTTGGTACAATATTAGATAGGGATGACGGTCCTAGATATTTGACCCCTGATAACACTGGTGAATCAGTGTATATGGAAAGAATAGTTTTAGAAAAGCCAATTGAAATTGAAAAATCTTATCCTAAATATTTGTTGACCACTTCATTAGAAGATTTGATTAAACAACATCCTGACGAAATATTTTGGGCATTAAATCCTCACATAGATTATACTAATTTTAATTTTGATTGGAAACCTAGTATTGAGCAGTCACAGTATATTCAAGTGTTTGGTTCAAGTGAAAACACAAAAACACAAACTTTTTTAGTAAACTCTGTAATGTGGCTCAGAGGAAATACTGAGTTTAATTGGGTAGAAGAACAAATAAAAAATAAAATTGATATGTTCTTTGTTGATAGAAGTAATATTGAATCACAAACTAGATTTGAAAAACTTAAGATTAGATTCCCAAATATAATAAAGACAAGATATTTAAACAGTTGGGTCGATACAATAAATCGCTGCATCAATCGTGCTACCAGTAATTTATGTTGGATACTCAATAGTGAATTAGATTACACTGATTTTGATTTTGAATATTATCCTAACCCATGGCAAATGAAGATGGTGCATGTGTTCGGCACTCAGTGGAGTCATTGGGGTACCACTTACTTAGTTAATAAAGAAACATTCCCGCAAGATACCAAATATATAAAAATTATTGAACATCTTTCTAACTTGAATTTTGTTAAAACTATAAAAGCCAAAGCGTCTAATGTATTGTATGATATAGTTTATATCGACCATGACAATAAAGACTTGTCTAATATCAATAACTTAATTATTAAGTATGAAACTAGTTATTTGAATACTTTTAAGAGTATGCTAGATAAACTCCCAGTAAAAAAAGAACATTATGTGTGGGTAGCTAGTACAGTATGTGATTATAAAGATTTTGATTTTACTTATATTTGCGACCCATTTGCTAAAGAACACTTACATGTATTTCCTAGCGATAGGCAAAAGTTTGGTGACACATTTTTAATTGATGTTAATAAACTTAGAACATTGATTGATAATATGAACTCTTTGGAAGAGTATGGGAAGATTAACTATAATCAACATCAAAGAGTAAACCGATTGCCGGCTCCAATCATTATTACAGAAAATGATACACATGCTTCTAGCGTAAATACTGATTTTAATTTTCCATACGCTGTGTTTGTGACTGAAGATAATAAAAACATCAATGCCGTTGATGTTGAACCAATGAATCTATGGAGCAATGAAACTAAAAATATTACTATTACTAGTACAGGTGGAACAAGAATTATAGTTCCAAAAGAAGCTAAACAGTATGTAAAGAAAGAGTTATACGATTATCCATACATTATTAAGAATAATAAACTTATAGAATCTAACCCATTGGACATTGTGTTCTTTAGTAACGGTGAAACTAGTGCTGATAGAAATTACGAACATCTATTAAAGATAACACAAGGATTACCAAACAAAATTACTAGAATAGACGGTATAAATGGTCGTGTAAAAAGTCAACACGCTGCGGCAAATAGTAGCAATACACCATGGTATTTTTTAGTAAACGCTAAATTAAAAGTATCAGCAAAGTTTGATTTTAACTGGCAACCGGACAGATTACAGATACCTAAGCACTATATATTTCATGCTACCAATCCAGTGAACGGGTTAGTATATGGTCATCAAGCTATCGTTGCTAACAACAAAAAACTTACATTAGAGAACTTTGGTACTGGGTTAGACTTTACAATGGATAGTGAGCATGAAGTTGTTCCTGTTAATTGTGGTATTGGTATGTATAACAGTAGTGAGTGGGATGCATGGCGTACAGCTTTCCGTGAATGTATTAAGTTAAAAGCATCCAAAACGGAAGAAAATGAAATACGATTAAATACATGGCTAACAACAGCAATTGGTGACTTTGCCGAATATAGTTTACAAGGTGCCCAACATGCTGTACAATATTATGAACAAGTCAACGGTGACTTAACACAATTACGACTAAGCTATGATTGGGTTTGGTTAAAAGAAAAATTTAAAAATATATATGAGTGAATTATATCAATATAAAAAAAAGATAGTGGAATCAAGACCACTAGAGCCTGACGCTGATATTAAGCATCTGGCTATGTTGCAAGCTATTGCACCTTATGCAAAAACTAAAGTTCAAAAAAATGTAACTACTATTGATATCAACTATGCGTATAGAAAAACAAAGTTATTATTAATACTTTGTCCAGAATGGGCACCAATGTTTCCACCGTTCAATCTTGCAAGACTGTCTGCGGTTGCAAAAGGCGCTGGATATGAATCTAATTGTATTGATTTGAATGTAAAGGCATATAACTTATCTCACAAATGGCGAAATGATGGACTTATTGATTTCGACCCGTGGGACGGCGCAAGAGATTGGAAATGGTTAGCAAAAGACTACCATAGTGATATACATCCGCATCTGAGCATTTTATTAAACAAATACATAGAACAGATTGTTAAAAATCCTCCTGACGTTATAGGATTTACTATGTACTATACAAATGCAGAACCAGTTAAGTATATGGTGAAAAAATTAAGAGAAAGATTGCCAAATATTAAAATACTAGTAGGTGGTCCTAATATTAGACCTTGCCAAGAACCACATGCTTGGAGTGGAGAAGATGATAATATGTTTGATTATGTTATCAATGGGGAAGGTGAATTACTTCTTTTAGAAATTTTAGAAGAAATTGAAAACGGAATAATTCACGACAAGGTTCAAAAGCTAGCACAACCTGAAGAACAAAGATTAAATTTGAATGACTTGCCTATGCCTGATTATTCTAATTTTGATTTCAATGAATATGAATTTCCAAATGGAGTTAATAGTGAACTGAGTAGAGGTTGTACTGCAAAATGCACCTTTTGTGAAGAAACACATTTTTGGAAATATCGTCAACGCATGGCTACTGATATTCTAAAAGAAATAGAAACATTATACTATGAAAAAGGAACTGACATAGTTTGGTTTATTGATAGTTTGGTAAATGGAAATCTAAATGAACTTAGAGCCTTCTGCAAAGGAGTCATTGCTAAAGGTATGAAAATTCATTGGACTGGATATGCAAGATGTGATGGACGAATGGATTTAGCATTCTATCAAGATTTAGCTGATTCAGGTTGTCATATGTTAAACTATGGCATAGAGTCTGGAAGTCAGCCTGTACTAGATGATATTGACAAAGGTGTTACTATTGCTGAAATGGAACAAAACTTTATAGATGGGAAGAAAACTGGAGTAAATGCTTTTACCAATTGGATAGTAGGGTTCCCAACAGAATCATATCAAAATTTTGCAGATACAATGACTTTTTTATGGCGTAATAGAAATAACAACATAGCTAATATTGCTGCTGGATTTGGATTTGGTTTAGGTATGGATACTATTGTTGGACAAAATCCTGATAAGTTTAATTTACTAGCACACAAGTATGCAGGTGGATGGATAACTAAAGATTTCAAACTTTCTAAATTTCATGTCATGGTTAGGATGAAAGTATTTGCAGTATTCTTGCAGCATTTGTTAACTGAAAAATCAGTTTCAATCCCGCAGCGTGGTAATTTGCCAATGCATCATTATAAAATTGTGTTTGATGATCCTACAATGCAAAAAGAAATTGAATATGAAAACTTTGATTACAATATAATACATCCTGACATCAATCCCTTTGCTGATAGTTTAGTAAATGAAATATTTACATTGTTTAGAATACTATGGCGTACACGAGGAGGATTTACTGCTACAATTAAATTTGATCAAGATTTAGATATGATAGAATTTGGTGAAAGAAATGCCGGCCCTTATTGGGCTAATCATAATTTTACAATAGATGATGAAGGTAATTGGGAAGCAGATTTTGATTATTACTATCAACAACCGGTCACTATTATCGATCCAGTAGATCCTTTATCGGCAAAATCTCCGTTTTTTGCACAAGATTATTCTAGACAACAATCTAATGCATCCATTCGTGCTAGAAAACTAGCTAAACCAAAGTGGGGAGACGGTGGCAGAAATCACGAAGAATTCATGGAGTTAATTGCAGAAGAAAGACATTTAAATAGTACAATTGATTTCTCATTTAAACATAAATGGCAAGATACTGGTTCATGGGCAAATCCTGAAAGATATAACGTAGCTGTTCCTAATTCACATACTACATCTCCAAAACATTATACACCCATTAAATTTGACAAACTAGAATTTAAAAGTGTATAATAAATACATGATAGTCAAATTCGCAAACAAGATAGGACAATTACATGGAAAGTTTTTCATGTGGTTAGGACACAAAGCCGAAACTAATCCATGGTGGGCGGTCGCATTGACTGTCTGGGCATTGTATGAGATTGGTGAACATATTGCAGGGCCAGTGATGGCAGTGTTATATGCTACTGGACATCTAAGTTTTGTTTGATGAATGTAGAAAAAGAAACCATCTATCATTTCACTTGTGCTGAGTGTAAAGGGTGGTTTAGTATCGCTACTATGGAAGCGTGGAAACCAAAGAAGTTATATTGTCCACATTGTGGCAAATTATCAGAGGAGAACGTATGTTTATAGGATTGATGGGGGTTGACAGTGATGGTCGGACCATGTATACTCCTAGTGGTGAGAAGATATTTTTCACACTGCCTTGGGGACTAGCATGGCGGGTGCAAGAAATCCAACATTGGATCGCTAAGAAAACTTGGTGATAAATAGAAGTTATTGTTGTAATCCCTTCAAAGCGAAGGACTTCTGGACGCGGGTTCGACTCCCGCCAGGTCCACCATAAGCATACTCACTCGGATAGGTGTACGCACTTATCTTTATCAGTTTCGATCTGTAGGAGTATGCTTCTGACGGGCCTGCCCTGGTTTCGACAGAGGTAGATAGTAGAGACGGCAACACGGTAGGCGATGACCGTTAATCAAGCAAATTTCATAACTGCAAACGATGAGTTATATTCTTTAGCTGCTTAAGCTAAGGTGCAGTAGGACTTACTGTATAAAAGAAACAACCAGAACCCGCTTCGGCGGGTTTCTTATTAGTAGTAACACTAATAAAGATTCATACTTTTCACTATGTTATTTAGGTTATGGCAACACATATAAACGATATATACAATGTCAATTTGATATAGGAGAACAATTATGAAATGGACTACCCCTCAAGCAAGCGATATGCGTTTCGGTTTTGAAATTACCATGTATATTGCTAATCGTTAATTCACATATTAACCAAAAAAGACACTTAGGTGTCTTTTTCCATATTAAGTAGAATACATTGCGTAATCAGTGTATACTCTTTGCTTGAATACATAATTTATTTGACAGGATTTGTCGGACTAAATATTATTCTAACCCCAGAAGGGTTATTATAAACTAAAGGAAATATAATATGAAGAAATATGCTTTACTCTTGGCCCTAGCATTGGCCTCAGGTTTTGTGCTAGCACAAACCGCTCCCCAAGTCAGCGTCTATGGCAAAGTACGTGAGTATCAAGAATCATACACAGCTGGTACCGCTAGTGCCCTCACTCGGTTGACCAATGACTCAAGCCGCTTAGGTGTAAAAGCCTCTAGTGATGTTGGTGATGGAATCACCGCTGCCGTTATCATCGAAACTGGCGTAGCAATGGACGCACCAAGTGCTACCACTTTAGGTGATCGTACTTCACTCTTTAGCTTGAGCAATAATTTAGGTTCTTTAGGCATGGGTCGTGACAAGCACAGTGTAGTTCGTGTGTTGGATAACTATGACGCATTTGACAATGCGTATGGCACTATTGCCGCTACCATTCACTCTGCACAAGGCAGTCGTTTGCAAAATGGTTTGTTCGTGAACACAGCAAGTATCGCTGGCTTCACAGGACAATATGTGATGGCTAATAGCGAAACTGCTGGAACTACTAATGTTCAGACTGGTAGCATCAGCTACACTTTGGGACCTATGTCTGCTACAGTCGCTCGTTATGATGACAGCAGCACCAGTCTCAGCACTATCGTTGGTGTGAAATACAAATTGGTTAGTACTGGAACTACAGTGTTCGGAATGTATAGCGATGACAAGGTATCTAATGTAAGCACCACAGGTTCTAGCGTTGGTATCAGCCAAGCAATCGGTGATCGTTTTGCAGTTCAAGGTACATATGGTCAGACTAACACTAGCGTGACCGGTCGTGGTTTGGGTGTAAGCTATGCGATGAACAAAGCATTGACATTCAATGCTCGTTGGAGTTACCTAGATGCTGCTACTGATATTAATCAATACGGTGTAGGCGTAGAATTCAATTTCTAATCTAACTCAAATTAGAACAAAGGGCACTAGTTGCCCTTTTCTTATGGATGTAATATTACTGTCACAATTATGTCACTAAATATTTGTGTAACACACAAGGAGATTACATGAAAAAACTGTTTACAACATTATTGGCAGTGATAGCATTCGCTGCATCAGCACAAGAGATTACAGGAGCCGGGGCAACATTCCCGGCTCCGTTATATGCAAAGTGGGCGAGTGAATATAACAAGTCTACCAACATCAAGATCAACTATCAATCAGTTGGTTCAGGCGCAGGCATCAAGCAGATTGAAGCAAAGACCGTCACGTTCGGTGCAAGTGACATGCCACTCACCGATGACAAACTTCAAGCATCAGGCTTGTTTCAGTTTCCTACAGCAATTGGTGGAGTTGTTCCGGTAATCAACCTCAAAGGAATTGAGCCCGGACAACTACGCTTGACAGGTGCAGTCATGGCTGATATCTTCTTGGGCAAGATCACCCGTTGGGATGATGCTGCTATCAAATCATTGAACCCGTCACTAGCATTGCCCGATCAAGCTATCACAGTGGTTCGCCGTGCAGATGGAAGTGGCACAACATTCATCTGGACCAACTACTTGAGCAAAGTCAGCAAAGAGTTCAAAGATACAATCGGTGAAGGCACTGCTGTTAGTTGGAAAACAGGAGCAGGTGGTAAGGGTAACGAAGGCGTTTCTGCTATGGTTCGCCAACTTCCGGGGGCATTGGGCTATGTTGAATATGCTTATGTAAAACAAGCCAAGATGAACTGGGTCAATGTGCAGAATGCAGCAGGCAATTGGGTAGCACCTACAGAAGATGCATTCAAAGCAGCCGCTGCTAACGCTGACTGGAACAAGAGTTACTATCAGATATTGACTAATCAAGCAGGCAAAGAAGCATGGCCTATCAGTGGTGCTACATTCATTCTTGTTTATGTAAAGCCAGGTGATGTTGCTGCATCTAAAACTGCTCTAACATTCTTTGATTGGGCTTTCAATAATGGCGACAAAGCCGCAGATGAGTTAGACTATGTTGCATTACCGGCAGCAGTCAAAGCTAAGATTCGTTCTGATTGGAAACAACTAGGATTATTTTAAACCGACCTCAAGATAGAGAGGAGGCTGGAACTCGTAACCAGCACTAAGAGCCGAAAGGCTCTTTTTTATTAGAATAATAATAATGAAAACATATAGATCAATTTTTATCTCTGATGTGCATTTAGGAACCAAAGATTGTCAAGCTGACAAACTCAACAACTTTCTAAAGCATAACTCATGCGATACACTATATCTAGTAGGGGATATAATTGATGCATGGCGTATCCAACAAAATAAATGGCGTTGGAAGCAGAGTCACACTAATGTAGTCCGTCGTGTTCTTGGTCACGCTAAACGTGGAACAAGAGTTATATATGTTGCTGGTAATCACGATGAATTTCTACGCCCGATGATTCCATATGGATTCAGTTTTGGACTCGTTGAGATACACAATCAGATAGAACATATAGGTGCAGATGGCAAGCATTATCTTGTAGTGCATGGAGATTTGTTTGATGGTATAACTAGACTAGCACCTTGGATAAGTTTCTTAGGAGATTATGCATACGATACTATCCTAGCATGGAATAGCAGATTCAATTGGATAAGACATAAGATGGGATTTGGTTATTGGAGTCTTAGTCAGTATTTGAAACAGCGTGTGAAAAAAGCTGTTGATTTTATTTTTCACTTTGAACACAACCTCGCTAAGTACTGTAAGAAGCGAGGCTTTGATGGGGTTATATGTGGACATATTCACCATGCTGAAATCAAAGATATAGATGGAATCACTTACATGAACGACGGTGACTGGGTAGAGTCATGCACAGCATTGGTAGAGCATCATGATGGTAAGTGGGAAATAGTTACATGGACTAGAGAAAATGATCAAGACGATACTGATAATAACGGATAACTTACCAGAGCAAATAAATGGCGTTGTCACTACATATAAGAATATTGAGGCGTGTGCGGTTCTGGACGACTATCGTGTTGTTTTCCTTACTCCCATGGAGTTCCTATTTTTTGATTGCCCAGGCTACAGTGAAGTTAAAATTTCGATTCCCTGGAAGATTGGGGAGAAGATTAGGGCGGTGGCTCCGGATTATATACACATCGCCACAGAGGGTCCTCTTGGTCTCTACGCTAGATTTTATCTTGACCGGCACTATCGTAGGTATAATACTGCTTATCATACAAAGTATCCTGAAGCCTTACATAAGTATCTAAGGATACCACAATCTATAACTTGGAAATATGTGAGATGGTTTCACAAACATAGTGGTCGTGTATTGACTACTACAGATAGTATGGTGAAGGAACTGAAAGAACATGGCTTCTGGGGCGAGATCAACTCATGGACCCGCGGCGTTGACCGAAGCATATTTAATCCCGGTTATCGCGGCAGCAGAGGCACCGGTCCTGTGCTGTTGTGTGTGTGCAGACTCAGCATAGAAAAGAATCTGGATGCGTTTTGCAGTTTGGATTATCCTGGTGCTCGCAAAGTATTAGTAGGTGACGGGCCGGATCGTGCTAGACTGGAAAAACTATATCCTGATGTGGAGTTCAAAGGATTCAAGACCGGCTTCGCTCTAGCACAATGCTATGCTGATGCTGATGTGTTTGTGTTTCCTTCACGGTGGGAAACATTTGGCATTGTGATGATTGAAGCCATGGCCTGCGGCACTCCTGTAGCAGCATACCCTGTGCTAGGACCATTAGATGTTGTTGAGCAAGGTGTCACTGGATTTGTGAATGAGAACCTAGCTGATGCTATAACTGGTTGCCTACAATTAGATAGAGATAGAGTATTAGAAGGTAGCCAGCGTTGGAGTTGGGAGAGAGCCTGGAAGATATTCCGCGACAATCTTACTCCGCTTTAATCTTCATAATCTTGACGCAAGTCAGGATCAATCAACTGCCCACGCATCAGATATAATGGACTCTTGCGATAGATGACAGCATCATGGAATGGATCTGTCATTATCTTTAAGCACCATACTAGTGCTACTTTGCGGCTTTGAATAGCAGTAAGTTGTATCATTCTAAACACAACTGCTGCTAATCCTAACCATAACCAACCCCAACCAATCCTATCTATTAGTGTGTCTGGTGCAGCGTCTGGCATCACAAAGTTAAACAATGCCGCATCAAAGTATGCCAGCAACGGCACAGCCAACCAGCAAGCGATCAATACTCGTTTGCGTTTGAGATTGTATCCAATCTTGATAGCCTCTTTATGATCTTGTGTGGCCTGATTGTATGTGTCGTAATCTTTGGGTTCAAAGAAGAAATGTCCTGCTTGTCTTGTAGTCATTGAGATAAACCACGCGATGTAAGCACTAATTACGGGATCAATGAATAGATAAGCATATGCTACTATGAATGATAATGCACTAATTAAATGCAAAAATTGATTTATCCTGCTGTGATGATAATAGCGATGATCGTCCCAGCGTTGCACTCTTAATGTCTCTAGTATTTCTTTCATAGTTTACCCCATTTTACTATTTAGTGAAATTTTTATTTCACTATTATGACAATAAATACAGACAACAAAGGGGGAATCCATGCGTCACCTAATATTGGCATTGTTATGCCTAACAACCACTATTTCATTTGCCCAACTAGCAGAGTATGACAGAAAATTAACTTGCGGAAAAACTAAATTTGTTCTTGAGGCACTAACCAAGATGGCCAAAGAGAAAATAATCTGGGTTGGAGATAGCAAATACTCTGATACTCAAACCGTTGTGATGATCAATACTGAGACCCTCACTTGGACTGTAGTTCAATATGACAAGACTATGGCGTGTGTATTGAACAATGGTGAAGGATTTAAGATCAGAGACAAGGATCTAGAATAGGGTATTACCTATTCATTAAATCGTTAGTGAAATCTAACAACAATTCGTGCTGCTCGCCGCCGTGCCACTTGCCCTTCATGTAGCTGTAGCTATCATACCAAAACTGTTCACTTTCAGGATGACAACCAATCAGTCCTATGCGTTTTTGATAGATAGCCATCGCATCACCATTTGCGTATGTAGCGACCGTTCTGAATTTGTGTCTATTGCCAACTAGCGAACACCCATCATAGAAGAACATGTTCATGGGTTCGTCTTTCCATGTTATTGCTAAGTTTTTAGCATGTGGTCTACGTGTATCAGTACCAGGTTGTTTGATATACTGTACCGCATCAACATCATCTAGTACATTCAAGTAATGACTACCTGCCCAATATGCACCCATACAGATACCTAAGTATCTACCGCCACCATGGATGAAATCTTTTACTCGTTTTCCGTTGTTTTTGAAAAGTTGTTTGAATGTATCACTATCCCCGATCCCTCCCGGAACAGCAATCATATCTACCCCGTCAAAGAAATCGTATTCTAACTTATTTTTACTAAAGATTTTGAAGTTATAATACTCACTTAAAGCCTTCATCATCCCGTTTCCTGATTGGACGGAGCATTTCGGGTCGTACAAGAATAATGCGATTGTGGGTTTCACAATCTTATTTATGTTTGTACAACATCCTTGACATAAATACCAAAAGGTATTATAATAACAATATGAAAATCCAAACAGCACTAGATTGGCAAGAAGTATCAGATAGACTAAAGACTGATCTACACCGCATGGGTTACAATCCAGACTTGAAAAAGATGTATGATAATATTCAAGTTATGGTGACCGAACTAAGCAAACTTGAAGTAAATGGTCGTAGAATTCGCAGTACAGATTATACCCAAACTCAAGTTGACAACATTAATAAAGCGATAGACCACTTGGAAAAGCTAATTCTGATGGGCCTACTAATGAAATAAACGGTTGACAATAAATGGTTTTGGGTATATAATACAATCTTAGACAGTCAATTATTGGAGTTAATTATGATCGTTTGGAATGTTCAAGTATACCGGGTCAATCCCGAGACTGCCCGACCCGATTTCTACAAGGTCCTAAGCGAGCGAGAGTTCGCGGTTGAAGGTGAAGTATATCTAGGAGCAGCCCAAGATGAGGCATATGGATATGCGGCAGTTTACAACCGTGAGCACTTCTACAACTACCCAGATACTCCTACAGGCTTTGCCTTTGTCACTGGACAGATCGACACTGATACTGGAGAGAATCTTCCCGGTTGACATTAAATGGTTTTGGGTATATAATACAATCTTAGACAGTCAACAAACGGAGTTTATATGATGATTGAAAAAGAAACTAAACACAAATCTGCTGGCAATTTTGCGTGGTTTGCTGAACGTGATGCAAGAATGCGTAGTATAGTGAACAGTTCTTTGTTTACTGAAATCCAAAAAATTCGTGCTGAACAAGTCAAATTGGGCCTAGAAATGGTCTATAGTGCTGATAGAGTTTATATTGAATTTCGCAAAACATTTATCAGCGTCAAAGTAGAGAAGCCCACCGTGCGTGATCGCAAGGGCCTAACAATGCTAGAAACTTGCTATGCAAACGAAGATTTTGAAAAGTGCAAGACTGCACAGGGTGTTACTTATCGTCTGTTTCGTAAAGTATAAAACTGTTTAAGGAATAAAAATGGCTTATAAAAAACCTGTACCCCTCAATCTTGCTGCCGATGATGTTTGGGCCGCTGCTTGCCAGGCACAACGATTGAATCAAGGCTACATCAAGGTTAGTGAAGATGCTCCTGCAGGGCAAACAAACCGCAATTTGGTAACAAAATTTCTTGCCGACACTACTCAAATCACCGACGAGGATCGTGAACAAGGTAAATTGGTTCGCAAATTCTATCAAGGATTTACATTCAAAATTCTTAAAGGTATTAAGTTGTCTGAATTTGACAACACTGCAATGCTACTTGCCAATCGTGAAATCATTGATACCAATTACGACCTTGCAGTAATCACTAGTTTGCCCTCAGGCTACGAGCGCGGCATGAAACGCCAGACTGTGGATCAGCGTATCAGTTTCGCTAAGGGCGGGTACATTAGCGTTGTGGGTAACAAAGTATCCCCTACGATTGAGGTACTCAAATCTTTCTATTCGCAAAATTGGAACACAAACTACATCACTGGTATCACTAGTGATGATCAGGTTCTATTCTTTGCATTCAAACAACCATTAGAAGTGGGCAAGATGTATGACCTTTATGGTACTGTCAAAGTTCACCGTGACAATGTTACCCAATTAAATAGGGTAAAAGTCCTTTCTGTAGTATAATGTTCGCATTCAAATCATTTTGGAGTTAATATGAAAGTTATTGTTATTGCATTCTTGTTAAGTATGCTTACCGCATGTGGTACTGTTGGTGGTGCAGTCAGTGGTGCTGGGTCAGACTTGACTAAAGCAGGCGAATGGATTCGGAGCAAATAACATGATGAATTTTCTTTTAGGCGCGGTAGTTGGTATCGTAGTATCTACTACAGGTGTAGCACCTATAGCTAGAATGCTAGATAGTGGTGTGAATCAAATAAAAGCTGTTGCACACGAGCAGGCTAATCAGTAATGTTTTGGTAAGCATGGCTAAACTAACATTGTTTCCCGGGGAAGAAACTAAGCGCCTATTAGGCGAATTGTCTATTCCTCAACATACTGTGGAAGCATTGGATAATTATTTCCTCAGAGGTTGGGAACCGGGCGGGTTCCTTACGAGCATTCTTACTAACGAACTATACGGTGCAGTTAGAAGTGCAGACTATGCTAACAAGCATGTTATCTATGAGATTGTACAATGGTTGACTCTTGAACCAATAGTTCCTAAAAATAGTTGGGGACATGAAAAACTAGTAGAATGTTGGTTGCATGATGTTGACAACCGCAGAACCAAGTTTGTTGACATGATGGAAAAACTATTAATCTGGGAAGAATTAAAGGCATAATATGAGTGGATGGAACATAATCACACAAATTCGTTCAATTGAACAACGGGCGGACTTGCTGGGCATGAAGTTGGCTCCCTATAAGCATGATGCCCGTTACGGTGACAATGTGGCATTAATCCCAAAAGACAATGACGCATTGCCCATCTATACCCGTGATGCAGTATTGTTTGCTGGTTCACTTGAAGGGGCTGGTCAGTGGATGCAAGGTGTATTGTGGGCACGAGAATACGACCGCATGAACACTGATAGGAACCTTGACAAAAAGCGTGAACGCAAAGAACAAGATGAACGCAATATTCAAATGGTCAGAATCTTAAAAGAAGAAAAACTAAGTTTGGTGCCAAATGATTAAAAATGTTATCATAGGTGTGCTAGGAGTAGCAGTAATAATGTGCTGGATCAAAGTTGATCCAGAATGCATGGCGCCTGAGGATCCAGACAGTGTGATAATTGAATATAAATGTTCTGAACTAGATGAATATGAGGATATTCCTGAGGAAGTAGTAGATGAATGTCGCATTAAAGCCGAAACAGTCACTAACAAAAAATCGTAGAAACAATTTCTGAATAAATATAATGTGAGTATATATAGGAGAAACCATGTCAGTTAGTTGGATATCTAAGTTGAATGAAAGTGATAGCCGAATTCATAAGGAAGAGGTCATCAAAGAAGCGTTAGACGCAAGTGTCCTAGGCAATGAAAGTGCTATTAATTTCCTTACCTTTGCAAAGGCCTGTTATAATCCGTATGTAACATTCGGTGTACGTGATGTACCAGAATCTAAAGGGGTTAATCATTGCCCTAATCCTTGGGATGAATTTGGCGATTTGTTGTACAAATTAAGTTTGCGTGAATTGTCAGGTAATGCAGCAATTACAGCAGTACATCAAATGGCATGGAAATTTGATAGTGAAGAATGGAATGGATTTGTTGCACCTATCATTCGTAGAGACCTTCGTGCAGGTATAAGTGAAAAAACAATTAACAAAATATGCAAAGGTACTGAATTTGAGATACCAATATTTGGTTGTCAACTAGCAACCACTAGTGAAGATAGACCCGAGATGCAAGGTATCAAACGGCTTGAACCTAAATTAGATGGTGTACGTGTATTGATGACAGTAACACCAAATGATACAGGTGGATGTGCAGTTATATGTTATAGTCGCAATGGCAAAGAGTTTGAAAATTTCAAACTGATTGAAGAACAGATTACTACTAATTATTCTTTATTGTTGAAAACAAATTCTAGGCTATTGAAGAAAGGTTTTGTACTCGATGGAGAAGTAATTGGAGCATCATTCCAAGAACTAATGCGCCAAGCACGTAGAAAATCTGATGTAAAAGCAGATGATAGCATATTTAATATCTTTGATATTATTCCATTAGAAGAATTCTTTAAAGGTCGTTGGGAAGAACCTCTTACTAAGAGACTTAAAGTATTAGATAAGATGAAAGAAGTAATTGAACTCATGCCCAATGTTGATTACTTGCCTCATATCAAAGTCAATTTAGATACTGCTGCAGGCCGCAATCAACTTGAACGCTATGCTAGAGAGAATGTAGCAGATGGGTTCGAAGGTATTATGATTAAAGACCTAGACGCATTCTATGAATGCAAGCGTACTACCGCTTGGATGAAATGGAAACCCACCGTTACTGTAGACTTGGAGGTTATTGATGTTGAAGAAGGCACTGGTAAGAATAAAGGACGACTTGGAGCTCTTGTTTGCGCCGGCGTCGACCTTGGGTTCGATATTTCAGTCAATGTTGGTAGCGGGTTTACTGACAGTGATAGAACTGACTATTGGGATAATAGTGATATGGTCATTGGTCGTACTGCTGAAATCTTGTGTGATACCATAACACAAAATAAAGACGGAACTTACAGTTTACGTTTTCCCAGATTCCTTCGCTTCCGAGACGATAAGTGATATAATATATCTTAACCAGGAGTTAAGATATGGAAGCACAATTTAAAGTAGGTGATAAGGTAGAAAAGGTCGGCGGTGACTATACCTTTGTAGGTCATGTTGTAGCAGTCTTTGCTAAACTAAGTGGCGCAATTCGTTTGGTCGTTGAAGATGACCGCGGCGTGTTGCATGTTTATAGTGAGAAAATTTTACGTTCTGTGGAGTAAATCATGGTATCAGTTGTTAAGAGCGAATGGCATCAAGTAGAGAAACGATATGGTCTAGAGATAGACACCGATCTATTGAGTGAGATTTATCCTGAATTGGATGAAGATGAGATTGAGGCAAAACTTGCTGAACTAGAATCAGGTGAAGAAGATATTGATACTATTCTAGGTGATGCCTATGACAATGATGTAGATATTGATTGGGATTATCTCAATGAAGATGATTGGTGGACTGACCGCAAGGGCGGATATGAAGTTACCTATAGTTTAGAAGAATGGGAAGTGCATGAAGATTATGTATCACCTATCACCCACAAATGTACTAAATGCAAATGGACTGGTTCAAAATTTGATGCAGAATGGAAATGGGAAGATGATAATGGTGTTGAGTTAGATGAAGCCATTAAGATTTGTCCAATGTGTGATAGTGCTACTGAATTGACCGAAGTTGGAGTCGAACAAGAAAAGAAAGATGCTGAAACTAAAGCGCGATGGCCATGGACTAGTGCAGAAGATGAAGAATCAACTGAGGCATAATCATGTACAAAACAGTTTATACCGAAGTAGAAGTTGATGTTGATTTGAGTGACTTTGAAACCGAAGATTTACTTGACGAATTAGCCAGTCGCAGTTCGTTGCCAATGGAAGAAGATTTTCAAGGTAAAGAATTGTTAGAAAAAATCTGGTTGAAGCGTAGACAAGGTAATCACGATTATCAAACAGAATTGGATCAACTAATCTATCAAGTTACTGGTCATATAATATGACACATCCATTAGTAGGTAGATCATATACCTTTGAGGATGGCAATCGCATGGAGATAATACAAGTAAGAGAACAAGATGAACACCGCGGTGGTGCTAGTGTTACTTACTTGGCTTATCAAGGTCCAGGCATTCCACAAAAGTTAGTATTAAATTTAGAACAATTCATTGATATCTACGGTCAGCTATTTGAATGACTATTTAGGTAGTCTGTTTCAGACTAAATAAACAATGCTCAAAAGAATTTTCAGTTTTTCCAATTTCACCTTATTAGTAGCATTAACAGTTAGTACTATCGCCGCATGGTATAGTATTATCGGGTTGACTACTATCTTTGCTGGAGCAGTAGTTCCAGTTATCATCATGGGTTCAGTACTTGAACTCGCTAAGATTACCACAACTGTTTGGTTGCGTAAGTATTGGCATCGTGCTGGATTACTACTCAAACTATACTTAGTGCCTGCTGTAATGGCTATTGCATTGATTACAAGCATGGGTATCTTTGGTTTCTTAAGCAAAGCACACATTGATCAAGGTATCGGCACAGGTGATATCGGTGCCCAAGTATCATTGCTTGATGAGAAAATAAAGACCGAACGTGATAACATAGAGACAAGTAAAAAAGCATTACAACAGATGGATGCTCAAGTAGACCAGATGTTGAGTCGTACTGATACGGATAAAGGTGCTGAGAAAGCAGTACAGATTCGCCGTAATCAAGCAAAGGAAAGAGTAGCATTACAGCGTGATATCGCTGCGTCACAGTCTGCAATTAAAACATTCAATGAAGAACGGGCACCTATTGCTAGTCAATTGCGTAAAGTAGAGGCTGAAGTAGGTCCTATCAAGTATATCGCTGCACTGATATATGGAGATAACCCTGATCAAAACATCTTAGAAAAAGCAGTACGCTGGGTCATCATCTTGCTTGTTATCGTGTTTGATCCATTAGCGTTGATGTTAGTATTAGCTGCTAATCAGAGTAAAGACTGGGACGATGAAGAACCCATAGAAGAAGTCATAGAAGAAGTCATAGAAGAACCTATAGAAGAACCTATAGAAGAAGAACCTATAGAAGAATTTGATATCAATGACCATCCATACTTGTTTACACCGGCTGGTAGTCAAACACCACCTGGAATAGAACCCGTACCTATCCAAGTCTACAAGAGTGAACCAAGTGACCCTATATTAGAGCCTTGCTATAAGTGTGGCACCCCATTAGTTGATGCTCCTGGCATCGGTCCATTCTGCCCAAATAAAGAGTGTGATGTTTTTGATAGTCCTTATCTGCAAGATATAGAGCCGGTTGTAATTGAAGAACCTATCAAGATAGTTGAATTGCCAGAAGTGATAGAATCTAATACTATTCCATACCAAGAATTAGATGGTGGTTATGTAATGTTTGACAACAAGCATATGCACAAAGATGTATTGACTGGCATGCGCCCAGATATATTAAAATTAGTTGCAGATTCGGGTAAACAAACTAAAACAAATTTTGGAACATCGTTTCCAACTATAGCTGGCAAAGGTGACACCTTTGTTCGGGTAGATTCCTTACCAAATAAGGTTTACAAATTTGACGGCGCAAGATGGATTATGGTCAACAAGGACCAATCCAATACCTATCTACACGACCAAGAATACATTAAGTATTTGGTTCAAAAGATTGAAGAAGGTGAATATGACATTGAATTGTTGTCCGAAATAGAGAAACAACAAATTGAAGATTATTTGACCAAAAACTCTTGAACTTTAATCCATTCTAGTATACAATACATATATCTTTAACTACTGGAGAAATCCAATGAAAATGAAACTTAAACTTACTGCGTTAGCATTTGCTGTGGCCCTTGTCGGATGTGCATCATCTGGTAAAAAAGATGAGGCCGCTGATAATAAAATTGAGCCGATTCGTTCTCAGAAATTGGCTACTAGTTTTAAAGCAGAGGCAATTACAATTGAATCTGAATGCAGCTGGTTCACTAGCAAGAAAAATTGTGACATTACGGCTATCGAGGCTGTAGGTACTGCTGCTACCAATGGTAATACTGAGAACAATGTCCGTGTAGCATTGATTCGTGCAGGCGACAAAGCCCGTGCTAATGTTCGGCACTTCATCAATGAAGATGTTAGCAGCAGCCGTGTAAATCGTACTATTGCTAAGAACATTGAGCAAGCAATGGACAAGATGAAACAACGTGCTCCTAGCGGCGATACTGTAGCACTGAGTGATGAAGAAGTGTTGAAGGCTAAGCAAGAAGATGCAGCCGATAAGTCTACCAACTTCATGGAACGTAACAACTACAACGACACTGCACACAATCTTACTGATAACATTGCAGTAAATGCACAAGGTATCTTGCGTGGTTTCCGTGTGGTCAAGCAAGAAAAGATTGGCCCACAAGAAGTAGCAGTTACTTTGCGCTGGGATACTGAAAGCGATGTTGCCGCAACTATGTTGCGTAAAAAATTCGACGGAAAATAAACATGAACAAGCTACTAAGTTTAGTGGCATGTTTATTGTTTGTTGGTAGTGCAGTTGCTGAAAACAAATACATTCGTGTAGTTAGCACAGCACCCACACTTGAACAAGCAAAAGAACTTGCTTTTCGTGAAGCCATTCAAATACGAGTAGGTACAATTGTTCTTAGTGAGCGTGAATCAAGTTTTGAGAATACATTAAAGGACAATGTTTCTGTCTATAGTGCTGGATATGTTGATGATTTTAAAATAATCTCAATTGTACCAAAAAACTCTAATGTAGAAGTTACAGTAGATGTACTAGTTGCTGATAGTAAGTTGATGAATCAAAAACTATCACAGGGTAAAGATAAAAAGTCCTTTGATGGTGAGAAGGTAGCTACTACTCTTAATTCATTTTTGAATCAAAAGCAAAAAGGTGATCAACTACTACAAACTGTAATGGGTAGTTATCCAAAGAATGCTTTTGTAATCAATCAACAGCCTTATGTATTATCTGTGGATAGCTATCGTAATACTATCTTAAAGATTCCGTATAGTATTCAATGGAACAATGATTTTATTATTGCAATGCGTGAGGCTATGGGATTGTTAGAGGACAACACTTATAAAACAGGTGCAATGGCTCCCGCAAACATTATCATTACTGATAAGAATAATACGCAAGGTGATAGAAATTGGTTTAAGTTTAATGACATGCCTACCTTACAAAATGTTAAAACTGAAATCTCTGGTAGAAAAGAAGTACGAATTGCATTAGATATGCTTGATGGTAATGGTAAATCATTATATAAAACATGCTATACTCCGGATGCTATTGCAAACAGAAAGCCAGTATTCTATAATATGAATGACCGTCGTGGTATTTTTATATTTGGTAATGGAATAGAGTCTGGGTTCCTACAACTAAAAATTTCACCTGGATACAATCCAGTACTACAACAAACAAGTAAGATTGAATTGTCTGTTGTAAGTGTTAGTGGTTGCACTTAAGTAAAATATGAATACCGTGACAAAAAGATAAATTAATATATGACCACTGAATCAAAATTGACATATTGTTCTTTTTGTAATACACATAAAGATAAAGTTAAAAAACTAATCGTTGGAGATGATGTTGCTATATGTAGTGAATGTATTGAACTATGTACCCAACTTATTGAAGATGAAAATCTAGTAGCAGAAACTCCTAAACCCAAAGAAGAAGAACCATACAACGATCCTTCTTCAATTAAAGATTATCTAGACCAGCATGTTATTGGTCAAGATAGTGCCAAGGAGGTACTGAGTGTGGCTATCGCTAATCACTATAAGCGCATCACACATCCTCCTAAAGATTTAGACATTCAAAAAGGTAATGTATTGTTGATTGGACCAACTGGTTCAGGTAAAACCTTGCTTGCTAAGACTGTAGCCAAATATCTCAAAGTGCCCTTTGTCGTTGCTGATGCTACAAGTTTAACTGAGGCAGGATATGTTGGTGATGATGTTGAATCAATGATTAGCATGTTGGTGAATGCTGCTGGAGGTGATCCTAGACTAGCAGAGCGTGGCATTGTGTTCGTTGATGAAATTGACAAGATTGCACGTAAAGGAGAAAGCGTAAACATTACACGCGATGTATCAGGTGAAGGTGTGCAACAAGCATTGCTTAAGTTGGTTGAAGGTACAGTTTGTCGTATTCCAGCAGCAGGTGGCAGAAAGCATCCTGGTGGAGAAATGCTGGAGATTGATACGAAAAATATATTATTCATATCAGGCGGAGCCTTTGTTGGATTGAAAGATATAATCAATAACCGCATGAACGGAACTAGTATTGGATTTGGTGCAGAGATCAAAGACCACAAAAAAGAAGGTGATTTAGGACAAGTTTCTCCGGATGACTTAACTAAGTACGGGATGATTCCTGAATTTATCGGCCGTTTTACTACTACGGTTAGCATCGGGGAATTAAATAAGCAAGAATTGCTGCGTGTACTTACGGAAGTAAAAAACAACTATATTGACCAGTACAAGTATCTATTGAGTATTGACAATATCAAATTAGAATTTGATGCCGGGGCACTAGAACAAATTGTTGAAAATTGCTTGAAATTAAAGACTGGGGCACGTGGATTACACACGGAAATTGAAAAAGTACTCATGCCGCATATGTTCAACACCAAAAAGTACAGAGAAAATAACGTAACTGAGATAAATATAACAAGGGAGCAAGTTTTAGAACCAAAATCAATTTTATGAGTATTAAAGGAAGACGAGTTATTGTAACAGATGGAAATGTTGAAAAAGCATTACGGAAGTTTAAAAAGAAGATTACAGACCAAAACCTATTGCAGGAATTGCGTGATCGGGAACAATATGTCAAGCCTAGTATACAGCGTAAAGTAGATAAAGGTCTAGCCAAACGCAGATGGCAAAAATACTTACGTGACCAAAGTCTTCCCAAAAAACTATTTTGACCTAAATAGTAGAATTTTTTGCGTATTTTTAGTATAATAAATACTCATTGTAGATGCCGATAATCGGGTCTACTTAATAGTCATCTTGCTTATAAAGGAGAAAACAAATGACAAACACAAAAACTTTACACCTTCGCACCATTGACATTCCACAACTACACAAATTTGGTATCGGTTTTGATACTATGTTTGACGAGTTGAACAGAATGCATTCTCAACATCTAAATTCCAATTCACACTATCCCCCGTATAATGTAATCCAAATAAATGAGGACGAGTATATGATTAGTATTGCTGTTGCGGGATTTGGTCACGATAACCTGTCAGTTACAAAAGACAAAAATTTCTTAATAATTGAAGGTAATCATGCTGCGGATACAGTTGAGACAAATGAGGTTAATTATCTACACAAAGGAATCAGCGAACGAAACTTCCGTCGTGAATTTCAACTTGCTGATTATGTAGAAATTTCTAATGCTCATTTAGAATTGGGTATTCTTAATGTTCACTTAAAACGTGAAATTCCTGAAGAGAAAAAGCCCAAGTCTATTGCTATTACCTATACTAAATAGTATAATAGCATAAGTGTGTAGTTATGGTGACTACACACTTTTTATAACTAACACATATAAACTAACTATGTCTAAAACGGAAACAAAAATCAAAATCAAACCTAATCTAGCATTGGCTGAGCCTCCATTGTACAAAATCATTTACATCAATGATAATGTAACTAGTATAGAGTTTGTCGTAGGTAGTTTAATTGATTACTTTAATTATAATCAAGATACTGCTAGTACAATTACACACAATATCCATGAAGAAGGTAGTGCTGTAGTTGCTGTACTGCCTTATGAAATTGCAGAACAAAAAGGTATTGAGGTTACGTTAGAAGCACGTAGTCAAGGTTATCCACTTCAAATTAAAGTTGAAGCAGAGGCTTAAAGAGTAATTTCTATTCTTTTAGCCCAATAAGGGTTTCTTTTAAAACACCCGTTGTTTATGTAGTTGATGCCATTGATATTGGTGTCAACTACTTTTCCATATGTGCCGTATAACCAGTGCGATACTTTGTTTTCAGTATCGGATATTAAACTCATACTCATGTGTAATTGATTTTCTAAATGCTTTGGATGTTCCCCAAAATACAATTCTTCATTGGGCGCAGAGTTAGAGACTACTACAATTTTTTTAACATCTAAATGTTTTTGTAAGCGTTCAATGGTACTCTTTAGATAGATCAAATCTTCATTGCGATGTACTTCAACTATAGCATTGACTACAACATCATCAGTTTCTACTGTGTTTCCATACCAACCATTAGCACCTATGATAGCAATGCCATCAATCACTACTACATGATGATGCATGATTGCTAAATTGCGTATACTTTTGCAGGCTTTGTGTATTTCGTCTGTGCGTTTAGCTACAACATCAGTGTTATGATATTCTAGTGAACCTAACGTATAGAATACACCTTGATAGAATTTAGATAAATGAGATAAGGTTTGCTTAATAGTGCGTAAATCTTGACTAATGTTTCCTGCTATTATACAGTATAAACTAGTTGCTTTACCTTCCCAATTGAAACTATCCTCAGGGATTAGATTCAAGTCACTTATTAAGTCAAACCCTATCGTATTCATTTACTTAGCAATGCTAATCTTAGGCTTTTTTGTTGCTGGTGCTTTTGGCTTAGCTGGTGCTTTAGCTGCTGGCTTTACAGCTGGCTTTGTTGCTTTCGGTTTAGCTACTGCTTTTGGCTTAGGTGTAGTTTCAACGACCGGCACTGCGGTAGGCTCAGGACCTAACTTCACAAGTGGTGATTCGGGAACATACGGAATCGGCGTAGTTGCAGCGGGTTCTGGTACCTTATAAGGTGCTGCACCAGGTGCAACTGCATCAATCGGGCGACTCTCGCTATATGGTCCCATACCAAACAGACTTTTTAGAAATTTTAACATAATTTTCTCCTTCATTGTATTTACTATCGGGCAATAAATTTATAATTTTTCCTATAGATAAATACTAAACTATGCGTGAATTTATAACATTATTAGACCAACTGAACGAAAGTACAGGATTAGCAGGTCGCAAACCAGGCGACGTTTTCAAAAATGAAAACGGTGATGAAGCAATATTTAACGATATTAAATTCTTCCCGGAAGGTGGTGGCAAATTTACACCCGAAGAATTAGATCAAGCATTAATTCAAATTGAACAACAAGTTCCAGATATTCAATGGCAAAATAGTCGTTCTGGACGTACAGGTGGGTTTGCAATAATCTCATTTGGTACTTTTGTTATTGGACAATATCTACAAGAAGTTAAGCCCTCACTTACTGATAACAAAGTATCAAACACATTCACAGTAGATGGTTCAACATATAAGTTTGGCGGTAAAGCAGCAGCAAAAGCAGATGCTGGCTTAAGTCCACAAGATTTATTAACTGACAAACTTGATTTAACTATCTCAAAGATAATGAATCAACTTGCTAGCAGTTTAGGAACAGATAGTCCATTGTATGCACTAGCACATAATATCGCAATAGGACAACCATTACCAATATCATTTGAAGCACCTGAGGGAGTTAGCTTTTCGGCTTTTCGTGATTACTTCTGTGAGATACTACAACCAATAGCATTGCAAAAAGGTCAATACACCGGTAATGCCGGTGAAGCTGCAAATAAGTTTTTAGGTGGAACATTTCAAAAGACATTGATTAGTTTTGATGATAGTAAAACAGCAGGACTTAGTGATAGCGTTATAACTAATAGTCAAGGTGGTAGCGTATTAGTTAGTACAAAAGGTGGCAAAGGTGCTACAGCTAGCGCAAGTAATTTGATTGATCAGATTGATAAGATAGCAGAAACCCCGGATGGTGGAAAATTCTTAAACAAACATAAAGAAGTAGTTGATATATTACGTGAGATACAAGATGCAGGACAAGCAGGTTCTCCATTGATGCTGGGTGTACGTTATGGTATCATTAGTCCAGACGATGTTGAAATGATCAGAGCATTTAAGAAAATAGGTCCTGTTAGTTTAGATAATCTTGGACAACTTGGACTTAGTGATAATTTAACAAAGTTAGCAGAAGAACGTAACACAGATGACCCAGATAATGTTAATTTGTATTATCACTTGATGGCAGCAGTAGCGCATAAAGCAGCACAAGAAGTAAATGAAAAAACAAATTTTAGTAAAGCTGCTGCTGATATATTAAACAATGGTGCATTAGTACAGATGTATACCAAAGCAAGTGAAGGCAAAGGTAAATGGACACTGCAAGAATTCAATACAATTTATCCAGGTACAAGCATCAAAGGCGTTTATCTATCAGCAGGTAAAACATATTATAGTACTGGTATAAAAGGTAATTACACATTTAAAATTGACAAAGGTTCTGGTGCGCCAAAAGATGATGAACAGACAACAACTACACCTAGAGCCAAACGAGAAAAAAGTGCAGGCATTGATCAATTAGCAACTGCATCTAAAAATATCGTCAACCCAGTATCAAAACCCAAAGAAGTAGGTACAAGAGAAAAACGCAAACGGTAACCAATATAGTTGCAACTAGCTAATCTTTCTGTTATACTTTTAATTTTAAGGAAGTATATGAGTTTAGTCCCAATGGTTTTAGAACAAACAAGCAAAGGTGAGCGTAGTTATGATATATACAGCCGCATGTTGCGTGACCGTGTTATTTTGCTTGAGGGCGAAGTACACGATCAAATGGCAAATCTAGTCGTTGCCCAATTGCTTTACTTAGAAAGCGAAGGCGAGAAGGATATTAGTGTTTACATCAATAGCCCAGGTGGTAGTGTAACTGCTGGTATGGCAATCTACGATTGTATGCAATTCATTAAGCCTGATGTTATGACCATCGTCATGGGTCAAGCATGTAGTATGGGTAGTTTGCTTGCACAAGCGGGAGCAAAAGGTAAGCGTTATATGTTGCCCAACGCAAGGCATATGATTCATCAGCCCAGTGGTGGCGCACGAGGTCAAGCTACCGACATGGAAATTCAAGTCAGAGAAATTATAACTATGAAAAAATGTCTTACACAAATCTATGTTGACCACAATAGTGTTGGTAAGACATACGAGGAACTAGCTAAAGATATGGAACGAGACTTTTTTATGAGTGCTACCGAAGCAGTAGCATACGGATTAGCTGATTCTGTACTGAAAAAGCGTCCGTAATGTACTGTGCTAGACTTGATCACTATGCTAAACTTACACCACCTTATGTTGAGTTTGGATCAAATGCAGTGATCAGTGGGTGTTGCGTTATGAACGATATACCTTTTTTTTCTAGTTATAGCGAAATGATAAACAGTAACTGGATGAAAAATATAAAAAATACTTTTAAAGAAAATAAATTTCCCAAAGAATGCGTTCGGTGCCAAGAAAAAGAAGAAATTAATCAAAAAAGTGATAGGATGTATTATAACGAAGATATGAAAATGCAATCTGATATTGATTATCTAACAGTAGATTTAATGTTAGATAATATTTGTAATACTGCATGTCAATTTTGTAGTCCGCATGTTAGTACTAAGATAGCATCTTTAATATCTTCTAATTATGAAATAAGAGATGCTACTCCTTATTATAATAGTAAAGTATTGCCCATTGATAGAATAACTCAACTAGACTTAACTGGTGGCGAACCAAGCAATAGCAAAAATATAAAAGAAGTATTAAAAAGTTTGCCACCAAATATAAAATCAATTAGAGTTAATACTAATTGTACCTCATTTATGGATGAGTTAATTCCTATCGCTGAAACAGGTATCTCCATACAAATTACTATAAGTCTAGATGGAGTAGGAAAAGTTCAAGAATATATGAGATGGCCCACTAAGTGGAATATTTTTTGTGATGTATTAGAAAAATATAAAAAATTTGCAAGCAATTATGAAGCAGTTAGTATCAATTTATATACCACACTTACTGCATTGAATATTTATGATTTTGATAATATTATAAACTTTGTGAAAGAACATAATATAGGTCATAGTTTCAATAACATAGCTGACAAAAAAGAACTTTTGATAACTAGTGTAAATTCATTTACTTTGGCAGCTAGAGAAAAATTTACCAAAGAAGAAAATTCAACTTTGAATCATTACTCTAACTTAATTGCTAGTGGGAATGACAATCAAACTGATTTTGATAATTTTGTCAAAAAACAAGATTCCTTAAGAAAAATCAATATAAGAGACTATATAACTTACGGTTGACAATAAATGGGTTTTGTGCTATACTTACAACATGAAATACTTAATTGAACTACTTCAAGCGGCCATCATCACTTCGGTGATGTTTGGCCCGTTTTTCTATTACTTTGCGTTTATGATGAAACCCTAAAGGTTGACAACAAATGGTTTTGGGTATATAATACATACTTAGACAGTTAATTAAAGGACAAGAAAATGCGTACAAAGACTATCATTGAAGGTTTGAAAAATTCTCAAAAATTCCGTGTGATTTTCAAGGGCGATGGCTCCGAGAACGACATTGGCATGTACATGACAGTCCAGCAAATGACCGAAATGTTTGCTACCACTAACGCCCGCGTATTGTGCTGGGATGCGATGGAAATGCTAGCGGCTGAGCGATACTTGGCTAAAGCACACCGCAAAGCTATCCCAACTGGACTTGGCACTACTATCCGCGGTAAACAGATTCAAGTGGACCTAGTTTAAGGTTGACATTAAATGGTTTTGGGTATATAATACATACTTAGACAGTTAATTAAAGGACTTGAAAATGACAGATACAGAATTTGACACTAAATTTGACTACTACGAGACCGTTCGTGAGGAGTTGGGATTGAGTGCTATTTGGTCCATCTATGAGATTGACAATCTTAGCGACCGTCATCCCTACGAAGGTGTCAAATTCTTGACATACAAAGACTTCTTTGGCAAAGATATTACTGTGGAAATTAATGGTCTTACTTATGCGGCTTTGTTTGTTGCAGCAAATGCGGTGCTCAATCGGTCCAAAACACATCACAATTTTATCGAGGCTTTTGAGCAAAATACTGCTAACCCTGAAGTCCTAATGTTGCACACTGGATCTTAATAGTTGACAATAAATGGATTCGGGTATATAATAGAGTCTTAATCAGTTAACAACAGGAGTTTCAAATGGGTACACGTTCACGAATCGGTGTCATGCATGGTGAGAAACTGAAAAGCGTTTACTGTCACTGGGATGGTTATCTGGAACACAATGGTCGTATCCTGCAGGACCACTATGATAGTGCTAAGGCAAATCATCTGGTTGCTCTTGGTTTTATCTCTAGTCTTAAAGAAGAAATCGGTGAAAAACATCCCTTCAGCGGTTGCGATGTTATCCCTAACATCTCCCATGAAAAGTATGCCGAATTGTACGGCAAGATGACTACATTCTATGGTCGTGATCGCGGCGATAAAAATGTTGAATTCACAGTGGACCAATCGTATGCCGAATTTTTGAGCAAGGAATATGATTGCGAATACTATTACATTATGTGTGATGGTGTGTGGTATGTTGGTGTTAATCGTAGCCATGATTCAATGGTGCCTGGACAATTGTATGTATTGGCTGAGCAATTGGCTAAGGTGACTGCATAATGAAAGAACAACTACTAGCCCTAGCTTACGAGCAGGAAGACGAGTTTGGCTCTAGTGATCGTGACGAGTTTGATTGTTTGATTGCATTGATTGAAGATGGCACCATCAACACCTTCGAGGAACTTGCCAAGTACGGAGTTGAAAAATGAACAAGCGTAAAATTACCTGTCGTGCGCTACTGGACGGAGTTGTGAAAAACACCTATACAGAAATGCGACGGGTTTATACTGACGGTCAGGGCGAGTATATAAAATCCATGGGCCGTAAGTATCGACTGGTGAATGATAGTTATGATAGTAACTATTCCACTGTTCCGTGGACTTCACTCAACGATTTGTTTAAGGTTTAATGATGGAAGCAGTAGTAGAAACAACAGTATGGTCGGGAGATGTTCAGCCCAATCATAAATATTTGCTTGATGGTACCAAGGTGCTTGCATACATCAAGCAGGGTTCTACTACGCCACTCTATTTCAAAACACCACTGACTATTGACAAGCGTGGTCGTAAGTTTGTAGCACTTAACCCAAATCCCTTTAAAAAGGTTAAAGAAAAGAGTACAATTATCAAAGTGTCCGGTAGCAAGGGTCAGGTGTACTCTATTGACACAGAAGAAAAGTCATGCACCTGCCCTGGATATACATTCCGTGGCACTTGCAAACATATAGCAGAATTAGTATGATTATAATTGACATGGTTAGGCCTACCAAAAATGAAAATGTTACAAATGCATTTTATAAATTAATCGGACCAGTAACAAACCCTGAAAGTACAGTTGAGTATCATACCAATATCAAAAAATTTTTAAAGAGCAAATTTAATTACGATACAGAATTCATATTTAGTGGTGAATACCGTACTTTGACTGAAATACGAATTAATACTAATAGTGATGAGGTATGGTTTGTTTTAAAACACGGTTAAATGTAATGATTTATTACAAGATTAGAAGTAAAGACAACCCAGCGATGTTTGTAAGTGGTACTCCATATCATAATCACTATGATAATATTGGACGAATCTTTCAAAAGATTGGAGGCTTACGATCATTCCTGACAGTTGTTATGTCAAACCAACATCAGAGTCACAAAATATCTGATTGGGAAATCGTTGAGATGGAAATGATAGTAAAAGAAGTAAAGGGTGTTCACGAGGTTATCACCCAAAAGAAATTAATAGAATTGTTAACAAAATAAGATTGACTATAAATCAAACTTAGTGTATACTACTATTTTAATTACTTAGGAATAGATTATGAACGGATTTGATCGCATACTAGAATTGAAACGGAATGGCGCAACATTGATTTCTCGCTTCCCAGAATACTACGGGCTAGAAATTTTTGATGTTCATAACCCGCATGATAAAAAGTACATGAGTGGGTTAATCATGGAACTAGATGAAGATGACTATCTACTGAATTCTATGGCAGTAGATGAAACAGGTGAGCCTATGGAACTAAATATTACACACGAGGAAAATGAAAATGTTCCCGTAGGGAAAAAGGCTAGCGTTGTGGGAACATCAATAAGTCAATCAGACTTGTTAGCATTACATCAAACTGGGCCAAACACATATGATGTTTATATGAACGATAAACAAATGAAAAAAGCATTAAAATGAAAATAGCATTGTGCAGTGACCTGCACTTAGAGTTCCAAGATATCAACATTCAGAATACAGAGAATGCTGATGTATTGATATTGTCCGGCGATATTCTTGTCGCTGAGGACCTGCACAACCATCCTGAGGTGCATCCAATGGACCCGGTGAACATCCCTAACTTAGGTCGCAGACAAGCATCAGCACAACGATTCCGTGACTTTATGAAACGTTGTAGTTTTCAATTCCCGCATGTTGTGGTAATTGCAGGCAATCACGAATTTTATCATGGTAATTGGAAAGCCAGTATCCAGTACCTGCGTGATGAATATAGTAAGTTTCCAAACATCTATTTCCTTGAGCAAGAACTTAAGGTCATTGATGATGTAACATTCATTGGTGCAACATTGTGGACTGACTGTAACAAAGGTGATCCTCTTACATTACATGCATTGGGTGATATGATGAATGACTTTAGAATCATTCGTAATGATGAACTCGGCTTTACTAAGTTGCGTCCTGCTCACGCAATGCATCGCCATCAAAGAACAGTAGCTTATTTTAAAACAGTATTGGCTGATAGAAAAGATAACAAAGTTGTTGTTGTAGGGCATCATGCACCTACATTGAATAGCATACATGAACGCTATCGCAATGATCAATTGATGAACGGTGGATATGCTAGCGACTTGAGCGAATTTATCTTGGATCATCCACAGATTGTTCTTTGGACTCACGGTCATATGCATGATCCTAGTGACTACATGGTTGGTACGACCCGCGTGGTTTGCAATCCTCGAGGTTATGCAGGACATGATAGTCAAGCCGATGTGTTTCAGACATTGTTTTTGGACATTTAAATATGCAACAATATGTCCAATACTTCTTGTATAAGAATAGATATTATCGTATAATTGTAGTACATCGTAACAACGATGAATCATTTAATAAGGAAAACAAAATGACTTTAACTAAACAAGCCCGTGTCTTAGAGGCACTACAAAAAGGTGAGCAACTCACCGCAAAACAAATTGCTGCACGTTTTGGCGTGAAGAACCCAACCGCTACTGTTAGCGATTTGCGTTATGCAGGTTTTGCTGTATATGCTAACAAGCACACCGACACTAAAGGTCGTACTTCTACTAAGTACCGTTTGGGTCGTCCTAGCCGTGAAGTTGTAGCTGCTGGTTACAAGGCTTTGGCTCTTGGTCTAGTCTAATATTGACTAGCTAGGTTCAACGGGCACCTCAAGCCCGTTAATTATTTTATACTAGGAGTTACATGAACATATTTCATAAGGTTATGAACAAACTAGGTCGATACAGGTTAATTCCAGATCGTAGAACTGGCGCAGACTATATGCACCGTTACTATGTCTTTCTCAAAGACCGCAAATGGTTCCCCTTCAATGTCACACTACATAAGATTGTAAGGTCTGATGATCCAATTATGCATGATCATCCATGGTCTTTTATGACAATCATTCTTAGTGGCGGTTACTATGAGCATACCCCTCAATTTAATAGTAAAGGTGAGCAATTCGCTGAATTTATTAGATGGCGCGGCCCGGGAAGCATTATCATGCGTAAGTCAAATGAATATCATTGGCTTGAACTGGATAACAACAAACCTGCTACTACGTTATTCTTTATGGGACCTCAGCAACGAGATTGGGGATTCTTTACGAATAACAAATGGATACATAACGAGACATATTTAAAAAACGCAAAAACAAACTAAGGAAACAAAATGTACATTATACTAACAAACGCAAACCCAGCTTATCGTGGAACGCAGATAGCACTTAATAGTGATTTGATTCAATCAATTCATACATCACCTGTACTCAGAGAAACTGGAGAAACAGAGAATGTTACTTTTGTTTTCTGTCCACCACATGGAACATGGGAAGTATCTGAATCAACTGATTATGTTGTTTCTATACTGAATACACAATGGAACAAGTAATGAACGAACAAACAAAAGAATTATTACTAATATTACAAGAGGAATGTGCAGAGGTCACACAAGCAGTTAGTAAGTGTATGCGTTTTGGACCCGATCAAATGAAACCGGGTAAAAACAGAACTAACATAAATATGCTTGAAGAAGAAATTGGTGACTTGTTTGCAATGGTAGAACTGTTGACAGATATGAATGTTGGTGTCACTGTTGAAGGAATTAAAGAAGCTAAACTAAATAAGTTTCACAAGTTGAAAAAATGGTCTAATTTAACTATTAATAAATAATACTATGGAATACTCTACAATCATTTATCTACTCCAGTCATTGTCTATATTTTTAGCAGGAGCTTTTTTTGGTACAAGATATACACTATATCGTCTACAGAAAGCATTAGAAGAAGCCGGGGTAGATTTTGAGGAAGAGGAAAAGGTTGAAGTAATCCAAGTTAAGAAATATTTCATTGAAAATATTAATGAATTACTTTATCTATATGAGCATACCAGTAATCAATTTATTGGTCAAGGTAAATCATTGGAAGAACTTGCATTAATTGCAAAAGGCAAAACAGAGATTGCAGGTGTTACTTATGATGAAGAAATAGTTTGGTTTGTCGACGGGGAAGTAAAAACAACATTATGAAGGTAAACAAGGTAACGGAACAAGAAAAGGCTTTTCAAGTTCGTCACCTTGCGGCTATCAAACAATATCAACAAGAAAATCACAAGCATCATTTAAAAGCACTTGAAACTGCTGCTATGGAAGAAACACGCATCCAACGCAATAAGAGATTGAGTTTACCAAAAGGTCGTAATGTAGATATTGACTGCTAAACATGAAAATAAACATAGGCAAATATCCAAAGAATAACAAGACCCGTAGAAAGATTGATGTACAAATTGATACATACGATACTTGGGGATTGGACCATACTCTAGCACTAATCATATACCCAGCATTACTGCAACTTAAAGCAACTAAGCAAGGTGTACCAAATGAATTTGCTGATGATGGATCCTCTAGCAGTCAAGATAGTTTTGAGTTTTACCAAGAGTCATACGATGATGCTTGGAAAGCAGGACTAGAAAAATGGGATGAAACACTAGACAAGATGATATGGTCTTTTGAGCAACTACTCAAAGCTGATTATGATGATCAATATCATCATGGCGAACCTAAATATGATTGGGTAAAGACCGATAAACAATATCCTAATCCAGTTACTGGTGTGTTGGAAGCAACATACAAAATGGTAGATAAGAATCCTGATGCACACTGGTATGACCATGTCGGGCACATGAAACACGATGAACGGATACAAGAAGGTTTGGAACTGTTCGGTAAGTATTTTCGTAGCATGTGGGATTGATATGTTTGAACAGATGGCAAAAGAATTAGTATCGTATTTTCCGGGCAAAGCTGAAGGCTTCTATATCACCCAAGAAGAATTTGATGATTTTTGTAAGAATTTTCTATTTGAAGAACTCAAAGGTAATACTAAATTAGGTGAAGCATTTTGTGAAAAATATAATCAGACAAATTATGTACTAAGTATATTAAACAACAGGTCAGCTAGAGAACATATCAAAACATTCTATGTAAAATGAGTAACAAACTTAAAGGAAGAAATAGTTTTGATATAACCACAGGCAATACGCTTGTGCCCTTCTTTAATAGAAACATTACCCCATACCCAACTGAAGCAGGCGGTGTTAAATTTGATTTAGTCCCGGTTGAAAAACAAAAAGATATAATGCTCAACGTTGGCAGAATGCATGCCGAGCAAGAATACAATCGTATTATGGAATTGGTTAGTGTATTAGAAAAACAAGCACGACAGATTAAACGCAGATTAGAAATAACCGACGCAGTACACGCTGCTGAATATCAGTTCCAAACTTACCATGGGCAAACATATTGGTTAGTATTTGAAAGAGAAAAGAAGAAAACGATATTAGCTAAAACAGGACCAAATGGTTGGAGTGCTAGTGCTCCAGAAAGTTATGAATATATTGCTGCTGTTAAATGGTTAGGAGATCATACTTGGATTGAGGTTGAATCAGAATGAAACAAAAATTTATTGATTATTACATGAAGGTAGCAGAACTCACTAGCACATTGAGTTATGCTAAACGATTGCAAGTTGGTTCTGTCATTGTCAAGGGTAACAAGATACTTGCTACAGGTTACAATGGTATGCCAAGTGGATGGGATAATACTTGTGAGACAGTTGAGGTAGTTGAATTGGATGAGAAGTTTGTAAAGCGGCTTGTAACCAAGCAAGAAGTATTACATGCAGAAACAAACGCAATTGCTAAAGTGTCCGCAAGCACAGAATCTAGCGAGGGTGCGACTATGTTCTGCACACATGCGCCATGCATCAATTGTGCTAAACTAATATATCAGAGTGGTATCAATAGCTTATACTACCGAGATACATATAGAGATACGTCAGGAATACAATTCCTAGAAAGTAGTGGGTTAGTTGTCACTAAATACGAAACTCAAAGCTGAAATCATTATTGATTATGGCAAACTAAGACCAATGATAGGCTGGTTAGAGAGAAACTGTATTGGCGAATGGGGTTACAATTGTGTAGTACCAGCTGGTAGTGATGGTGGCATGTACGAATTTTACTTTGAAGAAGAACGAGACTATACAGCCTTTGTGTTGTGGAAACAATGAAATACTATACTTTTTTCCGTGAAAATAATAACTTTGATGATATCTTAAATGATAATTCTGTCAAAAAAATCATTGCCACAAAAATTAAATGGCATCGACATTTAATGATCGGTATACACAAAGAAGGTAATGAGCAAAATTTCAGCCTCATTACACTAAAGTACGGTGAAGATATGATTAACAATCTTACCAAAGACTTTACTCCCATTGCAGGAGTAGATTACATGCCTAAAAAGCGTTAATGTAATTTAGATACCATATACGCTTCTGGTATACGGGTCTTTGTATTCTTACTACCTAGTAATACAACTGTCCTAACTCCCTGCTCTCCGTGTAGCATCATAACAATGCAGCCACCGCTAGCGGTTATCCATCCTGTTTTACTTACTATAAAGTCAACGCCTTTGCCAACTAGGTCATTGGTATTGTGAAAGATAGCACGAGTCTTTTTGTTAATTTGCCATTGAATGGTTGAGGTATTGCTTGCGTTAGTAATAGTTGGGTAATTCTTTGCTGCCATTACCAACTTAACTAAATCTTCTGCGGTGCTTACATTGGTAGTAAGCAACCCGGTTGGGTCAGTGAAATTGCTACTGTGCATTTTTAATTCAGTAGCTTTATTATTCATTGCTTGAATGCATCTAAACATACCGCCCGGATAGTATTCGCAAAGCATTCTAGCAGCATTGTTATCTGATTTGATAATGGCTAGATTGAGTAACTCTTGTCGAGTGAATGTTCTATTGTATAGTTTCTTTGGTATTGTTTCAGTTAATGATTGTCCACTATCCAATACAACTATGCTAGTCATCAGTTTAGTTATGCTAGCAATAGAACGAACGTCTTTAGTGTGTGAACCATCTAATATAAGTCCATTGTCATCAGCAACTAACCATGCTTGTGCAGTCAATGCGGGGTAAGCATTAGCACAAAAAGAAGCACATAGCAGTAAGGCTGTGATACATTTTTTCAATTAAATAAATCTTTCTTTTTCATAAAGATAGGAGAGAACTCAGCTTCAGTGCCGGCTCCAACAATACAACTAAGTTTATCTTTAGTTGCTATGATTGTCCAAGTTTTCTCTTTTGGACTCATCCATAATGTCATAGTAGAACCTGCTTCATCACTAGTCTTACCTAGGATAACAGGAATTTCTTTATAAGTTTTCTGTAACTCTGTGAATATCTTCATAGTATTGTAACATTCTATTTTGACATTTACAACTTCATCGGGTTTATCTTGTGCATAAACGGGTAGGAAGGACAGGCATAGTAAGGTGATGGTTAAGTATTTCATATTTTATTTATGTTAAACGGGTTGGTCGCCAAAAGTAATGCCGCCATTGCTTGCATCGATGGATACATTACCCATTGAGATGATGGGTAGTCGCGTGAATATCCAACCTGTATTGTTACTTACATTGGTTGAAGTGGGTCCTGCATACCAAGTAGGAGCACTATTGGTCTGACCGGTTACACCGGTCGCATTTATATCTTGGATAGATAGATAATCTCCATATACTGTGCCGCTAGCTTTACGAATTGTTGCACGAGTGCCCGCAACATTTGAGTTGATAGTTACTAAATTTCCTGCTGTGCCACGCAAATTGAAATTAATAAATGTTGGGGTTCCGAGACCGGTAGCAATTGTAAGAGTGCATGGTTGAACTGAATTTGTTATGTTATTAAAAGTAGCGGTACTGTTACCAGTAATAGTCAATTGACCTGCACCTATATTAATTGTTGAGTCAAAAGTAAGGTTTCCGACGTTTCCAACTGAAACAAATTTTGCACTAGCATTACTATAATTAAGAATCAATCCACTTACTGTTAAATTTGAACCACTAAATTGACTAGGTTGATTAAGACCTGATCCGGTAATATTAAATATTTGACCAGTTCCAAATATACCTCTAACATTTGCCCCGGTACCACCAAATGTATTCGTTGTTATAGGAAATCCCTGCGTATACAGATTTCCACCGGTGAGACTCAAACCTGAAGTTGCATTACCTGTGTATGCATCCTTCAATGTAGTATTACCGCCCGATATTGTCAAGGAACCCATTATTTTACCATTTGTGGTAAGTGTATTATTTCCTCCAAAAAACTCAAAACCTGGAACATAACTTCCACTGGCTCCAACAACGACATCACCGGTCACGTTTTGCGCGCCACCTTGAAGTGAAGCGGCACCCACGCCGGCAAAACCAGTTAAATTGAGTCTTGACCAATAACTAGGAAAATTAAATGTTATTACAGCCGAACCTCCCGTAATAGTTAATGGGGGAGCATTAGTTGCGGTAGCTCCACCCGTTCCACCTGCACCAAAAGTTCTAGCGACAGTCATCGCAGAAACAAATCCACCTGCTCCAGACCAAGTAAAACCAGTAAGATTGGTCATACCTATGCAAGTTTGTCCTGCTGTCGTATGTGCTAGTGAGATATTACCTGCGGTGAATGAATCACCAAATTGAATATTACGTGTACCAGAAGCATTACTAGTAAAAATACCAACTGTTAAAGTTACTCCTGGGGCAAGTATTAAAGTACCAGCTGTTAAAGTGAAGGTACCAGTCGCAGTCAACGAGTAACTATTGTTAAATGTTACTGAACCAGTACCCGATATAGTCCACGCTGGTGTCGCAGTTATCGTACCGGTACTGTATGTGAATGAACCTGCTGACACAACAATACCAACCGACGCTGTTAATGTTCCATTACCACCTGCCCAAACATGAGTTCCACCGTTAACTGTAAATGTTGTACAGGCTAATGTGCCATTTGATATACCAAAACTACCACCACTGAAAGTAGCAGTGCCACTACAAGTCAAATTATTACCACAGAAGAATGAACCTGCTGTCTGTTGATAGGTTACACATAGTAGACCTGAACCAGCTAAACTATATGCTCCAACACTATTAAGAGTTAGTGTAGCACAGCTTTTAGTATTACTATTGAAAGTCCCAGTGCCGCGCAAGTTGAACGAACAGTTTGTCCAAGTTCCAGCACTACTTAATGTCACTGAGTTTGCTATGTTAATAGTAGTAGCAAGTATCGTGAATGCGCCTGCTGCGCTTGGATTAAAGTTAGCGAACCAGCTACCAGTCGTTATCGTAGGTACTGCTGTTCCACCACTATCCCATTGTATACTTATTGCATTGTTTACGTTACCGCCAGTCGTTCCTATTGTATATGTTTGTGCTACTGTACCAGATGTTAAGAATCCAGCAGATGGACTATAGAATGTACCATAATCAACTATCAAGTTAGTTGTATTTGCCATATCAACTGCTGTTGCTGCTGCCGTTGTGTTTGTTAATCTTATATATCCATAAATTTGTAAAAAACGAACGCCAGTGCCGTTAGAAATAAATCTACCAACTGATAATGTTTGATTACTTTGTGTATTGTATATACTTAATGTACCTGCATTGAATGTGTATGTACTAGTTCCAGCAGTCATCGTAAAACTTGCAGTTAGATATACACCACCACCGTTTTGAGTAATCGTAGTCACGGTTAATGTACCGCCATTGCTTAAGTATACATTACCAGTAGTAACAATAAAACTACCAGTTGGTACAATTGTACCGCCCCAAGCAGTAAGCGTTCCACCATTAACTGTGAATGTCGTACAAGTACATGTTCCAGATATTTGTGGACTTCCTGACAATAAAGTAACTGCTGCTATTGTTTTTGCATTAGTTGTTATTGTTCCACTACTGCTACAATTCAATGTTAGTCCAGTAAAAACTCCAACTCCAGTTGCTAATGTTGCATTGACAACATTAACTGTTGATGTTGCTGGTGAGCAAGTACTACCGGTGAAGTCTATTGTATTAAAATAACTACCACTACTAATAGTAGGTATACTTGCACCAGTAAATATAAACAAGTTTGGTGCTACTGTAGGTGCACCACCTGTGCCACAATTAAATGTTCTAGTTACTGACATGTTTGCTCTAAAGCCACCGGTACCAGTTGCACTAAAGTTAGTGGCATTGGACATAGCTATTACGGAAGTTCCTGCTGTAGGATGAGTAACATTTATAAAAGTTGAACCAAAATTAATAGTACGGACATTTGTAAAACTTGAGTTAAATTGTGCAGTATTTAAACTAAACCCGTTAAGAGTAAGTGTGCCTTTCGTAAGTTCAAATCCTTGAACTCCAACTAACGAGTCTTGATCAAAATTGTCTAGTAGTCGAACTATTCCAACTGTGTTAATATAAATTTGTGAACTAAACAATTTACCTGCACTTGTTATACTTTGAACATAACCCGGTAGACTGTTATTAAAATTTATTTTTCCGCCCACATTAGTTACACTTGTTAACCCTGAACCATTTGTCCAATCTCCTGAAACATAGACATTCTCGCCATTAGTAATACCAAGTGTAAAAGCATTGGTTCTACTTGCCATGTTTATACTAGTAAAATATATAGCCGAATTAAAAGTTATTGATGCACTTGTATTCAACCCATTATTATCTATGATAATAGTATCTTGTGGTAAAGGATAATTAGCAGCAGCCGGTGTTCCGCCTGAAGTTAATGCCCAAGCAACTTGTGTGGCATTACCACCACCAGCTAAACTCCAATACTTATTTCTACCGGGAGTAAATGAAATATTATTATTATTGCTTATATTGCCTAAGCGATCACCAACCCATGGTAACCATTTGCCTTGTGCATTAATGTCTCTAAAAAAGATTTTAGTAAGTGATGATATTTGACCATTAACAGTTATTTTAACTTGATTTCCAATGGTAGCAGATGCTACGACTAATTTATTATCATCATTTACATTAGATTGTGGAGTAGGGATAGTCAAATTACCATTGACTATTATATCATTAGCAAATGTATATATAGCAGAAGTAGAAGTAGATGTAGGTAATGTTAAATTATTAAATGTATTTTTTCCTGTAATACCAATGTTACTAGGACCCATAGTAGTATTAGTAAAATTGTAAAAAGTTAAACCAATGACTGATCCATTTTCTACAGTCAAACTATTTGTGCCTGTATAAGCTATTGTACTTGTACCGGCATTAAATGTTAATCCAATTGTGTTTACACGAAATAAACCACTCATTGTAACTATAGAACTACCTAAATTTATTGCTCTAGTTGTAGTAGTAGTATACGAACTAATTCTAACAGTAGATATATCATAATTGTTTGAATTAAATGTACCAGCTTCTACTAGTATGTCAGAACTTAATGTCAATGGGTCTGCCAAACCAACAATCCCGCCACCTGTAAGTTTTATTGTATTTGTTGTTTTGCCATTACTGGTCATTATTTGTGTATTACCAATTGTAGCGCCAAATACTAAACTATTTGGTGCAGTTGTAACGGTCATTCCAGTAGAATATTTCCAATTTCCATATATGGTGTTGTCTGTACTTAAGGTCCATGATCCTGCAAACCCGGTAAAGTCTACATTTTTTGCAGTATAACCTGCTGTACCTAAGAAAGTTAATGCATATGTTCCACCAGTAAAGTTGAAACTTATTGCTTGTGCTTCTGGCAATGCCCCAGATGCAACAGTAATTGCAGTGCTACCAGTACTAGTCACATTGACAACGGGAATACCAGTAATAGTTAAAAGAGTAATAGTTCCTGTGTTCCAAACAGTACCAGTACCAGTTACATTGATTACTCCAGTGGTACCAAACGCTATTGTTCTTGTACTAGCAATTGTGGCTGCAAATGTGCCAGTTGTCAATTGATACCCGTTAAGACGTAATGTGGCACTGTTCATCGTTGATGATCTAGTACTACCAGTTGTTAAGTTAGCAAGTAATGTGCATACAGAACCACTAGTAAAAGACAAAGGATTATCAATTGCTCTGTTTACAGATATACCAACAGCAGCGCCATTAAATTCAATCAGACCTGTGCCTGGACTTACTGTACCCCCTGTTGCAGGTATAATAAAAGAAGGTCCCGCTATTGTACATGCACTGGATTGAGATAGTGTAAAGGTCATTCCAGTTAAATCAACTGAGTTCATGCCGCCAAGTAATGTTACCGTATCTGTTGCACCAGACGCTAAATACATGGTATTGCCAGTTCCAGACCCTATAGCAACGTTGAACTGCGAAACTAGGTAAAAACTAAAAGTTCTAGTGCCAACACTACCAGTGTATGTGCTGTTTATGGACACCGTACCTGTTGTGGTTATCAACGCACCAGTAACTCCCCAAACAGTCATGTTGTTTCCGGTTAACAATATTTGTCCACTAGTTCCAAAATTTATAGTATTTGCACCAGATACTGTACGAACAAATCCACCGGTTGATAATGTGTTATTGTTTAGTGTTAGTACACCACTTGCAGCGACTAGAGAAAAAGTATAAGTTCCATTTTGAGCCAATGTAAGATTTTGATTTAAAACAACAGTACCATTTTGCTGAGTAAAAGTAGGAACTGCTGTTAAAGTGCCGCCTGGTGAATAAGTGAATGTTGCACTAGGTGCACCAAAGTTCGCAACAAAAGAAACAGATGGATTTATAGTACCACTGTTAAGAGTAAAACTATCACCAGTTTGGAATGTTGTGCAATTTATAGTACCTGCATTTATTGATAAAGTACCAGCATTATAATTAGCTGTAGTTGAACAAGTTAAAGTAAATCCATTTATATTAAATGTTGCAGTCGCTACTGATTGGGTATAAGTAGAGCAATTAAAATTAGTTGCCAGTGTAGTTACAGTTGGGTTAGGAGTAGCTACGCCAAGTGTTAGGGCACCTATACCAGTTGTGCTTCCGTTAGCATTTAATGATCCTGTACCGTACGTAGTTAATACGATACCTGTGTAAGTTCCGCCAGAACTTAATGTAAGGTCTTTAGCAAATATCGTTCCTGAGGCAGTACCAGTATAGCCATTAAAATTTAAAAGTGTAAACCAAGAACTCGCTGTAAATGTAACTGCTGAGGTGCCAGATGTAATATAAAGTGGAACACCTCCCGTAACAGTCGGGGTAGTTGTAGCAGTAAATGTCCTGGTAACTGTCATTGCTGTGCTAAAACCACCAGTTCCTGTATAAGTAATACCAGTATTTCCTATATTTAATACAGTTGTTGCTGCGGTAGGATGTACTAGGTAAATAAAATTACTACCAAATGTTATTGCACGAGTGTTAGCATTTTGACTATTAAATATACCAGTAGTTAAATCAAACCCATTTAAGTTTATTGTACCGTTAGTCAATGTTGTGGTAATAGTACTAGTAGTAGTTAAATTACCGCCTAAACTCCATACACCACCTACACCAGAAAATGTTATTGGGGAAGATATCGTTGTGTTATTGGTAGTTATTGTTCTACCTGCACTTGTAGAGTTAAATGTTAGAAGACCAGTGATAGACCAAGCAGTAGTGTTAGATAATGTCATAGAACCGGATACTGTCAATGTGGGCGCAGTACCAGTAATAAGTAAAACCACACCGGCACTAATGGTAATATCTAAGCATGTTAATGCACCTGTCATTGTGACATTATAAGTAGCAGCTTGGTCAAAGAAAACACTATCTGCGGCTGTCGGAACGCTTGCGCCAGCCGTTCCGCCCGAAGTTGCTGACCAGTTAGTAGTAGCAGTTGTACTCCAAGTTCCTGACCCTCCTACCCAAAATCTATTTGCCATTATTATTCCTCTTTAATACTCTAATATTTATGTTAAGTTAAAAACCTTTATTAGTTATCACTTGGAATGTAATAGTTATTAGTGGTGCGATGATGCATAGAGAACCCATGATCCATAATGTTCCCATGATGGCTCTTGCTTTGGCTTCACGGTCTTTTTGCTTCTGTTCTTCTATGCGTCTATCTTCTGCTTGGCGTTCTTCCATCAATCTCCTGCGTTCAGCTTGCATCTCATAATAGACTTCTGCGTTGCCAGACCAGAATAGTATATCTTTCAGTTCTTTCTCATATTGCCTCAATGCTCGGGAGTGCATAGCCATTTGTAACGCTTGGGAATTAATTTGAGCATCACTCATCCTGATGCTTTGTACTTTTAATTTGACACTAGCATTATGTACCTCATCAGCAGAATTATAGAATTTGCTAAATTCGTTTATGAGGCCGTTTATATCTTTTCCCAATGCAACTGCTTTCTTTATTCCGGCCACTGTTGCTTGTGCTATCGCAAATGCGGTGAACGGATCGATCATTTTCGTGCATCCTTAGAATTAAGTGATTGTGACTTAGGGGTTGGTGGAGGAGGCGGTGGAGGTGGCGGAGGTTCTGGGTATTGTACACATACCATTTTATGTTGTACAGGTATCTGTGATTTAAGGTCGGTTAGGCTTCTTTGACAAGTAGCCTCATCTTGAAAATATCCAATCTGCTGTATAACCGGCGATACAATCCCTGCACTGATTATTGCGATAGACCATACCATGTTAGCCATAAGTATGGCCTTACATCCACATCCAAATGCCTTGGCTCATCAATATTGCACCAATCAATCCTACACCAATGCTAGAGTAAAACATTCCCATACTAACTGCTAAAATACTAGCAGATAATAATACGATACTAAGTTGTAATGTTGATCCAGCAAATGTTAACCATGGACTATGTTGTTTTGCCTCATCTCTTTCAGCTTCTAACTTTCTAGCTTTTTCCATGAGTTCTTTCTTACCTTCATTCTTGACTGGATCGCTCTCATAACGGTCGATCTTAGCAGTCAATTGTTCAACTTTCTTAGTATCTTTGCGGGCGATAGCATCATCTCTAGCATTTTCTGCTATAGTCTGTTTGATGCTTTTTGCTTGATAAAAGTTCCAAGTATCGTTAGCTTTGATAGTGTTAGTCAATACACTACCACTGATTCCATTAGCAATATATGTGTTAACTGCTAATAATGCTGCTATTACTGTGATAGTCCATCCGGCTCTATCTTTGATGTGTGCCTCTCTCTCGCTGCGTGATTCTGCCATTTTTTACTCCTTAATAATTTTTTTAACTGCTGGCTTTTTTACCGGTATCTTTTTAATAACTTTTCTAACCGGTTTTTTATCAACTACTTCTTTATGCTTGATAACCATCACTAATAAAATCAAACTTAGATTTATGACAATGATCATCGTCCATGCTGCTGTCATATAGAACATATATTCTGATTGTAATCTGCTTACCACCATCACATAGAATTCATCCGTAGTGACAACGATCTCTTTCTTGTATTTTTTGTAATCATCTCCAAACATCAACATCTGTGCTTCTGTGTAATGGTGCATCATTATGTCAAAATTCAATTCAGGCTTACCCTTATCTATCCATGCGAACGCTTCAACTTCTAGTTTAGCGAGATTGTTGCTTAGTTGTTCTGCTTTTAATAACTGATCTAATTCGGTCTGTAAAAACGGTACTTCTTTTACTCTGTCTTTGAATGATTTTGTCACACCCTTATCATCCGCTACTTCTCCGTTTCGGATTTTAAGCACATTATTGAATTCTGTTCTCCATTGTTCATTCTTGGTCGTCACGAAAAATCTAGCATAATTAGTCAAATCATCTGACGATTTAGCCATAGTGCGAGTGAGAGAAGCAGCATGATTTAGTGTGGTTAGTTGCGTTTCTGCACTTTTGAAACAACTAAGAACAGCCAAACTGCTTACAAATATAACCCCTGCAATAACATATGGAGTTCTCTTAAATTCTAAAATTTTATCTAATATTTTCATGTTAATGCTTTCATTATTAATCCTAGTGCTTGCTTTACTTCTGCTTGGTAATTAGTTAGGATAACCATACCTACACCTAAGGCAGCGGTCGGGAAACTCTTTACTGATGGAGGGGGAGGCGGCTCGACTACTTTTCGCCTAGTAGTAACTTTTTTTGTTACCATTTTTGTACTCCTTATTATTGTTATTATTGTTGTACTATGTATTTAGCTATAAAATCGTTCCTATACTGTACAGATAAATATAATGATGCGTATACGAGAATTATTAGAAGAAATTGAGTCTGAACCAGAAGCAAAGATGCCACATCTATACCTAGATATGGATGGAGTTCAAGCAGATTTCTTTGGCGCCTGGGCTGGAAAGCATGGGGTTTCTAGTTACAAAGAGATTCCAAGACGAGAAGAAGATATACAAGCATTAGCAACAAGTAGCCCGGAACAAGTTTATCAGTTTTTTAGAGACTTAAAGCCACTAACAGGTGGTATGCGTATTGTAATGTGGCTAAATGATAATAAAATCCCGTTCACCGTATTGTCTGCTCCGTTGCGCGGTCCGTATGCGAAGGCTAGCATAGAAGCTAAAAAAGATTGGCTAGACCAATATAACCCGGGAACTAGTGGTAGTGCAATATTCACTGGTGCAAAGTACAAACATGCATTAAATGGTGGCATCCCAAATGTACTAGTAGATGATTATGGCAAATATTTAGATGCATGGAGTAGTGCAGGTGGCATTGCAGTAAAGCATGAAGATAGTACTGTTGCTCAAACTATCCAAGAACTTGAAAAGATTTACGGACCATTCATCCATAAAACTTGATTAGTAATCAACAAATACATTATACTAGACACATGGCTAGACCTAATCCTGGACAAGAAAGAATGCGTTATGAAGTAATAACGCAACCAAATCCTGACAATGACGATGACTTATTATTACCTATCCCACAAGCATTGCTTGACCAAATGGGCTGGAAAGAGGGAGATAATATTGAAGTTGGATTAGATGAAGAAGGCCGTTATATATTAAAGAAAACATGAATAATAGTTCAATCTATCCACCAACACAACAAGTTTATACAACCACAGGTACTAGTATAAATATAAATCCAATAAATCCAATAACTACAGGAACTGGCGGACAATTTCTAGTTAATAATGGCACAAGTCCAGTCTGGACTGACACTATTAGTCATCAACCTACTGGTACTTTACAAGTTAAAGGTGATGCTGTTTTTGAGGGTGATATTAAAGTCAAGGGCAAAAGCCTAGATAAGACCTTGACTAAGATAGAAGAACGGTTAGCGATACTACATCCCAACGAAAAACTAGAGGTAAAGTGGAAAAAATTGCGAGAATTGCGTAAGCAATATATGGAATTAGAAGCCGACATTCTGGAAAAAGAAAAGATTGTTGAAATACTGAAAAGATGACGGTTGACAATAAATGATTTTTGTATTATAATATACTCATATTAACTATGTTTATATCCGTATGACTATGCATCTAGCACATCCCTCCCTATCGATGGGTGGTAAACGCAAGGGCAAAATTAAGTTTCGCAATGCAGAGGAAGCACGGAAGCACCGTGAACTAGAATCTGACTGGCACGACCTACAGAAAAAGTGGGGAGTTGAACAGGAAACAAAGAGACAAAAACGAGCGATGGCAGCAGAACCATTGGTCTATTCACTTAGTACACCGATCGGTCGTACCAACACACATCACATCAAGAGTTTGGATACTGGACATTCTGGTCCCGTGTCTAGCAAGCCAGCACCAAAATACACAGGAACAAAGATTCTTGGTATTGGTACTATGCACAAGAGTAATGCTGTTCCTGTCTTTAGCGATGAGGAAGCTAGAGATATCAGCACAATGCGCCGCAACTAAAGGAGTTTAATAAACTAAAATGGCAAAAGAAGAGGGAATCAAGATGGACGGTAAGGTGATCGATGTATTACCCAATGCTATGTTCAAAGTACAGATGAATCCAAGTAATGTGATTACTGGTTACATCAGTGGTCGTATGCGTAAGAACGACATTAAAATATTGCTCGGAGACACGGTGGAAGTAGAATTCTCACCCTACGACCTATCTAAAGGACGCATTACTCGGCGCAGGTAACAATACGCATAAATACATGTTATGCGTGACATTATTACATTGCTTGAGGAAAAGAGTAAGCCTCAAGACATAGAAATCATACCCTTAAACTTCACTCCGGCTGAAGTCAGTCCTGTACTATCCAAAGACACATTGGATTTGCACTATGGGAAACTAGCCCACGGGTATGCTGAACGATACAATAATAAAGAGGGTGATAGAGATTTCAACTATGCAGGCGCTTTCCTGCATAATACATTATTCCCGCAGTTCCGTGAAGTGAGAAACAATAACAAGCCCAACGGCCCTATGATGGGATTCGTTAATAAACATTACGGTGATTATGATAACATGAAGTCTGAGTTTGAGATTGAGGCCATGAAGATACAGGGTAGTGGTTGGATATACTTAGCTACAGACGGCAAGATTAAAACGATAGTAAATCATCAAGTACGCAATGACATATTGTTATTGATTGACTGGTGGGAACATGCTTTCATATTAGATTACGGCAGTGATAAGAAAAAGTACATCAAAGAACAGTGGAAAATCATAAACTGGAATGTGATTAATACCCGTTGGGGTAAGAGTCTATGAGAGCCACAGAATTTATAACCGAAGTATTTACTAGCAATGTCTCTAGTGAAGTAGTTAGAGCAACTCCAGACTTATACACCACTAAGGCTACGATAGGTGGTCGTGTTATTGTTTTTAATGCTTCACAGTATGACGATGATGAAGGTAAATCAGTATGGGAAATAGACTTTACTGAATATGAAAAGGACGGAACTGGTACAACTTTTAGAAAGACTGGTTCTGGTAATGAATTACAAGTATTCTCATTTGTCATTGAGTCAATCAAAGATTTGATTTCTAGCTATCATCCTGATCAACTTACATTCACTTCACACAAAGCAGATGACAATAGAACTAAATTATACCAGCGTATGTTGAATAGAATCAAAGTACCCGGTTACCATGCGGCACCTATTGATTCAGGTGAGTATGATGACTACTTCAAGATTGTCAAAGATAATTTGGATGAAGCTGAAGTAGCTACTAAGAATAGCAATGAGATTTGGAAACAACTAAGAGCGGCTGGATATCATCATGTTGGCAGCGGTGCTGATGCTACTGTTTTTGCCAAAGATGATAGTCATGTGATCAAGATATTGATGCCAGAGGATGCGGGTAGCAAAGCTGAACAAGTATTTCGTAAGTTTTATGAGTTTTCAATGAGTCATCAAGATTTACCATGCGTTCCTAGATTCAATGAAGTGAACACCATCGATATCAATGGCAAAGACTACACTCAGATTGAGATGGAGAGATTATCCCCTATAGAAAAAGGTGGTTTCTTACAAGGTATGGTTTGGTTATTAAGTGATTATGTTAGTGGAAATAAACCATGGTCAACTGTGGAAAGCGAATTAACAAATGGACACCCGTGGTATTTTTTTAGTCCAAACTATTCTGGTACTTTTGCTAGAACATGGCAAAGTATACTAGAAAATCCTGCAAGTAAAAAAACTTACAGTATGTATAAACAGCTATATACTGTGATGCAGTTATTATATAGTACAGGAAATATCAATAAATTTGGATGGGATTTGCATACGGCAAATGTCATGCAACGAAGTAACGGACAACCGGTTATCATTGATCCGTGGTTTAGCGAAGGAACATCATAATATGAACTTAACAGTTACAGAAAACGCAAGAGCAAAGATATTAGAAGTAATAGCAGAAGAGGGAAATCCTGCATTAAGATTACGCATGTATGTACAAGGTGGAGGATGCTCAGGAATGAGTTATGGATTCACACTAGATGAAGTACAAAACGAAGATGATTGGGCTATTCCAGCTGGATCTACTACGATTTTAGTAGATAGTATGAGTATGCAATATGTTGCCGGAGCAGAAGTTGATTTTAAAGATGACTTATCCGGTAGTCAATTCACTATTAGTAACCCAAATGCACAGACAACTTGCGGTTGTGGAAGCAGTTTTCAGCCAAGCTATGACATGATGGAGTGATACTGATTTAATCCCTATTGATAAATACATAATAAGGACTAACCATGGCAATTTCAGGCATAGAAAACATCAATATTGGGTTACAGAACGAAGCTGCGGGCAGTGATTCGTTATATACGGCCTTTAATAAATCTAAGAACAATTTCACTACACTATTTTCTTGTGCTAGTCCAACTACAACTTTTGTTTCTGGCAATGGAATATATGTAGAATATAGTAATAGCAACACATATTTGACTATCACAAACACCGGTGTAACTAATTTAGTTGCCGGTGATGATAGTATTGTTTTAACTCAAAGTAACGGGAACATAACAATTACTGCGCCTGGAGGCGGTAATGGTGGCGGTGGTGTATCAAACATTGATGTGGTAGGCGCAGCAGCAGGAGCTAGGATCACCTCAGTGGGCGGACCTATTATTAGTAGTGGTATCATCACATTGGATTTAGCTACCAGTGGTGTTGTTGCTGGTACGTATACTTATCCAACCGTTACAGTAGACCAATATGGTCGTGTTACTAGTATAGCAAATGCTGCTTCCACTGGTACTGTAACTAGTGTAGGTGTGACAACAACTGGTGCAGGTATACAAATATCTGGTAGTCCTATTACTACCGCAGGAAACATCAGTATCATTAATACTGGTGTAACAAGATTAAATGCTGGCTCTGGAATATCACTTAGTAGTAGTAATGGAAACATTACAGTTTCTACCTCAGCAGCGGCGGCAGGTGTCACTAGTGTAGGTCTATCTAGTACTTCATTAGATGTAACAAATAGTCCTATAACATCAACTGGTACAATGACAGTAGATTTACCTACTAACACTTCTATAGTGGGTAATTTAACTGTTGGTAATAATTTAACAGTAACTGGAAATACAACCGTTACGGGAAACTTAACAGTTACAGGAAATACAATCTATTACAATGTAACTTCATTTAATGTTCAAGATCCAATCATTTCATTGGGCGGCGGACCAAACGGCAATGCATTAACAAGTAATGATGGGAAAGATAGAGGAACTGCATTACAGTATTATACAAGTGCGCCCGTAACTGCGTTTATGGGATGGGATACTGGTAATAGTGAATTTGCATTTGGTAGTAATGTAACTATTGCTAGCGAAGTAGTAACTTATAATACATTAGGTAATGCACGAGGATTAACTTGGTTGGGTAATGTAAGTGGTACAACAGGTGTATTTAGTACGAGTGCTAACATTCCATTAATCAATAGTGGTACTAGCAATATCACACTTACATCTGGTGGTAATGTTTCTACGTTTATCGCGGGCAATGTAACTGCTCAATTTGTTGTTACATCGACCGGCGCTAACATAGCAGGTACTGCTAACGTTGTTGGTAACTTAATTTCAGGCAATTCAACTACAACTACATCAGTTATTACAACTGGTAACATCACTACTATCAATAGTGGACTATTACAAAATGGTAATAGTAACATTTCTATTACTGCTAATGCAAATGTATCTATTGCAGTAACAGGTGCTAACAGATTAGTATTAACTAGTACTGGTGCTAATATCACAGGCACAGCAAATGTATCCGGTAATGCTAATGTACTTAATTTAGGCACAGCGCAAGTACTAGCAAGTGCTAATGTAACCAGTCCGCAATTTATATCTAATGTTGCAGGCGGTACTGCACCTTTTGTAGTTACAAGTACAACACAGGTAGCTAATTTAAGTGTAGCAACAGCAGGTAGTGCTACAACAGCAGGTAGTGCTACAACAGCAGGTACTGTAACAACAGCAGCACAAGGTAATATTACTAGTGTTGGCACACTAACATCATTGGGAGTTAATGGTACAGTAACCGCAGTAGCATTTACTGCTAACACAGGTGTATTTACTGGTAACGGAAATGGGTTGAGTTCATTGGTAGGTGCTAATGTAACTGGAACTGTAGCTAGTGCAACAAATGCGTCGGCATTATTACAAAATACATCTACATCAACAACGGTATACCCTACGTTCTCTACATCATCATCAAATGGGAATTCATCTGCGGTAATTAATACAAGCATTAGTGCTAACTTGGGCAATGCATCTATTACAGCAACAACGTTTGTTGGTGCTTTGTCCGGAGCAGCAACAAGCGCAACTACAGCAGGAACCGTAACAACAGCAGCACAAGGTAATATTACTAGTGTTGGTACATTAACAACTTTAACTAGTGGTAATTTAACCGGTACTGGTTTTATACTTTCTAATAGTAAAACTCAAGGTGTTGGATATGCATCAGGTGCTGGTAGTGCAGGAACTCAAGCAACAAGTCGTAGTACAGCAGTCGCAATGGCAGCACCATGTGTTACTGGATCAATTACATTGTTTACTACAACATCTACTGCTAATACATGGAATAGCTTTGCTGTATCTAATGTAGTTTGTACAGTATCTGATATAGTTATAATAAATTTCCGTTCCGGTGCTACTGCTACCAGTTATATTCCTAGCATTTTATCGGTTGGCGCTAATACATTTACCATACAGATATACAATCAATCTGCTATCCCAAGTGATACTCCAATAATTAATTTTGCAATACTTAGAGGCGCCAACGCTTAAAATATAATGGGTACTTAAAACCTAACTAAATATTTGAATGGAACATCCATTCTTAGACAGAAAACAATTGTCTGAAAAGACACTTGAAGAAATTCAGACCGATATCACCGGTTTAATGAATAAGCTAAACTTTGCCTATAAAATGGGTAATCGTCCATTAATCAATCAGCTTACTATGGTAATCGAAAGCTATCGCAGAGAAGCTGGCGAGAAACTTGATCAGGTTATGGAAAAACAAAACCTCAAGAATCAAGTCTACATACAAAAAGAGGGTGAAAGTGGCAACAAAAATAGAACGTGAATTCGCATTCCAAGCAGCGGTTCATTTTGAAGGATACTTCTTAATGACTGTATATGAACTTTCATTAGGAATGGAAGTTGATACAGCATCTATTAAAGAGCAAAATATAGCAATGGATAGAATAACTTATTTCTTAACTGAGTGTTTAGAAAATAGTGTATTCGTAGAACACACAGACAAAAAGGCTATAGAAAAATATCTACAAGCAGATATTAAAGTATGCACTCTTCCAGAAGAACCATACGATCAAATTATAACCATTCTATTATTATTAAAACTTAATGCTATCACTGAAGGTAAACTTCATGTAAATACTATCTCACTACGATCTGGATTAAGTGATGATGTTAAATTTATATATGATATAGATACTGCTAGCAACCATCCTTTTGGTAATAAATCGTGGTGGTCAGAATGCAGCACCGTTATGTCTGATGTAGCTAAAACTAATAAAAAAGAAAAAATAGTTAAACTAATTAAACAACATTGCGATTGGGCAAGCGTTGGTTTAGATTGGGAACAAAAAGAATACAAAACTACTGAAATTATTTTTCAGGATAAACAACCATAACTGTTGATTTGCTCAACAGTCTATGTTATCATTCATGGATGAAAACAGATATGTATGGGCAGATTATTCTCACAGAAAATGATCTCTGTGATTTATATATGCGTGATCCAATACGAACTATCAAAGGGTGTTTTGTAGATAAGAAAATCAACTTAGATGATATTTTTCTGTCTAACGAAAATCTACCCATACTAGTAGAATATGTTGACAGTAAGTTATCATTGGAACAATTTGATAATCACAATCAATCACAATGGCACATGCCCATTGAATACTATGAAATGGATATTGCTAAATGGGTATTGGATCAATGTAAAAACGAAGAAGAACTACAACGTGCAGGTGATGAACTGATAAAATTCCATGATAGGAGTATGTTCCCACTACTACAGTACTTGAAGTACCTTGTGGACACAATGCGTAGAAACAATATCGTATGGGGAGTGGGTCGTGGTAGTAGTGTGGCAAGCTATGTATTGTATTTGATAGGAATTCACAGAATAAATAGCTTGTACTACCAATTGTCGGTAGATGAATTTTTAAAATAAGGAGATTAAAATGGCTACACATAGAACAGCAATGGGCAAAACAGTTGATATGTCTGCGATTCTAGCTAAGAATGAAAAAACTAGAGCAGTTGGTAACATGGGCGTAAATGCACGTGGAGATACGATTGATGCATACGGAAGAATTATCAAACCAGTAACTGCCAAAGTTAATGAAGCATATGGGAAAACAGTAGGTAATCGTTCTGCACAAGCAACAAAAAATATACCAAAGCCCCAATCAAAAATACAACCAGATGCTAAAGTAGCATCACCAGTAGAAATTCCAGAACTAACAGAGCATGAGCGTGAGTTGGATGAATTTTTAGAAGATGATATTGAAGTTGAAAAAATAAAAGAAGAAGAAGTAAAGAAAGCAACCAAGAAGAAATAATATGGAAGAAATTACACTAGACTTTGAAACCACTGACGAAAAGAAATTAGCGTTTGAACCGCATAAGTTTAAGAAAAGTCAATTCAAACCAATCGGCGCACATATCATTGTTTATGATATGAGTTTTGATGTTCGTATTACCACTAGCGGTATACTACTACCCAATGATGATATGAAAAGTGCTGGTATCAGACCTCGCTGGGGAAAGATATACAAGATTGGCGCAGAGAATAAAGACCCTGATTTGTATGAAGAACTATGGGTCATGGTAAGTCATGGTCGCTGGACACGTGGAATCGATATTGAAGATGAAACGGGTAAGAAAACATTGCGTAGAGTTGATCCTAGTGATATACTATTAGCGTCAGATGAACAAGTATATGACGAAACATTTAGCGACAAGGTGTATTAATGATAAATTGGTTTAAGAAAAAAGTTATTAGCTGGGTTAGAGAAGATTGGGATAAAGTTCGAAGTGATGGTGATAATGGGTTGATTCCCATGGACCGACACATTGTTACTTCTAGTAAAGGTCGTAGATTAGATCATAATGGTATGAACTTCACAATCTATTCAGCAAACGGTGGATATGTAATGGAATATAGTACGTATGACCCTAGAACAGATGAACGCAGTACAGCATTGCATATCATCACTAGTGACCAAGACTTAGGTCAAAGTATCGCACACATCATAACTTTTGAAATGCTTAGAAAATGAAGAATCAACTTTGGGTAGAAAAGTATCGTCCAAAATCTGTAACAGATTATGTATTCGTAGACGAACGACAAAAACAACAAGTAGAAGGTTGGATCACTAATGGTAGTATCCCTCATTTATTGTTGAGTGGTGACCCCGGTACTGGTAAGACTACATTAGCTAAAGTATTGATAAATGAGTTAGGTGTAGAAGATTATGATGTACTAGAAATCAATGCAAGTCGTGAGAATGGTGTTGCAATTGTGCGTGATAAGATCAATGGATTCGCACAGACAATGCCGTTTGGTAAGTTCAAAGTGATATTACTTGACGAGGCTGACTATACAAGCCCAGAGTTTCAAGCAGCATTGCGTAACGATATGGAAGCATATGCTGATACAGTGAGGTTCATTCTTACTTGTAACTATGAACACAAAATCATTCCAGCATTGCGTGAGAGTCGTTGCCACAAGTTTCATATCGCTAAACCCGATCGCACAGAATATACAGCAAGAGCCGCAACGGTTCTTGTAACTGAGGGAGTAGAGTTTGATTTAGATACATTGGACAGCTATGTGCGTGTGGCATACCCAGACTTACGTAAATGTCTGAATCAACTACAAGTCAATAGCAGCACAGGTAAACTATTGCCCCCGCAATCACAGGGTAACAGCGAACATGAGTTATTGTTAGAAGCAACAACTTTGTTTAAAGCCGGAAAGATTATTGAAGGTCGTCAGCAACTGATGCAATACATTGCATTATATCCAACACGTATCGAAGATACATATAAATGGATGTACGATAACTTAGACTTGTGGGGCACACAGCAAGAAAAGCGTGATGCAAGTATCATATTCATTCGCAATGGTCTTGCACAATTGCCGTTAGTAGGAATCCCTGAAATTAGTCTAGCAGCAACCTTAGTGGAGTTAACATCGTGAGATATTTATTGATTATATTTGTTCGTAAGCCAAACGGACAAATTGATGAACAAGTTAGTATTAGTAAAAGACTACGCACATCTGACCTTCAAACCTGCAATGTCATATTAGATTATGGTAAACAGAAAGTACAGAAATGTGTAATTGAAGGTAACGTAGTAGATACTGGTTGGGAGAAACTAAATGAATATTACAAAAAAGTCTATCCTACATTGATTGACCAGTTAGAAAAAAGCAATACTGAAAGTGAAGTTCAGAAGAAGTAAAAGAGGGGCAATGCCCCTCTTTTTAACTGTACAAGTTTAGTACATGTTCAATGATGCGGTGCCTCTGAACATCTTTAATGTCAAAGGTACATAATTGCAACCCTGGTATCACCCCCTTCCTCAATCGATTTTGTAAGTCTAGTAGCCCATTGTCGGCTGATTTTCTATCGGCTTGTTCAATATCGCCAGTAATTACAATCTTACTGCCAACGCCGATTCTAGTCATAATCATTTTGAGTTGACCAGGTGTTGCATTTTGCGCTTCATCTAACACTACCCAACTATGTTTGAAGTTACGACCACGACAGAATGCCAATGGGGCAATCTCTATGATTTGTTCTTCTAACATATGAGTAATTTCTGACTGTGTGTAGTACTCACGTAATACATCCATTAATGGTCTTGTCCACGGTTCCATCTTTTGATTGATATCACCGGGCAAGAACCCGTGTTTTTCATCATCTACCCCTACTGCCGGTCTGGATAATATGATTCTATCACATTCACCATCACGCATTGCTTTAATAGCTGCTTGCATCGCCAAATAAGTTTTACCTGTGCCCGCAGGACCAGTGACAACAACGATATCGGTGTTCTCATCTAATAGTGCGATAATGTAATTTTCTTGATTCAGTGATTTGGGAACTAACTGTACGGGTCTTTTATTGATACGTACAGATTTCTGAGCCTGTGAAAAGTCTATTGTTTTTGATTCTTTCATGTAAAAAGTTTGATTTGTTTTTTTGCTTGTAAAGCGAGGATCTTGCTGGGTAGTGCGTAAAGCACTGGTTTTCCGTTTGCTCAATGTAAATTCTCCTTCATAAGAGCGTGAGTACTCATAATACTCATTATTATTTAAATGAATTTTGATGATGTAAAGTAACATACTTTTAACACAATTCTGTAGACTAAATATAAGGCTACGGTCAAGTATTTCTTATTAGTGCTAATAATCAATAAAAGATAAATATATTAATGAAGCACGAAACCGCCGACAATTTCTTTGACAATGTTGATTACGTCAGCATTATTGACACCGTAAAGGGCATATTTACCAGCGATGGTTCAATGAATACCCTGCTAGACTTTGAAAGAGTACTAGATGAATCTGATTTATATGCATACAGAAACTGGGAACTAGGTGAATTAGTCCAAGGTCCAATGGTAAAACGCTATTCTGTCAACTGCATATTCATGTGGCCATATGATTTAATGCCAAATCCAAAGGGTGCTAGACGATTAGTAGCAATTGGGTGTAAAGTTAAGTTTGCTAAAAGCGAGATAGAAGTTCCAGTAGAAGTTAAAGATTACGAAGATTTTGTTCCTGGTGGTAGATATCCAAAGATGAAACCAAAGAAGGTTTGGTTTGTTTACATTGAGATTCCTAAAGAATTACTAGATGATATCAAAGAAGGTTCTATTGACTTAGCTGGACAGACAATTGATCTGGAAGAATTAGATAATTCATACGATGAAGATTTAGATAAAGACGATGGGCAAGACACAGAAGAACAAGAGGCAGGCGATGCAGGAATGGGCGGTATGCCACCAGGTGCTCCGCCCGCCGCCGGAACCGCAGCCCCAATGTAAGGTATAACATGACAAGAAGAATCATTAATGAAGGCTTAGATTATTTGGATATGGTAGATCAAATAGAACCTACCGTTTCTGTAGATGAGTATGCTGCTAAGATGGGCAAAGACAGTGACATTGTTACATTGGCATTTGTTGTTAAAAGCGAAGCAGCAGGAAATGATTTGGTTGACTGGTTTGAGCGTGGATATGATTGGATACTAGATTCTAGCTTAAGCGAAGGTGAATTAAGTCCTGGTAAGTATCTAGTATTTGTTGAGATGAAGCGTAGAACAAAAGTTCCAGAACGCATTGTAGAATTGATTGATGATTTAGAAACACTTACCGAGTTAACAATAAATGATTGGACTATTTCTATTGATGAAGAAGAATACGATGCTGACCCGGAAGTATTGAAGCAAGTAATTACTATTAGTCCACACGAATATCGTGTTGAAGAAGAAAACCAAGAAGATTTAAATGAGATGCGTAGACGCGCCGGACTAGAAACTGTAAAATTATATGGTAAACCAGATAGTGAGATACAAGCATACATAGCAATGGCAGGATTATAAAATGGCAACTATTCTAGCACAAAAAGCGTCAACAGATTTAGCAGTAGCAAAGAGTGATGATCAACATGATTTGTTAGCAGCGGATCCAACAATTCCGCAATTTCCACAAGGAAGTACTTATGGAACAACAAATACTACAACAGGCTTTGGTGGAAATTCAACGTTTGGAACGGGAGCGTCTGGATTCAATCAAAACAGTTTTAACTCCCCTAGCTTCAACCAACAACCAAACACAGGATTTGGAAGTACTCAAAACATCAATCAATCAAGTGGACAACAACCAGTACTAACTGGTGCAGCACCCACTAATGCAGCAAGCGGTGCTGATGTATTAGTTGCAAATGATAAAGAAAGTGAACATTGGATAAATTCAAAATGGCGTCCCGCAATGGGATGGCTATATATGGCTACATGCCTTACTGATTTCATTGTGTTCCCAATTCTTTGGAGTCTACTACAAGCACTCAGTAAAGGTGCAGTAACTAGTCAATGGCAACCATTGACACTACAAGGTGCAGGACTATATCATATCGCTATGGGTGCTGTTTTGGGTATTGCAGCATACGGTCGTACTAAAGAAAAGGTTGCCGGCGCTAACTAAAGGTGTTGACATTAGCATAATGTTGTGCTATAATAATTGAATGGATCATTATACTACATTAGGTGTAGCTAAAAACGCATCACCTGACGAAATTAAAAAAGCATATAGGAAACTAGCCAGTCAGCATCATCCTGACAAGGGCGGAGACAAGGCTAAATTCCAAGATATTCAAGCCGCTTATGATACACTAAGCGATACAAACAAACGACAACAATACGACAATCCTGCTCCCCAAGGATTTCATCAGCAAGCTGGTGTTCCCCCAGGGTTTGAACATATCTTTAGTCAGATGTTTGGCGGAGGCAACCCGTTTGACCCGTTTAGCCAACAGCGCAAACAACCACAAACATTTAGAACCACAGTAGGAATCACACTTGAACAAGCATATTATGGTGGAGAGCAAATATTAAAATTACAAACACCCACTAACACTCATGCTATTACTATCCAAGTACCTAAAGGAATTAACAACGGCAATCAGATGCGTATTGATAATGTCATAGATGGTGCTAGTTTAATGGTAGATTTCAGAGTGGAGAACCATCTTAAATATGATAGACAAGGTAATGATTTATCATGTAATCACCCGATATCAGTATTAGATTTAATTGTTGGAACAACTTTTGAATTCACAACATTGTCTGGAAAGACATTAGAGGTTACAGTTAAACCAAAAACACAACCATATATGCAATTAAAATTAGCAGGGCATGGGATGCCTATACCTAACTCAACAGTTTACGGAGACCAAATTATATTGTTTAAGCCATTCATACCTGATATCATAGACGAACAATTAGTAAATACTATTGCAGCATACAAACAACAAAGGAATCAAAAATGAACCATTCACCCGAAATAGATAGTATTATTGAACAAGCGATTCATTATGCTAAAGAAAGAAAACATCAATATGTAACCGTGGAACATTTACTACTTGGACTGATAAATCATAATTCATTCAAAAAATGTTTGCATAGTTTTGGTGCAGACGTTGAAACAATGGATCAAGAGATTAATGCATACTTAGATAGTTTACATGCTATCGTAAGCAAAGATGACGATGTAGTTCCACGCAAAACAAATAGTTTAGAGCGTGTTATGAATCGTTGCGTCACACAAGTATTGTTTAGTGGTCGTAGACAGGTTACTACTGTTGACTTATACTTAAGCATTGCGTCAGAAGGCAATAGCCATGCACATTATTTCTTGTTGAAATACGGAATTAACAAAAACGAATTTGTATCACATTGGCAAAAACATTATAAGCATGGTGAGACTGGAAATCTAACAGAGAACCAAGCTGATGAGATACTAGAAGAATACACAATCAACCTGACACAACTAGCAGCACAAGGTAAACTTGAGCCATTGATTGGTCGTAGCAAAGAACTTGATGATATCATTAACGTACTTGCTAAACGGTTTAAGAGTAATGTATTGATGGTCGGTGATCCTGGTGTTGGTAAAACAGCAATTGCTGAAGGTCTAGCACAGATGATGATTAATAAAGAAGTGCCTGAATTCTTGCAAGACCATCAACTATACAGTTTAGAGATTGGGTCACTACTTGCAGGTAGTAAGTATCGCGGTGACTTTGAGGAAAAGGTTAAGCAAGTACTTGAGGCATTGAACACAAAGAAAAAGACTATTCTTTTTATTGACGAGGCACATACTATGCAAGGCGCAGGTGGTGCTAACAATGGGTCGGTTGATTTCAGTAACATGATTAAACCTGCAATTACTAAAGGTACTCTTAAAGTTATTGCTAGTACAACATGGGAAGAATACTATGATAGCTTTGAGAAGGACCGTGCGTTGATGCGTAGGTTCTATCGTATCTCAGTTGATGAACCTAACCACGATACAACAATTCGCATTCTTAATGGATTGAGTCTTAGACTAAATGATTTTCACAATGTTGAAATTACTGATGAGGCAATCAAAGCAGCAGTTGAAAGTGCTGACCGCTATATTCATGACCGTAAGAACCCAGATAAATCTATTGATTTGCTTGATGCTGCTTGTGCTAAACAGCGTGTAGCAGAAAACAAAGGTGCAATCATTACTAAAGAACTTGTGTTTGACCAAGTTGAACGATTCACTGGAGTACCTGCTGATAAAATGAAGGGTGATAACTTTGAATTGATTCAAAATTTAGAATCAAACATCAAAGACAAACTATACGGACAAGATGAAACTGTACAACAGGTACTTGAGCGAGTCTATGTTAACTTTGCTGGTATTGGTAATGACACTAAGCCAACAGGTAGTTTCTTGTTCTTGGGACCAACTGGTACCGGTAAGACTGAACTTGCTAAACTACTAAGCAAGAATTTAGACATGCCGTTGCTTAAGTATGACATGAGCGAATACTCAGAAAAACATAGCGTAAGTAGTTTGATTGGACCTCCCCCGGGTTATGTTGGGTTTGGTGATAGTCAAGTGTCAGGTGGACGATTGATCAATGACTTGAGCAAGAACCCACATTCGATCATGTTGTTTGATGAAGTTGAGAAAGCACATCCAGATATCTTTAACATCTTCTTGCAGATGTTGGACGAAGGTCATATCACTGGAAGTAATGGTAAGCAAGTTAACTGTAAGAACAGTATCATTATCATGACCAGTAATTTAGGTAGTAGTGATAGCGAACGCAACAACATCGGCTTCGGCACACAAGAGAAGACCGGTGAAGATGACAAAGCATTGAAAGAATTCTTCAAGCCCGAGTTTAGAAATCGTGTTGACTTGATTTGCAAGTTTAACAAATTGGATACACTTGCGATTAAGAAGATTGTTATCAAGTTTACCGATGACTTGAAAAAGAGTTTGGTTGACAAGCATGATATTGTATTGAATCTAAGTGAACCAGTAGTTGAGTATTTGGCAGAGCAAGGATACGATAAGAAGATGGGCGCACGACCATTAAGTCGCAAGATTGATGAATTGATTCGGGTACCTCTAAGTAAAAAAGTCTTGTTTGAACGTATTAAATCTGCTACAATCAATGTAGTGATGAACGAAGGTGCAATTGATTTTGCAGTAACACATAAACTAACAGCCAAGGTGAACGAAGATGGGATTATTGAGGTCAGTTGAAAACATTCCTAATATTGATTTTTATGAATATAAGGAAACTAATTATTACAACAACTATAGATATCGGGCTAAATTTACTATCGATGGATTAGCATTCACTAATTATGTTAAATCTCCGGGTGAGTTGATTAGGAGATTGAATGAGACCGGATATCGCAAGGTACGAGCAGATAGAAAAGCAGTAACGATGGAGAAAATCAATGAACTTAATAACTTCATTGATTGGCGTAACAGTAACAAAAATCCCGGATTAGTAACTTTCAGACTTGAGATGGATACTATGTCAGTGTACAGCAACAATTTAGATTTGTTGCTTACATTGAAGGATCTTGGACTAGTTACCGTAAAAATCACAGAAGTGCAATTGGAGCAGTTTGCTGGTACAAAGTATTATGTCAATGAGCCAAAGCACAAGTATAGAATTTATTTAAAATCTAAGTATATTGAAGAAAGAGATTTTATTAAAGATTTGCACGATACCATCAAGAAAAGTAAAGAATTGGTTCCAAGTAATGCATTGAAAATATGGTTAAATGACTATATTAGACGCCCAATTGCTTCAATTAATAGTTGGCAATATCGCTATACTAGCGGAAATCATTCTATTGACTATGACAATGAAAGTACACTAAGCTATTTGATATTAATGTATGGACATATGCTTGGAAAACGCTATAAATTAGAAAAGCGACCCGTACCTGTCTGAAATGATAAATACTCTATTAATAATGGAGTATTTACCATGGCAAAGATTGTAGAAGATGTAGTAGTCATCAAATTTAGTAAAATCGTTAAAGATTCAGACACCGACAATGGTGGACTTGTAGGTGCAGATGTTCAAGCTGCGTTAGAACAAGTTGCACAAGAATTAGTCGGTGAAAGTATTGTAGTAGAAGTGGTACGAGCATAATGAGCCAATCTACTACACTTATTCTGCTACCGCAGACAGCCTATGTAAATCCAGGTAATGCAGCACCCTACACGGTTGTAGGTAATGCTCAACCTGCTGCTGCTTATTACTTAGGTAATAGAGATTTACAGACAGTTAACCTTAGTGTGTCAAACATTGTAGGTAACATCGTTATCCAAGCTACACTAGCAAATCCAGCATCACTTGAAAATCAATGGTTTGATGTGTATGAATTCAATGGAAGTGATAATCCAAACGCAAGTCAATATACAAATGTTACCGGTAACTTTGTGTACATGAGAGCAAAGATTGTAGATTTCCAACAAGGTGTAGTTAATTTTGTAAAGTTGAGTTATTAAAATGAGTACAGAACTTTTTAGAAAATATATTGACATGCTAAACGAAAGCATGGACATTGGTCAACTAGCACAAATAAGTGACAAAGCATTGGATGATGCATACCACTATGGTCGCAGTAGTCCTGGCAATACATTTGGATGGAAAGCTAATATGAAGTCGGCTGAATTTGCTTTGAAAGCAATTACAGCAGGTGAAAAAGATATTGAAAAGATTAGTGATGCGATACATCAAGGATGGAATGTAACTGCTAAAGCGTTTGTAGCACACCCAGAACAATTTGATGACACAGAGAAACTAAAAGCTGCCGGTAAATTAGAAGCAAAACTTCAGCAGCGCGAAAAGTTGATGAACATTCCATATGCTCAACTATCAGATGAAGAACAAGAAAAAGACCGTGTAGTAGCCAGAGCCTTATTACAGGCAATAACAGGCAATCAACAATGAGTACAATAGTCGTAATGCCCGGAGGCTTTCACCCGTTTCATGCGGGTCATGCCTCACTATATCAATCAGCATTACAAACCTTTCCGGGTGCTGATGTATATGTTGCGGCATCAGACGATACTAGTGAAAGACCTTTTCCTTTTGCAATCAAAGAAAAACTTGCTAAAGTAGCAGGTGTAAAGAAAGGACAATTTGTACAAGTTCGTAGTCCATTCAGACCACAAGAAATAACAAGCAAGTATAATCCTGACAGTGATGTATTAATATTTGTGCGTAGTGAAAAAGATAAGAATGAGCAACCTAAACCAGGTGGCACAAAGAAAGATGGAAGTCCTGCATACTTTCAACCATACACAGGCAAAGATTTAAAACCATTTGGACAACATGCTTACATTGAATATCTACCAACAGTAGAGTTTGGTCCTGGCATTACCAGTGCAAGTGAGATTCGTGCAATGTGGCCTAAACTAAACGAGAAACGCAAGACTGCAATGGTAATGAGTTTGTATCCAGCTACACAAAGTAACCCCGCATTAGCAGCAAATGTCGTTAAGCTATTAGATGCTGGCATGGGTGTTGATGTTAATTTACAAGAAGTTTTTGATACTAAAGCATCTACAGCTACTTCACAATGGGACACTAGTAATCCTGATATGATTAAATTTAACTTCACTGCTAGCAATGGAGTAGAATATCAATTGGATTTCTTAGAACCATATATTGGACCAGAGAACATGAGTCCATATGATTATGTTGATTCAGACGAAGTATATGAAAATAGCAAATTTGTTAGTTTTGAACAAATTACACAGGATATGAAAGGCGGATTTCCAGTTGTTAAACAGGGTATCGAAGGTACAGGGGCAGCCGCAGAAGTGTTTGGAATTGTAGTCAATGCTATAGTTCAGTATGTGAAAAAATTTAAACCTTCATTGTTATATTTCCAAGCCGCAGAACCCGGTCGTAGAGCGTTGTATGCTAGAATGATTAAAAGAGTATTACCGTCATTACCAGGTTGGACAAGCCAAACCAACGGTGGTGGAGAATTTGGAGTGTACAATACTAAAAAAGTTAAGAAGGCAATGCCGGTGCAAGAAAAAATGAAGATGGGTGCTACTACTGAACCTATTGAAGAAGATAAAGAAACTGATCCAATAGTTGATGCTACTATGAAGTTCTATACACCTGTAATGCAAAAAGCACAAGAACAAGAAGTAGAAAACTATGTAGAGAAAGCACGACACTTATTACAAAAGACTGATGACCCAGTTGTTCGCAAAAAGTTGATTGATATATTTAAAGAAGGTAAACACAATCCATACTTACAAGGTGGAATCATTACAGCTATAGCAGCACTACTAGGCGGTGGCGCAATAAATCTTGCTAATAATATACAACTAACACCCTATCAAACTAATCTAATGATGCAAGGTATATTGAACTCAATCGTCCCTGCAGTGGGTGCAAGAATGAACGGCAAGAATTGGGTAGACACACTCAAATATACACTAGCTAGCTTAGGCGTTGGTGTTGGTATAGCAACTGTAATGGAAAAAGAAAGTGATGTTATGGCTCATGTGGCAAAAGACTTAGCAGGTGATGGGGCACCTATCGCTAAACTAAGAGCCGCACGAGACAGCGAACAAATGAAAAAGCGTGAGCGTAGCGACGGATTACCTGTTGAACCTAAATTTGATTACCTAGACGAAAAATAAAAATATTTCGTACCCCTCTGTAGGATGTAAATAATTATATCTTAACAAGAGGACCATATGGCAACAAGAAAACCCAAAGCAACTAAAGAAGAAAAAACAGTACCAGTAGAAAAGGTACAAGAAATCGCTGAACAAGCGGCAGCAGAGCAAGCACAAAAAGCAGATGCTCCAGCAGATCAAACCCCAGTAGCAGGCCAAGTACAAGTAAATGTAGATTTCTTGCGTACAACCAAAGTGCATATCGCTATGCCTTGCTATGGTGGTATGTTGACTGAATCAACATTTATGAGTTTCATCAAGTGGGCTAACACAGCCCGTCAATTGAACATTGACTGGACATTGGAAACAATGGTCAACGAAAGTCTTATCAGTCGTGCCCGTAACACACTAACTGCTAAGTTCTTAGCTATGCCAGATGCAACACACTTGTTCTTTGTTGACGCTGACATTGGTTGGGAGCCATGGCATCTATTAGTTCTATTGAACCGTGACGTAGACGTTATCGGTGGATTGTACCCAATGAAAACTATGCCTATCAAGTGGGTAGTTAACGGATTTGAAGGTGCAGAAGAAGGACCAGATGGATTGCAAGAAGTATCTAAAGCAGGTACAGGTTTCTTGTTAATGAAGAAACATGTATTTGAGAAATTGAATACTCACCCTGCTGTTAAGCAATACAAGAACGACATTGGATTAGATCCAATGTATGATCAATACTTGAAAACATATTTTGACACAGCAGTTCGTCAGAATCGCTACTACAGCGAAGATTGGACATTCTGCGAAAATTGGCGTGACTTAGGTGGTCGTATCTGGATGGACAAGCGTGTTCTATTGCGTCACAGCGGTAGTTATGTTTTCTGTATGGAAAATCAAGAACATCTACTTAAGACAGTGGGACCAATGTTCTTAGAACAACAACAAAGTCTGGGAATGAAATTAACTGACAAAGATGGCAACGAAATCAAGTCAGTAAAAGCAGCATAAAAAAGCCCCGAAAGGGGCTTTTCTAATACAATGAATATTGTTTCTTTTATGGGTGGATGCTGCGGGGATTTAATTACCGCGATGATTGATCCAACCGGCGTTATTTTAGAAAATGATTATATAGTAATTCAAGATGAAAGAGACAAATTAAAATGTCCTATATTATTTAAAACAGACCAAGAAAAAGATATTTACATTAATAACATGAAAAATAAATATCTAAGTTTGCCAAGTCATCAAATGGAATATCATATTGAAAAAAAACATAAAATTATATCTATAATAACCTTTGATTTTAAAATTGCATTATGGGCAGCAGGTAGATTTAGCAAACTTAACCAGCATAAAGATTGGTATAAAAATGATATAGGTTTCAATTCTACAGAAGAATATGCAAAAAATATAATCAAATATTCTGAATTTGTTAATACACAAGTCAAAAATTTAATATCTTTAGAAGATATTATTGACGGAAAAGCAGTTGAATCTTTATCTAAATGCGTAGATACTCCGATCGATAAAAATATATATGAACTTTGGTTACCTCGTCAAATACTAGATTTATAATATAGTAATAAATACATATATGAGTTGGTTTAGACATAAAACTCCAAAGAAATTCCCTCCCGTTCCACCTGACCCAAAAAAATGAATCAAAAAGAACTTAATAGCTTTAAACTAAGTGATGCGGTAACATTCCACGATAAACTTAATCCTAAGTTATGGAATGAAACTAAATTGCGACCAGATGTTAGAGACCAGCTTATGCTGATAGCAGCAGATTTTTTAGAAGAATTAGGTGTACATGATTTAGATGTAAAAGACATAACAATCTCAGGTAGTAATGCTGCATTTAGCTACACAAAGCACAGTGATTTAGATTTACATATATTAGTAGACATGGGTAATTTACCTACCAATGAAGTATATAAAGAGTTATTTACAGCAAAGAAAACAATATACAATGATACACATGATATAACAATTCATAAAATTCCAGTAGAATTATATGTACAAGACAGTAGACAACCTGTTGTAAGTTTAGGTGAATACAGTGTAATGAATGATCAGTGGATAAGAATACCCACTAAGCGTAGAAGTGATTTTGACCAAACTTCTACTAAAAGCAAGTATGAAAAGTTATTAGGTTTGATAGAGATAGCACTACAGTCAAGAAAATATAGTAAAGTAAAACATATAATAGACACGATCAAACGATATAGACAAGCAGGATTAGATAAAGGTGGTGAGTTTGGTCCTGAAAATTTAGCATATAAGATGTTGCGTAGTCAAGGATATATTACAAAATTATATGATTTAAGAGACAAGTTACATAGTGAGAAGTTATCGTTTGAGACTATGTATCAGAACATAGATGAAGAAGAACAATTCAACAATGAGTTATGGAAACCAGGATTAGATTTCAAACAAGACATAAACGGAATACTTTATCATGTTACAAATGCAGGGAAGAAAAATGATTTCTTATCTATCAAAGCATATGATAAAAAAAATCTCAATCCAATTGGAGATGCACAATTTGCCAAAGCACGAAATCTATATACAGGTGAAGTGCAAGGTGTAACAAGCATGAAGACCAGAGTCGATCCTAAATATCAAGGACAAGGTATAGCCGCAAATATGTATGCTTTGATTCGCATGTTAGGTGTCAATGTATTGCCTTCTGAAACACAAACTACCGCTGGACAAAAAATGTGGTCAAAGTGGCGCAAGCAAGGTGATGTGAATAGCTTGAAAGATTTAGATCCAAAAGTAAAAGGTGTGGCGGAAGAATACAACACCATGCAATTTGCAGCAGAAAAAACTCCACCAGTAAGTCCTTATGCTGGCGTTAAAGATAATCAATATCGTGGTGGAATAAGTGAAGCAAGTGGATATATTCCAAGCGAAAAACAAAAGAATGACCCGCGATTCAAGACAGCACTAACTGTAGATGTACACCCTGACAGTATAAAAAAGAACGCAAAAGCATTCTACTGGAACACCAGTCGTGCTGGAATACCCCCAACAGCTAAAGCAAACGGCAAAATCTAAAGTTTCCTTATTATGGTATTTTGATAAATACTCTATAACTTTGGGAAACCGTCATGAGATTTAAGCAAATAGTAGAAAATTCAACCACAGCAGGGTCAGTCGCAACCGTAGCAAAGCCTATGATGACTCAAACCCGTGAAAATGTTAATGTTCCGGGACTGAAACCTGTACAACAAGTAATGAAAGGGAAGGCTAAAAAGAAAGGGCCTTACGCTAATAGCATTACAGAAAGCAAAGTTAAAGAACTATCAATAGATTTAACAGAGTTAACTACTGCTGAATTTCAAAAGAAATATGGAAAAACAAAAGCTGAAATCAAAGCAAGCATGACAAAAGTCAACGAAGAGGAAATTGCAGAACAAGACTTAATCGTTATCCCGGGTCAAGGTAGACTAAGAAGAACTGGATTTGTTAAGCATGACTTAGACCATGGTGAACACGAAGGTCACACATTAAAGAACAGTCTACACACTATCGCCCGTGCTGCTAGTGATTTAGATAAGAGATTATCCGTTCAATCTGAATTCCCCGAGTGGGTATCAGAGAAGATTGGCGCAGCAAAAGGTATGATGGTTAATGTGATGGATTATCTAATCAGCAGTCAAGAGATGCAACCTGATAGTGATGCTATCAATGAACTCAGTTCTGATCTGTTACAAAGATCCGCACAATTAGCTAAAAACAAAAGTAATCAAGCAATGAAGCCTGAGGTGCATAATGCATTAGGTGGCGGCTATATGAATCCATTGGCAAAACATTATGATGATGTATCACAAAAAATAAGCAATAGGGCAGCACAAGTAGGAAAAAAAGAAGCGATAAAAAAAATCGCTTCTCCAGCGGTGATGCGTAAGATAGGTATGAATGAAGGTGATGTAAGCACCAGCAACTTACGAACAATGTACGACTTAGCTAGAATGGCTAAGAACTACTGTAATCCTGAAGGGCAAGAATCACTTACTGAATTACTAAAAATTCTTAAATGGTACATGGATCAAGCAGAGCAAGGGGTAACGGAAGGTGCTGGTGTTATCGCCGGTGGACTTGCATACGAAGATAGTGATGGTGGAGAACAGATTCCACAAATGGCTATGGGAGAGTTGCGTAATATTGCAAAGAATTGCAAGCAGATACATCAGATGTTGAAGCAAGGTAATCAATTAGATGCATGGGAATACAGTTATATCACAGTAGCAAACGATCATATTGGCACAGTTGCAGATGTATTAGCTACTGATAGTGCTGAAGGTGTAGCGGAAGATGATTCTGCATTACAAGCATTTTTAAGTAAAGGTGGTAATGTTCAACAATTACCATATAAAAAGCCACGCAAGGCAGACAAGACCGATTATGGTAGTAGACACATTGGTGGCGGTGGAGATAAGATGAAAGCCAGCCGTACCGGTACCGCAGCTAACACTCAAGGTAGCAAAGTAGCAGGAATGAGGGAAGCATTTGACTTAGGTGATTTGAGAACAGCAGCAGCAAGTTCAAGAAGTCCAGAAGATGAACGGGCCCTTAAACGCAATCCAGACTTCGGTAAATTAATGCAAAAGAGTGTGAACAAACACAATAAAGCTGTTGTAAAAACTAAAAAAGATATTGGTAGCAGAGTTGCTGACATTGGCGCTGGTGGCAAAGAATACAATGTAAAGACTGATGCTGCATGGGATGCTGCTAAGAAAAAAGTAGAAGAAGGTTGGAAAAGTAATTTAGCAGGTGCTGCACTAGCAGGTGCTGCTGCATTGGGCGGGGCAGGAGCACATGCACATGAAATACAACCTATTGTTGCTCAAATTACTTTTCAAGTAGATGGTAAATCAATTACAAAAGATATCAATCTTGGAACAGAATATAACTCCCCGGGACAGGCTTCAGAAGCAGTTAAAGATTTTATGAAATCAAAAGGTATCAAGTTTTATAATTTCAAATTACATCGTGCAGATGTTCAACCTCCATTAGTTAGTAAAGATGAAATGGATGCATCTAACCAAGAATATCAGAGACAACATGATTCAAACAATCTAAGTAACACTCCATATTCAGCTACTGGTGATGAACCAGCAAGATTACAAGATAGAGGATATACATCTTCTTCTAGACCCGGTGCTTCTATAGCATACGAAAGCAAAAAATCTATCAAAAATAAGAAAGCATAATTATGAGAACCAATGAATTTTTAGCAGAACTATCTAACGACAAGTTGGCAAAATACAAAACTGCTGCTGCGGCTAATGCTAGCAAAGCTGATAGTGAAGGTGACTTCAAAAAAGGCGACAAACGTTTTAAAGGTATCAATACTGCTACTAAAAAACAATTTGATAATGATGCAAAAAAAATTAAAGAAGGAGTTGCAGTTGACCCTCAACAAATTCAACAAATTTTCAAAAGCGCACAAGAGATTCAATCAGCAGGTGGTGCTGCTAACTTAGTAGGTGGCGGCAACAATAGAACAGCAATTGGCAAAGTTAAAGATATGTTTAGCACTCCTAATCCAGTTGCAGCTTCAGGATTAAAACAATCAACAAGTGCAGATCCATCAGTTTCAGCAGCAGAAGAACCAACTACTCCTGCAGGACAAGCTGCACAAGCAGCAAGACAACAAAGACAAGCTGCTGCAACTGCTGCATTAAACAAAGGTACAGAACTTGTTGGTCGTCCATCAGATGGTACAAGAACAGATACAGGTGATTTTAGTAAATTTCCTAGAGTACAACCTAAACCACCAACTACGGCTACTTCTGCACTATCAGCGATAGCACCAAAAAGAGTTCCTGCTAAGCCGGGTGAAGTCAATGGTCTACAAATGAGAAATGAATCATTTGAACTATCTGAATCACAAATTTATAGATTAATTGGTAGAATAGTTAATGAGCATAAAAAACAAGTTGATGAAGGTATACTAGATTGGGCTAAAACCAAAGGGCAAAACTTAACAACAAAGATTACTGCTGACAAATTATTGCAAGCATGGAATAAAGCAAATAAGCCAACCGATAGTGATCAAATTGCAGATATTATGATTAAAGCAGGTGTACCACAGGAGACATTGAATAATTTATTTACTAACTTTAAACTTCCTGCTGCAAAGCCGTTACCGGTTCAGCCGGCACAACCCAAACAAGGATTATTGGGTCGTATGGCGGGTGGGGTAGGTGATGCAATTGGTAGTGTAAAAGGAACATATGCCGGAATGAAAGATGCATACGGTGGCGGTAAAATGACAGGTTATGACGCATCAAGAGCCAATCAAGCTATGCAACATGTGGGTCACACTGGTGAAGTCAATCCTGAAACCAGAGCATCAGCACCACAAACTACAAGCAATGCAGCTACAACTAGTAATGTACCAGCTAGTAGAATAGGTTCAGGCATGTCAGCAGCAAGTGGCGGTAGAGGATACGCACCATCAGCTGGTGCAGCATCAGGTGGTGCAGGGCAAGCAGCCGCACCATCATCTGGACCATCATCTTTTAGAACGGTCGATGATGCTAAAGATGCAATAGATGATGTACTAGATGGATTAAATAGTTTAAAGAGAAGAAATAGAACTGCGGCAGTAAGTTATGGTGCTAAAGAATTTAGTAAATTAGCACAACAAAGTCAACAAGCAGCAGCACCAAGTAATGCAAAACAACCAAAACCTGCAAACTTAAGAGTGTCAGGAGGTAATCCAGGTGCTCCAACCCCGGATGAGCAAGCTAACTTACAACGCAGAATTGATCAAGCTAGTGGTAATCAAACTATGGATGAAGAAAAACAACGTATGGATCCTAAATGCTGGACTGGTTATAAAAAACAAGGCACTAAGATGAAGGGTGATACTAGAGTTAATAACTGTGTACCAATAAAAGAATCAGCAATACTTTCAGGTGTACACCAAGTAGATGAAGGCTGGAAAAGCGCATTAGGTAGTGCAGCATTAGCAGGTGCTATGGCATTAGGCGGTGCCGCACACGGTCGTGTACTACCAGATCAAGATCCTGGTATTAATCGTTTAACTGGTAAACCAGTTGCTACTCAAGTAGCACCATCAGATGAACAACCAGCAGCAAAAGCACCAAGTGGTTATAGTGCAGAATATCTACAAAGTATTATAGATGGATCACATCCTCGCCCAATGCTTAGTGTAGAAAAGGCAAAACAGTTACTACAACAACAAGGACAGCAATAATGTTAGCAGAAGATTTAAAAGTATTATTGGCTAGCGTTAATTCACTATCCATCAAAGCACAGAACTTTCATTGGAATGTTGAAGGACCTGACTTCCCTGAATATCACGAATTCTTTGGTAATTTCTATGAAGAAGTATATAGTGCAGTAGATAAAGTTGCTGAATACATTCGTACATTGGATAGTTATGCACCCGGCAGTTTAACACGCTACGCTGAATTATCTATCATTCAAGACCAACTTAAAATTCCTCGTGCTGAATTAATGTTTGCTGAATTATTCGAAGATAACAGTAAGATGATTGATTTACTCAACCATTGCTTTGCTTCAGCTACACAAGAAAACAAACAAGGTATAGCAAACTTTATCGCTGAGAGGCTAGATGCTCACGAAAAACATCAATGGATGATTCGTAGTACTCTAAAGAAAGCCCGAGCGTAATATGAAAAAAATAATATCACTATTATTAGTCACTGCTTCATTCACCGTATCTGCTTGGACACAACGTCCCCCAAATTCAGTTCAACAATGCCAAGTACATGCACCATACGGATTCCCTCAAACACAAGGTGTTCAGCCACTATGCCAACAAGCATATCTAGTTGGTTATGATGCATCTGCAAAACTACCAAGGTTTGTAACTTATGAACTACTTCCGCAAAATGCACTGGGTTGTGTGGCTCGTACTAATGCTTTTGCCGCTAATCAGTATATTTCTAATGGTGCTAGACCTGATGATTATATTGGAACTAATTACGATAAAGGACATATGGCTCCTGATGGAGATTTGTCTTGGGATACGCAAGTAGAATTTGAGAGTTTTTTAATGACAAACATGGCGCCCCAGGCTGGCTCATTAAATCGTGGAATCTGGAAATTACTGGAAACATCTGTCCGTGGATGGTCAGTTCAACGGAACCAATCATATACCGTATATGTTGGAGCATTATATTCCACTTCTGATAAGAAGATTGGCAATGGAGTAATCGTTCCACATGGCTTCTATAAAATAGTAATTAACAATCAAACTAAAGAAGTAGCAGGATGGAGTTTCCCACATGTTGTTCCATATCCTAATTTAGGAAATGATTTAACTAAGTTTCGTTTACCTATAACACAGATTGAACAAGCCTCAGGTGTAAAGTTTGGATTCCCTCAAGGGGCTAAAGAATTACAACCAGGCCAAGAATGGCCAGTTGACTTCGGCAAACTCACACAAGCTAAACGTGCTAAGTGTGGTAAGAGTGACGATTAAAGATTCCATTCAGCGTATATTCTACGACCATTATCTTCCCAACAACATTCAATCAGTCGTGCTTCAAACATAGCAGTTAGTCTCTCATGCTCTTGTATAGACCATGCATAAAAAGGCACATTTTTGCATTCATCACTAGGGTGATCTTGTCTTCCTGGATTGCAACGCCAATATATTCTCCCATTTGGTTTCATTAATGAAATGACTTTGGCAATTTGTCTCTCAATGTCACTACTACCTCCAAAATTTATACTACCCAGACATAGTGCAACATCATATTTCTCACTAGTTTCAAAATCATCAATTGATATCTTGTGATCTGCTTGGTCAAAAGCCGGATCAATTCCAGTTAGATTGGGAATGATTCCTTTAAAAGGATTAGTTCCACACCCTACATCTAGTACTGATTCACCGGGATTAATTTTGTCTATTAATTGTTTCCCTGATTTAGTATCCTTCTTGGAAGGATCGCTATTTTGATGCCAAATGGTACCAAAGTATTGGTTTAATAAAATTTGATTGACTGTCATAAATGCTGTTAAATATATATTTAATCACTCTTATGAAATCAATAATCTTTATTCTAACTTTACTTGTGTCATTGTCTGCTATAGCTTGGCAACCAACTAAACCAATTACTGTTATATATCCAAACGGTCCGGGTGCTGGCAATGAGATAAGTTTTAAAATCGTAGCAGACATTGTAGAAAAGAACACTGGTACAAAATTTATATCTGAATATAAACCAGGCGCAGATGGCAATCTTGCTACAAATTATTTCAACACTGTAGCTAATGATGGATATACCATCTCTATGCCAGCATGTAATAGTCAATGGGTGACTGCTGAAATATGGTATCCGCAAATGCTTAAATATAACATTTTTGAATTTGAACCAATCGCTAATATTGCTAAAAGCCCATTAGCATTCTGGGCACACCCTAGTAGTAAAGTAAACACCCCAGAAGAATTGATAAATGAAATTAAATCTAAACAAAGACCTATCAATTTTGCTATTGGTGGAGGCGGACATAAACTAGCAGTAGAATATCTAACTAGTAAGTTGAATGTAGCAGGTGATAAGGTTGAAACTATTATGTACAAAGGGCCAGCGCAAGCATTATTAGATGTTATGGGCGGGCATGTTGAGTTTAGTGTGACACCAGTTGCAGTTGGTTATCCTTATGTACAAGCAGGTAAGTTAAAGTTAATTGGTCTAGCAAGTGAAGTACCTATTCATGGATTAGAAAAAGTGCCATTAATGAAAGACTACGCGCCGGGGTTAAATCTATATGGCTGCTGGAATCTTATACTACCCAAAGGTACATCAAAAGATATACAAGACTGGTATCGTACAAATTTCATCCCTGCTATCAATAGCAAAGAAGCTAAAGAAAAGTTTGAGGAGAACATGATGTTCATAAGTACGAATGAACACACAGCACAAGGACTAAATGCTAGCATGATTAAGTTACGCAAAGAATGGCAACCAATAGCACAACGATTTAAACCTGAATGAAATATATATTTGTAGCCGGCGCCCCAGGCAGTAAATGGAGCAGTGTAGCGAAGAACATCTATCACAGTCCCAGTATTGATCGCAGTGACCACAGTATTGAGCGCACCTATTTTCATGATGCGACTGGTCGCACAGAACTCATGCATATGGGTGCATACTTTGATCCGGGCATGGAATTCGGCGATTGGTTTTTAGATGGAGATGGTCTTGGCACACGCAGCAAACAAGGACACGAATTAGAATTTGACCGCCCATTTAATGGTGAAGGCATTCGTATAATCAAAAGTCATTGGTTCAGCTATACTCAACATATTGAGTTTATAAAAAAGACCTGGCCAGAATGTCCACTGATATTGGTACACAGACCCGATGACGCTTGTTTAGGGTGGTGGGTAAAATGCGGACATTTTGATATTACATATCCAAACTATCAACATTATAAAAATCTACGTGCAATGTCTAAAATTATTGAAGCACAGAACATCGGTATTGTCAACGGCACCTTAAACTACCCAGGCAAAACCCCATTAAATAATACCATGCTCTGTGATATGTTAAATATAGAACAACCCCCAGTTGAATATCAACAAAATTATGGGGAATCAGATGTAAGGGTAACTGTAATATGAATTCAAATTGGGAAAATACAAAAATAAGAAGTAAGTATCACTTTGATACAACTAAAATGGACCCAAACTATGACACAGTTGTTAAGTTAGGAAGAATTATTGCTGACTACTCTAGTGATGTTGAAAACGCAGTTAGTAATAGCAAACCTGCAACATGGCGTACACGAGGACAAGCAGGTAAATCTAGACCTGAAGAAGAACTAGCAGCAGAAGATTATGATTTAGAACAAACCGGGTATGGTAAAGATTATATAATCAGTCATCTATCATGGAAGATATCTCCCAATCTGCAAAAGATTAGTGATTTGTTTGGATTGAAAGATTGCATGAATCGTGTACATGTGCAGATGCCGGGTGAAGTTTGGAACTTGCATTTAGACAAACTTGAAAAATGGAATCCAGAACAACCATACTTAGTTACTAGAATCGTTGTTCAATTAACAGATTGGCAGATGGGACATTTTTGGAGTTATGGTAATTATAATCACACTGGATGGAAAGCCGGCGATGTCAGTACATTTGATTGGAAGAATGTTCCGCACTCTACTGCAAATGCAGGACATGTTCCACGAGTTACATTTCAAATGACTGGAATTGTTACTGAACAAACTAATGAGTTTTTAGCTAGATTGAAAAGATTTGATACATACACCTTAGAATTAAAAGAAAATTCTTGGTAAGAACACACCTTAGGGCCGTGTGGCCGGCTGCTGGCCAACGAATAGGAATCGCTACCCATTTAGTTCGTTAAAGTGAGCACCATTGATAAATACATAATGCTCACAAAACACATCATTGTTGAATCCGCTGCAATTGAATTATCAAAAAGACTACCGTCATTGCAAAAATATGACTATAATACTATTGACAAGTTGATGCAAAATATTGCAAGTAAACATCGTATCACTGGTAAAGCATTACATGATTTGTTCGTTCACAAATTCAAAAGATCACCAGATGAATGGGTCAAGGGTAAATTAGATGAAGCAAGCGATGAACCAAACTTCTTGGAAGACAATCCAATAATGCAAAAATTCATCCAGTGGGCTAGTAAAGAATTACATCTACAATCTACACCTAAATTTGAATTCAGTTACAATACCGAAGAAGCACAACAAGGACATCACACCGGTCGTCATTCAGAAAACGATAACAGTGTTTGGGTATATGTTGCTAATCGTAACATGGTTGACATTATGCGTACCGTTTATCACGAACTAACCCATGTACGTCAAGGTGAATTGAATATGATCGAACCGGGCGATAGTTATCCTGGTAGCCCAATTGAAATGCTAGCAGATATGACTGCGGGCAAAGCCATGAAAATATTTGGCAAAAGTCACCCAGAAATCTTTCAATAAAATCGTTTCTATGCTATAATGCGTAGATGCTAAAACTACTCTTTCCATTACCAAAAGAAGTTGTTGTCGCACTTAGTGGCGGTGTTGACTCTGTTGCCATCACTGATTTCCTTTCACACAAGCATAAGGTAGGTTGCGCTTTCTTCCATCATGGAACAGAGAATAGCGAACGAGCCTTACAATTTGTTGCTAATTTCTGCACAGAACGAAAACTTCCATTGATGATTGGGATGATTAAAAAGAGTAAACCCAAAGAACTTAGCATGGAAGAACATTGGCGTAATGAACGCTATGATTTTTTGGATAGTATTGGCAATTCATTGGGTCCAGTGATAACTGGTCATCACTTAGATGATTGCGTAGAAACATATCTTTGGTCAGCAATGCATGGACAAGCCAAAGTTATCCCAGCAAAAAGAAACAATGTTGTTCGCCCATTTCTAACTACAAACAAAATCGAATTCACAAAATGGTGCGAACAGAAATCAATTGATTGGTGTCACGATAATAGCAATGATGACACGAAGTATATGCGTAACTATGTAAGAACACATTTAATGCCACACGCATTACATATTAACCCAGGACTGAATACTGTGGTTAAAAAGATTGTAGAAAAACAGCAAAATGTTTGACTTTTCTACACAAGGCATGTATACTAATTACTTTACAAGGAGAAACTATGAGTGATAAAATGTTTACCGGAGAGCAAAAGATTAAGTTGACTCAACTTATCAACGAGGGCATGGTAGTATTACACGAGATCGATACCCTACGCGAGGGTCTAAGTGATACTGTCAAGGCTATTGCAGAAGAACTAGAAGTAAAGCCTAGCATTCTTAAGAAGGCAATATCTGTCGCACACAAAGCAAGTCTTGGTCAAACAAATGCCGACCACGAGGAATTAAATACTATCTTGGAAACTGTGGGTAAAACACTGTAATGTCCTATGTGGATGCAATACACTCAAGGGATGAGGATCGTATCTATGTGGTGGAACGAGACCAGAACGGAAAGCGTCAATACAAAGAATATCCCACAAACTATGTACTCTACTATCCCGATCATAAGGGAAAGTATCGCAGTATATATGGTGACCCTGTAAATCGTTTCAGTACACGCAAACGACAAGAGTTTGAAAAAGAA